CGTTGATGTTAAATGTGTGCCATTAATGGCGCCAGTGTTAAATTGATATTCGCCGTGACATATTAAATCCTACTAAGTTGAATAAGGGAGCTGGATAAGCAGATTTCGGGGATACCGACTCTAGCCATTGATTCCAGCCCACTAGCGATGATTAAAATTGCTGAATCTTTGTCGTCTGATGTTTTGCCCCATAAATCCAAATTGTTATACATCCATTTGTAAATGTCCTCCAATCTGGACGGGTTTATTGCCAAATAACGCAGCAACTGCACTCGCGCATCATATACCTTACGTTGCTTGAACAATGTGGCCACCAACACTAACGACGAATCATTCATGCCAACAGTGGCTGGCACACATAGCACGCCTGATCGACTATTGCGCTGCAATTGATTCAAACAGTGTCTCATATCCGGGAACGACGCTGAGACAAAAGTTTCTAGCACACTGTCATCAAACTGGACATTCTCCATCGCCAACACAGTAGCAGCACGACAAAGGAATTCAACCTTGTCCAATTCCCCGATTGCAATATGGGTCAACCTAGATTGCCGCAACGCTGGCATGATTTTATTCACATAGTTGCAGGTCAAAATGAACCGAACGTCTGAATGATACGTTTCAATATCGCTACGCAATGCGGCCTGAAACTCTTCTGAGCAATAATCCGCCTCATCCAAAAACACGATTTTACACGTGTCCCCAAACGATGAGGTGCAAATGAACGATGCGATCTTGGTACGCATAACATCTACCCCGTTTTCACGGGAAGCATTGATCGTCAACACGTCGTATTCATGCACTCCCAACTCGTTGATCAACACGTTTGCCAAGGCCGATTTCCCCACACCAGGATTGCCAGATAACAACAAATTTGGAATAGATTTGTCACAAACCCATTGTGTCACTTCGACCTTCAACGATTCGTCAACAAATACATAATCATCCAATTTAGTCGGACGGTATTTTTCATACCACAAATGAGTAAAACTCAAAATCACCTCGTAAGCATGAGTGTATACAAAATGCCACCAATTTCTTTGGATAAATCAGTGTCCTCCGAAAATACATACACGGTTCGTGTTGGGTTGCCGTGTTGGTCTATAGTGCATGTAGTGATCGCCCAGCCTCCAACACATTTTGTCACGATCAGATTCATCCCGGTTCTACCGAGCGCGGCATAAAAGTCGTCTTGGGGAATGTAACTTGGATGAACAAATTTGACTTCGTTTGGGGTTGGCTTCATCACCCATTCGATCATCCGTTTTAGTAACTTTCTCAAACCTTGTCTCCCATCGTGTCATCAAATTGTTCAGTATCGCTGATCAATAATAGTGCAGTTGGGTCAGCTTTGCGGATGACCTTTTCTCCAGTTGAGTCTTTGATTTTGATGCCACGACTCCAACGACCATGTTCAATGAATACCCATTTTCCTGGCACAAGGTTTGGATCACGTTGATCTGGGCCAATGGCGTATATTTTTGCCCATCGTGGCCTAATTCCAGATAACTTGCCGTCATCGTTCAACAAAATGATGCCACCAGAATTCATCCGCTCGTTAAACACCATATCACACACTAAGATGTTTTGTCCAAGTGCTTCTAACTTTTCCAATTCCCATGCTTCAAGCATCATATCAAATTTCCCTCAGATGGTCATTTACGCTTACGCACAACAGGTGCTTCAATTTTTTGTTCAACCTTAGCAACAGGTTTTACTTCAGTCACCGTTTCCTTATATTGTTCTTGCACCGTGGCTGACTTTGTTTTCACCACCTGATTCGTTGAATCGATGCGATCCCCACGTGCATTTATGCTCATATTCCCAACTGCACGAACATTTTCATGTTGAGCCGCCAATTGCCCCATATCAATGGGTTTACCACGACCACTTCTTACTATTGACATATTTTCTCCAAAATTATTTCAAAAACTCTGATATATCCAATTCATACAAAATTGAATTAATACGGTGCATGCCAATTAGATATAATACATAACTTGCAACGCTGCTGCCGCGTCCAACCCCCCATACCACATTGTTTTTCTTCATGGTGTCAACAAGGTAGACCAAGTAGCGTAGGAGCATCATCATACCACGTTCTTCAAACATTTCTAGCTCGGTGGCAACACGTTGAAGCTCAACGTCCGACTTACACTTAGTGACAACGTAATCCACAATGTCCAACGTTTTGTATTCCACCGGCATATGCCAGTTTTCTTGACATTTTGCGTCATATTCCTCCACTGATCCCGTTGGTGGAATATATGTTGTCAGTATTGGAAACTTATCCAATTCCAGTTCTTCAGGGATATTAACGTCAAACTCCACAAGTGCGCGGTTTATTGGCTTTTGTGGATTCGTTAAGAGAAGATGCAGGATGTCATCCTCGGTGGCAACTATGTTGGAGTACGTGTCTGTGAACATGGGAGACACTGTACCACAACGGTAGGGGTCAGGGCTGTGTCTTTGCTCGCATTGCTCTGATCTCTTTTTTACTCATGTGCTGTTCAGCGATGCGTGCCATTTCTTGAGAGGCAAGCTCTTGAGACCGTAGGTTGTAACTGTAGATCAACATGTCGAGCTGTTGTAGTAAGACTGGATTACCAAGTCTAGCAGCAATTGCTCGTTTCTTGTACAACTCCGCGGTTTTTTCCATCAATTCCGCCATTGATAGATTCGTCAAATCTCCAGAAAACGGATGAGACTCACCAAACATTATTCACCGCAATTCTAGACCAAATGTTATTAGTTCCGTTATAATCCGCATAACAAATATACAAATAATTAGTATCAACACAAACTGCACCTTTAAGATCGCCTTGGGCACCGATTCTCACGGGTGTTCTAGTTTGAATATGTGATACTTTGGGTGTATTTGACAGTGGCAAAACATACACGGTTGTTCCACAATCTATGGTATACAACTTGAAGTGCAATTTTGTCTGTCCATTTTTAAGAGACACGGTTTGTCCGCTTGAATTCACGAGTGTTGAAACATTTACCACAGAACTGGGAAATTCCACGGTTGCTGTTGTGTCAGAAAAAGACAGCAACAACTCTAGCTCACACAATGTCCCAGAAGGTGTCCATGACGCAAACTCCAGCAAAACATCGCCGTCTATGGTGCCATGTTGCACGTTGGCGTTGGCCATGTCAATTACCGCGGTGCCAGACAATCCTGACCCCAAATTGTAGGTCTGCTGCCTAAAACCCGTGGTTAACACGTTGGACAGCATGGTGCCTTCCATGTCATTATCGAGGGGTGCCCCAGATAACCCACTTTTTAACACCACGTTTGATTGCAATTCTGAAAGTTCAGTGGCTGCTTGATCCAGTGCAGTTTTAATGACCTGAAAATTTGTCCGAAACCCCTGTGACGTATTGTTTACCCCAGGGACTGGATACGAGGTATCCAAATTGTTTGTGCTTATTTTACTCATGATTAAATTATATCCAGTCTTGGAAACGATACCATGTGATCTTTTGAGTTCAATGGTGAGGGGGTGGGTACTCCACCAGGAATTTCACTCCAAACTGGCGTTTCCCATTGTTCGTTGTAATTGAAGGTGGAGCTTTTATCCACATAATAACGATCTATAGTGAAGTCGATTTCATTAAAATTGATACCATCGTCTAGTAACCGTTGTTTTATTGTGGCTGACTTTCCCACCTTTGTGTAACACAACACCCACGCCCGTGTAAATCCAAGAGTTTCTCCCGATGGTTGTTGAAATCTCATCCACTGTGGCAACATTGTATCTTCGGGAGTGATATTCACGGTTTTCGACAATGTGGCTAGCATATTGGCATAAGTGTTTGGGTAAAGTGCATATATTGTGTTGCCACAGTGGGTTATAGGAGGGTCTATCGCCCTGGTGTAATTTGCACCGTCAAGTTGGTCGATTATGGGCAAATACACTACTTCATAATTCTGCGCCACTGCGGTTTGTAATTCCCCGAACACCACTCGTTTGTTATAGTGGGATTGGCTCATTCCATCAGAAATGGCAGACAATATGGTTGGTTTTACCCCATACACGAATGGAAATATTGGCAGACGACTGACCCCAAAATGCTCATCATAGGGTCTAAAAATTTCAGAATCTGGGAACAAGACGGAAGATGATAAAACCGAATCCAACAGTTCCCGCGATTCCACATCGGGCGTGGCCTTAAAATACAAATAATCATATGGCGCGTGAGCTTGTATCACAGTTAGTGAAAACTGTTTTGAGGCCGATATAAAAGAATACTCTGACGACGTGGCTGTAACAGTGAATATGTATGTTCTTTGGTCAGTTATTTCTGTTAATTGTAGTGAAACTTGCCCAACAATTTGACCATCACTGTTTAGTTCAAGGTTTTCAGGCAATTGCCCAGAAGTGACTTCATAATTCAACTCAGTGTCAGAATCAGCATACACCGATAGCGAAGAGATTTCACCATTATACAAAGATATTAACGAGGTATCGGTTACCCAAGTGATAGTGTCGTTTATGTTTTTCTGCACATTTAACGTGAACGTTTTTGTGTCTGATACTATCAAAGGAGCGTCAGTTTTCTTAACCGTAACGTCAAACTCAAACTGTGTAATACCATCAGTTGTCAAGGTGATGTTTCCGGTAATCCATCCGGTATCATTCCCGATTAACCCGGATGGCAAGCCGGTAAACTCATAAGTTAGGTCATCATTGTCAAAATCCCTGGCAATCACCTTAAACACGATAGGATCACCGCTCTGGTATGTACCGATATACCCGTCAGTATAAAATTGTCGGTAGGGGTCATCTATTGGAATTTCCAAATGCTCTGGATGATCAGTTAAAATGACTGGCACCCGTGTTCCAGCACTTTGGACATTAACTTGGGCAGTGAACACTCGATCCACAGCGCCAAACTCATCTGCTAGGCTCAATGTGAATTCACTCGTTTTGCTCACCTGATTGCCATTGGCCAATTTATTGACATTTACCCAGCCACGGATTTTTCCAGTAGAAGACAACTCAAGCCCATCTGGTAGTTCACCACTGACCAATTCCACTAATGGGGTGGAATATGTGGTATAGGTTAGATCAAAATCCACCCATGTGGCGTCATTCACTGTGAACAACAAACCCGACACACCCCATTCTGGTGCAATAGCTGAGTCCACGGTGATAGTCAACGTTTTGTCACGGATTTGCGAATATGTGTCAGTTGCCCGTATGGTACAGGTAAACGTGCCACCTTGACTAACTGTGCCAATAATATGAGAATTTACTAAACTCAAACCTGGCGGCAACTGTCCGTTCAATATTGAGAATGTCGCTTCTGTGGCAGGTGGATAAACAATCACCGACAACGTGATGTCCACACTGTCGCCAATCGTGAATTCACCAATATTAAGCTCGTTCCACGTTGGCTGGGTCATAATACCTTGGAAATCGCTATGTAGTTTGATTGACGCTCGTCGAGGCCGTTGGTGCCACCGTTGATACGTTTGGTTATCTTTAAAATATCGTGTTGATCAGCGATATCATTCAGCTTATTTGCATCCCAAAACCACAACGCACTTAACACACATCCTCGCGGCGTAGAGCATAAAGTTACCGCATCGTCGATGCTCAAGTCGGAATATTTGGCAAATTGCTCGTATCCATTTTTCCCAGTAAGTTGGATCAATCCTCTACCACGGTACGTAAACCCGTCACCAGATTGTTCGGCACCGTTCCCCATACGATTTGCATACACCAGATTGGCAATCTTTTCTGGCTGCCTGGCATACTTATTGGCCAATATCATGTTTGGGAAATATTTTGAAAAGACTTTTGTCAGGCCTTCTGCTGAATAATTTAGATTTTCAACAACCACAGTGAACCCACCACTTTCATGCGCAACTTGTGCCACAAAATGAGCTACACGTAATTTAGTGGTTAGTCCATACTTCGGAAACAATTCGTTAAACAAGTTTGAATATTCTGTTAACCTAGCGTCGGGAGCAAATTTGGCGACCGTTTTCAACACTTCTTTGGTGATTTCCATGATCAATTCCTGAATAAAATCTTGTGCATTGTTACTTTTGCACTAGTGCCAGTAGCCATTGTCAGTCTGAGGTAAACCAAACTAGACGAAGTTAATACTGAAAATGTACCCAATATTGCAGTATTGGAGAGGTTGGTGGAAGTCATTATTGCAGACGATCCACCATATGCCACCATGATGTCTGCGGTGTGAATATTGCTGCCTTGCACGATAGTGATCGTATATTTACAAGCGTGGTACACCGCGTTATCCCAATTATCAATATTCACAGTGGAAACGGTTGCCAGTGATACTGTACGCGCAGACTGTTCAACCAACACCGATGACCCCTGTCCTTGCATGATTGATCCGTTCACGATAGCATTGGCTGCTACTGAAATCCCGCCTGACAATATCACCGCAGCAGTGTTTACATCAGTGGCCGGAGTCTGATTTCGGAATTCCACATCCGAGTTTGCGCCAAATATCGCACGCTCCGCCACGGTTAACGTCCCGGATGTGTACACAGAGGACGATGAATTTCCTAAAATTATATTTCCACCATATGGATTTACGCGCAGTTGGCTAGCAGAACCATCATCCCGAGCCTGAAGTTCGGATGTTCCAATTACTAGATTTTTTACAGTAGTGAGGCCAATTTGAACGGGGGGGTCGGTAGTCAAAACACTGGTTATCGGATTGCCATCAGTTACCACTATCGTTTCTGCCACAATTTCCCCACATTGTGAGAGGCCGATAACAGTCAGGTCAGTCAAATCACCAACACTGGTGATGTTGGGCTGGGCACTAGCGCTTTCTGCAAACTGGGCATTCTCAATGATATTTGCATCAATTGTTTCCGTAGTAACGGAATCTCCAATGTCAATGTGTAGTATTTGGGTGCCATTCGTGAGGGTTGTGTTGGTGAATCCTGTACCACCGATTCCAACTGTTAAGGTACTGGTTTGGATTTTTACCTGATTGATGTTGGCTGATACCACCACATTTCCACTCGTTTGACTAACCGTGGTTCCAACGCCTGAATGCAAACTGGTGACTCCAGTAGAAACACCCGGCGAGTATAAATCGTTGAAATTGTTTTCCACTTTGGAAAAAGCAGTTCTAATTGCATCGGCATTTAGATCGTTTGGATAACTTCCAAAGAAAAGGTGTTGTTGCGTCATATGTGGTATTTAGACCCTACCAATAAAAAAGTGACTGGTTTTACCCAGTCACCATAAACTACTCCCATCAATTTGTGGTTTTTAGATTTTTATGCCACTTAGTTTTCTCATCTCCGCCAATTCATCCATTGCCAGCGGGTTGTCCCCTTGTTTATACCCATGTTTATGTTGTAGTTTTTTGTTATTCAACCCGCCAGAAATGGTATTTAGCATGTAATCACTGTCTTGAGTAATTTCTTCATCATGTCCGTTTACCGTTTCCGTGCCTTCGGTGACTTCACACTCACATTCACATTTGCCACAAGATTCGCACGCAACGTCCTCGTCAACTTGTGGCTCACAGTCGCCTTCGACGGCAACTTCAACTTCATCGGGCAAGTCGTCTTCAATATCACCAAACATGCCGATTCCAGCGTGTTTAATCATGTCAGCCAAGGTGTCGGCATCTTCATCCGTGGCAGTCACAGTGATCGTTTTTGATGGTGTGGTTCCGCCATAGTTGGGATCACTGTTGGAAACAGTATTAGAGGAAATTGACATCCCTTCACTCAACAGTTCGTTGAATTGTTTAGTCCACGCCTCGAACTGAACATCCCCATCGTATGGGTGAATATCGGAATACATTTCCCCGCGTGAAGTCAATTCTTGCGTTAGTTTGTCACCCACCCAAGAATGCGGATCACCGTCTTTGGAATGTGCGATGCCATATGGCATATCACCTGCGTGTTGATAGTAATCAAACAGTGCAATATACAAATGGCCATCAAGCTCGCCACTATCCTTGAATTTACCAATTTCGTGACCAAATTTCTTCAAAATATGATCCAACGTGGAATTGGCTAATACCAAATTCGAGGATTCACACACCACCTTGAAAGACTTTTTATACTTACCAGACTCTTTGCCCTTGAGTAATATATTTTTTGCAACCTTTTCTGATTTGTATGGTTTACTAATTGGTTTACCAGTCCGGTCAACAATCATGTATTGTTTTGCCACTGGGCTGTCTGAGGGTTCACCAGGTTGTTTCTTACCTTCAGAAACACCTTGTCTGGCATTGTGACGCTTCCATGCAGTGGCGTACAAAATTTCAAGTCCCTTGGTTTTACCATACTGTTCAACGAACTTCTTCTTATTAGCACGAACCCATTCTTCTTGATCTTCTGGGGCGGTTTCATCGAGTTTGGCACTCTTTGGAACCAACATATCTTGCTCTTTCAGTTCATCATCCAATTCCACATCACCCTTTTCAATACCAGCTTTGATTTGATTAGCCAGGTTTGGATCAGACACACGTCCGATCACTTTGTTGCCACTTTTAATGGTTTGGGTTTGCGAAGGGGTGATAGTCACATCTTCGTTTAGTGGCTTCTTGGAAATAGTGTCCAACGTTTTAAGTAAATCACGAATGTTCATTTTTTAGTCCGATTTTGTTCAAGTTTGGCGTCAATTTTATCCAATTGCGCGATGATGGCGTCCAGTCTGCGTTCAGTAGATTCCACTTTGGTGGAAATGACTGCAATGTCTTTGCTCATATTTTTATTGGCATCATTGATGCTCATGTAGCCAGTGCCCCCAAGTGGTAACACTGCTACCACAACCCAGCTCAATTGTTTGGTGGTTAGGTCTATCATTTGGTTCTCCCAGTCTTTGGTCTAGCTGGAAGTCTCACGGATGACAATGGACTGTGTTTAGGTTCTTCTTTTACTGACACAGTGTTTTCCACTGTTTTGGGGCCGGTGAGTTTAATATCTGACTTCTGTGGGAACAACGAACGGTATTGTTCACTATACAATTTGCTCGCCTTTTTACCATCGGAATCATCATTGAAATCGGATGTTAGCAATGGGCCTTTGTCGTATTGATGTGCGACTTGCGACGCAGTATGAGAAACACTGTCATCATATTCTGTATCAATGACTCGGATTCGATTGGTGTCCAGGCCATTTAGGCGGGCGATTTCAAGCACTTGTGGTTCAGTGGCGGGATACTTGAAGTCCACCTTGAACACCCCGATAGATTCATTTTTTAAATGATCGAACCCTGCTGGGCTGGCTTGAATTGGAGTGTTTTTCACATCAGTGATTGACACTGGGTCAAATTTATCCAACCCTCGTCTAAATGCCTGTAATTTCTTTTGGTCAACTTCACCAGCGATTTTTATCGTATATCGATAATTTCGCTGACTTTCTGTCAAATATTGCTCAAAACGTTTCATTGTATGTTTTTTCCTATTAGAGCTATTTAGGATTTTCTGGGTGAAATTGCTCTGAGCAATTCATTGCGATCCATCGTCTTAAAAGATTGCGGCAACGTGGATTCATCGTCTTCAGGTGGCTCTTTGGGCATCTTTTTCTCAATGGCTAACTGCTTTAGCTGCAAATCCAGCATTTTCAATTTCTTATTCATCTTGGCTGTCTTTGCAGTCAAAGCGTGCCCCAAAAGTTTTTGAGCAACCTCAAACAACGGGGCGGCAAATCTGCTATCAACTTGCATCGCAAAATCTGCCATCTCCTCAAACTTAGTGGTGGCCAAGGTTGCGATTTCATCCATATCTTGATCAGATTCGTCCAAGTCAACAACACCACTCAACGCTTGTTCGATATTGGACAATGCTGCTTGAGCATCGTCGAATACCTGTTTGGTCACACTTTCTTCCGACCTGATTTGAACCACCTTTTCATCATCGGGGATGTTAAAGAAGTTGCGCAATTTGTCTGTCATTTTTTGCCATTTCTGAAGATGTCGGTTTCGTTCAAGATTCTGAACGTGATTTTATTTTTTGCACACCATGCCCGTGCTGCCGTCCATTTTGCCTGATTGATTGCACATTGCAGTTTGTCATACTTGCTTTTAGCCTCTTGTATGCTAGTTTGCGATGATGGCTTGACTTCTATCAGTTCCGCCTTTATGTTAGAGTCCTTGTCTCGGTATGTGACAAAAAAATCAGGAATGTACGACGCAATCTGTTTCTTAAACGGGTGAAAATACTGAATAATGATGGACTCACTCGCCCATTTCAGGATGTGTGGACTATTGTCAAAAAACATCATGATCTGCATTTCCCACCCTGATCTAAACATTGGAGTCTTTTTTCCAATATATTTTTCAGGGTTTTTTGGACTAAATTTACCCTTGGCAAATTTGTTCGCCATTATACGAGCACATTCCTTTGCACATATTGGTTAGGAACTGGGATTTTTCCCACTCCATACAATGATGTGGGCGAACGATTGCTATTCAAATAATACGCAAGCATGGTCATGGCTTCTTGCGTGGGAGTTTTCTTAAACGAGTCCAGAATGTCTAGAACATTTTGCTCAGTCATGTTTGCCACTGTGAACAAATACCCGGTGAAAGTATTGGCCACATCATCTGACTTTTTCAGACTCTTGAAATGTGACAACACAATGTCATACTCATTTGAATTAACTATATCGGTCATTGACTATTTACAGTATTTTTGCAATAGACTTTTTCACCGATGAAAGATCGGGGGTTGGAAATGAAAAACTGCCGCTTCGGTTGGGGGTGCTAGACACAGTGTTCAAAACGGTGGTTTTTGCATCAGCAGAAAATGCTGATTTAGTTTTAGATGGATTGATAAATGTCTTTGCAGTGGTGCCAACCGTTTGTAATGCCCGTAAGTAATTTCCAGAAGACAAATCCGATACCACACTACCCGTTGCATCCACCAACCCACCTTGCCCTAGAATAGTAGCGTTTGCACCTGGCCTCGCAATTGGACTCAAAGTTTGATCGTATGTTTCAGATTCCCCAAAACGTGCCACGGTTGCACCAGGGTCTTTCCCGTTTAACGCCCCGTTACTATATGTTACGGTTTCATACTTTAGGGTCATGGTCGCTTCCATAACACCGTTTGCTTCCGCATAATTGTAAGTATCATGCGCAAAGTTTTCTATCACCGGGTTTATCAAGGTGTATTCAATGAAACTATGCTGGTGAAACCCATATATTTTTATTTTAGAAAAAAACGGTGGCTTAGAAACTGCTGAAAATGCTCGGCTAGTGGTGTCTCCAATATAGCCCCAATCGTGACTCCCAGCGTTGGCATCAGTGTAGGTGTCACGCCCCGCCTGGCTATTGGCCGACTGTGTGGCAACTTTCACCAGTTGGAGTGGGTCTTTGTAGTAATATGAATAATACGCATGCCAAAGTTTGTTTATCTCATTGGCGTTATCATCATGAAATGCAATCTTTACCGGGTTGTAATTTACTTTTGACTGAGTAATACGTTTTCGGTTATATTGATTTAGCTCGTGTGTTGAAAACGCGAAAGACGGTAGTTCAACCGATTTCACCATGAGTCCATAATTTGTGGGTGCAGAATTGCTAGCAGATTGGACTAACGGTGATATTTCAAAATACACGTGAAACAGGAACTTATACTTGGGGGCATGTGCATACATGTTAGTAGTAAACGTTTTACTAGCATGTGTGTAATCCCTCAAATAATCTGGGGTTATAAACGCATTGAGTGCGTCTTTTGCATTGCGCTTCAACTCCGAAACCGTGTCTGAAACTAGCTTGTCAAAAAACCCCATATTTTATCTCCTATTATTGACCGATGCCCGTGACCGTAGAGCCACCAAATGCACGACCCACGCTTGTGCCCACACCAGAGGTCAATGGCGACTGAACCGCGTTGTCAAAACGAATGGTCATTGCAATAGTGGCTGGTTCATTGGTGGCGTAATTCATGGCGCCCCAATCTACTGATTTAACCATGCACCCATACAATTCCCATGATTCGAGCACGGTGGGGGTCAGGTTGCCATTACCGCCATCCAATACTTCATATGTCAACTGGAATTTATAATCTTGACCCGTGGCAGCAGACGCTTGTTCCACGAAGTCGAATTGTTTTTGCACTTGTTGTCCAACGAGTTTCGCCACATTACCAGCAGCATCGTCTCGCACATTAACAGAAGTTTCCTGCCATTGTGGTTTACCAAGGATATAAACCTTACTGTTGTAAATGTCTAGGCCGATTTCGTCAAACGACAAGCTGGGTCGTTTAATGTCCATCACCTGCTTGGTGATTTCAGTGGTGTTGCCATTTACTCCAAAATTCAAAAACAATGCACGAAACCGGTATTGCAATTTTGGCATCAATAGCCCTTGCGACGATTGCGTACTATCCGCTGGCACTGTGATATTAAACAGTGATTGTGATGCGGTTGCCATAATCAGTTCTCCTAAATTTGATATAGTATTTAGTGAACCTGGGCAACTTTACGATGGGCACAAAAAAGCCACCCGAAGGTGGATTAACATGAAGTGCTTGCGTTTTTTAGTTGTGAATAGTCACCACAACGGTATTGACCAAAGTTCCAGATTCCTTGAACGAATTATCTGGGAGAGGATCAATGACTCCACCATGATCGTACACAAATTCTCGGAATTGTGTAGTCAATCGGTTAGTTCGGAACGAGACTCCATTCGACATGATGGAAACCAATGTTCCACCCGGTTTCAAAAACTTGAAAGCGTGCATCACATGCTTGATGTCAGCTTGCCCAAAAAACGGCGGATTCATGACCACAAAATCATACTCAGGACTGGGTTCCACACTGAGAAAATCGGCCTTACTCACTTTATATAGAGAACTGAACGAGCATAGTGTGTCATAGTTATCTTGCATTAATTCGTAACAATCCACCAGCGCGCCCAATTCTGCACACTTTAACGCGATTGCTCCCTTGCCAGCACTGGGTTCCAACACCTTGGTGCCAGCGTGGATGTCAAGTTGTGACATCAGATTTTCTACCAAGCCAGCAGGTGTCGGAAAATAATTGAATTCATCTTTTGGGATGTCAACTTCGCCCGTTACCAGAATTTGTTCAAGCCGAATGGATGCGTCAGTTGGAAACACGTGCGCCTTCAACTTTCGGTTCCATTTGCCGCCAGCGGCCTCTAACACTTTGTTGGTGCGCTCATACAGTTTTCGATCAAGTTGGCCGACCAACACGAGCTGATTGCCAGTTATTTCAGATTGGCTCAATACAGCCAACACACTTTCTTCAATTTTCATATCACTTTCCTTGTAAGGTCTGTTGCAAGGTTGCCAACAGGTTGAATGTACCGGGCAACGGTAGGCTGGGGGAAATCGAGCAAACGTATTGTATCAGTTCTGAATACAACCGTTCCTCCGGGGTGGGAAATGCGTCGCTAGTTACAGTTGGAAGCTGGTTCACACCAAATTCATGAGCCGATTGTATCACCGTTTCGCACACCTTGATCGCTGATCGAAACGTGAAGTCAAATTGTTGCAAGTGGGCGTCATGGTATCGGACGCTGGTCACTGTAACTCCGTCAAAATGAAATACGGTTGACCCATCTTTGATCGCAATTGTTCGTATCACGGGTAGCACGGAGTTTGACACAAGACTACTTCGCGGCACTAATGGCGCTCTCAGTTCGACGGACATTTCGACTTCACCGGTTATCGACGCCGGGCTAACAACTGCCTCAACTTCCAACAACCCGGTTCCGAATCCAGTTGAAATTGGGAACACAACTGTGTATGACCCGGTGTCAACAGTGAACTCGTTATAAACTTCGAGATTTGTTAATTTGGTAGACGTATACGGTAACATATAAAAATTCCTTAAAAGTTATTCGGCTTAGATGTTATGTTTATAACACCCCAGTGCCCACATTGATCGCATGATGCGTGAAACGATGGTGGGTTGGTGTAATATGTGATACTGTTCACTCGATGCAACCCGGTGCCACATATTGGGCAGTCTGTTCCGCAAAGTTTTGGGCGCATACCGCCAAATACTGTGTCAAACCCCTCCAATACTATGGTCTTCGGCCAGTCACAACTTTGAATTACACTAACATAACTCCCAGTCAATTCGCTGTGTCCAATGATTGATGAACTGACCCAGTTTCCAAACCACTTATCGGGGATCGAGAAGAGATGCTCGTGTTTGGCTGGGAAACTTTGTATATCCACTAACCACTGGTGATTAACAGTAGTGTCTGGAAATAGCAATTCAATCCTAGTTTCCCGTGTTGCACTGGTTGACACCATCTGTCCCGTCAGTTCAACTTTCGACCCATCGGGTTTTATCCAATAAAACGTTTCCATCACTCCCCCCAATCATGATACAAATTCATAAACAAACGTGACAATCCCACTTGCTACGTCCATAAAATCCACCAAAACACATTCGTTTGGTGGTACTAACACCGAGTCATCAATAAATGCAATCTGCATCACCACCGATGTCTTCGGATTTGTCGCCCATTTAATAGTTGACGCCGTTGACCAAAACGCCGACAACTTGAATCCAGTGTTGGTTGCAGTGTGGTAAACGCATGATATAGGCTGTGATATCCCAGAGACTGTGGCTAGACACGTCTTGTATCCGGTGAAATGCGGTGGGCCAAAAAGTGGAACCAATCTGCTTTGCTGCACCAACCCGCCCAAGTGCATGTTTCCCAATAAGTCATTCATCCATCCGTTCCCATCGTGAATCAAACCGCTGATCCGCTATTTTCGCATTCCCGAAAAGATGACTGTTGGCAATACGAACATCGCCTCGAATGGTTAATGTATTGGCCAACATTGATATACCAGTTATCACAACCGGGTTTCCTAATATGTCACATTTTCCAACTATCGCTGACATATCATCGATTCGATAATTGCCGCCGACGCAGCATGCACCACTCACCCGAGACCAGCCGGAAATCGTCCCGTTTCCGAAACAGATTGCATCATTCATTACTTTAGCTGAACCATGCACCACCGCCTGTCCCGTCACGATTGCATTATCGTATACCCAACATACCCCATCTTGGGACAAATTTGCATCGGATTCGACCCATCCACCTAGGTCTCCACAGTTAACGCCATTTCTAAAACTGTGTAATGCTCTGATTCGATGCACTAACGTGCCATCCACAATTTTCGTTATCTCAGTCAATTCGTATTTCTGCATGCTATTCCTCAGAAACCACCGTCAACGCACTTGGGCTAAAACGATGGGTAAACGGTTTTCCACGTGACGATTTTGCTGGAAACGTGACAAAAGCGTAGTCCCCGAAAATTTGCCCAAGGCAAATTCGATCAACAACGCCGATTTGTCCAGTGACCCGCTTAGAAATGTAATTCAAATAATCTGAAGGCCGGGTTACCACAACTCGGTCACCCTGTTTTAATACAGTAGTCATTTCACGTCCTTACACGTTGGGGCAACCTTGAATTCCACCGTGTTATCACCGTAATCACAAGATTTGATAAAACATCCACTGAATTCCTGCCCATCAATAACAACGGAGAACTTATATTCAACCGAAGGATCACTCAGATACCGAATTTGTCGTTGAACCAATTCGCCAATCATTGTCGAAAGAACCGACAAATTGGAAGGTTGTATCTTCACAGTCAATATGTCAGTTTCGGGACAATATAATGCTGGTTCTCGTAGCGAGAAGTCTGCGCTAAACCCACTTGCAGGAAACAATATAGTAAAAGTATCCATCATTTCTCCATTGGTTGAAAATCTGTAACCCACAGTCGCACAATTCGCAACATCAACGTTTCGGGCAGTTTGGCCATCAACGATGCGTCATCAATCGTTGTGATCAAGTTGGCAACATATTCGGGCCGAACCTGTTCGCCGCGTTTAACCATATCATCGAGCACATTATATTGGTTGGAAATTGAGGCGAAGTGATCAAACATCACTGTTCCCTGAAGTTGGGTTGCAGTTTTCCCCAAGGTGAGGGAACGGTTTTGTGTATTTGGGGAAGACAGGTGTTTATATAAGTGCCACTCATTTCCACACAATGGAGAAGATAATGTCACATCTGGTGCGTCGTCGAATGTTCTTTTCACAAAGTTCCTCTCACAAAAGCAGTAAAGTCCCACTATAACACAATGCCCATGAAAAAAGGGGCCGAAGCCCCTTGTGTGACACGTTGAACTCAAATTATTTGCCAGAAATGGCCCCAGTGTTGAGTAACCGGACTGGCACATAAATTTTCTCACCAGAACGTGTTGGCTCAATCGCCACATCTACCCAAATCTCTTTGCGATCAATGCGAGCTGGGGTGTTATTAGACTCATCGCATAGTATTGCAAAATCGTAGATACCACGTTTTGCAGCAATGTCTAACATTAGTGATTCCACTCTGCCAGAAATTTCTCGACGAGTGATGGAATCATTTTGTTCATACACGAAATTGCGAAGACCGGTTTGCAACTTGTATCGAACATAGGCAGTCAGACGAACAACGTTGGTGCTCTCCATTGCACTGGAAGTTGCTTTGGACGATAGATTGCCATAGTTCAACAGTCCCACACCAGTGAAATATGTCAGGGCATTGATGAACAGGCCGTCCAACACATCCCGTACAGCCACACTGTTTTTGACCACCACAAATTCACCAGACGCGCCATCAATGTAGCCAATATTATCGGCGTTATCGATAGTGCCACGGCGCTCACCAGCAGCAGCAAACCAAGGATATGCCACTTGGTCGTTACGAAGGAAAGTGCGCAACATCATGTGGGAGGCCGGTACTACCACTGTGTTGCCAGACAAGTCACTCGTGATGCCTGCTGGGTAAAATACCCCCAGATATTCATCACGAGTAGTCATACCGTCTTCACCGGTCGAAACTGCTGAATTCACATTGTTGCCCCAATTTGTGAGCACAGTGGCTTGATTAGCCAAACGCAGCGGGGCATCACCCAGAATGTATGCAGTGTTAGTACGATCGTTATTCAAAGTGACCATCGCACTATGCAACTCTGGGTAGCCAGGTGCAGCAATCAGGTTGAAAAACGTGTCTTCCTCACGTATTTGCTCATTTGTGGCAACAGTGGCTTTCAGAGCTTCTACGATAATGGCGCGTTGAGCTTTACGACCAGCATACATTACCCCGTCTTCACGTAAACCACTAGCAGACACCCAAGTGCTTTTCTGAGTTGGCAACACCATGTCTGGGAAATTGGTCATGCTGAAGTAATTTTTCTTGAACTTCTTAACGTTGTAACCAGATCGACGGGTATTAAACAACAGCATGCTACTCGGATGTAAATCACCGTCTACCGCATCAATATCCACATAATCACTTACTAGTAAATCTGCAATTGCTGGCACTACATCATTGATGGGGTCGGTTGAATCATCTGGCGCCCAGCGCACATCCGCAAATAAAATACCCGATTGGCCAATTTGATCGGCAGTATTGATTTTTACCCATGCGTCAGTCAAATTGGCATCTTGTGCCCAACGGTAGATCACAGGGTAGTTTTCAAGGTCACTTGAATCAATCCACAAATCACCATAAACCAAATCGGTTCCATCAGATTGTTCAGTCGGTGCTGAAGCTGCCACAATCGGGCCAGTGGGATCGGTTGCGCCCACCACGGCATCTTCACTGTAAAGACCATCGGCACCGTACCCCGCATTAGCATAACCCGTCCAGGTGCCGTTGACGTTGACCATAATATCAACTTCGTCTGGCGCAGAGTAGTACCAATAGGTGTCGTTCACTGGGTCAGCCACCGGAGTGTCGACATCGGCAATATAAGTAACCTTTTTCCAATTTGACAGCATCGTGGTATAACCAGCACGCGCCACGCCAGAAACAATACTCACACCAACGATTGCACCACTGCTGACAGTTTCAACCTTGAGCACCAAATTGTTGGTAATAGACACACCAAACAATGAAGCGCCGTTGATAGTAATTTCATCGCCAACAGCATGACCCGTGCCACCAGCGGTGATGCCGTTAATCAAATACTCGGTGCCACGTGCGGTGATGTTGAAAGTGGCAGCAGTACCTGAACCCGTGGTCGAGGTTTGTGCAACAGCAGTAGTGGTAAACTCAATCAGTGGGCCAGATTTGGACAGCACTGCATCAGCAAACCCTAAATTAGAAATAACACCCGTGGAAGTACCCGTGGTGTTATCGGATAGCACGATTTCCCCACCAGCGGTGTGAGTCAAAATGATCACGCCATTTTTAATTTCAGCTTTTGTGTTGGGGATATTTTGAGCTGCCCATGATGCAACAAATGCGTTAGCGGTGGTGCCAACAACGTCAACCGTATATTCTGAACTCAAGGCCCTTGAATTCGGGATTGATACCCGTACCTTCAAAATGGACTCATCGGTTACAACGGGGGGTTTACTGGCCACATACACTGCGCTGCCCGTTGCATACCGTTGGTGCAAAGTGACATTGCCGGTGCGAATTTGGCCATGATAATTAACCTGTGCGAACATTGTGCCCACAGGGATGTTTTTACCACCAGCAGAATCAATTAGTCCAGTGGCGTCATAATCACTCGTGGCAGTATAAACAGTGGCAGCCACGAATTCACCCGTGGATGACATCTTAGATGCAACTACTGCCAAATTGTCGTTGGCCGATGCTTCAGTGCCAATCCAAACTGATCCAGCAGGGTGGCGAAGACTTTGACCAGAAGTCCAACGATCACCTTCAGCGCTGCGACCAAATCCGACAAACGGTGTATAAAACTTGGTAACACCCGTTGCTTGCCCGTTGGTCACACCATAATCACCATTGGTGTTTACCCGTAGAGACAATGAAGTCAACACGGTGCCAGTAGCAGATATTTGAATGTATGGGATCGGTTGGGCCACGGTTGGATTCACAGTGGCGTAAATTCTGAGCTTGCCGTCTGACCCCACAGTAGCAGACAATTCTGGACTGTCTTCCGCATTGATTGCAGCAGCTAGATCAATGAGTGCATCTAACGGGGAAGTCACGTAGCCGCTATGCGTTGGCACCGTGACCAAAATCGTGTTGCCAGAAGATGTGACAAACGTAATAACGTCACCAGGGGACAAAGAGCTTGGAGAAAGGTTGGAAATAGCAGTGAAGGAATTACCTTGGTGCGCTTTTGAGCCGACCGGAACCCACACGTTGTCTTTTGACTTGATGAAATACGATGATGCCACGGTGGGCAACGCTGCGCTATATTGTGCAACAACAGCATAATCACCAATATTACCAATACTAGCCAATGGCACGCCGTTATAAACATCATCAGCAGAAGTGATTACGATCGGGGTAACACTGGTGAACTTACCCTTTTCGTTCATGGCACGAATGCCCCATTTTGTCTTGGCAGCATCTAGCCACACGGTATTCACCGGAACACTCGAAGACGGTCTGGAAACACTGGCTTCCAAGGCTGATAGATCAATGTCGGAGCGCAGTAGATAACAGCGATTGGTCACACCGAGCGCGGAATATGCAGCCATTAGCCCATATTCATTGAGTTCATGACCGTGAATGCTGGTTCCAGATGATGTTTGATAGAAAGTGGGGTTACCAAAAATAGTAACTAAATCGCGCTGGCTAGTAACTTGATACAGTTTGTTGGCATTAGCAGCTAGAGTGCCCGATGCGATATCGGTGCCAGCAGAATTGGCCTTATTGGATGCAGTGGCGATCACAACAAGCGGAATCGAAGTTGCTGTTGATGAAATGTATTGCGATTCATCCGTTATGGTGACTTCAACACCCGCTGAATTTAATGCCATAAAATATTCCTTTGTAGATTATGGGAGTATTTAGCGGCGGGTATGAAAAAAGCCGCTCAAAGGCGGCTTGGATGTTAGAGCACAGCTTCTAGACGCTGGTACAACACGTCGAGTGTTGAATCGTTCTTTACAAGGTGGTGATATTTGAAATACCAACTTGAGTAAACACTTTCATGAATCCTACTTCCTGCATAGAATTCGTGAACAGATTGTCTAGAAGGTAGGGGAACATGATTCCCAATTGTTTTGTAAACTTGTACGAACTTTGCTCCCATTTTGTCGAGCATGTCATATTCGTTAAAAAATCTGCAATCGGTGATTACAATTTTGTTGGCACTGTGCTGTTGGATTTTGTTCTCAAGAGCAAGAATCCAGATTTCTTCATTGAAGTGTTGTCTGAATAACTCAGTGCTGATGTGTTTCATGGCCCACCGTGGCGAGAACTCAGGAATATTCAAACGGTGTGCCCACCAAGTATCGACTTGTTCTCGCCATTGTCTAGATGCTGGGGTCGATCCCTCCAACAATACTCGATCCCATGAAAAAATAATGGACAAAACGTCTTTGATGGTTGAAGCAAAACTCAACTTGACGTACCCATGATGCTGAACCAAATAATCTGCGCAAGTATCTTTACCTGCGCCAACTTCACCTGAAATAGACAAAATCATATTAAATAAAGGATGAAAAAACTTAAAGAAAACAATAGTGATCACGCTGCCGCACTTGAACAAACCGGGTTTTGGGGCAAACGTGGGGCAGGATGTTTATTCCTAGCGGCTAGCACTGGCCGAATCTGCATTGCCCATCGTTCTCGCCACGTTCAAGAACCCAATACCTGGGGCACCTGGGGGGAGCAATGGACTCGGGTGAGACCCCAGAGCAAGCTGCAACTAGAGAAGTGATGGAAGAAGCTGGCTACCACGGTGCCATGAAACTAGTTCCACTCTACATTTTTAAACACCAGAGTGGCTTTACTTACTATAACTTTTTGGCAATTGTGCAGGACGAGTTTGAACCCGACATGGACTGGGAAACCCAAGGTTATGAGTGGATCATGCCGCCCAAATGGCCATCACCTCTACACATGGGCATGAATCTTCTACTCAAAGATACCAAATCAATGGGCATCATCAACGGGCTAGTCAAACGATATTCTGGCCAGTAATTAATCCCATGTTACCCAAAATCGGTCGTCAGGTAGAACAAAGTTGTTGTCCACGGTGGCGATAGGTTTGGCAACTTTGTTAATCCATTTATCGGCAGAATTGACCATTAGTTGACCAACATCTTGGCGGTGATGATTGACTTTGGCAATCTCGCCAATTTCACACTTCACCTGTTCTGCCCACTCGAATTCAGGTGGAAGCCATGATTGCATTGTGTTGACCGCATCAATTAACAGTAATTGCAAATTTGGTATATCATTTAAAGCGCACTTTTTCATGCCATCTCTTGTTATCCAAACCATGTGTTTCATATGTTTTCTCTATTCGTAAACGTGTTGCACATCCACGGGATCACGCCAATACGTGATATATTCCCAAACTCGGTTCCGCATAAACAAAGTTGTCCCAGCCCCCACATGCGAAAGACGTTGATATTCCGACCACAACCGACCAGTTAAGGCTAGATCACCTTCATCGTGGTACACGCCCTGCACCGCCATATCACTTAGCATCCCCGATGGAAGATCAACAAACTCAACTTGATCACCCTGAACAAATCCTCGAAGTTGGCTTGCAATATAGACTTCAGAATGTTCTGTCATGGTTTCCCAAACCTTTCCACGAAATTACCAAAAGATGGGTCGTCACAGTCCACCAACACACCAGTGTCGCAGTATGTGATTCCATATTCTCCATCCAAGAACTCAGCATAAGCAGCAGGTGTCATGGTTTGGTATTCCACGCTGGTTTTATGGTTAGACAAAAATGAACCAACCGCTTTGCTCACAGTTGCAGCAAATTGTTCATCGATATCGTCGGTCGTGTGGTCAAGGATGGTCTCCCCGGTTGACGGCGAAATTGTAAAATACATGCTAGTCATTTTTTTGTTCAATTTGGGTGTCTGGATAGTAATACTCCAAATTCGATGGATCGATGCCCACCATAATTTTTGATAATTTTTGGATTGCGTTGGAAACGAACCCAATAGTGAAATCGACCTACTCGCGGGCCGACAATCTGGCCAATGTCCCCGTGGCGTATTCCCTGCTTCACCCTGACCCAATCACCGCCTGAGAACGGCCCTCTCAAAATGCTAGCAATTTCTAAATCGTCCATATCAATTATCCCGGTAATAATAACTCAAGTTTGAAGTGGGCATCGAATAACTCCAATACGAACCGCCAGCGATCTCCACACGCACAACGACACAAGAAACGCCAGATTCGTCCAATGTGGTACTATCAACACGCCCAATCTCTTGTGCTCCGCATTGCTCGAAATCATGATTGACCACAACATAATCCCCAATCTGGAACCCACCTCTCAGTACATCGGCAATATCACTTTCAGACATCGTTATCCCCATAATAGTAAATCAAGTCCTGAACACGCACATACACGTTGTCGGGCAGATAAGAAGAATGATGTCGAGAAAACCGGTGTACGAATGCGAACTTCACACCACCGTAGTCTTCCAGGAACCGTATTTCACCACACTCCCCAACCGAATAGTATTCATACCGAGCGAATGGGACGGAAACGATGTTAACCATATCACCCGGTTGAAAATCGCCTCGCAAAGTGCGAATCAAATTGTCTACATCGGTCATTCCACCACCTCGGCATACATGTACCAATCTGGCACAGAGTCTTCGCAATTCTCTGAATTAAACTGCTTCACAAACTGGTCGGCCAGCAATCGAGAATTGAATGTTTTGGTCTCGACTACCTTCTGGCCATATCCCAATTCACTCTCAATAATCCATACTTTGAAAACTCTCCCGAAATACGTACACCACTCTGGTGGAACACCGTGTTGAACACCATTCGCCACAATTAAGACGACCGTGTTACCAGAATCATCGTCACTGTATCCCACAAACTCGCCAATAAAGGCATCACAGGGAGATTCCAAAGTGGGAACAACCTGAATAACATCTTGTGGTTCAAATTTGTGCATCATTTCCCCAAACACGTTTAACCGATGAAATTGGGATATATCTATATTGATGGGTTATCGGCCCATCCTGAATTTTGAACTCAATATAGGCATCTTTGCCGCTAACAGAATACCACAGGAATGTTCCAACAACACCGTGAGCACTCACCAGGTCACCTCGTTGAAACGAACCAATTAACATATCAGCCAAATCACATTCGTCCATTTGACATAACCCCTCATTCATACAAACTGGTTATCAAAGTGTGGGAAAACACTGCTGCCACTGTGCTAGCAATTTTCTTCCCACCCGTAGAAACATCCACAACGTTTTCAACGATCATCGAATCGTGTCCCACCAGTCTAGCACATTCGCTGCACTCAGCGATAGTCTTTATCTGGGGGGTGCCATACTGGTCAGCAAAAGGAACACGTGTCCACAGTGCCCCGCCCGCATCTAAAACCATTGGTCGAGACAAGGTGAGCAAACATTGCCTAACGTTACCGCCCATTTTGATATAACGATGTTTCACAGCATCGTCATCAAACACCTTATCAGAATACCCACACATGGCATAATCACTTGCCACCTGGGGTGATGATGTGAACCAAATCGCACAAGACTTCATGCCACGTTGGCCAGTAAATTTCAAATCAAATTGTTCAAAATCGTGGTAAGTACCGTGATACCAAACAGTTTGGTCATTGTGGCTCATAATAATGGGTCAATTTGCTGACATGATTCCAATATGGAAAAGTCCACCAACATGGTTTATCTATGTATCTAACAAGATAGAGGTTATTGGTTATCTGTATAATAGTCCCAACCCCATATTCACCAACTTGCACCCGGTCTCCAATAGAAAATCCTCTCAAAATATCGGCCAGTCTCGATTCGTCCACGACACCCCCCCATAAAAAACATTGGTGCCCATCATAGCACCATTTTGTTGTTCACAATGCACACTCACGGTTAGAGATCAAGTTCCATTTGACCGTGTTCTCTCTCCGTGTCCAACGTGAACGCCCCAGCGACTTGATCTTGCCTAAAAACTGCTACTACAGTGCTAGGAACATGGTGCCCACCAAGGGATGGATCAACTACGTTACGAATAATCACCCCATCATGATTGGTATCCTTGGCATACCTTGCTATATCATCTGTGGTGAACAGTTCGTCATCGATGTGGCCTGCCTGATCATAATATTTGGCGATCTTTTTGCTATGGATTTCGTTCCAATATTTGCCTTTGGCATCAATCACATATGGACGAACCACTCGCAAAAAACATGGTCTAACATTACCCCCAGGGTTAATATCAAATTCGTACTTGCCCCCGGCATATCCACTGGCAATGGTTGGTGACAATGAAAACCAAATTGTCCCTTGTGTCCACCCTTTATCGCTCACCCGAAAGCGGTCAAATTGATGACCTGTCCCATGATAACAACCAATGGGATCACCCGTTTTATCCACTATTTTTGAACCGTTGAACCATGACCAAAACCTGTCATGCCCAGTGCGCCCAGGGGCGATTACTTCGCATATTTTCATGAATTATCCAATCAAAAACCCAAGCGGTTGAGAACCATCGGTGTAGTTTTTCAAATCTTGCAGCAACGTTTCTTGCATTTTGAAACCCTCTGCCTTCATGGCCGCACCGTTTAATGATGTTCCACCACCTGGCCCAGCTATAGACGCGAATTTTTCCCGAGCTTCTCCCAACATTATCTTCAGTACACTCATAGTCCAGTCAGTGATCCAAACACCAATAGTCGGATGGGTGAGCAAATGTTCAATAGGACGTTGCATCTCACCATGAATCAAAACTTGTTCACCCGATGACTTAAAGTCTCGAATCATTTTTAACTCTTTGGTCACAGGATTGAATGCAAAATTGATATATCCACCAAACATTCTAGCGGTCAACTCCACGTACCCAGAATACATTTCATACGTTGCAAGCCCACCTGCATTACTATAATTGAGCAAATATGTGTTGATTGCTGCACTAGAAAATGGATCAAATGCACTAGCTGATCCTGCACCCGCAGTTAACCCCACAGTGCGCCTGAAAATGGTTCTAACGTTAACAAAACTGTCAGGCAAAGTGTAAGTATTGTGGTTTTCCAGTAGGGTAACCAATGTATACGATTCTTCAGTAGAGTTTTGCGCACGTTGACGGTAAGTATTGATTGCATACCGCAATGCAGTCTCATAGTGTTCAGGATCAAGCTCAATGTCGATCATACCGTCGCCCAAACGGTATCTCAACTGTGTAAACAAATCTTGTTTAAGCTGTTCTAAGTTCATTCAAATAGTTATCTGAAAATACTCAAAAAGTTGTCCCAGTATTGGTGATATCCCAGGAGGACAGTTTTGAATTAAAAATAACGCCACGTGGCGCAGAATACCGAGACACATCTAGTTTATCGGCCCACCATACGCCATCATATCCAGCCGATTCTGCAAACACTGTCAGTAACATGTCAAACACCATCCCAACCGGACATGAATTGTTACATGCGATTTTTAACTTTTGAGTGGCAACCGGAACACCGGTAGTCTGATGGATTCGGACATCATTTGGATCAACCCAATCAGGTGTTTCCAATTCTGCTTCCTCACGAGTGGCAAACATCATCGAAAACGTTTCGCCCTCATCGGCATCAAAATATTGCAACTCATATTGAACAGCCATATTGACAAACCCATGTTCTACACCCCAATGAACAATGGCGGTCTTGGTGTCAGGCGATAGTTTATGGGCATTCACAAATTTAGCAGATGGACTGGACAATTTCCACAATACGCCATGTGAACCATTAATTTTGTTCCATGCCGAAGGCTCAGTGCTGACTGATAAACCACTACCTTCATGGCTACCGGACTGATGCCTTGATCTATCCATTGTTCCCACGTGATACACCACAGGTTTCTTGACTAATGGCAGAACAATTTGCATATCAAATTCCTACCCGATTCCCACATCGGCCTAGAACATTTTTACTATAAGTTTTAAGGAGTCTCATGACCTTTATTTAGAGACTATGTTTGGTGATGGGTCTCTAACGAGACACCATAAATTGATGGTTCCTAATCGCTTGCTTCGCTGCGCTCATCTACACCATCAATTTTAAATTTATAAGAATAAAGTACATCACATGCAAGAGTGCATAGAGCGAGTAGATGTCTAAATTAATAGACACCAGAAAACTGCACACATGCAGTGAGCGGGGGCGCATCAATCACTAACACCCCTTGGCGACCACAATGTTAAGATTTTAAGGTGGAGGGTTGACTATATCGCACCAACTGTATGAAACAGAAATCTTCTATATCCCGCTAATAACCAGACATTACATTGTGGAGTAGTCTGGCCTAGCCCGCGCCCTCTTTCGCTATTACCATGACGCGGCATAGTTGTTCAACATTGTTGAGACAACTTTCTTGAAGTCCGATTGCTCGGATCAAACCATTAAAACAGACGAAACGCTAACCTACATGGGTAGGCGCATTTTAGGCATCCCTTCATCAAAGGGGTAGTCATCTGAGTACAGCGTCGGATCGCTTGGTCTGCCACATACACGTAGAGGGCTTGATTTTCAACAATGATTCCAGGCTCATGTGGGCCTATTCCCGATGATAGTAACCATGATTGTGGTCACATAGGCCGAGTATACAACAAAAAAGCGCCCTAGGGCGCTTTTTTTGTGATGGGGTGGCAGTTGGTCAATATTTCTTGCTAGTGAGGCGGAACCGGACGATGCGAGAGTCGTTGGATGACGGATCATTCCACACCCAGCCCAGATCGTTGGTTATGATTTTCCCATCACCGAATTCGACGTCCCCGGTATGTGTGTCACTCACACTCACGTATTCTCCGTTCAGTGTCGGGCCACAATAATCCCCAGTGGCGGAATCCCACGAATACCACACACCAATCTCGTATTCTTCAGGTTGTTGAACAATAGTGCCCAAAACCATTGGCTCACACTGCGCAAAGGTGGCATACACCATATTTTCACGGTAGCAGGCACCGTTGGCCAGGTTGTAGTTCACGGTCAACTCACCGTTGTTCATGGTGAGGAGAATCGATTCCACTTGGCTGCAAAATGCGCCCCCATCTTGGACGTAAAATGCGTTGTCGCCGATGGCCAATTTGGTGGTCAGGTTAATATTCATGGTTTGTAGTCCTTGAAGCGTATTAGGCCTTGATTTTTTTGATTTCAATGGCGACCAGTTTTCCGCCGCTACCCCATGTGACAAAATTGGAGTGTTTCAACGCTTCTCGTGCGACTGCGTCAAAAGTGCCCCGCATATATCCCAATATTGGTTGTACGTGGCTCCCACCGAAATCGCAGTTCGGGTCTTCACCATAAACAACCCAAGTGTGAGTAATTTCGTCGCAACAACATTTTTTGGTGAACTCGTCGCCAAATTGGGTGGAATTGTGAAATACGTCAGAAATAGTGATGTTCATGGCTGTTATCCTCGTGTCGGTTTGCTCTGCGGGTTTGCAGTGAATGCAGTGTAATCGAAAACCGTGTTTTGCACCGTGAATCCCACCGTTTTAGTCAACTTTGGTTGTCACGGAGCCAATTGTGCAGCGAGTATCCGTGTTGAATTTTATTGCCGATGTTTTTTCGTCCACCCTCTTGTCCTGGCAGCAGACCGACAAACCCATGTGGTTCTAAATCTTGTGGCAAAAGGCCGCATTCACGTATTGCACCTTCTGCCAGCGCTTTATCAACTGCTTCTCCCAACTTTGGCGATGAAATGCAAGCACGTGGCATGAACTCCGCAATGAACATCCCAAATTGCACCATGATGTATTTTTCCAACGGCATACCCAACATTTCATCACCGTGTCTGACACGTTGGCGTTCCTCGTGGATTCGTATGAATGTCTCCAGTGGCCATTCGTTTAAATTCATCCCCCACCGATGGAGACCATGACCGTAGAACTCGTTGAAGTAATTGTCCAACGTGGCTAATGGAACATCCGGGTGGTCAAATGGGCCGAGGTCGGCACGTCCAGCCTCGAAGTTCAGCGCTAGTTTCAGAGTGTGCATCCATTGGCGAACACATTCGTCCACATCCAAAATCAACGCAGGATGTTCCCCACTTCCGCCACCCACTGCCAATACGTGTTCATCAATCTGGTACTCACCTTGTTTTTCATCTGTCACGTCACTTGACATGAAAACTTCTTGGGGCCAATAGACGGGGATCCCATACCAATTGGCGACGTGTACGTGATCAAACCTGTCGATCGCACTCACAATGATCCCCCTTTTACCACCCGATATGGAAATTTATATTTCCGAATTGGCACGGATTCCCGCATGGTTCCATCACTGAATTTGACAGACACTGTGTTTGCGCCCTCGTTTACGCCAATAACGGAGCAAACCTTGCCATCAACATACCCCTCAATTTTGTCCAACAACTGACACGCATACGAGACAGACGTTAGTTCCCCTTCGTCTTCGTTGAGTTCATCCTCGGTCAAGATGGTGCCAAGTTCTTCAGAAATTTCGCAGCAAGATAGTGCAAAATTTTTCACCTTTTGAGCCGCTTCTGGTGAAATCCACGAGTAGTCCACCGATGATTTCCGACCCGACTGGGACGACATTCCCACCAGTTCACCATGCAGGTAAATGGCACACACGCCAACGTGTGAATCAGTACACATCCACACTTTGATCCAATATGCGCTCAATCCTGCGTTCAACTTTGTCCAGTCTGGGATGTCTCCTAAGCGAAATGCGCGATACATATCATCCGGGTCGATCGTATTGCGATTCCAAGACTCGCCAGATTTGTCCACATTTTTCAGCAAATCGATCAATTTCATGATGTTCTCACATATATTTGGAAGTTAGGTAAAAGGTGGCAATCGATGCCACGACGATGGCCCCAAAGATGATTCCAGTTATTTTGTCACGCTGGGGCGAGAATTTTGAGTACCGTGCATTCACCCAGCGTTCTCCCAACATGAGACCCAGGATAAACACCAGCATTGCAAGGCTAAATGGCCCGAGTAAACCAGATTCCCAAAATGCTTGTGTTGCAGGGTTGCTATACACAATGATTGACCCGTTCATACATACCTTTCCAAAAGATTTGAAATTCCCCAGTGTTTTGCGCGAATTATTGGGACGCCGTGCATTTTCCGGTTGGTGTCTTGGAGATGGTTTTTAATGTGTTTTGTCACCATGACCCAAGTTGGCATGATTTGTTTCAACATGATGCCAACCATCATGATACTGTTGTCGTTACTGACCAAAACTGCTCGGTCAAAATGTCCGACTATCTTGCTCCCAACTAACTTGGCAATTGCAACATCTGACGATTCCGGGGACGCAACAGTGTTCGCAACAAGTGTCAAATCTGACGGTATTGCAGCAAAGATGCGGACAAGTTGGTGAAATTTGGGACGATTTGAGTCCAACTGTTGAACACACTTTTTGTAGTTGAATTTGGAGGGAGCCAATCCAACTGCATAAAAATGGGCGCCGTCATGGCGCAATGACCGAATGACGTCCAGGTCGTCCAACGTGATGTTGTCAATATCAATGATGATCGCGGTTTTCATTTCACCACACCTTAGTGTTGATCAGTGTGTGTGACACGCCGGGCTGCTCATCGAATGAGTTTTCCAACATACATTTGATTTTGTCATCGACATACGGAAGCTGTTGCCAGACTTTGTCATAGAACTGGTCATCGTTATCTGTGTCGTCCCAGAAAGTGTTGAGTGCAATTTTGTTATACGCTTTCCAATATTGGTTAATCAGCGTGGTTTCGCATTGCGCCCATTCCTTTTCTTTGGTGATGTATTTCATTGCGTCTGGTTTTGATCGAAATGCTTTGGCCGTAGCATCGCCGTCAATATTAACCAGGACGATCCACACGTGATTGAGACTGCTTGGACACTTTGGGGTGGAATATAAATTTTGCATTTGGTGGTAATACTGCGCAGCCCGGTCTTCGGCTCCCCGCCATTTTGCGTACATGATTTCATACATGCTGGCGGGTTGATGGGGCCACAATTTAGACGTTGTGTGGCCATTGTCGTTGATTTGATACCCATCTTTGGTTTTCATGACGCGCCCCAGCTTACTCAACGATCCGGTAGCGAATGATGTCAGACCGGTCTCCACTATGGCTCCATGAGAATTCATCTTTGCGCATTTGTTCTTGCCAACCGTCGCGCATGATTACTTCAATCTGAGTGTCGTCTGGGAGGTTTGGCCCAGTACGCACGCCATGCCATTCTTGCCAACCATATCCCTTTTTGCGATCAATCGCTTCCAGCACTTTTTGCAGATCGAGACTGGTGACACTGTATAACTCACGGTGATCACAAAATTCGTGAGTCACGATGTTATCGTTGATATCAAAGATGCACAACATAGTCCGCACATAGCTGTCAGCAGCACCAGCAGAATCGTCCAACGCAATGGAAATTTCATAGCCACGGTGCATAATTTTTACGCAAATTTGGCTAGACATGAACGGCTTTGGTGCCCAAATGGCGTTGTTCATGATGTTCTCCAAGGTGGGGATCAATATTGAGAAAATTCGCGCTCGATCAATTCAAACGCCTTTTCGCCCACCCATTGATAAGCAAAGACGTTACCATCATGTTCAACAAAAGTTGGAGAACTCAGTTCTGGGCACTGTTTGGCCGCATCGCCAATGTCGGTTCCAATCACGTTGCGAACTTCTTTGGCGCTGTGGTAAAGAATGAAGGTGGTCATTACTTGGTGTCCTGGTGGTTGTCTGCTTCAGTGCAGTGAATGCAGTGTAGCACTGTGGAATCACCGGAATGTCAATACCTGACCATTGTGTGGGGACATTAAATACACGATGAAATACAAAATTAAAAACAATTTGACCTACGTGAGTTTGGCACAATTCGTGCATGATTCTTCGGGGTTGACCGAGGCCGATCTATTGGGCGCAAAACATCGTGTACTTGGTCACGATGAACTGGATGACTATGTTGGCCGAATCCAGAGCAAATCCAAAGAAAAAACTGACAAATACGAGTATCCTTATATTCACAGCAGTAACGTACCAATTGTCAATTCCCAAGGTAGGAAATACGATTTGGAAAAATTGAAAGCAGCCATCACCACAAAGCCTACCACAATCTTAAAACAAAATGAAAAAATGCAGCACAGCGATGGTTCCACCTCGGTTTTTTACAATGTGGGGTTACCGGCCTTAAAAGGTTTGGCGGTAAATGAATCCACTGGCGAATTCGTTGTAGTTGACACGTGTCCAGGTGCGGGCGCGTGCAAGACGTTTTGCTACGCAATGGATAGTAGTTATGTCATGTTTAAAAATGTCAGCTTGAATCAATCCAAGATGCTGAACTTTTTGTTGAATGACCCAGAAGGATTCGAGGAAGTAATTGCATCTGAAATTGCAATTGAAAAGCACAAAAACCGTGGGAGCAAAATTGTAGTACGGTGGCATGACGCCGGGGATTTCTTTAGTCCAGAATACTTGGAAATGGCGTTCAGAGTTGCGAGACGTCATCCAACGGTTGGATTTTACGCATATACCAAAATTGCGGCAGTTGCAACGTCGGAGCGTCCGCCAAATTTCAGAATGAATTTTAGCTCAGGAGCGCAAGCCTCCCAGGAAAAGCAGATCAATTTCACGAAAACCAAACATGCACGAGTGGTGCCAGAAAAGATGTTTGGCGATCTGATTCAAAAAGTTGGTAGAAAATTGATACGCAACGCTGAGGGCAAAATGCAATTCATTGATGATGCTGCATTTGATGAGTTCAAAGCTCGGTTGGCGTCAACCTATCACATCGATAACTCAACTATTTTAACTTATGGCGAAATGATGGAATTGCCTGAACGTGATACGCCAAAATGGAATGTCATCGTGGTGCCAGGCGATGGTGACGATTCGGCAAACCGTCACGATGTCATTGGGACGTACCTTATCATCCACTAATGAAAAAAGCGGCCTAGGCCGCTTTTTTGTGGGTTACGTTATCGTTAACGCAGTATACCCGTCACACCGATTGTCTAGGCTTTGGCTCACGATACGCAATAGTATGTACTGACAAATCAAATCGTTTGGTTCTCCCGGCATTTTTCTTGAAGTCAAATTCACGCGCGATCATTTGAGGGATGGATTCTATTTCGACAGTTTGGTGGTAAGTATCGGCAAATTTACAAATGCGTTTTATTGCAGCACTCATATCCGTGTCGCTCGCCGATAGGGAAACTTCTACGCTAACTCTCCCGGCAGATTTCAGTTGAACAGTAGCCAGGCCGTTTAACTTATCATTCAATCGTTCAACAATTGGCTGCAAATTGACTGACCGACGTGTGGGATTTTGGCTTGCCCAATATGCACCGACCCTGGATAGAATTCTCTTTCTGTCTTCGCTGGTCAAATCCTCAAAACCGTCGAACGTGCGTGCAAAATCAAACACAAAGTCACGCAAACTGACTGTATTCGGGGTTGGGATTGTATGAATAGATTGATAAAATCTGGCATTGATTTCATGGGGTGAACCACGATATGCTTTTATATGTTTGACACGATCTTCCGGGGACAAATTCATATCGGTCGCATGGCCTTGCGCTCTCAATCCGGTCATTGACAGTTTATTGTGTGTATATTTTTCTTTTGAAATCCAATTATCATATGCGTGGGTTAGTTCATGGGTTAACACTGACCCCAACTTGTGCGGGTCAAAGGTTTCGTCAAATTTGTCCATGAACTGTGGGGTCACCCTTAACTCGATGAGATTCGTTCTTGCAAAAAACTCCCCGTCAACTGAAACAAATCCAGTATCTACTTGCGCTCGCATCTTAATTCGCAAATTCTCGTTGGTTTTTATAAACGTTAGGAAGTCCTCGTCACTGGATTCGCGAATTGATATTGGGAGACGAATGTCAGATATAGCGACGGATGGGACGATCCGGTCATAGACATTAGTGGCGTACCTTATATTGCAATTTCCAGTTTTGTATTGCTCAGCCAATGTTTGTAATATGGCATACGAAAGCGACTGGAGTAAGTTGGGGGTGGTGATCTTTTCACATAGCATCCATTATTTAATGATGTTCACCACGCCCCTCTTTACACCACGTCAGGGCTGGACGCAATTCTCCACTATCATGATAGGAATAACACGTTGACGCTGATGATAATTGTATATCAATCGATCAACCCCGATCGCAATTTCCAACACCAAACATTCGCTTGATTTCCCTCTCACCACCGGGATAACTGGAAAATCAGTACGCACTGATATAGAAGCAACTTCCATCCACTTGTCTGAATTGTTGACTTCAATGTCAATAGTTTTCATTGAATATGATGGCAACCTGTCTGACAAAACTAGCCGAGTCGGTAGAGACAACAATTTCATAATCATGGTGGCCAGCTTTTCCACCACGTTTTCCTGATAATTGTTTTTTGTATCAGCCGTATACAGACACTGAAACTCCATTTGATAAAACTCTTTGAAGCGACAGTGTTTGGTCGGCTGATCTTGCTCTCGTCGGAAACTTTTTGAGACCTGCCAAAAACAAATTGGAGGCACAACGTTACGGGCCTGAACTTGCTCAACCATTGCCGCATATGTTGCTGGGGTTGTTTCTGGTTTGAGAACTAAATTGCTGTCACCAGATTGTACCCAAACATCATCGTTGGTGTAATTTTGGTTAATCAGTTCACGTGGTATCAAACACGGCGATTCAAGTTGAACAAAATCCCATGCCCTATTTTGCTCTTTCATGATTTGTTTAACATCGTGCGCAATACTGCGAACAAAATAATCCTTCAGAATTAAGTCAGATTCTGACAAAAACGGTAATCCGTTGCTATTGTAGATGAAATTCATTCATTGTCCTTTTCGATCATATTTGCTAACTTTTGTATACACGGTTTGCACAAAATGATGGTCATCCCTCGATTACGATGTGAATACCACGTGACCACTTTTGCGTCATCACGGTTAATTTTCTCATCACACATTCTGCAAAAACCGTCTCGGTCAAGGATCGGAGAGTGGGGGCGTATAAACTCATTTGACCCACCCGTGTTTAATCAAGATTTCTTCAATCTTTGGTTGAAAGAAGTTATGACTTTTTAGCACCTTACCGTCTTCTCTAAAGATTGGCTCACCATTATCGTCAAGTTTGCTCATATTGCTCGCATGGATTTCCTCAAATATCTCCTGAATCGGAATGCCATATGCAATACTCATGTTATCCAAAATGGTATCCAACGTGGATAACATGATCACCACTGTGATATACAGATTGTCAAACTCGGCCACCCGAATGTTATCAACAATTTGTTTAACACATTGCACCAGCGAGCGTCTAGTGTGATGGGTTGGGAAAGCCGGGATTCCTCCAACATGCACCGCATTATTGATCGCAACGTATTCCGCACCGTATGACACCAAAGTGCCGTTGATGATGTATTTCAGGTCGCCAATCGCATCACACACCTCAATAAAATCATCAGCATCTTCTGCTTCCAAAAGTTCATCATATTCCTCTATCAGCAGGCGCAACCGCAATGCGCGTTCCTTGTTGTCGGGAAAAGATGGTGTGGTGCCAATATTGCAGTTAAATGCTGACTGAAACTGTTGTACAAGATGGAAATTTTTCATATTAAAACGCTTTCAAGATAATCATATTTTCATTAAATCTACCTGATGGGGCAGACGGGGTGGTGGAAAGTTCCTTAAAGAATTTCCGAGCGGCAGGTTTTCCGCCCATAACGGACTTCAAACTTTCTTCAGGTTTGCGCAAAGTTTTCATTTCAGATGTTGTGCCATCAAATCCAAGCAATGTGGTGCCTTTTACAGTAAACGTTTTACTATACTCGTCTGCGATATAGTGATGTAACTTTCTCTTATCGGTGTCATATACCCATGCTTCACATGATACAATAAGTTTACTTGGGTGTAAGCTAACAAATTTTTGTTTCCCGAGTTCAAACTCTTTCAGAAACTTGACATTTGCCGCTTGTTTTTCAGGGGAAACTGGTTTTTTAATCCGAACTTTTGCAGTCCTTTTGACTGTGACATAACTGTTCAAGTCCGCAATCACTTGCTCAATATATTTGATAGTGTGGCGAACTTGTACTTTACTCAGATTGGAATAGGCTTCTGTCAATTGACGATCTTTGCCATCGGCTACTTCGTTGAATTCTGCCAACTTTTTATTCCAACTGTTCACCAACATGGGAATATGCTGGGGGAGAATGTTCTTTTTGGCCAATTCGTCGATCGGCTTTAAACCGTGCGATAACCTTGGATCATTCAAGAACTCATCAAACAGGCCTTCTAACTCGCCACCAGCTTCTCTGGCCTTATCAAGCATCGTTTCTTGAATTTTTGGTTTGGCCGTTTCCTCAGTTTTGACGGGCTTTTCTTTAACCATTGTTCCCAAAAGATACTCAACGTGGGAACTAAGTTTTGCCTCCTCATCCTCAGTTAGTTTGAGTCCACGTTCTGCCATTCTGGCTAACCAGGCAATCGACATTTCCACATGTGCGTCGGAAACCTTCATAAACTGTGCCAACACCGTTTGGTCACGTTTTTCCAAATATGCACAGATAAATTCCTTCCCATCTTTGCGGTCAAAGAATTTACTGTACCAATTGCATGCCCGAATGACCGATATTTTTCGGTTATCGTGAGTCACGGTTAAAAAATCAGGTTCCTCCCCATGATATTTTGCATCATCGTGGGAAGGGCGAAGGGACGGGACAATTCCCGTGATCTCAATTTTGGGTTTAACTTTTCGCGTTGCCATTACTCAATCCTTAAAACTCATATACCTAAATAGGATATGCCAAGACTTTCACTATACCGCCAACAAAAATCCAATGATTACCGCTTTATTGACCGTACAGTCAAAGAGCAATTCATTGTGGGCGGGACTGATTTGTTCGTGCATAAGTATCTTGGGCCAGTGACTTCCACCACAACTGATGCCACTCAGCCCACCTATGACGATCTTAAACCAACAAACGTTGGCGATCTTCTCTTCCTAGAAAACAGGAATAGAAAATATGATAACGACGTTTATGTAATCCGTGGTCACTACAATGTGCAAAACCTCGACTTTGATATGTCGCAGTTTGGATTGTTTTTGACCAATGACGTCATCTTCATCACAGTGCATTATAACAACATGCTTGACCATCTTGGTAGGAAATTGATGGTCGGTGACGTCATCGAACTGCCGCACTTGACCGATTATCATCCATTGAATGAGGAAATCCCGATTGGACTTAGACGATATTACCATGTCACTGATGGAAACTATGCTTCAGAAGGGTTTTCGTCAACGTGGTATCCACATTTATGGAGAATCAAATGTGAACCGCTCAGTGACGTGCAAGAGTTTTCTACCATTTTGAATAAACCAGTTCAACAAGATAACTATCTGGGCCAATGGGATAGCACCTTGACTTATCGGCCTGGATACACAGTGACCTACGGTGATAAGACCTATATTGCAACCCAGAATGTTCCAGCAAATACTCCGGTGACTGATACTGATTATTGGCAATTAGATACTACCTTGTCTTTAACTGATATCCTTTCAACCTATAATAACAACATTAAAATCAATGATGCACTCATTGAGCAAGCCATCAATGATGTTCCGAGGTCGGGTTACGATCGCACTCAATTGTACCTTGTGCCAAGTGAAACTGCTGGGACTCCTTTATATCAAACTCCAACTCCGGTTCAGATCGCTGGCAGATTGGATATTATCACCAGTAGCACCTATTCGCCCAGTGCAGTGATCAGAATTTCTGCCGCATCGTTGTCTCAATACGACCAAATAGTGATATCACCGTCGCAAATTTTGCGGTTAGAGTTGTGTGAAATTCCACCCGAAGTGATAGGGAACTCTGGCAGAACTGCTGGTGAAAGTTGCGTGTTGTCCACCGTGATTGGAACCGCGTCAAGCAATTTTACAACGACTGACCCCACGGTTGATCCACGGTTTGCGTATGTAATGAGCACAGCAAATGCAGAAGGATTTGGTGAATTATATGGCTATATGACTTCTTCAATAGACGCCCCGAATGGTGTGGTGGCCGATACTGGAACATCATTTCCCGATAATCAACCACGTGGCACCTGGTTTGTAAGAACTGATTATAAGCCCGCTAGATTGTTCATGTTTGATGGAAAACGGTGGGTAGCAAAGTCGGATGACATTAGAACGTCAACTGGATTCACGGTGGATGATACCTCATTGCGATCAACTTTTATCAACACTACTACCACCATAACCACACAAAACGGAGTTATTCCCGAAAGACAAGCGCTTTCAACATTGTTAAAGATTCAACCAGACTAATATGGCAGCATTTTTTTACGACAAGCAAATTCGCAGATTTTTGATTCAATTTGCCAAAATATTTTCTAATTGGCAAGTGGTCAAGGGCGTTGACCAAGCTGGCAATGACATTTTAGTCAGGGTTCCGGTACAATATAGCGACGTTTCTCGCCAAGGTTTAGCAGCGTTGAATAACAATTCTGCCTCATCCATGAACTCGGCCCCAATGATTACCTATTACATCAATGGGCTGGAATATGATCAAAAACGCACACAAGACCCGTATTTCGTAGATGTGAAAACAATACGTCAACGCAAATACAATTCCATCACTGGAGAATATGAGCAAGCTCAGGGTGATGCGTTCACGTTAGAACGAATCATGCCTGTGCCGTATACACTGAGAATTTCAGTGGATATTTGGACTTCAAACACGGAGCAAAAACTCCAACTAATCGAACAACTTGGTGTCCTGTTTAACCCCAGCTTGGAAATACAGTCTTCCGATAATTACTTTGACTGGACTTCATTGTCTGTGGTTTATCAAGACGGGATAACCTATACTTCCAGATCGATTCCACAAGGTAACGGCAATAATATCGACATCATGTCATGGAAATTTTATATGCCGATTTGGATATCGTCACCAGCAAAATTGAAAAAGCTGGGAATTATTCACAAGATCGTGGCTAGTATTTTCGATGGAAATACTTTCTCTGATATGCAAGACGATGATTTGCTGTTGGGCACTCGCCAAAAGATTACTCCATATGGGTATAAAATATTGTTATTGGGAGATAGTCTACAGTTAATACCACAACAGATGCCAACTGCCGAATCGTTGGACTTGCCATCCCAAAATAATTCTAACGTGGATTGGCGTCAGGTATTGATCGAGTATGGAGTGGTTCGTCCCGGTATTTCGCAAATTTGGATAGAAAATCCACACACTGGGAGTGAGATCGTTGGAACTATAGATTTTGATGATGCGGACGAGCGACTATTGACTTACACGATAGACACCGACACTCTGCCACAAAACACATTGACGGCGATCAATATGATAATTGATCCTATGGTCAAATGGCCAGGACATGGTCTTCCAGCACCAGTTACAGGACAGCGGTATCTCATTTTGAGCGACATGGGCGAAAACCCGGTTTGGGGAAATATTTTAGCCAACGTGAATGATGTTATTCAATACAATGGTTCAGCTTGGAGCGTGGCCTTCGATAGTGTGGCTGCAACGTCTGCGCAATATGTCACCAACCTTACATCAGGTGTTCAATACCGTTACTATAACAGTGAATGGACTAAAGCGTGGGAGGGATATTATCCAGAGGGGAGCTATAGTATTGTGCTATGAGAGTTTCGGTGGGTGTTTTTATCTTTTCAAAGCAGACTAAACGCATACTTTATGTGATGCGTACTGAAGCTCGCACTGCTGGCACTTGGGGCATCCCTGGGGGCAAATTTGAACAAGGTGAAACACTATCGGATGCGATCAAGCGGGAATGTAACGAAGAACTTGGGATAAAATTAGAGGGCAAACTTATCCCCATACAAAAATTTACCAATTCTGACTTCACGTACCACACCTTATTTCACCCAGTAGACGCGGAATTTGTGCCCAAATTGAACAATGAACACTGTGCGTATTGTTGGATGCAACATGATGTATATCCATCCCCATTGCATCCAGGTTTGTTTTCTACGCTAAACCTAGAAACCGTGCAGACCAAGATGGCTGCACTCGTTTCATTATGCTGACGTCACGGTTGCAACAGCGTAGCCAGAACCTGCTGGGGCAGCACTTGCAACACCGAAAGTCAGAATATAACGCACATTTGAGAAATCGGTGCCATGCGTGTTGGTGAAATGCGCCAAGCGCACAGTAGAAGTGTCCACCAATGTGGCGGTCACTGTCATGGTGTCAGCGGTCAATGCAGAGTTTGCCAAATCTGACAGCAAACACACCCCAGTGTTGGTGCCATCACTGACCAAAAATTTGCGTTTACCCTTTTGCTTCACGATAAACCCATTTGCTTCAGACTTGCTTCCAATTTTGACACGACATTGAATGGTGGCCGAGGTTAACCCAGTATCTCCACCAACTACACCATATACGTTACTGTACCCATAATCGATGGTTCCAGCTTTTGCGATTTTTAACGGACGACCCATAATATTCTCCTGACGTTCTAGGTCACGCAACGAATGCGATCATGGGTATTTAGGGAATCGCACTTTAAACACCGATTGCTAACCATGTCACTGGGTAGTTTGAATCGATGTCTCCATTGTTGCCTTTAGTGCCAACTCTAAATCCATCTAGCCCATCCGAATATCCATATGCGTTATCGACCCCGCCCCCTTGTGCGGTGGTATTTGACGTCATGAAAGAATACACCCCGGACGTGTATGGTAGCGGAAAATATTGTTTAGTGCCAATATAGGTGTCAGTCACGGTTCCCCATTGTACGATGAATCCTCCAAGCCATGATGGCAACTTCACGTAACCTGGCGACGTTGCACTGAATGCGGTGTTTGCTTTTATTGCTGCAATTGCTGAAACCAATGTGGAGTCACTGTATATTTTTGGTACGGCGTGGTAATTTGCGGTTGGATTTGACGACAACAACGTCAAAAACCCACTCATGGAATCACCCGTTTTCGCCACCTTGGTGGAATCGGTTACATCTATGTTGGCAGTATTGTTAAACACTACTCCATTTATGGTGCGATTTGATGCCAATTGACTTGCTAGTGGAACTGCGCCCACCACATTTACGCCAGTGATATTCGTCAGATTGGCTCCATTTCCAGCAAAAGATGATGCACTTACCGAGCCACCAACCGTTAAACTGGATAATGTCCCAACAGACGTGATATTAGGTTGAGCTGCGGTGGTCACTGTGCCAGCCGTGGTGGCAGTGGTGGATGATCCAGCAGTTGTTGCACTACCTGATATGTTAATCGTGTATGTGCCAGACAGTCTTGCGGAATTGATTGTTCCGGTTAAACTCGTGGCAGGAAGATTGGTTAGCCCCGAACCAGACCCAGTGAAAGTTAACGCTCTGATGTTAGCGTAAGTGCCACTGTTTAACCCATTGAAAAACCCGTACTCTGTGATGGCTCCATTGGCACCCCGGTAATTCACCTGCAACGATCCGCCACTATACCCATAACCCAAATTGACTTCATCTGTGTTGGTCAAGGAAACCGCATTCGCGTTGGTTGCGTTTCCATTGATGTTGATGGCATAAGTACCTGACAATCTTGCAGCGGGAACAGTGCCAACCAAATTGGTTGCCTGTACGCCAGTGATGGCAGCACCGTTTCCTGAAAATTTGGGGGCAGAAAGTGTTTGTGCGGAGGTGGAGTACGAGAAGCCAGACGCACCTGCCAAAACTCCACTTTGATTGAACTGTACTTGCTTATCAGTTCCGCCAGCACTGGTGCCAGAACTGTTTGGTAACACGTTTGCTACCACTCTGCCACCACTGAAATAACTCAACGTGCCAGTGCTGTCAAAAGGTATAGATAACCCACTATCAGAGTAGATCGCAAACGTGTTGTTGGTTTCCACCTTGGCGTAATATGAATTGCCATTCAAAGTGGAAGGTGCGGTTTTGAATGCCCCCCCAGACACCACCAAAGAGGCGTAGGACGCTAACGTTAAGTGTGTTGCGTCAGTGACTGCCACCACGATCCCGATGATGGTGTTCGACGAATTGACTAGCGTTTTTGCTATCAGGTCAGAGCTAAATGAAGTTCCCGACCCAACCACAATCGCGCTGGAGGTTGACGTAGTGATAGTGCCAGTGCCGACTACCAAATCACCAGTGGCGACCACACCGCCAATATTACTAAAAGTTATGGGAGAGCCATTCAACATAAAATGGTCTCTCACCGTGGTGACCACCGTGGAAGCACCGATTGATATATTGGTTATATCGTTCACGACATAACCTTTTGTGGTAAACGATAAATTACCATCACCATCAGTGGTCGGAATCATTCCGCCCGTTCCACCCAGTAATTTCACATTTGCGATATTGCCTAAGTGTATATTTCCAGTTGCAGTTCCGCCTTGATTTTTCCATAGCGAGTCTGCTGCGTCATATGCCAAAATCTGCCCATCTTCTGGGTCGGAGATTGATAGGTCGTTGTCACTTCCAGCAATTTGACTAAAAGCCACCCCAGAATGTTCTGTCAAAATCTCTGTGTTGCCTGGCTCAGACCCCGGTGGGTGCAAACTCAAATCATCCCCAATAAAAACACGCTGGGTGTCGGTGGCAAACCCTATTTCCCCGACTGCCAATTGTGGCAACGAGGCTTGCTCCCCAGTTCGATGCTGAATTCTTGAAATCTGTACAATGGCCATAATAATTCCTGTGGATTATTTAGGCAAAATTCTGGTAGTACCGGGTAACTCTATCCCACCACATGTTCCTGAATTTGATGAAGCCGCGACCTTCCAAGATGAATTCTTGATATTCCAACGATGGGGTACACATAAATATTACCCCGCGAGATATGTTCGTGCCATGTATTTCGTTGTGGGCTTCAGCGTATGCAGCAATTTGCATAAAATAGTCGCCAATCCATTCTCGCTTCTTTGGTTTATTTGACTGTTTATAGTCTCCGATGATGATTTCACCGTCATGCTCACACACCAAGTCCGATGTTCCCGCATATATTCCTGGAAAATATAATGGAACTTCTTGTCCAAACACAGTGCTTATCTGGTGAAATCCATTCTGAACAATTGTTTCGGCCATTTTGTGGCTAAGGTCGCAACCGTACATAACACCGTGCTCGACATAATGTTCCAAATAACGGTGCATCAAGGTTCCGCGATCGCTGGCATCACGTTTGATGCAATCTGCTTGATCTGTTCCCACCTTGGTAATCCAATTTTCTAATTTACGTTTGGCATCATGTGATTTGGTTTTGTCTAAAATGGTGGTCACGGAAGGGAGTTTTGAGCCATCAGGCAAAAGATAAAGCCGCTGACCATTGATGGGTTCGCGGCTTAGAGGCTCATACTTGAAAGTATTGGGCAGATAGTTCAAATTCGTTTATTCACCGCTCGTTTGGCCATTTGATCCACTGTTTTGGTGTTGAAGTCACCGACAGTTTGAGATGGGTCATATTGCGATTGATCGATGTCCAAATCCTGGCTCAACGGGTCGTCCAAAGTGTCCTCACCCGGTTCTTCCAAGTTTTGTTCATCGTCGTCGTTTATGCCCATCATATTGTCAGTCAAGTCATCAAATGTGTCTTCACCGTTTTCAGAAAATCTGATATTGTTGTCATCAATCGACCCAACAATATTCGATAATGGTGGCTTTTCAACTAAATCGCGTAAATCGGTTTTGTCGATTGCTACTCCATGCTTGCGCAACAGTTGTAAAAAAGATTCGACGCTCATGGTGTCATCTGCACCAGTGTCTTCGATTCTTGCCTTGATGTGACTAACAACTGCGATGAGTTTTACCCTCAACGGATCGTTGTCGATGAATTCACGCAGCAGCATTATCGGCGGCCTCGCCCCAATGGATTGGTCATCTTCGGTGGCCCTGGTTCCTCAAAATCATCATCCGGGCCTTCATCGGGGAGATCAAATTCTGGCTGTGATTGTCCAGTCAAGACGTCTAGTGCAGCTTGCATATCACTTTTTGCTTGGGTTAGTGCATCAGCCAATGTACGCATCGCAGCAGTGGCTTGCGTATTGAACTCGTTACTCTCGGTGCCACCAATTTGCATTTTTGCGGTGTCAACGATGGACGGCAGTTTTTTCACGGTAATATCTGATATATCCACGATCATGCCCTGCAATTCGTCCAATACATCTTGAACGGCCATGACCGTTTGTGCTTTTCCGATGTATTCACGCGAATCAGATTCGATGATAATGTCTGGATATGGTTCACTAATTTTCTCACGCAATTGAGCCAATAACACCGATTCCATCACCTTCAATTTCAGATAAGTCGGGTTAGTTTCACGGTTGACAGATTGGGTAGATTTGGCTTCTGAAATCATGCCCTCAATTTGAGTCAAATAACGCTTTGTCTGCGACTTGGACAAGCGCGATGGATCAAACTCCATTCCAAAATTTTCTCTCAAGGTTTTTATCCCAGCTTGTTTAGCGGGTAAATTCATGTCAGTAAGTTTCATTTTGTATTTAGTTGTGGTGGTATTTTGCGATTAGTTGATCTAACCGTGTTCTATTCATTTCGTATTTGCTTTCAGACTCTGCCAACTTTATTTCATGAATAGACTTATTGGTCTTGTTTAGTAAGTATGTCTGAATCGCCACATCATTTTTGTACCCTGTCACCAGTCGTTCCACTGTGCGAAAACAATCTGCCTCAGCAAATTTGCCAGAGTTCGTTAAATTGACCCAAATGTCAGCCAGCCGCTTGTTGGAAAAGGTAATTTCCAAATTGTGCCCACGCAGTACAGTACCGTTTTCGGTCTCAGTGTAATGAAAAGTCATATTTCCTCAAAGAATATGGATGAAGTTGAAAGAAATCCACTTAAATGTGCCGTTTCCGGAGTTTTTAACATTGGAACATTTTCGCAATCTGAATACAATGCTGTCAATTTTCCAGCATCGGTGTCGTACACCCCTTCGTGATAAGTTTGAAACAAAACTGACCAACACGGGTTTCCCAATATGGAAAAATCCAGTTTGATTGGATCACCCAGCACCTCAACCTGGGTTCTTAACCCCAACACTTGAACGATGGTATCAAAATTGCATTGAGTGTTGCGCAAATGATACCACCCACTAAGTTGATCCGCTGGGATGTGAGGCGGTAGCCGCCTATTATTCACCCCCGTGACGGTTATGTCGTATAGTGAATAGCAGCGATATTTCATCCGCTATTTAAGATGCAATTACTTGATGAACTCGTGTGTTACATCCTGGAGTTCAACTTGGACGGGACAATATTCCACAGTTGCTCGTTCAAACACACGGTAGGCATAGTCTTCACTGGTGCCAATCAACTTGAATACAATGTCACTCGCATAATTATCACATTCGGTGATCATGCTGTATTCATGAACTAGGCCGTCTTCATCGTGATCCAAGGCACCAGCGATTCGTTCAACCGGATCAAATTCATCGTCGTCTTTTCCGAGATCGATGAGGTGGCCATATAAGTCGGATGGAACGCAACTTTTGTGTTGTCGCATGACCTCGAACATCGCGTTTATTGCTTCAGCGCGTTCATAGGTTGATGGGCAATACATATTCCCAAACGTCCCATTCACTTGATTCTCTGACTTAAACAGTTTGCACAAATCTAGATAAAAATGGACTTCATCTTTGCGCAAACCTTCCAAGGTACGAGTCAAATAATGATCGCCATCGTTTTCCCACGACACAACCAACATACGGTAACCTGCCGGGATAACACTCATACAAACTCCTCATCGATGTAGATAAAAGTGTTGCCACATTTTGCAGCAACGGTGGATTTGCCCTTGTGACGCAAATATGGCACGCCACTATAACGACAAAATTGTTCAGCAGACATGCTGGTGGGGTGAATAGTGTTGTCCCCATAGTAGTCTGGATCAGACCAGACAAAATTCCCCACCTGGGTCTCTATGAACAGTAACTGCCCAAAATCCCAACTAAACGTTGCACGAAGATACAGCAATTCTTGTTTTGTCATATCAACAGCTTTCAAGTGGCCAGTGCTTGCCGCATAGACAATTGTTTATCAAATGTCATCACCTTGACATAAAAATGTATTCCACGGGTTTTGCAATTGTGGTTATAAAATTCCACCAAACTGTTGGCAACGGATGAGTCAGAATGGATGCTAACTACCCGTTCATCGCATCCGCAACTGTCAGTCTGGGATGAATCAACCCGCATCACCAACTGCACCTCATTTTCAAGCATAATTGTCCCTCAACATATACAACATGTCATCCAACGTTAACGTCGATGGTGGGTCTAGTTCCGTAACACGAAAGGTTACGTCGAGTGCGTGTTTCACGTCACCACTGTTGCCGAAAAACTGCAACATAATTGGCTCCAATGTGGAGAACGGTGACTGAGATATTACCCACTCATGGGCGCCGTTTTGTTGTGACTTTTCGGCAGCAGCTACTTTGTCTAGCCACGCATTGTGTTCGGCACGTTCAATATCCGTTAGATGTGACCGGAGTGCTCCATTGCGAATGGGACAAGGTGGGTGAACGAGCCAGATTTGCGGCTTGCTGTGCCAGGTTCGCAGTAGTGACGCATAGTCCCATGACAGTTTTCTTAGTTGCTCTACCAATTCTCTCATCGATGTGGCAAATGCTTCTGCTTCTACGCGTGTATCAAACGTGTGAACCACCGTCATATCGGCGTATTCTGCGCCAGATTCACTATCGCACACAGATTTAGTAACAATGAATTTCATGATGGTTCTCATTAAATGGTGAAACCGGGTGAAAACAAAATGTCCGTAAATGTTCGCCCACGTTTTGGGATCATGTTTTCATCATAGGCCTCTCGCACTTTGATGGGACTAGTGAGAGAACGGATTTGGCAACACAATGCCCCGGACGGGTGATTTGTGTTCATCAGATCACTAACCATAGCCAGTAGTTGACCAAATTGTTCGACCAACGCTCGGGTAGAACTTTCAAGTTCCGTGCGTTTATTTGTGATATGCAACTGTGTGTTGGCAGTCAAGTCGCTGGATTGTAGCAGATTGTGCCATTCCAATGTTGCCTCCAGTTGTCGTCGCAAGTCTTTTCGTGCTCGTAACACATCACCCCGAGCACACAACAACTGATATTCCATCTTGCGAACAGTCTTGTAAAGATGGTGTTGTTTATTGTTATCCAAACAATCTTTTCGATAGAATCTTGACATCATTTCTCCAATTATTGGTGGGACTGGTGAGAAATTGCCAACCATTCGTTTTCACCCAGGCGCTTAACCCAGTTTCGCACCGCCCCAATGGTCGATTCATCAATATCTACTGGATCAATCCCATACACTTCGGCATATTCCTGTGCGTCAAAATTGCCACCAGATTTTACAAAAAAATAAAACCCACCAAAATCTGGTGGATTGACAACAGAACATGACAGATAGTAAATTTGCATGGTGGTTTTCAAGGTGGATATCGAATGGCGCAAGTATATGCAAAAAGTCGCAGCATAGTGAAATACCATACTGCGACTAAGGGGTTTACGCGGCGCGAGCCAATTCATCCAATCGTTTCATCCACCAGTTCCGAGCATTGGTTGCCACTTTTGGCGACACTTGCTTCCAAGTGAAGCCGCTTTCAATCAAACGATCGGATTCTTCTTTGATCACATCAGCAAATACCAGCCTGATGAAATCGCTCGTGAACTGCTGTTCGGCTTGCCCACCCGTTTCGATTAGTGTGGCGAGCATTTTTTCAAGACGGTGGTCAGTCACCACTGTATTAGCGTATGCCTGTATCGATTGCATCTTCTCCACATCGACTTCCGCCAGAGTTTTCACCTTGCTATCACTGTGTTTTTCACCTTTGACTTTGAACACCAGCTTTTTGGTGAAATTGGTCGAAGACCACACGATCCCTTCGCCAACACCCGACACCCCAAAATGTTTACCCACTGGGCACTCTTGCTCCACATCGTTGGTCAGGCGGACTAACTCATTTTGAGACAGTTCTGGATTTGAGAAGTCGATGGTCAGGTGGTATGTCTTGAATGACCCAATCGAATAAATGCCAGGGTAATCTCCCACGATCTCGTTGATTTGATCAATCGGCATCCAGGTTTCGTCACCATTGGTAATCATTTTGATCCCAAAGACAACAAACATTTTTTGCACTTGGCTGACAGCAACGCCCTTTTGAATGCCTTGTCCGCACCATTCCCCGTAGATAGCGATCACATCATGCTGACCACTTTGCTGCAAGGTGGAAAACATGGTCGAGAACTTTTCCGCATGGGTCGCAGCAGATAATGCGAAACCAGCATTGTCGTTGCCGATGGTGATGATACGCTCACGAGATTGGGGCTGGGTGTCACCCGTTTTCGCATCATAAACCACACTGGCATTCGTGCCGTGCAACTTGACGGTGCCAATGAAATCCACGCTGGGCAACGGTAGGCTGTAATAAGCGCAGTGGTCGCGCACCGTTTTCACAGCGTGGCGAAATTGTTCAATACTGGGAAATTTGTAATGTTGCAAGATATGCTCCTTTATTCAGTTTCAGGTTGGTCGTCACAAATGCCAAAAATTTCAACACGGTATTTTTTGGCAAATGTTTTGTAATCTGGTGTTCGGCCAGTGAACAAGCCCATAATCATCCCCATGAATTGCGGGAACTCGGCCTGTACCTTGATCGCAAAGTCTTTTCGAGTCAGTGACTTATTGGTTTCATAAAATGTCTCCACTGTGTTAACAATGTGATTAAAGATGGGTTGAACCTTTGCCTCCATCGCTGCAATTTTGGCCAATACATAGGGATCGTCGGCAAACAATGAGCGCAAATCGTCGGTGGCTTCCTCGATGATGGCTTCAAATAATCGCTTGCTGGAATTGACCGAATCTTTGGTTTGGTGCAGCAACAGATACCGATCTGACTTGATTTTCACCAGTCGTTCACCGATTTCAACCACCACACCTTCGCCCTCGGTGCGTGCTCGCACCGATTCCACTAACTCACGGTGGGAAATAGTGCAACCATCTTGGGGTTCAACGATGTACGGAACTAGGCCTTGAAACCGAGTCAACGCTGACCCAAAATAGTTTTCAAACGTGCTGTTGCACCGTGCTGACAACAGCGTCAGCCGTTCGTCTTGATATGGCACCACCACTCGGTTTTCAGGGGAAGTGTATTCAAAGTTTAAGGTGAATCCTTTGCTAACACCATCCAAAATCGCATCTTTCAGGGCGGGGCGATCATTCACGTATTTTGTGGCCGAAATGGCCTGTGATGATGTCAGCGACCCCTTGGACTTAAACGCTAGCTCACCCTGATGGATATAGGTTGAAATCAGTGACCCATCCATCTTTTCCATAATACAGCCAATTTGGTGCGCAGAATGGTCAACGCCACCTTCCTCGTAATTGAAGAACTTCTGCATTGGCAAACTGACTAACCGTGGTGCAGTTGGATCAGTCACATCATACATAATCCCCCGACAATTCAGGGCAGACGGCTTTTGAAACTGAGTGTAGCTAACGAGTCGGTAATTGAAGATTCGATAGCTGATCCCGTCTTTCTCACAATCTTTGAAAAAGAAAGCATCATCTGAACCACACAATGCCATCAATTCGGTATATGTTTGCGAAGCTAGTGTCATGGAAACTCCAAATTACTGCTGAGACACAACAATGGGTTGGATGTTCAAGCGAAATGGTTTGTCGGAATACAGATATTTGCCGTTCCACTGGATATATTGACCAGAAGTAGTCCAGAAAAAGACATATTCACCACTGTGACCATAAGTGCCCTCATCGCTAGGGGATTGTGCCACTACATTGTTAGTGCCTGGGCCTTCAGCAGTAACACGATCTGGGCGCGTCAACCGCTTTGCCCCAGAGGTGATCTTACCCTTGACTGCCAAATTCATGACAGGCTGGCCCGATTCATTGAGTAGCACCACGAACCCAAGCAAACCTGGATTTGCAGTTAATTCAAGACGTTTTTTGATATTGTCGATTTCTGCATTTTCGGCAAAGTTGATCGAATTTGCTGCTTCGCGTGCTTTATTTGCCTGCACATTCTTGGCCTGCGGTGAGTCGTCTTTGCAGCCAGCTAATACAAACAAACATGCGCAAACAATGGTGGTGATGGTGGTTTTCATGATTTAGGCTCCGCAAATAGACGGGTTGAACGAATCGGGAAGATTGTTGGATTTGAAAATGGAATGGTTGGCCTTTTCAGAATTGGCGTTATACTTTTCCACCAATTCTCGGCAACTTTGTTGCATACCGGCCAATTCAATGTTCAACTGAGCACGTTCTCGTTTATCAGTTTCGGCTGCGATGAGCTTAGCGTGTGCGGCAATTTGACCAACACGGGCGTTAATCTGTCCGTTGGCATCATAGAACCATTCGTAATTCTGGATGATATTGACGGTGGACATGGTGCGATTCACGATTCGTCCCGGTGCAGTGGCGACAGTGGTAAAAACGCCAGCAGCGTGAAGGGCCAACGTGATGGCGGTGCCAGCGACAATGGCGCCACCGATGTATTTCATAGTTTGGTTCATGGTGTATCTTCTGGCGTTAAGCCGTTGTGGATGGTAAAAGTAACAATTGAGTAACATCGACCACGCCATCACAATCGATAAAAGTGAATGCTGGACGATGGTTGTGTTGCGGATTGGTGGTCACTGTGCTGACTACTGCGGTAAACTGACCGCTTTTGAACGGTTTCCCGGAACGTTTCACCACGGTTCGCCCAATACAGGCATCGGTGGATGAAATGGCGATGGTATTGGCAATTTTCATGACTTTGTCCGATTTTTCAAGATCACGATTTGGTGTACGGCGTTATATCCAATTGTCATATCTTCCAACAAGACTACTTCATATTCGTGGCCTCGACGGGTAAGTTCGTCCGTTATGATTTCTTGCCCCCGTTCATCGTCGGGAAGCGTCATCCAAAAATACCAAGCACCGTGCTCCCCAGCCTGTTCCCCAAATTTGTCGGCCACTTTGAGCAACCCCGATTCTTGCCATCCTTCATGCGCTTTGCGCCTCTTAATTTTCACCGCCAGTGGATGAATCTCGGATATGTCACCATTTGCTATAGCGTGGTCGAACTCTGCTGCGGAAATTTTAACAACAACAGTGTCGTTGACGCGATAGCGCAAATATGGCATGCCCGGATCAGTGATTACCACAATGTGGTCACCTCGGCGAGCACCTTGGATGTCACGGTTTACCACAAATTTAGAAAGACGGAAGACGTGCTTCACGGGATAACCTGGTTTGAATGGCCAACAGATCGGATAGTTTATCTTTTGCGATCTGATAAAACATGGTGTTTACTCTGTCCGGGCACCCGCGTTCTCGCATTCTCTCGAATGATTTCAATTCACGGGTCAGATGCAACACCCCACATGTGATGCGACTGAGATTGCGTTGGAGGTATACGTCTTTGTTGGAGTAGTACATAGCATCATTTTTTCGCTATGATGAATGTTCCGTCCGTTATCAGACGGGCAAATTCATCACGAGAACAAATCCAACATTGTTTTGTGCTGGCGTTTGTCAAATATTCAGAATTTCGCCCATGTACCCGACCACGGCTCAAAAGCTCCCCACTTGAAGGCGCGTTGTCGCCAACTGGGCGTGTTACCCAGATGTTCACGTTGTGGATTCGATATTCAATGTTTTTGGGAATCGTAGAGAGCGGCAACATGGTGGAACTCCGGTCGAAATGTCTGCGTCAGTGCAGTGAATGCAGTGTACATCAATATTCCCAACAATGACAAAGCCCGTGTGAAACAGTCGGGAATAAAAAAGCCACCCGAAGGTGGCTTGAACACGTTAGCTGGGTGTTCAGTTAGGCAAGTTGCAGGCCAGGAGCCGTTACAGCGGTAGTGTCCAGATCAGCACCGTTCACTGTGCCCAGGGCACGAATAGCGGCTTGCAGTGTGGTAGCAGTCCATGCGCCAGCGGGATAGACGCCCACCGAAATTTGTCCAGTGGAGTCACCCTCAACTTGATACATACGCACACCACCAAGTTGGTTGATGGTTTTGAAGATAGCTTCAACGGCACCACCCGCACCAAGCTGCGCACGCAGATCAACGGCGGCAGAACCATCGTTGGCCATAATTTTGAAGAAATCTAGCCGACCACCTTCAAATTGCACCAGGGCATCGGCACTGATAGTGCCAGTTTGCTTACCATTTTGCACATCATATGCAAAGACGGGTTGAACATCACCATTTACACGAGTCACGATAGACATAAAATAATCCTTTAAAGTTGTTGAGCATCGCTCTACAGGTATTTATGCCAAGCCAATATTATTCAACTATTGCCAGCAAAATTCTGCTTACTAAAACCAAACCGGTTAACAAACTTCACACCAAACCCGACATACCCCTCATGTGCAATTTTGCCATTGTCGAGTTTTGCTACAATCGGGGAGTTCACCATCTGTTTATCAATTTGGTTAACCAATATGTTTTTCACGGTCATTAACTGTGCCCATAATGTTAGAACCGATGACAGCTCGGCTTGATCCAACATGTCAATATACGTAACTGCCTTCATTGTCGCATATTGGTGCAATTTTTCCATCAACTTTTCCAAATCCCCGGTTTTCACCACGTAGTTGGCAAATCCCATGAGAAACTGTGCGAAACCGGTGGGAGCATCGTTGAACAGTGTGATGGATGACAATTTACCACAATGTGCCTTTAATTGTGTCAACACTGGCTCAATGTTTCCCACTTTCGGAACAATCGGCAAATTTGGCGACAGTATAAGTACGTCACCTTGTTTCAATTTTGATGAAACGGGGTTGGCCTCGTCCACACTAACGGCCGATGCTGGTATGGATTGATGCACCACAATACCAGCCAGTTTGTTGGCCACTGCTTTTCCCAAACTGGAGTGCTCTTTGATTTCATACACCATGCCATTGGGATTTGCCCGGAATCGAAATATCCCGTTTTGGGCATCCAACGGCTTTGAGAACAGTAAATCCCCCCAAACATACCCGACATTGTTTCCAAATTGATATTCCAGTGAATCCCAAATGTTTTCCACCGTTTCCCACAATGATTGACGATTGGCACCACGGTGGAGGTCATATTCAACGAACATCCTAGGGGAGAATATTTTTCTACCCGTGCCATCACGTTTGTTGAACATATGTTTGTCCATGATGCCAAACTGGCCATCAAGATTTCTCCCGAAGATCAAGGCCGGGTAGCCATCATACTTTATCGTTAACTCGGAGGGAGTTTTCGTCATCTTTCGCAGCAGTTCAATCGCCAAAATCCCCCCAGGGGCGCCACCTGACAGTAACAAATCTTCTGGGTGCGTTAAATGCCCGTTAGTCATGATTGTCGGTCAGCTTTTTCTGCAATTCTTTCAAAAACACTTCCAACGAATGTCGATCAAGTTTATTCATCTGTTTTGCAGCAGTCAGCATCACCTTTTGATAATCTTTTGGATCAACTGACTTTAATCCGACAATAGCTCTGGAAATGTATTCAGATTTTGGGAACACTGGATCTTCTTTAGTCGGTTTATCTGCCTTTGGTACACCCGAGGGAGCAGCATCCTGAGCGTGTTGTTTGCCAGCAGTTTGTCTGACTACTGAATAAATCAAACTACCTAACCGAGTGAGTGCCTCTTTTTGTAACTTTTGCCCCCACACGGTTTGCACTGCTACACACAATCTAACTACTCGTGGCTCACTCCCGTGTATCGCACCGTTGGTGTAATTATTGACATAATCATACAGCCATTGACTGATACTTTGCCCAGACGATTCCATCAACTTGTGGAACTGTTCAGATAACGATGGAGGGGATTCTGGAGCGGTATCTATACTTTGGGGTGGCTGCCCCAATGTTGGAATTGCTGGATTTTTAATATCAACCATTCCACCTCGAATCGCGGCATTCAAATCGGTGACAATCCGTGAATAAAAGTTTTCAATAAACTTGTTACTAACTGCTATATCCGTTGCATTCTGCCCCGTGAACAACGATTTGACCCCAGCACCCACGAGCGAAGTTGGATTCCATGCCTCATCTATATCATTTGCTTTCATTTATTTTCCTAATGTGGTTTGTGAACTTTGCTGGGTCACGGTTTTTTATCGCGTTCATCAACTTTTTCTCCAACATATCCGCTTGTTCACTCCCATATGAAGATGCGATGATTTCTAGTAAATGCACTGCACTAGATATCACGTTGTTCGCACGAGTGGCAATCATGTGGCGTTTATCTCGCAAGTCTCCAAGTGCAGTTAGTTCCTGGAGTAAACTTTTGGTGTTGGGTGTCATGGACATATTTGATGATTTATTTAGGTGGTTTTACGTGCGGCTAGCATTTGCTTTAATTTTGCACTTTGGATGTCACCCTTCACTTTTGGCACCTCTGTGATCTCACCGCTATCGCCTTGCACTTCACCATTGCGTATCTTGCCCACCATTTGATCGATCAATGATCCGCTTCCACCTGATCCAAATTTGTCTGAGGCCGGTGACAAAATCCTGAGCGTCTTGTTGTTGTAAAGTAAATCACATTTTTTACCCACACCGTCGCTACTACGAGTTTTCATCATCTGCAATTGATATTTGCCACGCTCTTTCATTGACCTGGATGTAAAAATGCCAAACATGTTGTCGGCTGTCATGATTTTGGAGATGCCACCCGAGATATGACTGTGGTCAAATTCGGTTTCCTCTACTGCGCTGCGATTCAATTGGCTGGCAGTAATCATAATGACGTTCAATTCTTTTGCAAGATTGCGAGCCTCTTCTGCCACATATTTGTCTTTAACAAACAAATCACTTGCACTGACTTTTGCCCCATAGGGCATCAACAAGTCCAAATAATCAAGACAGATAACATCTATCTTTTTCTTTGATTGAATCTGCCACTCTTTGCAATATGCACGAATATCGTTGATGGTACTTTGTGCTGGTACGTATTTTAGTTGAAATGACCCAGCAGTTTTTCCAATTTCTGCAACCCGTGAAACCACATCATCCAAACGTTGATACAACTCTTTTGAGCCAACGTCTGCCATCATGGAATCTATACGTGCTGCACATAGTCCTTCGTTTAGTTCCAAGGTGATATAAATTACGTTATACCCCGTGGTAACATAATTGACTGCAAGATTTTGCATAAACAAACTCTTACCCGCACCTGACCCACCCGTGAATAACTGTAGTTCCCCACGGTTAAACCCACCATTGAGCAAGTCATCTAAAACTACCCACCCGGTTGATAACTGTGCGTTGGTGGATTTCAATGCCAAAAGCCGAGCACGAGGATCGGCAAAATAATCAGTGCCCATATCCTTCTGCAAAGATATTTGCACCGCTTTTTTAATAAGGGTTTCTACTGTCCCAAACTCCCCCTTTTCTAGCAGTTTGGCTGATTCCAAAATGGCCCGTTCAAGTTCTTGGCGTTTGGTGAACGCTTCAAAGTTGTCTAAGAACCATTGCCCATCCGCGTCTTGGTAATCTTCAACCGGATCAATTGATACGCCACAGGTGGCCTTAATTTGAAGCGACGATGGCAATGCCCGGTATTTGTCAGCGTGTTCTCGAATGAGCCGTGCAGCAGCTCTGAATTTTTTATCAAAATTCTCCGGGTTATAGATGTTTAATGTTCTAGTATACAATTCCGGGTTTGTGACCATAAGCCGCAAGAATATTTCTTGGACTTCATGGTTAAATTCTTGCAGCAATGCGTTGCCTTTTCATTTCTATTAAAATTTTACTAGTGGTAGCGGCTTCCAAAATTGCCAAAACAGTTGGCAATTTACCGTACCTCACAACAGCGTCGTTCACGTCTTTTACACCTTCTCCCCAATTTGGTAAACTTATTGAATAGCCATATTCTTGCGCCTTGGAGATCATGGACAAACCAGATTTGTCATAATCTGGAACCACGATGATTTTACGTTTGAGTGTGGCTAACAGTTTGGCCTGTGATGGGGAAATGGTCTCGTGCATTGTGGCACAACCATCTATGCTCAGAGCATCAAAAATGCCCTCCATCAATATACAAACTTGCCACTCAGGATGTTGTAAATCGTATCCAAAAACATACCCAGGAGATTGGTCATTTAGATATTTGGGTAGTCTGTTGTCCATGAACCTGGAAGTGTGTCCAACTATTTCATTTTTGTACGTGTAGGGCACAATGATTCTATTGTTGTTTCTACCTTTCTCATAAGGCGTTACACAAAATGGGTACTTTAACGGATCAATCTTTCTTGATTCTAGATATTCAATGTATCTGGCATGCTTGGGATTTGCTTTATCAATGAACTCTGAGTTATTTGGTAGTGATATTGGTGGGAACGTGATCTCATCTTCAACTACCGCTTTTGGGATTAAATCCAAAATGTGCCGATGACTGCGACTATCGAAAGACCATCGATTGATATCCGATTGCTCCATTCCACACCATTTGAGCATTTCAGACGTTTTGTCATCTATGAACCTACCATATTCAAAAGAACATGTGTATTGACAATTGAAGCAATGGTAGAGCCAATTGTTTCCATCAATTTTCAGCCCGCCTCGAAATCTCGTGTCAACCCGGTGTCCACGATTGTGGCAGCAAACTGCATTAAACGAATGCCACCCACTTTTAGTTGTTTTTACTTGCCCTGGAATAATGGTGAGAATGTTGTACATCTTGTGATTTTAGAATCCAAGACGCCCCAACATTCATCGATACAGAATGCGGGTAGGTTCGCCTTGTGTGGGTTGAAATTTGACTCTGACTTTGGGGTGGAACCCATCGATTGAAATTATAGCACCATCACTGGCAACCAACGAGACCTGCGTGACTGTGTACCATGTGGTCGAATTAACTGACCCTTCTACGACAATGTAGCCAGAATATCCAGTCAAAACGACTTGAATCGTAGTAGAAAATTTGTCTGGTGAAAATTCACTGGAATAATAAATCGCACCCGAGGTAGACGGTATGCCAACAAGGTTGGATTCAACATGTGTGGGCAATATGTCATCCATTATCTCAATCTTACCTTTTGATCCACCCAACGTATCCACAAATACTGGGTACACACCGTCGCCATCGGCGAAACTAAGTGAATAAAAGCAATTCTGTGGTTTTATATCAACCAAATCGGAGGACAACACCTCCAACTCCATGATGCCCGTGACTGGCAAGAATCCTGACAACGTTTTTTGCAATATGACCTGAGAATTGGTTGAATCCAATATTCGACAAGTGATTTCTCTATCTGACACATCAATAGGTTTTTGCTCTTGGTTCAGAAATCGGAATTGAATTTTGTTATCAACGCCGCGATGCAGTTTGAGATTATTTGCGTACATTTGCTGAAATTTCCTAGGACTGTTACCAGAATATACAATCACCTGCTGACGAGGTTTGTAAATATAGACGGTTGTTGCATACATAAGGTATTTAACCGACAGATGCCACCTAAATAACCGCACAAATGCAAGAAAACTACTTAACAACACTAGCTGAACATTACCCCTTTATCACAATTTGCACATACGCTGGTGTTGATTATGTGGGAATTGTACAAAACCAGGATACATCCGTCACGTCACTTTATGATTATTCGGCCATTACCAACTCAGACGCCAGGAAACGGTTTCTAGAACTTGGTGATGCGTGGTGGTGGGGAAGTAACCGAATTGTGCCAATTCACTTGTTTTTACGCCATGAATGGCACGAATTCAAGCCATTTTTGAAAACGTTTGTCACCAAAAATCTGACCATACTTCACGGGCCGATATGCAGCATCCATGCTCTTGGTGTAAAAAAATCAAAGAGAAAAGGGGTCATAATGGTTCGCAAAATTCCTTGACGCCATATTCATATTGACTACTACCAAATGAGCGTAAGCTATCGCATGCGCCTTTTTGAAGGCATATTGACCTGGAGTAGTTTGCCAAATCGTTTTTTTCACGATTTCCCAAGGTTTTCCAGCAAGATGGCGTTTAGCGGGGCGAATGATGGCTAGAGCCATTGCCAGTTCCACTATGGAAGTTATCGGGGGGAGTTCTTGTAAGAGATCATAGTGTTGACCAAGATGTGTCAACTGTTCGACAAATTCTCGTGAACCCAGTGACTCCCATTTTGGTGGAACCATCAGCGATTCTAGCTCATCCGTGTTTGTTATTTCTGAGTATAGAGACACGTTCAATATATCCAACTTGAAGTAACCGCGTGTTTCCGCACTTTGGTAATCGATGGTCGCAATTTCATTCACAAAATCATATGGAATGTCGGTAACGTATATTCCCGATCCATGCCGCCTGTCCCCATCTTGTGTGCAAATTTTGGCTGGATTATGGTCGATTAATGCAAGTAATTGGTCTCTATTTCCCACATCAATGTCGATGTCGCCACTATTTTTCATGAGCAATGAAGCAGTAAGAATGCAATGGTATTAGGCAAATGCAAAACCGAGTCGTCAATGTCGATTTCAGTTGTTTCATAATACAGAGTTTTATGTGGAATATGTGAAACATAAAATAGCCACGGATGGGACGCACGCACGTGATTTACCAGATCATATTTCACCAATTCTTGATATATTTTCGACAACAATATTTCGATCTCGTGATTGAACAATTCCCGATGAAACAGCCCAGAACATGGTTTATTCAGTTTGGCGATCATTATGTGCAATACGTTAGTAAAAAATGAATTGCCGCTGGATCATTTTCGGTAACACCATCGACTTTGATGGAAACAACACGCTTGATATACACCGACTTGGTCTGCATCATGAATGCCGCACTAATAGTGGGATGCGGGAGAGTGTAAAATTGCACCGACGGAGCCATCGACACGTCGTGTATTTTTACTCTATTTTCCCACCCGTTTTGAACTATTGTGTCCCAAAGTGGTGGAACCATGTCTTTGACTGAATGTTCAAGCAAATCGGGCAGATTGTCCCAGGTAGTTTCTATTGGCGATGCTAGTTTGAATATCATGATGGGATTCTAATGCAAAAAAGTGGCCTAGGCCACTTTTTTCAGGTTGGAGAAAATAAGGTTAAATGCGTGCTTTCAATGCTTCTAACCTATTGTCATAAGTTTGCGCCCATGACACAATTTTCTTATATGTTTGGGAAATCAGCCGCATCAGAGTTACTCCAATGTTCTCGTCAAGTTTAACCGGCTTGACCGACAATTTTGCCACCGTATCCTTGGGTTGTTCGATCTTGGTATGCAGTTTAATCAGTTCGTCCAACTTTTCTTGCAACTCTGGCATCATTTTGACCAAATCTTTTACTACCGATTCATAATTGGTTTTTGATGTTGGGGACTTCATTGCAGCAGTTTCTTCTTTACTCAGAGTCAAAACGAACTTTGCAGTTTCCACTACCCGAGTAAGTGCAATATCTTCTGCATCAAAAACTTCGCGCATCTCATCCTTGACTGTGGCAGTCAACTCTCGTTCCAAAAGCTCCATGCGCTCGGTGGTTTCCCGTAGTTGAGCAATCCGGTGCGCCAATTTGGTCAATTGTGGAGATTCAGATTCGTTCAACTTGATAGTCACACGATCCAACACTCCTTGGACTTTGGTGGGAGTATACGTCCATTTTGGATTGCGAGCTTCTGACAATAATTCTGAGATTTTCATAGGGGGTGATCGATATCCTTTGCGATATTTAGCTCACCACGGCCTCTTTCGTATTTCCACCGATTCGCTCACATTACTGCCGAATGTTAGCAAAAACGCAGTCTTATCCTCATCTGTTTTTACGTCGATCCATTTCATAGTGCGAACTGTCCGTCCGGTGTGCCCACGCCAACAATCCTGGTGATCACATCGAATATTGGCCCCCATCATACTCGCCCACTTCAGCAATTCATAGTACGTATCATCATCGCTCTTGGGTAAAATGAGATAAATCCGGTGTGCGAACGTGGGGGCAACATGATAAATCACATTGGGGACACCGGATTGTTCACATTTTGTGATTGACGTAGGAGTTTGACTGTGGCGATTGCATATTGTTAGTAGGTCGTTCAATGTGGCATCATTTTGCACAAATAATATCACCGTGTCATGTGATAGTGCGTAATCCCTGAACGTCATGGTTCTTGCAACATTTTTGTGACTGTCGTACCAAACGCACAAATCTTTGGTATATTCGTTATACAATTTTCGGAATTTAGAAATACGTACTGATTTTGATCCGTTGATTGCCCCCAGATCAACACGGTATTGGTATTTCCCGTAATACAGGGTCTGTTTTTTTACAATGTCCATATAAAAGTGGAGGGGCGATTTGCCCCTCATGTTGATTACACCTTTTGCGTCACGTTGAACTCAAATTTACCGTCACTGACAGAAACATGCACTTCAGCGTTTCGCAACCGTTCAAACATCACCTTGCGGCTCAACGGCACCCGCACGAGTTCATCAATTTTGCGACTAATCGGACGTGCTCCTAACACTGGGTCAAACCCCTTTTCCGCAATCATGTCAACCACATTGTCCGTGTATGACAAAGTGATGCCCGTGTCCACCACTTGTTTCTGCAAGATGCCCAGAAACTTGCGAACTACTTCTTTAACCGATTCTGGGGAAAGTTTATTAAACTTCACAATTTCATCTAATCGATTTCGCAACTCTGGGCGCATGAAGTCTTTCAGCGCCTTGTCTTCAGCGTTACGTGCCTGATTTGCAAACCCGATAACTGCACGCTCGTTGTCCGCCGCGCCCAGGTTGGTGGTCATCACGATGATGCAATTGCTGACATCAACTTTCATTCCTGCGGATGAGGTGACAGTTCCCTCGTCCAACATTTGCAGAAAAATGTTGTAAATGTCTGGGTGGCCTTTCTCGAACTCATCAAACAGCAAGATGGAATATGGCCGTTTGCGAACATCCGTGATCAACCTGCCATTCCCGGCTGCACCTTCACCATAACCAACATACCCAGGAGGTGATCCAATCAGCGCACTCAGAGTGTGGCGCTCGCTGAACTCGCTCATGTCGTATCGGATGAGCGGCATTGCCAACATTTCGCTCAGTTGCTTGCACAATTCAGTTTTGCCACAACCGCTTGGCCCGGTAAACAAAAAGCTGGCCATAGGCTTTTTCTGGGAACCCATGCCACTGAATGCCAGGCAAACTCGGTCAACAATTTTCCCGATGGCGGCATCCTGTCCAAACAGTTTGCCCTTCAAGTTGTTTTCCAGATTGGCCATTCGCTCCACATTGTCGCCGCTCAACTTATCAGCAGCGATACCAGTTTGTTTCTCAATTTGAGCGATCACGTCTTGCACAGTGACAGTACCCTTTTCGCCAGCTACGCGGTATCGGGTGCAAACTGCGTCAAGCAATCCGATGGACTTATCCGGGTTTTTTGTAGTTGGCAAATACCGAATTGCGTTGTCCACTGCCGACACCACCACTTCATCGGGAATCACAACGCCGTGAAACTCTTCCAAACGGGGCGCGACGCCGGAAACAATTTTGATAGCAGATTCTCGGCCAGGTTCATCCACCGACACCCGCTCGAAACGGCGCATCAGTGCATGGTCTTTCTCAAACGACTGATAGAACTCATCCCAGGTAGTGCTGGCGATCACCATGATCTTGCCGCTGGCCAAAGCAGGTTTGAACATGTTGGACATATCAGGGCCGCCACCGGACGAACTACCCGCCCCACGCATGGAGTGCGCCTCATCGATGAACAAAATGACATTGCCCTTATCCTGCAATGCCGTCAGAATCTCTTTCACCTTTTCTTCAAACTCACCCCGGTATTTGGTGCCAGCGAGCAATGAACCGATGTCCAGTGTCCAAACTTCACGATTTTCAATGAAAGTCGGCACCGTTTTTTCATGAATCTTGAGTGCAATCCCCTCAGCGATCTTCGTTTTGCCCACGCCAGGGTCGCCCACCAACAACACATTGGGTTTGTATTTCTTAGCCAACACATGGAAAATCGTGTCAATCTCGGTTTCTCGGCCAATCACTGGCTCAATACCCCCAGTAGCTGCCTTTGCGGTCAAATTCTCGCAATATTGCTCCAACACTTTGGATGCCTTTGCGACATCGGCAGGGGAACTTGTAGTCGATACACCAGTCAAGAACGGGTAGAATTCTGCGTGCGTCAGCCCATATTTGTTGCAGAAATAGGCAGCGTGAGAATCCTTTTCGCCCACGATGGCGATAAACATGTCAGCCACGCCCACTTCACGGGTTTGAGCGTTTGCTTGCACATAGGCGCGTTGCGCCACCCGTGTGAAACCAGCAGTGGCGATACCGGCCTCACTACGCTTTTCAACCGTGGGGAGGCATTTCAGGTGCTCAGAGATTTCCGTCACCATGTTGGATACATCCGCACCAAATTCGAGCGCCTTTTTCAGAAACGGATCAAAAGCACACAATGCGAGCAAAAAGTGCTCGCTGGTGCAATATTCTGCTTTATTTTCTTTTGCAGTTTTCGTCGCATAGTCAATGACCAGTTTCAATTCTTTGTTTTCCACGGTTTGTCCTTTTACTAAGGTTACGATAAAATTGCCCACCCACTCACTTCAATCGCCCAGTTGCCATTGTGTTTTGACGGGGCAGTCACAATGTAGCAATCGGCGATCAGTCGGTGTCGGATGTCGTTGAGTAGACGAGCGTCGAACTCTGGTGGGAATGTTAGCACACAAACATCCAAACCAGTGTGTACTGCGGTCTGGATGTTGACTAAAGTGTCCCGCCAGGACTTGGCCAAAATTGGATGGAAGTCTAAGATAGCGTCGCTCAGAGAGTATTTCACGATGCCCATCCGCTTATCTCAAGTTGATAGATCATCGGCGTCCGTCTACGCAAAATGTCCCACAGTGTGCGATCAGCGTGGACATTAGGGTGTTCAACACAATGAAACCCACGGTCTTTCAACAGTTTGCGCATTTTGTGCAGTTCAGATAATTCCAATGTTGTGTAGTAACGTTTTATGAACAGTGTACGGGCACATCGGTTATCCACAGCATCCGTGATTGCGTTCATGCACTCCCACTGTAAACTGGAATTTGGGTATTCCATTTTTTGCACCCGGCGTTGATACCTGGCGGACATGTTTTGCACGGTGAAGTCAGTCATTCTGCCCATCCTGAAATATTAAACACAATGATCTCCAAGTTATTCAATATGTCTGAAATGTGTGATACGTGCGTATAACTCCGGCGGGATAATTCCATCTGTGTACCATTCACAGACCCACTTGTCGCCATCCCACCCGCAATCCGGTAGCCGAAACGTTTCGGCCAATAAATCGATCGCACTCCCGTCTTTTGGGGCCAGCTCAACATCAATCCACCCGCCATTGGTTCTGACTGCGGTGCTCAACAATTCGTCCGCCACTTCGGATTTTCCATTCCGGCGAAGAACGTTGATCGCCATCATTAACGCACCAGAATCTACCACAGTTTTGCTCATTGTGTTCTCCGACGTTTGCGGTTCATGGTTAAATTGATGCGATCAATCATTCGTGAGGCAGCCATATCCAAATTGTCTGCCACCCCACCATTGAATTCCACCCTGGCGTTCACCGTGCGTTCAAGGTTGGCAACATACTTTATGCAAAATTTGCTGGTAAAATCATTCGCAGATGTCATGGCGTCTGAGACGTCAGACCACACTTTCTTTTCAGCAATTGCGTATGCCAATTCATCTTGCCACTCCATCGCCTCATTCGGGCATTCGGACATCGAGGTTTCGCATCGAAAAATGGTGGCTTGAATCCGTTTCAACGCATTTTTTGCCACCATTTTGGGATTAAATTTGCACTTGCGTTTCATTTGATCTTCAGCGAAGCAAAACGTGGTCAACAAGCCCACGACTCACCAATTCGTCGATCAAACTAACTCGTGCAGCACTTTCGGCAGACCGCATGATGTTCGCCATCGGGCTGGAGCTATTGTTCCCATCCATCACAGCGAGCATGGTTGTCCGCATCAAGTTGGAGACATATTCCACGCAAAATGTCTGGGGATCGTGATGGGTGTTTTTAGCAGCATTCAGAAAACGCTTCCACACCAATTGGTCAGCGGCAGCTTTCACCACACCATCGCCCCACAACAATGCTTCAAACGGATCGGCGGAAAATTGCTCGCCCGTTTTTGTGATTTTTTCGGTAGCGTTTTTCAGTTTTGTGGTGGCAATTTGGATCAGATGGTCAATAGTAGTCATGATTGTGTCCTCTTGGTTGTTGGCACATTGTGCGCCGTCCATGTAGTGAACTTTAACCGAAACGAATGTCTAACGCAACCCGTGTGTAAAACCTGACGGCAACTGTGGGGATTATTTTGCTGTCCACAATGAAAAAAGGGGCCGAAGCCCCCCGTGGTGAAACACCGTTGACCATCATTTCAGATCAATTTTCCCAGTAACGTGCGAACCAATGTAACCCACAATCTTTCCCAGTGCAAATGGCCAAACAATCAGCGCGACCAGGATTTTTCCAAGGAATGGCGCAGTGGGGAACATCTCTAATAGCGCCCCCAAGGTGAACCATGCGCCAATGCCCCATGCGATGTAGACGTATTCCATAAAATGTCCTTCAAGGTGTGTTGCGATGTGGTGAACTATAGCAGAAAACATTGGCATGTACCATTGCCCACCATTTTGGTCAGGATTTAGTCGAAACGGTCGATCAGAATTTCCCGCACCGAGTCTCGGGTCATGACTTTTAGACGCAAATTCCAGTCAACTTGTGGAGTAAACCCTAGTCCGCATGCGCTGTTGGACTCGGCGTCTTCGATCACAGCGTTCTTGGCAAATGCTTCCAAGGTTGAACGAATCGGGTGCAACTCAGATTTGAGCATCTCGGTAAAAAAACTTCGCCCAACACCATTTGCCGCATCTTTGCACCCTTGTAAAATGAACATGATGTGATGATTTGAGCGAACCTCATCGGAGTCCCACGAGTTTGGAGATTTCGCCAACGCATTCACTTTCACCCACTGACCAGGGCGCACGCCCCAATTTCCGCCACTCACGGTCGAGGTGACATTTGTACTACCGGTGACAATTGTTCGCCCAGGTTGCCAAACAATTGTGGCGATTTGTACGTTGCCGCTCGTCCCCTGACCATGACATGTCCCGCCAAACTGATAAATTTTTCCATCAGCTTCAATCTCCACCTTGAACGGGGTAGGTTGGCGCGATGGTTCATGGAACCGATAATTATTAATGTGGACTCGATATGTGCCAGACGGTGCAGCACCCTTGTCCCAGCGAATGTTTTCCACCGGGGTAACAGTTTCCCCGGAACGGTTCATGTCAATATCCAACCATCCACCACACCGGGATTTCATATCGGCAAAATAAATGTGTTCCCCACGTGGGGTAATCATATGCAAATCAAGGTCGTTGCGATTTTCCCAAGTCATGGTAGACGCAGGTAGATTCAAATCTGGGATCACTTGTTTTTTCACCTTGGGGGTCAAATGACCAAATACGGGGCCAGAGACCACCTTCTTTGTATCATTTGATTTCCAGAACGTTTGGATGTCATCCAATGTGGCATAACGCCGAGCCAAAGATTTCACCAGCCCATGTTTGGCAATGATTTGTTCAGCTTGCGCCAAGTTTCCATCACTGGGGTCAACGGTCGCACGCATGTAACGCATGGGGGAAACCATGTCATTCCATGATGCGGTCAATTTGGTAATATCCGTTTTGGCAGCAATCATTTCCAACAATGCACCCGTCATACCGTTGGCAGGATTGTAATAGCCTGGTTTGGCGCTGGCCACCAGTTGCCACAAATTATTATTTGATGCGCGGTAAGTGGAATAAAACCACTTCAGCGACTTGGCATATTTGTCACCATAGTCCAATGACCCGCTTTCCAGCAATGTGATCGCAGTTTTGACGTCATTTTGGTTAATGGTGGCATGCGCGTGCATCACCATCTTGTGGTTTTCAGAAAACTCAGCGATCGCTTGATGAGCGGCTTTGGTCGGGGATTCCACATATGGGATTGGCTGAGTGAATCCAAAATGATCCCACCCGCCTTCAAACACGCGACCCCATTGTTTATCCGACGATACAAACACACCCGTGATGCTAGCGTTCTTCAATACGCTGACCATGCCGCTGACGGTTGCCTTGTAGCGATCGATTGCTTCTGCTTCATCCCAAAATAACGGCACCAATTGTCCATTATCAACATACGCGAGGTGCCCGTACTTGCGGATAAACGACTTGCAGCAATTGCAGTTGTGGTATTGCCGTTGTTCTAGGGTGGCAAAACCGTCTAGGTAAATTTCCCACAAGTTTTGAACATCGGTAGTGAAAATTGGAGTACCTTGTCCCAAAATGGATTCAACACGGGCCTGAATCGTGGCCACATACTTGGTAAAATCAGACATATTCATTCCTTCAGTGTGTTAGCTGCGTTGGTGATCAGATTGGTGGCTTCGTCAATTGCCGTTTGCAGTTTGCCGAATTTTGAGGCGACAAACTCAGCAATCCGTGCGTCCACTTTGTCGTCAATATTGGCATTCATTCGTTTGAAAATTTCAACGACCGTTTCGACGAATGGGACTTCCACCCCGTTCACCAGCAATTGTGCTGAATACGGTGCTTGCCCAATCCGGTCGATGGTTTTTCCGTCACTGTGTTGCTGGGCACTGACAGCCACCAGTAAAAAATAACCCACGGCATCTTGACGGCCAATCGTTTCAATCGTGTCCATTGACGTTTTCCTCATTGTGAAATTACAGTTTTGACGATACCCACGAGGTCAACACCCTGTTGGAATGCTACGGTGGCACCAATTGTCACCATGATAAGCACACTGAAAACTACCCGATATAACATATATTCGCTCCTATCCTAAATAACAAATGGATGAACTTACTCAACTCTTAAAACTTGCCAATGTGCGCCGTCTCGATGAGAGTTACTCTCATGGTCTTGAACAACTCCAGGAAGTTGTTGATGCCTCCCAGATTTCCGACATCGATGACGCAATCAAACGCATGACTCACTGCAAGAAAGCACTTGCCATTGTGAACAAATTCAAAGACCCAGCAGACCGAAAAAAATGGCGGTCAGCTACTATGGTCAACATGAACAAAGTTCGTGGTGCGCTCAAACGCATTGAAAAACAATTGATGGCAGATAATGTTGCTGATGGGTTTGACGACGGCATCTCATCCATCAACACCGCTCTAGATCGTATCAAAGACAACGACGACGATTTTGATGACAGCATGGCAACAATCGACGGTGCAATCAAACGAATTGGCAGCACTGGTCAATCGGCTGCCTAGTAATCAGTGAAATTCAAAGAGATTGTGGCCGACCAAATTCACCGATCTCTTGGGCGAACACCAGTTCGATGGTTTTCATCACGTCAATGTCACTCACGGGTGACAAATCGGTTTGGGCCATTGTTTTGAAACGGGTGAGCGATTGTTGGTCACAAAATCGAATCAGCGTGTCGTAACAAGTTTCCTGAGAATGTGCGTTTATCAGTTCCAACACGCTCAAATCATGTTTATGACACACTCTTTCCACCAAACGCATGAAACGCATCGCAGGAACATCATCATGGGCAAAACGGTGCTGAAACAAGGTGCTCTCCAAAAGTTGAGACAAGTATAGCTCAAACATCGACGCTCAAGCTATACCCGACTGTTTTACCGAGATTGTTTCATTTTGGCAAACAGTCCGGCAGCAGGGTTCACCTGTGGCTGTTCAAGTTGCGGCATCTTTGGTGACGTAGGTTGAGCTGGAAGTGGTGCTTCCGGGTCTTTTGCCAGAGCCTCCGCAATCTCCAAATCAGCAAACGAGCTATTCATTTGTTGCAACACACTGTTCCAAGCAGTATCCAGACGAATCTGGTCGCTTGAGTTCATTTCACCCATATTGATAGCGGCATTCGCTGCATCCAGTGCCTTGGTCATTTCATAATAGGCGCTCATTTCCTGCACCACCTTGCGACCATTGTCAATGGTGACTTTGAACTCAGCCAATTTAACTTTCAGCTTCTCCACCCGAATTGCAAATTGTTCCGCACGTTTGTGAAACTCATCTGCCCGGTGGGGGTATTGTTTGGAGAATTCACGACATTTTTCGATAAAAGTATCACGTGCGCCCGTTGCGGCTTTTACCTTGATGACCGATTCATCGAATTCGCGTTGCTTTTTATCCAACACGCTGGTCGCATCGATGATTGGACGTTTACGCGCTTCATCAATGGTTGCCGCCAACTTCCAATTTGCCAGTTTCTGCGAGAAAACTGGTGCAAAATTGATCGTTGCTAGACACACTGCACCAATGGCGATGGTGGCAATCAACGACTTCAATAACAGGATAAGTGCTGGTGCCAGCACGATGAGGGCGACCCCGATACCAATTTTGTATTTAAGATCGAGTGATTTTAAGCGATCAGCATAGTCCACAATTGCTCTCCTATTGGTTGAGCTGGTTTAAGAAACTTTGATACTGCACATTTCTGTCAATATCTTTTTGGGTAATTTTTTTCAGTCTGGTCAAATCCATGTTGTGCGTCAAGTCGGCGCGTTTAACTATGGTCGCATCGGCATTACTCATCACAGTGGTTTTATATTCTTCCAACGACTGTCCGGGGATTTTAGTCAATGCGTTTACCCCGGCCACCACACGGGGAGTCATACCGTGAGCTGACATCATTTCATCAGTGATCCCACCATCTTCTTTGGCATCGTGCAGTAATGCGATACAAAACAATTCTTCATCATCAGTGCATAAGCTATTCGCAACATGTTCGGGATGAAGGTGATACGGTTTTCCGCCCCGATCCCGTTGGCCCTTGTGAGCCAGTAACATCAATGACCTGGCAGATTCCATCAAATTGCTCATAATGTTGCCTCAATTGACCGAAACCGTTCTTCCCACAATGGGGGCACATGATATTCGTCAATGTTGAACTTCTCATATTTCAACAGTGATTCAATGTCTGCTTGATCTTGCCGATTGAAGCGCCCGAGTTTTGACACCACTAGGCCAGCAGGTGAGGCAATTTTAACTCCGTCAACTTTTCGCGCAGTTGCAAAAATGTGTTCTGCAATGTGTTGAGGCAGATTGATTGCCGTTGGAGATAGAACTTCAACCTCAACACCAGTCATCTTATGCTCAAACGCACCACTGTGGTGGTTAAATTTATCCAATGACGCTGGAATATCACCGTCCGATAAAAACAAGACATCAACATCGGTGGTCGTTCTCGGTTTAACGTAAAAGCTCAACGCCAACCCACCGATCAATACGAAATGTTCATCCTTGGTGGCTTTCACAAAATCATCAAAAGCCACGCCGACTTCCCACACAACAATCGATTCAGACAGCGTTCGAGTGCCATCGTTCACCATATTGGTTTTTCGTAAATTGCGTAGGGCTGCATATTGCATCATGTGAACTGCTGATTTCCAAGTTTTTTACCAAGGGATTGTTGACGATTGAGATTAGGCGGTTGACCCGTTCCAGAATCATCGTGGCTAAAAATCCCATAAAGTTTTATCACCTTTGAATCACCGCCGGAAATGCTGTATATGATAGACACATCGAATGTCAATTTGGCGTGAATATACCCCTTCAGAAAAGAATGCCTGAAAGGGTAATCACTTGATCCAAATGCTGCGGTAGGATTTGTTGCTTTTGCCGCCTTGAATTGCATAAACGTTTTTACAACTTGCGGGTTTGCTTTCAGCGTTTTTACAAACAGGTCACAAACTTGGAATTCAACCTTCAAGATTGACCCCACATTGTTGCAAAAAGCAATCCAAATCGTCGCTAGACATTGGTGCAGACCATTTCACCACTTGAGTGACATTGATCAGGTCTTCCGTCAAGAATCCAGACTGAGTTTGATCAAAGGTTTCGGCCAAAATTTTGAGAGAGGGTTGGGTGACTTCTGAAGTTTTCATGATGTATTTACGTGTTGATGGTGTTCATCATAGCACACCGTCAGAAGTCATTGTCAATTCCTGACCAACGAGTGGGGTTAACGCTTTTTGCGCTTGAACTCCACAGCACCCGGAAAGATGCTCATAATTTCAGCAACCCCCTCTCGTCCATCGTTGCATTATGCTCTTTTGTCGATGATGTGTGGTCAGCAAAATGCAAGGTGTATCCCGACAAATCGGCCACAACTCTGACTGGCCAACCGTTTCCGGTGTCATATTGTTTGGTCAATTCGGTTGGCTTACATAACTCATCACGGATGCCACGAGCATCACTTAGCGCATTATGAGGGATTTTGCTGGCACAATCTACCCGCTTGACTTCCATAGTTAACGGCGGGGTATTCATTCGTTCACCAGGGCCAGTAATCAAGGCGTTGCAAAAATGAGCAATATCTTCTGGCCAGTCTGCGACCACATGAATGGTAGAAAATTGACCCAGAAAGTTCCGCAAACTTTGTTGAAATTTGTCAATCGTGACTGCATCCTTATTCAGCACTGGAATGACATGCTGTTTGACCCAAGGTTTCGGACGGTTGCATTCCAACACTTCGTACCATTCATGTCCAGAATTTGACACTAGCGCCATCGATATGAGTTCACCCTTGAACTCGTTGAATTCACAGTCTAGATACAAGTTCATAGTTCACATCCAAACAACATAAAAAAGTCAACCAATTCCTTATCCACAAATCCAGTCGATGCGTTCTCAAATGTCCAGCCACCGCTGTCTCGTTTGAAACACCCCAACAAGGCGCTGGTGGAACCTTTGTCCAACTTGCTCAACACAATGGTGGCAATTGGGGTATTCGACGCTGAATCAAACACCACAGCGGTCGCATCACCACAATGATCGAAGCATTGGTTTTGAGCAATCGCTTTGTCAATAGTGATAACACATGGCACTCGGTCAGCATTTTGCGGAATTTGTGCGAAATCGATTTCCACAATTTCATCAGCACCAACACCAACACCATTGCGGTTATCGCCCTTGATATGGTTTGCGTATGGGGTATTTTGTTGTCCCCAGTAACATATCCATTGATTGCCAATGCTCACGCCCATGTCGCAATTCCCAGTTTTTGAGGAGTCGGTCAATAAGGCGCTGATATCAAAATCATAGGCGTATCCGGTCGTATTGATAGTCGGTGGACTCCAAGATAGTTCCAACCGAATTTTGGTCAATTTAGCGCCACCTTTCACCAATGGTAGTTTTTGATCTTTTGTGATTTTTAACATGATATTCCTTTCAGTTTGAAATACGGTTTTTGCGAATAGATGACCACACCCCAGCAGCGATAATTGCTGCGGAGGTTAACCCTGCAACAATTTCGCCCACTTCGATGTGCAAAATACCCAGATACATGATCACAACCAACGCCGCAATGGCCCAATATGCCGCATGCTCCAGGAATTCATACTGTTCCAGCGTTTCTTTGTCCACCAAATACACAGTCATTGATCGCACAAACATAGCCCCAATTCCAAGGCCCGCTGCAATGATGATGAACATATTGGTGATTGCAAACGCTGCCACCACGCCGTCAAGGCTGAAACTAGCGTCTAACAGTTCAAGGTATGCGAACCCGATTAGGCCATTTTTTGCAACAGCGGTGGACAAGTCTTTGCCCCCCAGCCATGCCTTGATAAGGTGCATAGTTTGGTATACACCGTAACCAATTGCTGAACTGATAAAATATGCACCAAGTTTGTCCAACTCGACAAAATACCCAATCACCACCACTACCATCAACACCACTGGCGTAACTGGGAGTTGTGTCAACTTCGATTCAACGTGGTGAATCCAGTGGTGGGATTTGTCAATGTTGAAGAAATAAGTCGCCACTACCATCAACAAAAATGTCGCACCAAACCCAAGAATAGAAATGTGAGCATCGTGCATGATTTGCGCATATCGCGCCGGATCATTGAATGGAATTGTGATCGCATCCATGAAAGTCACATTGCCAGTGAATTTGACAATCATGATGGGCAACACCATTCGCACAGCAAATACCGCGATGAATATGCCCACGGTGAGGAACATTTTTCGCCAAAATGCGCTCATGTGTTTCAACACCGTGGCGTTCAAAATGGCGTTATCTAGAGACACTGTGGTCTCCAAAATGGCCAAAATCATGGCAGACACCGTGAAGCTCACGGCTGCTGCCAAACTAATAGATGCGCCGTATGACGCCACCAAAATTAGGGTGAGCACGGCAAATGCGATGCTGCCCTTAAAATAATCCAAATTGCTTTTCATAGTGATTCCTTATTCACAACAACATAGACACCATCGTTACACGTAACGGTCACTGGGACATTTACTCCCTTGCAATATATTGGCATAGTTACTAAATATCGAACGCCATTGATCGTGGTTTTTACCAGTCGTCCACTCCATAAACCAGGATACGATCCACAGTTATACTGAGAAAAAGCTGCCATCGATTCCACTTCAATGCGGTCACATTCCATCAGTATTTTCCTCCATCAACCCAAGATTGATAGCCAACGCTCCGTCAATCTGGTCGTCTAAGGTTTGGTCAACATGTTCAGTCGATATCCCCAATTTGTCCGCCATGATTTTCACTAGGGCATTACGCCAGTGGACACCTTCTTCGCCACCATTGGCCAGAATTTGTTCAGCAATATAGTCCGCAATTGATTTCAGTTCTTGGTGAACCATTTAGTGAACTCCTGGTTAAAAATCTGTTGGTACAGTTTGTCGGTGGACAGTGACTTCAAATCTGACAATTTGTGAAACGATACGCCCTCAATTTGTTCATCAGCTTTGACCAAGGTGGCGAAATCTTGGCGGGAATCATTGTTGGCACCGATTAGCACAATGAAGTAATTGCTGGCCACCATGAGAGACAAATTGCGCAAAAAAGTTGCCTCGTTTCCACCATCTTCGCCGTCAGTCAAGAACAGCAAAATCGTCGGCGAATTGACGACAGTTTTCTTGGCACCAAACAACCCGCTGAACAAACCTGTGGACTTTGGGGCATCAACGTTGAAGGCCTCTAACGCACGCCCATAGTTTGTGCCACGCCATAACATACTGGCGGGAACCCGTCGCAAAAATTCTGTTTTCACGTCCTTCGCATCATCTACGCCATAATCGCCGGTATCAAATGCCTCGCTACTAAACGCAACAATTTGAACCAATTTGTCGGGGTCAACAACTTGAGCGATGCTAATAGCAGCGTCAAAAAACGGATCAACCAATTTGTTGGCATACTCATCAGCAAAACTGCCGCTTACGTCTGCCGCCATTTTGACCTCAATTTTGAAGTCAGGTAGTTTTTCCGTTTGCAGAGTTTTGGTCAAAGCAAGTTTAACTTTACCAATCTCTTGTTCAACGTCTTTGGTAGTTTTGAGCATGGTTTTCATTTGTTAATGGCGCGATAGCAGTCATACTGCGTGTGAAATTTGTTGCACTGTACCGAAACATCATCAGCGCGATGGGTTGCACATGCTGACAACGTGATACACACAATTGCGATCATGGTTTTCATTGTTGGCCCCGTTTGCTGATAATTTGGTCAGCCAGGCCGTACTCCACGGATTGTTGGGCCGACATATAAAAGTCTCGCTCGGTATCTTGACAAATTGTGTCATAAGGTTGGTTGGTATATTGCGCGTATAGTCGGTTCATGTTTTCCTTAATGCGCAAAATTTCTTTCGCAGTGATGGCGATATCGGTGGCTTGACCTTCTGCGCCGCCAAGTGGCTGATGAATCATGTGGCGCGTATTAGGCATGATATAGCGCTTACCTTTGGCACCACTCGCCGCGATAAACGAACTCATTGACGCCACCATACCCATCGCATGGGTCGAAACATCACACGAAATGAAATTCATGGTGTCAACAATTTGCATGCCAGCATCAATACTGCCACCTGGGCCAGCAACAACCAACGTAACGTCTTTGGTTGAACTTTCGCTCTCAAGGTAGAGCAATTGTGCCACCACAACGTTTGCAAGCTCTTGTGTTACTTGCCCGTTGCAAAACACTACCCGGTCGCGCAACATGCGACTAAAGATGTCAAAACCGCGTTCAGAATTGCCAGATTGCTCGATAACGGTTGGAATCAGCATGGTCGTTCCTTTCAGGAAATATGTGGAGTAACAGTGGGGGGTGAGAGATAAGCCAGATACAGTTCGTGTTTCAGATCATCTGACAAATCAGGGTAAGGCATGGTGGCGATGAAAGTGTGGTGACTATTTTGGCCCCACACTGTCTCTAACAGTCTACCACCTTTGCTCAGAGCAAGTAGTTTATCACCGTTTTTTGGAGGGTTGACACGAATGCTAACCAGTTGTGGGGTCTTTGAAGTGGGGCGTTTGTGTTCATTCATTTCGACATACGTAATTATAAAAATCGACTAACTCGTAGTAATTAAAATGGCGCATCAACTTTGCTGTATCCCATTGCCACTCTTTGGTTTTACTATCCAGCTCACCATACGCTGCAATTTTGACATTGGAGAGCTGCTGAATGGTTGGTGTCAATTTAATCAGGTCAGTGTTGATAAATTGGCGCTTATTGTGGTACTCGATTACTTCAGGGCGTTCTGGGCACTTTTCGCTAATCGTTGAATACAGGTTGGTTTCATGGAGAATCCGTGTGCCATACATGGTGCGGTAAAGACCGTGGTTGCAATAGTCAGTAGATGGATATGGGGCAGAGGTGAAGGCGCAATCGTGTTCTTGAGTGCTGTTTGAATGATTGGGGCACCGCATACAAGAAGTGATCTCGACCTTGTGGTCAAATTTGAAAGCCATGTTAGGAGTCTTTCGTGGTTAGATGTTGATAAAAGCGTTCTAGTTTTTTGATGTCATCGAATGTGTTGAGCAAGGTTTCGTTGTCCCATTGCCAAAAACCCGTACAGTCATTGGTCTTGCCAAACTTGGAATATTTCACGTCAAGCTGTTGGGCTGGTGTTAGTTCAATATTGGAAATCAAGTTGAGTAAACGAGTGAACTCACTTTGGCAAAATTGTTCTTTCACATCCGTTCTAAATGGACAATTTAGGTCAATGCTAGAACCAAAGCTCTCGCTCAATGTGTTACTGCCCGTGATTTTGGCGAACATGGCATCGTCGCATATCGCGCTATTGCCACTTACGATAAACGAAGGGCACTTTGAACATGATAATATCTCCTCGACCCACACTCGAACCAAACGAAACGGATGTTTTGTGTCATTTGCTATTAGCGGCATACTCACAATGCACCGATTACACCCAAAATTGAAGTCAAAATCCACTTAGCAAGCAACAAATATGATGCCAACTGCACCCGACGCAGGCAAGTCGGCGATAGTTCAAATTTTGGCGTATTTGATGAGCTATTGTGCTGAATCGTAGCCACAACACATTCCATTGCAATCGCCGCGCAAAAAATAAACGAAATAGTATTTTCCATGATGTTATCCACACTTTCTAAAATTAAACAAACAATTGTTCCACACACTTTTCACGGGCACTATTATATGCCTGTAACCACTCGATTGCTGGCGTAGTCGAGGACAACGTTTTGGTAGTTGTCCTGGAATGCAAGCTAAATGGATCGCATTTCTATACGAAAATACTGACCATTTTGCTCCAACAGCATGGCCTTATACTCACCCTTAACGATGTTGCACACAAACCCCAATACCTTGGCGGTCTCCAGTTGTTCAAAAGTTGCATGCTGAAATTGTTTGATCATCCAAACAGACAGCTTAACTTTTTTAACAATGATTTCCATGATCTTAGCTCCATTTGGTGATGTGTCCCTATCGTATCACGCACCACGATGAACGTGTAAACCCAATGTGATTACATGGGAATTATCAGATTGCACATGCTACAGCTACAGTTCAAGTTCGCCTCGTTGCTACGTGACTCACTCATTTTGCACGTCGGGAACTGTAAGTGCCCGACCAAATTCGTCGCAAACGCCAGAAGCTGTCCAAAAGAATCCTCTGATATTGTGCTTAAATTTGTAGAAACCAAACGGGAGCCGATATATGTCAGCTTCATGGTTAAGAGCGCCATTTGTATCTGCGTCGTGTATTTGACCACACGATTTACACACAAACTCCTTTCTCTTCCGGTTGGATTTTTGTGTCCACCCACAACTACTGCACCGTTGACTACGATAAGTCGCCGATTGTTCAATAACTGGGACACCCAGCTCTGCGCAACGGCTAGTTATCTGTGCATTTATTTGGGTGTAAGTCCAGTGAGTTAACGCCGTACTGGTTCGGTGTCCAGCCCGCATTTGACGCAATTTCTCCAAACGCAGCTCTGATACATTATGTAAATTAAGTCGGTTTATTGAGTAGTTGATGTAATTCTTGCGATGATCCTGGCACCGCTTGGCTGCCAAGCTGCCGCGCCTCTTGCGGGCCATTTTATCCAAAATCGATGCCAAATCATGCCCGTGTGGACATTTTTGTGTGGACTGCCCGTCTGACAGAGATAAACATGTGCTCACGACAAAATCAGACGATACTCGCCAAGTCGTCATTTGACGGTAGTTTTTAGAAATCAACGAATTGGTGTGCTTGGTAAATACAACCGGGATACAAATTGTCCCAAAAGATTTGCCAATACTCTTCAACTTCAAAAACCCATCAAAATGGGTGTCAGTTTTCACAAATTCACAGCAGTTGATATTCAGAGTCGCAGTCGCACAGCCAGATCGGTCTGGTTTCATCAACGTCGCCGAATCTATTCTGGACTGTAACCGTTTGATTGATTGGGCGTCGCCAACTCGCATTTTAGTGGCCAACACATAAAGCTGTTTTTTGCGGCGTTCTGTTTGTGTCTTAATGACGCCCAATGCTTCGGACGCAATGATCCCGATTACCCTAGCACTAAGGTCAGGATACGGTTTTGGTAATAATGCGGTACTAATAAACGGTGGAACATCTAGTTTGTTGCGCTTGATGTCCATAACCGTCTTTCCCCACTGTATCCGCGTTTCCCAGAAATAATCAATGTAAAATTGGAGTGCCAAATTATAAACACGCAAGAATTCCTGTAACTTTAGTTGTTTACCGGGATTTGCAAATTTGATCGCGTGCTTGCTTGTTTTGATCATATGGGGCGCAATGGTCGGATTGGGTGTGGTCGATACGAACATTGTGACACAAGTGTAAACAAAAGAGGTGCCATTTGTGTAACAACCTCTCTGTCAGGTCAATGTTCACAACCAAGGTGGCGATGCCGAATTGCGCGCAGGGCACACAGCCTGTTCAGGGGTTGTTAACATGATGGCGCCAACGGCGATCAATCCGAGAAAGAAAGCAATCAACAAGCAGACCAATACGCCAAGACCACTCTCTTCTTTCAAATATTCGCTTGATGGGGGGATGGGCTTCATAACAACTTAGCCAAAATGATGGAACCAAATAACTACTGACACCCCAAACACCACCACGCCCGCCATCACCCTGTAAATCATCGCGTCAAGTTGTTCGTCAGTTTTTTCAACAGTTTTCATCATCATTTCCTTTCAAGTTGTTAGACCGTTTCTGGCCAAAATAGCAGACAATTCTGCTGAATAATCGATTCGTTTCAGGTTTTTACGCAGCACCCAAACAACGGACATCCGGTGCCCTTCCACAAACTCTCGGCGCAAAGTGAATTCACCGGAAACATATTCAACATCACCGTTCACCGTCTTTTGTGGAGTCAGTTTGAGTGTCACGTTAACCCCTTTGTTGGTTACTTAACTTCTCTGTTGTTTGAGAAAATGGCTAGCACCTTGTTGCCGTCCGTTCTGGTGTCAGACACGATCATGGTATAAGTTGCCCCACGGTAGACCCATTTTGGCAAAAACCGTTGAGTGTAAATCACATATTCATAGTACATCTCTGCTTCATCGTCTTGCAAGATTGCAACTGTGCTGGCAAATCTGACCACACCATCTGATTCCGTTCCGACAATTTTCCAGAACCGATTGGTTTGATCATCAATTGGTATCACGCACCATTCTTCAACATATCCTTCAACATATCCCACATGGTCGTAGACGGCCTGCTGGGCTTGATTGAAGGCGTCGATTAAATTAGTCGTCATTGGTTGAATTCCCCAAATTTAGCAATCTCGTGCGGCGTCGGGTTTCGTTCTACAACCAAATCTCCCTCGGCATATCCCCTGTCGATCCCCATTTGCCACTGGCCTCGCGCAATCTGATACATCATTTTCAAAAAAGGATCATCACCAGCAGGATGAAGTGGTTCAGTCGCATTGACCATTTCTGGTCTAATAGTCAGACCATACACTGGCGTGCCATCGCAATCTCGATCCTGAGTAGCCACATAGCAAACCAGGCCAGAATTGACCTCTCGCACGATTGCACCACACGGGATCGTATGTTGTAGCATTTGGTTATTTTCTCTGACAGATTTCCCATTGGCTTCTATCATATCACCAGCATAAACAAATTTGGTCGTCACAATGAACTCCTAGTAGGCAGCAATAAGACTGCTTGACCGCAGCATAATACTCAGATTGTAGATTCAAGCTGGCAGCATTTTTGACAAAAAATGCGATGATGTCGTCAGGGCCACCACACCATTGGTTATCCCAATCCCAGCATACATCATTTGCCACTGCATGTTCTTCAACTCCATCGCGGCGAATGATGCCAACCCTATCCGTCAAAGCAACGCCAGGCGGTGGCAACAATGGATCATGATTATCAGATGGATGCCAAGGTGTGTACCAAGGTAGCAAAGAAAGTGTCGTCATGATGAAACTCCAAGGTGGGTAGAACAGTCAACCGCCATTACGCAACTCATGTTCCAAAAACATACCAGTCAATTTGTAAGCCACGATCACGGCAATCAGGCAGAAAAAGCCGCCCACATCATCGACGAACCACAGGGTCGTCATAGCACACACCCATGTCCCCACGATCGCTATTCCGGTGCCAATTTTCACGATGATTTCCCCGAGAGAGGTTTTTGAACGATGCGAAAGGTGTACTTCCCCTTCACCCCAGAGCTGTAGTAGCTCTTCTTGGCCACGAGTTTAACATCAGAAACTGCGCTAGTGGGCATTAGTGAAGTAAAACCGTCTACTATCCACATCCCATCGTTGACCGTTACGTTTGAGTACATTTGCACCAACGGCGTGTTGTTCAAGATTTCACCACACGCTATGGAAAACTTTCCGTCTGCGTTCACGGTGTCGGCCACTTTTCTGGCCACTGCTGCCAACAAGTGATTGTACATACTGACCTCAGTAACCACAAAATCACGGTTTTTTGCCAAGTCGAGAAGATTGCCAGTCAGGCCATCTAAAATGTTCTCAGAATCTACCAGAAACCGGTTTCTATAACTTTTGATGATGGTGGCATCATTTTCATCAATAATCCCCAACTTTTGCCCCATTATCAGGGGCGCATCGTGCTGGCCATTATTAACGATATCTTCCACCACCCATAGCGCATCGGCTTTCACACCCGCCAAATACGATTGTAAATTACTGACGCTAGAGGTGGCCGCACCGTTTCCACATTTTGACGAAACGTGAACCACTTTACCCCGGAATGACAATGTGCTGTCTGAAAATTGAGTGTTCTGGGAATTGCCGTAAGTAATTTTACAATTTGAAAACCCCGTCCCCAAAAACTTGGAGGCTGCTTCATCACCATTGCCACTATGATTCCCCACCATTAACGCAATGGGGTGAACCACTTCACAAAAATAATCCCGAAATGGTTCAAACTCGATGTTGTTTGGTGGTTTGATAATATAAGGATAGGGATCATTGTTTGCCACCATTTTTGTCATAGTGGTGAGAGCATGGTTTAGGCCCAATTTTTCACCAAGCTGTCTCACAACATCATCCGGTGATAATTCAGACCCTTCTATCAGGTCTTGTGGAGTTATACCGGAGCGTGTTTTTTCACTTGGCTTTGAGCTAAGTTTGTAATCACCATAAACGATATTGGGGATAAAGTTTCTTCTATGGTCTTGATTCACGTTGCGGAAAAACCGACAACTCAGTTGGTCAGAGCCATCAAATTTCGCCAATGAGACCCCACAATATGAACTCGGGGAATTCTCATAGTAAACATTGTGTGAATCAAGGTATGAATTCAACTCCTGGAGTTTAAGATTGCCAGACGCTGGGTAAAACTTTAAGGAATCAAATCGAATAATATCCCCATTTTGGTTTTTAAAGATGTCCCCAGGCTTTCTGCCTGTTAATCCATTAGCCATTAATCACCTGCAACGGAAACTCATACACTTCACACAGTGGCAATCCAAGTGAATGCAGTCGGGGTGAAAAACTGTAAAAAAATTCGTCGTGATCCATTGGATGGTTATTTTCTACTTGATATTGATGGCACATTTCATGAGCCATGATTGATAAAAGGAATCTCAATGTTGGCCAATTTGGTATACAAATTATTTCTACTGGATTGGTCGCAACACACAATCCATAAATCATCCTCATCCGCTTGATGCTGAGTTTTGGCGTGGTCACTTTCAGCCCCAAGGCGGCATTCAGCTTGCTATGAATGTGGTGCAACTCTTGCAATGATGGGCGCACCGGACACCTCTTTTGTTTCCAAAGTGGAGCATCAGGTTGAGTCAACATGTCGCTCAAGCTCATTTGTGCAATATTCATGGCGGTAAATATCAGAACAAAGGGGTTATAAGATGTCTGGGCACACATTTGATTTGATTAGCGACTTAAATTTGCAAGTCGATGAATCGTTTGATTGGGAATTGCGAGCAACAAGTGATGTGTGCGTGGTGGCCGGAAACATAAGCCACGATTTGGAAACGTGTAAGAAAGTGTTAGACCATCTTGGGGAACATTATGAGTGCGTGTTTTTCATCGACGGCCCTTTGGAAAATTCTAGAACACCAAACTCGCAAGTAGTAGAAGTTTTCACTCAATTTTCTGAAACACGTGACAACATCGTGTATCTGCACGATGATTATGCCATATCCGACAAGGTGGCTATCATTGGCGCGAACGGATGGTATGGAAATTCGACTGAGATCGATGCCATGTATGAAGACGTTGCTTTTTTACATGAAACCATCAAGGAACTAAACGCTGCCTGTGACGTTGAATCTATCGTGGTAGTCACTTCCACCCCACCTGCCAAAGAACTGTTAGACACCGTGCCCAGCAACCTGTCCCTAATTTCCCCCATCACTGTGCTAGTATCAGATCAACACAGTAAGGTCAAAATTTGGGCATACGGTGGAACCGCACATAAGAAAAACGCCACGAGTGGTGGCGTAGAGTTGGTTAGTAATCCAAAGCAACACTCAGTCTATTATGCCGAATGTTGCTTCATAGATTAGGTGGACATTTCCATCGTGACCTTCAACACGTTGCCCGTCATGTCAGAGCATCCGTTGATAGCAGCCACCTTTTCTTCTGCGATCTCATACGGCAATGTGGCCACCACAGCATTACCATCATCAGAAACTTCATAGGCCTTATCAGTGGCAGCATGAGACTCATACCGGAGAAATGCCTCTAGGCAACTTACGATATGTTCATGAGTCGTCTTCACACCATCGTGAAAAATCACGTTCCAAAACTTGGGTGCTTGCAGTTGTTTGTTCGGCTTGACGGCATTTTGAGTAGCCATGATGGGAAATCCTTTCAGGAAACGATGTTATGGGTTACTGGTTTGGCTTGTTCTGGCACGTTGAGCACCAGTTCAATGCGTAGCATACCATTTTTCAAGATGATGTTGCGCACTTCTTCATAATCACGTAGCTCCACAGTGGTTTCAAAGTTTCGACGGGCGATGCCACGTGTCATGTATTCCACATCCGATGGTTTCGGAAGTTTCCCAGTGATAATCAGTTGCTTTCGGTCTGTCACAACAGACAAGTCATCCTTTTCAAAACCTGCCACCGCCATTTCAACGACACGGGCGTCATCCAACGTTTTGATGATGTTGGTGGGCGGATACTTGCGGGAATCGATTGCTGTGCGGGTTGCACGTTCCAGATCGGCAAACAGTGCATCGATCGCGGATCGTTCCACGTTGCCAGAACTCATGTGTGCAAACCATGTCGGAATTTCAAAATGTCGCATAATATTTCTCCTGTAAAATTAGCGAGGTTAACGTTGACTCCCAGGGTGAGCCGTCAACGTGGGGGAATTATCACAAATTTTCAGAACGTTGTCAACACCCTAGCAGAAACGCAGCGAACAATTCTTCATCAACGATGTCAAGGTTGATGACACCTGGCCCGGCGTAAAAACCAGAATCAGGCTGTCTGACTCCATACAGTTTGGCAAATTCCAAAAGCACATAATGCTGGTACACCCCCGCCATACCGGAAGATTCAGATAGCGACAGTGGTTTCCGAATATATGACCGGGGAAACGTCGGATATATCACAGTTTCATATATTTGCGCAATAGCAGTGGACATAGCGTCAATGACGGGTTCAAGCGGCATCATCACCGTGCGAATCACTGTTGAATTCAACGTCATAAACCCATCGCCCAAGCGGTGAATCTAGCGTGATCCACAATTTCACACCAATATTTCACAGGTTGACCATTAAGTCGTCTTTTCCTTCGTCGAAGTCCCGTTTGGCGTTGCAATTCCAAGGACACATAATGAAGCATAGCACCAATCACTGCCCAGTTATCGCCTTCATACACATCTTGAAATAGGTGATACACATCATCAGCAATTGTTTCGCTCAGAGCGCTATATCCATCACGCAACGCACTGTCTGGAAGCATAGTGATAAACATTCTGGTGTTCATTTTTGCTTCATTGTGGCGATCACGGATTTCTCAGCGGATGTCAAGTTGGCTTCATCATACAACCCATCTTGAATCTGTTGTTCCAAAAATGAGAGATACTCTGGCGTCACATGACGACTAGCGTTTTTGCCCATTTGTTTCCACTCCACTCCATCAAATTTATAAGGCCGATGAGGTGTCACATCCACGCGCACGAAGTATTCATCTTTGGCTGCTTTCTTGGGAAAAGTGACCCCAAAGGTCTCGACGGGCAGCGTGCGCTCAAGATCAGACAAAAACATTTGAGGGACTGATGACCTCACCACGTCACGATGAACCCGTTTTCCGTTAATGTGGAAATACATCGACTCGTCACGGTAAATCTCAACTGTTTGCCCCACTGTGATGATCTCAGATTCTGGATCAGCAACGTGGAATTTCAACGTAAGCGGGCGCCGTTCCTTCACCGGTTCTTCCACCACATCTTGAGGTTCAGGCTGAGAAACAGGTTGTTCAATCTGTGGCTCAATCGTGGGTTCTACGTTGGGGGTTTCCGCCACGGGAATGCTGGTTTCCACCGGTTGTTCGATTTTGGCCTTAGTTGCGAAAAACAACATCACGATCGCGGTTGGGTCAAAAAGCATCACAATCATAAGAATCCACCCAGTCGTCACGGTGGTGATTTGGGCATGATTTGGATTTGCCCCATAAATCAAGGATGCCGCATATTTCACTGGCCCAAGGTCAGCCGCAAGGTTGCGATCATGCTTTGCCACCGTGGACAACGTTGCATTCAACCTGGCAATGTCCGCTTCCAGCATGGCAATATCAGTATTGAGTTGAATTCTCTCGCCTTGCTGTGCGTTTCTAACGTTGGTTGCACGGTTGCTAGCATACAGGGCATCTTTGGAGCCACTTTTACTTGCATTCGTGAACGCAGTCACTTGTGCGTCTAATGTTGCCAATTGCTCCACTTTTCGAGCAACCTGGGAGGTTTTGATAGCAATATTGGATTTAAGTTCGTCAATGGTGGCCCCGGTTTCGCCCATTGTGGAATCTGCGCTAGCGTGTTGCTTTGCGAAAAAACCATAAACCCCGCATGAGGTCAAAATGGCCAGCCCCGTGGCAATCACAATGGCAACAAAGAGGTGACTCTTTTTACCATTCAAATTCAACTTGATCCAAGAAATCATGGTCAACTTGCTGATTTCCATAATCATCCCAGCGGTGGCAATCGCCCACTCATTGCCGGGAAAGATGGCCATCATGCCGTCCACACTGAACCACCCTGAAATCAGACTGAGTAGCACCGCGTTAAGCAACATCCAATTTGAAAAAGTCATGTCTTGCCCCGTGAATCATTGAGTGCAGTATAACTGTTTCCTAGAGTTGGCCCACCAAAGTTGACTGTGGCAGTCAACTAATGCGCAAACAAAATGCGGCATACATTGTCATATCCGTTACCACGATTTGAGCATGGTGGTCAAGATGATAACCAAAGTGTGTATCACAGTGCGCTCGTGTTTGCTCAACTGTATCAAATGTTGAGTCTAACATTTGGAACACCCCAAGATGAATACCATCAGTTTCCTCTACCCAGAAGCACACAATTGACAGCACATATTCGATGAGTTTGTTCTCATCAACCACCACCAGACGCCCTGGAGTGCGCCATTTCACTTGATCCCGCAAGTCATATTCAAAGTAAAACCCATAGTCACCACCCGATTCTTTTTGTGCCCAATCAAGGCGCTCATCAAAGTTTTCTGTTGGCACACGAATCGCAGACCAATCGATCATATTATCCCACGCATCCCGTAATTCACTTGACCAGGGAGCCAATGGATCAAATATCTTTGTTTGTTTGCGCATTGATCAACTTAAACGAAGTAATGTTGCATAAAATTTTACGTCATCTGTTATGGTCACGATGGCGCTGGATAATCCTATTTCAAGGTCAATCCAAATTGAATACCCGTATAAAGCACCTGTTTCTAACATGGTGTAATGCCTGGCACAGCATTCCAGCGAGTTATAGTATAGTGTATGCCTGCGCAAGTAATGTTGAGCACCGAGTAACTCTGTGTACTCCTGTCAGATTTCGTTTTCTATCAAAAATAAATCACGGTGGAGTGGATTAAACATATTCAAAACAAACGTGTTGCCCATTGTTGCAAACCGTGCTCACAAAATGAAACAGCCCCGAGGGGCTATTATGTTGATTCAGGCCGTTTAGGCCACGGAAACAATCCGGGTAAGGTCAATTGATCGCCAATCTTCCTCGGTCACATCGTACACCGTGATCACAGTGTCTTTGGTAGGCTGAAGAGCTTCGCCTGGCAGCTTATCAGCCTGAAGCGTACACTTCATGACACGCTGACTGCCATCCTTCTTAGCAAAAGTGATGGTTAAAGTGTTGGAAGAAAGTGAAGAAATGAGTTCGGGTTTGTTCATGGTAAAAGGCTCCGGTTGAGTGATGTGAGAGAGAAGTTGCTGTGACAAGTATTGATTAAACGGCACATCGTGGTGATGTGCGTCCATCAGCAATGAGTATAGCATGTGTGGAGGGAGATCGAGGGGATGAAGTGAACTACCATCCAAGCACTTGCCAGAAAACAGCGTTTCAATTTTGTCCACCATGTCTGACAAGTTGTCGCACACTGTTGCGCCAGTATGTTCGTCAGGTTGATGAACATTCTGTTGTCGATAGTCAACCCATTGGTATTCATCGTCGCCGTCGAACAGATTGACCACCATGCAGTCTTTTGTCAACTTGTCAAAATCAGCGGTAACAAATACCGCGTCGGAGAATTGACACGTCAGGGTAGTAAACGGGTGATCTGGATCGTTGTGACATTCAACGATGTTATGATCGCAAAGTTGCAAGAACCGTGGTAGAGAAAGTGTTTCCATTTTGTTCCTCATGTTAAAAGAAAAGTTGTCAGAACCATAAGCTCATTGATTGCAGATTTTGCCGCAAGTTTGCCGGTTAGTGAATCATTGTATAGCTCGGTGCATAGTTGGCGCAAACCCCCATCACCGAACCACGAGTAATCATGTAGGACTACAAATAACGGCGGGGATGCGAAACCATCAGGCGCATAAAGTGTTTTACCCGTGCGGATTTTCCGCATTGGGAATGTTATCCCAAGTTTATCCAAAACTTCTGCCAATTTCATGTTCACATTGCCCCCAAAACTGTTGGATCAAAGTATTCAATCTGAATTCCATTCTGAATGGCATCCTGAATTTCAGCTTTAACACCCGTGCTAGCTTCCCATCCAGGAAACTTAACCACAATCATGCTGTCGCATTTGCGTAAAATTTCTCGGCAACATTGTTCCCAAAATTTGTAATCGGTGCCAACACTCGGGTCTTCAATACAGACATAGTGCATATACAGCGGACTGACGTATGTCTGCAATGGCCGCGTGGCGACAAAATGTGCAATTGCCTTGTTAAGATGTCGCATCAACTGGTGCTTATCTTGGCAATTTGAATACGAGGAAGTCACGTAAATCATGTTTCAAATATCCTCTATGTTGTAAATTTCACCCTGGATTCGCATGGTGGGCCAGGAGAACGACTCTCGAAAAACCATGTCATCCACTAGGGTGACGTGAACGTCATGCCCGTGACGAAATGACCGTGAGAACCACCGTTTGCAGTATAGACGAAAACTCTGGTGCTTTGACCAGAGATCGCGCACTTCGTTAACGTTAGTGTTTTTCAGATTCATCTCTGAGCAACACATTGACGCAATATCTTGCATTGTCGGTGTGGCCGACCACTTGAATCCAAACGTTGCCTCAAGATGGGGCTTCATGATTTGGTTGAACTTAGCCAAATCGTCGTCGTCATCGATGGCAAAGCTGAACAAATTAATGCGATCGAATTTGTTATTAGCTATGAACCGCCGAATTTTGTCAACGTTGATTGCCTCACTGTTATGCCACCCTGACAGCACTGGGGTGATGATGGTATCTTCAAGGTCTAACCAACAATGTTTAATCACGTTTGTCACAAGAATTCCCCGTTAATGTTATCCAAGTATGCCATAAATTCGGCAAATCGCATGGAACTCAGGACTTGACGTTGTTTGGTGTATCGTGCGATTTTACGAATGCTCATTGGTCATTCTCCAATTTAGAAAAGTCTGGTTTCAGGTACTCGATTGCCCAAATACATTTTTTGGCATAGGCAATCACGGGTTTAATTTCCCCATCATATCGATGGTTGATCCGATCGACCAACTCTGCGATCCAAGTCCGTGCATTCAATTCGACCGCCATCTTGGCGTTGGTTTGGCGACGAGCGTTGCGCATGTTCATTTCAAGTTCCTCTCAAAGTGAGTCAATGGTGTTTACCAGGCTGGATAGATCGTAGGCGTTCGATGATGTCAACAAAGGGCAGAACGATTTTGCCAGTGGCATCAAACCCAACATCCAGGATTCTACCAGGAATACCATGTACGGTTCCGTGGCGATGCCCATGAAGATGACAGGTTCCGTGATGTTGGCCATTCCAATCGTAAACCGGGTAGTGCATCATGACGAATTTCTGTCCGTCAATCTTTTCTTCAAGATAGTCAACAATTTTGGTGAACTGTTCACCAAACGTTGGTTTCGTGATAAGACTATGATCGTGGATTCCCTTGACCAGAACTTTCTTCCCATTCAATCTGGAAATAAGACTACTCACCAATCTGTATTCACCAAATCCCATATCTCCCAAAAAATATGTGGTATCGGTGGGATTCACCGTTTGGTTAAATTCATGAACCATTGTTTCATTCATGATCCACAAATTATAGGGGAGTGAGTATGGAATCACATCGAATTGGCCCCGTGTTTTGGGGCACACTGAGAGAATCCGTTTGTGGTTCAAGTGCCAGTCACTGGTTACGTAGTTCATGACGCCGATTGTAGTGCATGATTGGAATTTCCACTAGCACATACCCATGAAAAGTGGTCAACCATTGTGTGCAACATTGTGCGCCCACGGTTTCCTCAAAGTCGCAAATTTCACCGTGAGTCATGAGTGTCCACACACTGTTCTCAGCGAAGTGAGTGGATTTCACGACATGGGCTGGATCGATCCCGTTGTCTGAAAGCATGAACATTTCACCCAATAACGTGAGTAACGATGAAATATCGGTTGGGTTGGCCACTGTACGTTCATAATGACCCCCTCCAATTTGCAGCACTAGAACGTATTGGACAACGCCACCTCTTGACGGCATACACGCACCAGTTATAGCGAGTTGTGAATGAATATACGGTGGAAAAGTGACACATTCGTTCTCCACCACGGCGTGAATCATCACTTCACTCGACCCATCAGTGGCGCCAATCGAGTATTTCCACATGGACGTACAAATCAATTCGGTCAATTCACAGTCCCAAAATCAATGCGGTTTTCATAGTTTCGTCGTCGAGCCGTATTCTCGATACCAAAATGTTGTTATCAGAGACCAAATACGAGTGTATCGTCTGCCCATTGGGGTGATTCACCGAATCTGGGTCAACATGGATATTCGTCAGTAAGCATTCAAATTCCGACAGCCATTTAATTTGACCCGGTGTGGTAACGAATGTCCACCATGTTTGGGCACATTCTGTTTCGATATAACAATCGTTGCGACTACCAGGGAGGTCGTCGATCGATCGATGTATTTCCACTACATGTTTCGCCTCAGTAAATTCAAGCAAGTCCAATTCCACCCACCCCAAAGGTTCGGGAGTATATGACTCCAACTCGATGTGTGTTAATTTGGAATCCCATTGCTGTTGAATTTCAATCCATATCATTGGCACAATAGTCATAACATCACCCATTCAATAATATAAAAGCCGTCTTGGATTCGTCATCCAAAAACTTCAGCCGACTTATAACCCATTCTGGGGTAGCGTTTATTCGGTATTGGTGTACCACACTGTCCGACGAAATTGTTTGCGCGTTGGTTATGCACTCCATGCAGTTGATCCAAATTATGTGTAAACTGCCATCCACATTTCGACACCATAAGTTAAACAGTTCTTTGCCAGTTTGTGAATCAATTTGTATGTTTTGTTCGTGTGTGCTAGTCCAATAGGGGCCAACAGTAATATCGCATTTGTTCATATGACCGTCAATCAGACGCGCAACCGTTTCAACGTCTGAACCCACCGCGTGCAACGATGCAATGTCACTTGTGTCTAGATGAATACGCACTTGACGCGCCAATTGTGAAAAATCTACCCAAACATCGTGAATATTAAGCATTGTTAGTTGATCAACATCAAATGGGTGGCATCATCGTCAGACAGCGTGAATTTACCAACAACACAGTCGTTCACTCTGAAGTAAAACCACGAGGACAACGGCGTATATTGTGTCAACAAGTTTGCCAACGTTGCGGACGGTGCTGCAACAATCACTGTGTTGCGAGATACCCACAAATACGCGGTATCAGTATTGCTGCTATCCCAAATAACCGAATGTAGCCATTTGGCCTGATCCGTTTTGTCTGGGTGAAATTCTGCTGCGAAACGATAGCTGTAATGCCATTGACGGTCAGACTGATAGCCGTCGAGTATCGACGAAAATTTGGAATATAACGCCTTCACTCGATTATAGTCATTTGCTTTCCCGAATCCGATTTCACACACTGACGCCACCACTCTAGTTCTCACCCCAAGTCGTCTGATAGAACACACATCTTTGAACATCGTGGCTGTCATGATGTGACCAGTCGCAATGCAGGTGCGCGCACCTGGTCAAACGACACAATAGCCCCTAAAATGTTGGGCATGGTGTGAAAACATGGTTCCACCACCATTGATTCATAATTTTCCATCATTGATTCCACGTACTCAAAATTTGCACACAACAGTGCTCGATCAGATTGGCCGATCCACCCCACAATCGAAGCGCCAGCCCACAATAGGGCATCCAGCATTTTCCACAAACCAGCCCATTCGTTCCCGTCTATGCTGTTTGGGCATATAAAAAACTCGAAATCAGTCCGTTGGTCAATTCGATACCGTTGTTGGAGCCAAATACGCACTGGTGCCAAAATAGAAGGGATGCCACAGAGCATAGCATGGCTAGAATATTCGATTCTGTATCCAATCCCAGTAACATCAGCGCATTCCGCCTTCCAATCTCTAGTCATAGTAGTGTCAAATGTCCTGTTATGGTGTCGATCACGGTAGCATCATAAGGGCCGATAGCCCCACATGTCACTGTGGGGACACCATTAAACACTGTTCGCCCATTGTCAGTGATTAAGCCGTGGGGAATCCCAACCAATCTAGCTGACTCCAGCAATGCCCGCAATTCACCTTCAGTCTTCACACCCAAACACACTTTAGTGAATGATCCTCCAATCCAGCCCTTATTGTGCTCAGTCAAGGGAACTATCAGAGAATCACCAATGGTTTGACTATCTTTCAAAAATGCCGCCATGCTCGCGTGAGCAACTTGTGCAGCAATTTTACCAACACCCATGTGTAAATCTTTTCGCACCAGAATAACCTGTTTAAGCATTTTGTCCCTCACCGTAGATCACTACCTGGATAGAAATGGATAATTTCATCTGAGAACAGCCAAACCGAACTACCGTCTAGTAGCAAGCAAACAAGCCACCGTGGTTCGAGTGAACTCTCCGTCACCAATGCAGATTGTTTGGCCGCAAATTCCCGAATTGAATCCGTGCCTGGTGGCCGCCACCACACGTCACGATCGCAACACGTTCGCATGGATCGCATTCCTTTCCAATCCGGGGCCAGACAAGCTGGGTCAACCGTAACCAAATCACCGCGCTGAAAGCCACGCAACACCGATATCAGGTCATCTTCTGGCGTCATTCTCGAATCCTTTCCCAAACTTCATGATAAGTGCATTTTGACACAACCAACCCAATCATCCCAGCCAACGGTTGCAATATGAATGCTGAAACGGTGGCATCAAACGAGAAATAATCCGCCGCAAAAACACTGACCAAACACGAACCCATTACCCAAACCACCACACACATAACAGTGTACCAATACAAAAACTCACCAAATCTCATTTGTATCCCCTATAACCACTCACACCAGCACCGGTAAACCTGGTAAACGTTGGAGTTGCCCTACCCGCACGATAATCCGAAATTAGACGTTCAGCTTGAGCAATACCTTCATCCGCATCTTCCACGAACCCGAATGCGGCCAAATTGCGCCCACCTGGGTAGTCAGAATGAACCACTATCTGATTATTCTTGGTATCCATTTTCCACCAATATCTTGGAACCGGGTTCATTCATCATTCCTCACAAAATAGATTACAAAATTCTTCCACCAACTTGTCAGAGAACGCTGATTGCGCAAACCGAATCTCTGCAATATCACCCAATCCGTTGTTCAATGTCCACGTTTCGTGTGGAATCTGGTGCAAATCCATCCAACCCACGATGGCCAGCAGTTTTTTCTGCGCCTTCTTTGCACGAGGAACCGAAATTGGTTTTATGGTGCTTTGAACATCCAACCACATCACCAAATTTGAGTCAATCGTCGTTAACACGGGTGTTCCATTTCTCGATCGCTTCAAGTTCAGAATCTGCCAAGATCGACGCATCACAGTTATCACAACCTGCGCGCCAAACTGTCCCCATTATGTCAACACGGTGAACAGTTTCATAATCTATTGGCGGAACATGCTTACAAAACGGACAATATTTAAGATACTGTGGCATACCTGGATTGCACTTCACATCGAACTTGTTCAGAGTCAAAATAACTGTCAGGAGTATCACCCCAATTGTGCCAACGGTTCATTTCATCATCGCCCACCAGTAAACAACAAGCGTTATCGCCACAAAACACATCAGTTTCCGTTGCATCGGCCACTTGGCGACGAGTAAATTCACCCAAACTGAAATGTGTTACTACAATTGGGGAGTATTCTAGCCCCATTTTGTTTGCAACGTAGACCGCATGCTCCGTTTGAGACAAAGTGGAGATCAAAATGGCGTTATAAGGTGAAAACCACCGTGCGTTCATCGCTGCTTCAGACGCTTTACGAACCCGACGAACAATCTTGGTTAAATTCATGATGCAATCTTTGCTTAGTTTGCCAAAAAAGCGGCCTAGGCCGCTTTTTCTATTGTTCAATCACCAGTCACTAGAACCAGAGTCAGAGTCAGAACTTGAGCTTGACGATGGGCTTGGCGCATTATCCCATGAACTCGACCCACTGTCATAAGTCCTGGACGAACGCTCATCATCCCACGATGAAGAACCGCTGCTATAGGTTGGCGCCACAGAGGTAGAAACAGGTGGTGAATACGGGGGTGAATAAGGCGCGGGGGCAGAATGACGATCAGAATGCAACAATGTTTCTGCTGCCAGTACGCCCACACCTGCACCAATAGCTGCGCCAATGCCCGCACTCATTGCGCCACCAGTATTGTCATAGTGATGCTCATGGTGAACCACATGACGTTCAGTGCGAACATACGGCGTGGGTACAGGTGCGGGTACAGGTGGCGTATACGATGAAGCAGACGGGGCCGAATAGCTCGATCGGGCCAAATAATCGTCCACTTCATCATTTTTGCGAGTGGTTCGACCACCCGATACCACACGTTCCAATTCATGTTGCCGGAGAATTCGGTACAGAGCGAAACCTGCTGCCAGTACCAGGATGAGGATCAATACCCAGAATCCAATACCCGAAGATTCGTTTGCAAGAGCCACCTGATGTTGTACGGGTGGTTGAACAACTTGGGGTACGGGTTGAGGAACAGATTGCAACTTCGACTGAGCGATTTGTCGTTCAGCGTAAAACGCATTCACGGTTGACTGCAACCGGTTCATCAACGGTGAATTCACGGTCTTGCCATTTTGATCCAACGTTTTCACCAATTCTAGCTCGGAACGTGCAGCCGACATGTTGCGATCACTATCCACCAAAATAGCAGCCTTCAACAGATGAGCCTGAGCACTGTCGGGTTTGGCTTGCAACACTTCCACCACCATTGCCCTTGCAGCGGCGTAGTTGCCGCTTTGCAACTGAAATTCCACATCACGCGGACTCGGCAAGGCGTGAGCTAGCGTCATCGCCAGCGTCATCAAAAAAGCAACAAAAACTCGTTTCACAGAACTCTCCTTTGGTTAAAGTGGTGCCAGTATAACCACAACGGTCGGCATCGTGCGATAAAAGTTGACAACAATGTGAGGACATCGTGGGGGCACTGTCAGTCCCAGCAATATGTCAGATTACTTACAGGTTACCACTCCGTGGTGTCACCATAAAGCACCAGACAATGGGATAGACAACGGGATACTGGAACACAAGATGTGGCAATCACCTTACCATGCCATGCCAGGTGGCCCGCTTCTTCTTTGGTGTGCGGAAATTGATTGACATAATGATCGGCAAGTCGCACTTTGTCACCCACTTGAAAATCACCCCTAAGCAAATTGGCACATTCGATCTCGTCCATATTAATCCTTGTAATAGTAGCGAAGATAGCGGTCTATCGGTGCGTAAATCGTAGTCACATAAGGTTCAAACCCCGGATAGTTTAGTTCCATAGTGAACAATACCACGCAACACCCATTATCCAGTACGCGATCCACCACGCCAACATCACCAGGGTTCACGATCACTTTGTTGCGTGAACGCATGATGCGAATGGCAATCACGATATCCCCAACGGCAAACCCACCTCGCAGAATACTCACAATATCATCGTGATTCATCGGTTTCTCCGAAATAATGTTCGAGATCGGTCGGCACACACCGAATACACCCAGTGTATCCTCGTACCCTAACAATCACGAACGAGCCATAGCGGCCATTAACAACACTATCGACCATCCCAATCCACCGCCGCGACTTGACCCTGGGGGCAACCCGATCCCCAACTTGGAAATCACCTGCCAATATAGAGGCCAGCGCATTTTCGTCAATTTCATCACTCATTTGTTACGATCCAAATCTTTGTTACTGCAAAGGTGGGCATTAAAGAATTTTGCCACGTTGACCCCACGATATCCATTGCGACCCAATCGGTTTTCCCTAGTATGTGCAGCACAAGATTTACTACAACTGTTGGCCCAGCCACGCTTTATGTCCGCCAACTTTGCAAAAAAGTGTTTACCACCATGACATGTACGTTCGATCATTATTACACCCAACAATACGACAAATGGGCGGATTCCACCAGTGCGCAAGAATGCAAACAAGAGAATTGCACGTAATACTGAGTGTTACGGATGTTTCTCGCTATGATCACCCCATTTGCACCATTCGGAACGGGCGGATATGTGTCCGCAGTTAGTTGGACACTATCAGATATCTTAAATGATTGCCCACTTAGTAACAAATTCGCACATTCAAATTCATCCATCACAATTCTCCAAAAGTAGATAAAACCGGGCTGGGCACAGTTGGCCCATGAAAATCAGATTTTCACACAAAAACGGAACCCCGATCACTGTTTTCCATGAGAAAAATTTTCTGGCGCGGCGCCGTCCCGCGCCCCATAGTGTTTTCAACTTTTGTCAACCGGTTTTACAAAACTTTACATGCGGGTGTCTGTATTTTTTCAAAAAATTTTTGTCATCATTGTGCAAATTCATGAGCCGATTTCCAGGTCGTTGGGTGAATTTTTGAACTGATGAAGGACATTGTTTTCGCTATGATTTTTCCCGGTTTCTTGAAAAACTTTATTTCCTGATTTGTTTTTGGTGAAGCGAACTCGTGAGCGTAGCGATCGAGGGCGATTTGCCAAAAACTGGGCGAGCGACTTGTTCGCTTGACCGATAACCTATAAATTTCATAGGTGTTTTTTGCCTTTAATTTCACCGGGAAAAATTTTGGGAAATACATCTATCACTCGTTTTTGGAAATTTCCCCCTACACCTTTTCCGTCAAGGTTTCCAACCCACCTTAAACCAGAAAAATAAAAAAAATTTGGACACAATTGTGGCCTTTTCGGTTTTATTCATCACATTGAATAAACACGTTTGAGAGAAAGGTAATCAAATAAGAAGACAGCCGACTTGACAGTCGCTGTGATTTATAAGGAATACTCGCTTGCTTCGCTGCGCTCGCCTTCCTTATAAATCATTTTACAAAGAATAATTTAACTTAAAATTTTTAACTCAATTAAATTTGGACATGAGTGAGACTCACGCGCAAACGTGATATTCATTGGGTTCGGATACCTTCGCAGGGTGTGAGATAGCACAGACGTTCTTATGGGGGTCTATCTATTCACATTACGAAGTCGCAATTTAATGCAGTATCCGAACCCGATGGCCAGCATCTCCTTTATTCCCGATGTTTGCAATTATCAGTTGCACAGTGCTCGTTCATCCGCATTGTTGAACCTGGAATCCACCAGGGTGGTATATGATTTGATATACCCCAACTTGTTCACACTGCCATCATCACTTTCGTGACATGGGTTTTATTCCTAATTTTGCTAGCTTAAATAAGCCATTTTGATATGGCCTGTACCTCTATCGTCCTACTAATTTTGTCATCCAGCTTCCCCACCAAAATGAATTGGCTTTCCGCACGGATCAGAGAGAATACACGGTAAGGGTGAGTCATGCCCCGGTCATTGTGAGGGACAAGGTAGGAACTCCCTCACAGCAGGTATTTAACCACAGTTCACCACATTTTTCAACAAAATGGTGAAAAAAATGAAAATAAATTTGGTGGATCATGAAAAAAGCGGCCTATGCCGCTTTTTGTCACAGTAGCTTGCTACGTTCTTCCATCAATTTTGCAATCTGCTCGTCAATTTCTTTTAACCGTAGCGATGGTGCTTCCCATTTTAGTTTTCCACGGTACATGCAATTTGTTGCAAAATTGATACCATTTTTGACAGTATGTTCAACATCATGGGAGAACACGTGTGAAACGTATTGGTGAACTGCCGATGGCTGAATGTATTTTGGGTGGCGACCATCATTGACGATAAACGCAGCGCATAGTTCTCGTTTACTCCCTGCACGCATTTCCCCGAGATAGATGCCTTGTTCGCCATTTTTGAAAACCACCCTGTCCAAAATTTCCAATACCGGGAAATCAGATAGTGTTTTCATGGGAGGGCTAGGGTGTAAATCACGGTAAAAGACAAGTTGATCGTACTGGTTGAGGGTAACTTCGGCCTGATCCTTCACAGTCGTCCCAGGCCAATTCGATGTTTTCTGATATTGATTTTTGCCAGTGTGTAGATAATAGTTGCATTCGTGATGAAACCCCCGATTTTGCAAGCAATCATGGCTTTGTCCACCTCGTGTTTTCGCCGAATAAATTCCGCATCGGACATTTTTACCAACAAACCAGGTTTGCGGAATTTTGCCGTCAGTCTAGCTTGGTGACCGACATTGATGTAGAAGACTGCCCCATTACGTGTTTTGGCAGGATCACAAATCCGTTTGTTCCCATTGTGGCAATCGTGTACCAGGCCATTATCATCAATCCCAACCACTTTCCGGTTGTGTCCTATTTCGTAGGGATGCACGAAATAGAATTCATCCCCAATTCGCCATTCAACACCGTGAATTACAAGGTTTTTAACAGTTTGACTCATTTTATTCTCCAAAATAATGGTTTAAGATTCTGACATGGACGTATCGTCTTGTGCAGTCATCTAATTGAACTACGGCATACGAATCACCAGAGTTTAGTTTATGAAGTTCATGAATAACGCCAGTGCGGCAATGTTCGTGGGTTATTTGAACCTTGTCCCCAACCTGATACGGAACCCCGGTTAAGAGAATGCTGGCTAAAACGTTTCCGTCCATCTTAATCCCAACAATGTGTTAGAAACTGGGTAATTGCATTCGCGCAGTTTGGACGACCATTGAATGGGTATCGATGTTTGTTCACGTATTGTGGGTCAAACGTTATGTAAGCGTCGCTGTCTGTGGCGAGCACAATGGTGCCCCGTTCTCCACTAGCGTAATAGTCGCATGTGAATGTCACTTCCACCCGATCTCCAACAGAAAATGGAGTACCGTGTAGTAACATTTTGGCAACATCGTGTTCAGAAGGTTGTGTCATCGGATTCCCAATAATAAGTTAGATGGTGTTCAGGGCACCAGCGGCAATTCTCGAATTCTTTATATGTTAATTTAGCTGGCGATGCTGCGATGGCTTGAGGATCGTCGAAAGAAACGGCACAAATCCGTTGTGGGTGATTTGGATTCATGAGGACAATTCGGCCAGTTGCGCCATCACGATACCCAAAAACGTTTGTTCCAAACTTGACTTGTACTCTGTCGCCAACTTGGAATTCACCTATCAATAACTTTGCCAAAAACGTTTCATCCATCGTTTACTCCCAATGACGACGAAGATCGCGTATGTCAACGTGACAATAATGTTCTCCATTGTGATTGACGAATCGTTTCAACTTGGGATTGGGTAAATCAAACTTAACACATGGATGGCGAATACTAGTGTTACGGATAACCCCCGTTTCTCCACCTTCGTACCATACTCCAGCAGCTTGCCCAATTGGATTATCTCGTATGACAACCCGTTCTCCCACTTCAAATTGCAAGTCTTGTAACAACAAATTTGCAACATCGTTTTCGTTCATGTTTTACTCCCAGATTCTCTCGACTGCCATTGCATTTACCCAGGCAGTATTGTTAGCGTTTCGGTTGGGAGCAACGCAGTGTGCATCGAACTGCACATATATTGTGTCATCTTTCATAGTGTCATCCCTTAGAACCGTTCCCGTTTCACCGTCATTGTAGTACCCTCCCGATTTCCCTGCGTCAATAACTCTAACTCGATCACCCACGGTAATTCCACCCATGAGTAAATTTGCTAGCTCAATTTCTCCCATGTTGCCCCCAGTGTCGAATTACATGTTTGCGCCTAATGTGTATATGCAGCATGCCGTATAAATATGGCCCGTCCACTGGTTGATCTAGATGTGCCTTGACCAGTGTTTGAGTGCCACGCACGGAATTCACGTCATACACCGTTCCGACTCTGCCAGAATATTCCCCGCTGATGATTTGCACCCGTTCGCCAATTTCTATTGGGACATCGTTGAGTAACAAATTGGCTAAGTCGGTTTCGTCCATTGTGTCACCCCTTCACGCACACGATTTGTTTCAAAGTGTGAACGATGTCCACCAGGCTTTCTTGGGCCTTCATCACATCGTCGATATCTTTGTACGCCATTGGGGTTTCATCGATCACGTCCGCGTCTTTTCGACATTCAACCCCATTGGTGGCAATTTCGTGGTCTTTGAGTGTGAATTTCTTTTTGGCTGCGGTTCGAGACATTGATCGCCCAGCTCCGTGCGAACATGAGCAAAACGATTCTGGATTACCTTTGCCACTCACAATGAACGATTTTGCGCCCATGCTACCGGGGATGATGCCAAACTGCCCCTTCTGTGCCGAGACTGCGCCCTTACGAGTGACCATCACGTTTTCCCCATAATGGCGTTCCCAGTTCACATAATTGTGATGGCAATTGACCGATTCACAGTCGCACGTAAACGGTTTTGGCACCGATTCACAGTCGCACGTAAACGGTTTTGGCACCGATTCAATCAAAGCACGCATCGCTGCATCCATCATGACTTGGCGATTGATGTGAGCATAATCTTGCGCCCACTTTAACGCCAGACAGTAGTCGTCAAACAACTCGGAACCCTGCGGAATATATGCCAAATCTTGGTCGGGCAAGTTGATAAACCAGCGTTGCATATCTTTCTTAGCATGTTCGATGAAATAAGTGCCAATTGCGTTGCCAATCCCACGTGAACCCGAGTGCAGCATGATCCACACACGCTGTTCCTCATCCAGGCAAACTTCCACAAAATGGTTGCCAGTACCAAGTGTTCCACAATGGTTTGCTGCACGTTGCGCCGCACGTTGTAGTTTGGGGTGTTTTTCAGTGATGGCCGACAATGCGGTTAAACTGGGAGTCAAGCGTTTGTAAACGTCATCTGGAACGTTGTGCCACGCTCCGCGATCACCTTGACCGCCATTGTTAGTGCGACCGTGGGGAATCTTGGACTCGATGTTGCTGCGAAGGGCATGCAAGTTGTCGGGCAAATCTGATGCGACCAATGACGTGCGTTGTGCGAACATACCGCAGCCAAGATCAACGCCCACGGCAGCGGGAACGATGGCGCCCTTTGTGGCAATCACACTGCCAATTGTTGCACCAAGACCGTAATGCACATCGGGCATCACCGCGATGTGACTATGGATAAAAGGCAGTGATGAAATGTTGAGCAATTGTTGGCGTGCAGCATCTTCCATTTGCACACCCTTAGTCCAGGCTTTGATACCAACGTGAACGCCATCGATGAAGTTGTAATCTTGTTCCATAATGAAATATCCTTTGTGTTAAATGTTGAAAGCCAACGTGTCAATCACCGTTGTATTCATCGTCGAACCAATCTTCTTTGGAAACGATGACGAAGTCTTGAGTCCAGGCTTCACGGCGTGTGCGATAAGCGATCGGAAATTTGTTTTTGCACATGATCAGATCGACCACACGTTTTAGATCACTATCCGTGTTATCTTGACCGAGTTTATAAGTGAATCGAACTTCCTCGCCCTTGTGTGCCAAATAGTACGATTCACTGCCAATTAGCCCGTTTAGATGGCCACGTGGATTCATCACGTTTTTCGTCAACTTGACCGTGATGGTCGTGAAACCTTGTCCAGACATTGTGCGCTCCTGTTTGCGATGTGTGGATTATGCACTTTGAATCCTCACAAAACAAGACGCCATGAAAAAACCCACCTAACCAGTGGGTTTTTGGTTTATTGCACCGACCAAGTGATGGCGTAACCTTCTTCTTGCGCTAAACACAACCATTCAGACAATTTAGTCAGATGCTGTTCAGCCGGGCTTACTAGGATTTTACCGCATGGTTCTTCATCGAGTGACCAATTTCCGTCAGCGTAATCATACTCCTCATAGGGTGAATCATTTTCTTTCACCCAGTTGGAATATGCGACCAATGGGTCTGGGCTTGATTTGATTGCATAGCTCACCTCAGTCGGTGTCTGCCAGCATTCAAACTCAATTTGCTGCTTTGACGTCCGCCGTTTCCGGTTGCCGTCTTTATATGCTATGGTTCTCTCACCATATAGGCAAAGGTTCATTGACATTGGTATTCAAATTGGCATCAATAGTTTGATTAACTGTGGGACATCAGGTCTGGGCCGATGATAGACATTTGGCGGCTTTTCGATCACACAATATTCCTCCAAATTGTTTTGCATTCTGGTGTATAAGAATTTCTCGTAATGGGTAACATGTCGGTGGTTACGTGTCATCAAAATTTCGCCATCTGTTAACCAATCGTCTGGAACACAGTAACAAGACTGTTTGTCAACATGATGGTACGACAACTGAGAATACCCTAGGTGAGACACGGTTTGAGTATCTGGGATGCCATCATTGGATACCCCGATGGAGCACATTGTTTTCACATTTGCATACACGGTTGCACCAGGGTTCCACTTCATGCCGAAGAAAAGTTCCAGTAAAAGGCGCTGACTAAAACGCCTCCACGGGGCTTCTCGACAATCATACACATTCACTTCGACAGCATTGGCGATATTATCAAACAACTGACGCGGTGTATCGTGGGTCACAGCTTTCCAATCAGTTGGACTCGGCTCACGCAAGCTGGTCATGACCCACTTTTGCCTAGTTATCACACACGGTTCCCAATCCTTTTCAGGAGAAAATGGAGAACGGGGCAACTCTACCGGATATTCATGTAAACAACGCGCTACTTTGGAAACATTTCCAACACCATATAACCCGGTTAACTGGGTTTCTAAAGTTGTCATATTGTTACCACTCATTGGGCGATGGGTAATATCAGCTTTGCAAAATAATCAGCGGCGGTCGCGGTGTGAGAAGATGACTCATTTTTGACAACGCAAAATTCATCTATCCCATTTTCTGTCCGGGTATACAGAAATAGTGCGTTATCGCCGACGTTGTTGCCACGGTAAGCAACCAATACTTCACCATCTTTTAACCAACCTTGTGGCACAACGTAACATGATACCCGGTTGCTTGGATCAAGATGACCAACATCTTTTAAACCCACGCCGTCATCGATCGCGATGATTCCAAACATCCGCAACGTGTGCGCGTTCGCAAACATGGCATTTCCTGCCCCACGACGACTTTTTGCGGCAATTTTGTTGGCCGCTACATTCACGTGACATTTGAACCAATTCTCAGTAGTCCAGTCAGGGGAAATCATGCCACGCAAACCGTTTATTTCGTCTGGTGTATCGAACGGGACTGGTGGACAGATGTGTGTATTCTTATCACCAAGTTTTGCAGCATCAGTGAACAGCTCGAATGTGGTGGTTGCGCTAACGGGAACCCACTCGGTTGGCGGATTGACCACAATTTCAAGCGAAATCATCCGCGAATACTGACCTACTGGAGGAGTGCCGTATGTGGTGCAAAGCATTACGTGATCACTGTTTTGGACTGCATACAATGCTGTTAATTGTGTTTCCAACGTTACCATAAAAATGTTCCTTAAAGTTAAGTTTCAATGTTGCCAATAGACAATTTGCTAAAATATCCACCATCATTGTTACTCAAAATGCCGAAGCGGGTGGTAGTAGTGGAGTACAGATCATCCGATCCGAAGGTGAATAGATTTTGCGGTGCGAATACGATGCCAACATCATAATCATCTGACCCCTTGTTGCCAAAAATGAATTGCACATTGGCGCAATTTTCACTAGCAGTGTCAACATAAACTGCAAATGTCCCAGTTGGCCCCATGTTGATGTTTCCACGTGGCTGAATTCGGGTTTTGCGAGTGCCACCAATGGGATTAAATCTGAAGGAATCTGTGAGCACCGATAGCCCCACTTTGTCAGTCAATATGAAGTTTGCGTCAACTTTGTGTGCAAGTTCTTCGATCACTGAACGATATCGGCTTAGACTGGTAGAGCGAACCGTTTCCAACTGGATGTGATGTTCGTTACTGAGTTGATCCATCGTTTCTAACACAGTGTCAATCACCGGGGATGTAATAGTCTTGGCAATTGCTGCTGGCATAGTGACCGAAGTCAATTTCAGTGATGATGCCAGGCGTTTTACTTCCCGCGTCGGCGAATCCGACAGTTCACGATGAAGGGTGTGCGTGTGCATATTAGGGGCACAACTGTAAAATGCACGGGTGGAACGAATGTAGACTTCATCTTGTGTTGGTGTTATTGGCTGAACCCCCATCATTCGACGAAGAGAGATTAATTCCCGCACACAGGCCAACGAAATAGTCTCAACATCAGAGCGGGTGGAGACAACGTGTCCAGCATCGTGTCCCACAATTGTCTTAACTGTGGACTTATCTTCTGCTAGGTAATCAGTGAGTTTTTCGTGATTCATTCACTGATTATAGCAGTCAGCACTCGGTCATGGTTAGCATATTGAGAGCGTATCTTCTACAAAATGCCGGAAAGTCTAGTGAATATTCCGTGTACCACTTTCCGTCAATTTGATCCAGAGGTTTGTGTATATTCAGGGTCGCCGCCCACGTGGGTGAACGATTTAGCATCATAACAAACACCGGGTATTCATTTTGCATATATTGGTTAAAGATCACTTTAACGCCACACAGAGGAGATTGTGATCCAAAATTGGAAGTCACGATGTCGTTTGGCGTGCATTCATCCACGCCTCGATACTCCAATGTACTCAAATCAGGATGGTGAGACAACACGAATAGTCCAGCCCGGTTTGTCATAATATGGGAAGCATGCTGTGTTCTAGTGGACATCCCAATTCTGTTAACACCACGGATAATATGCCCATATATGCCTAAGTATTCTTTAGCTGGGTATTTTTCATGATCCGATACTTGCCTCAAAATCCGTTCCGTGATGTGTTTGGCAAATTGAGGAAAATAATCCGTTTCATCATCGTACCAAAATTTAACTGGATTGGTTGGGGAAACGTGATCTTCAATCTGGGTATAATAGTCACCGTTTTGGGTAGTCACTCGTGTGATGAGTGGCTCGCCAAAACTTAGCCCACAAAATTCCCCAAGTTTTGACAAATTGGCGGCAAGATTGCGTACATGGTGAGGAACAATGGCCGCTATATACGGCGGAATTTTGTCTAGAATGTTGGAATACATTTTAATAGTACGATTTGCCGATATAAAACCACCAAAGATGCAGACACCAGTGGTATCCATCGTAATAACAATGGGTGAACTCAAAATACGGCTTATGTGGCCAGGTTTTCCGAGATTCTATACCAATGTGCCATTCACCTCGCCTGACCGAGTTAATCACGTGTTGATAAAATTTCATGTCAGTTAAATATCAAGGTTACTGCCAATTCAATGTCTGGGCGATGGGGCAATGGGTAGCTCATCAGATGAACCCCTGTGATATCCGACCAGTGATAATCTAGTCCGTATGAAACACACAACTGTTTTACATCCACATCAGTGGCCCCGCATATGCCAAACACCCTGCGTTGCAAGATTGGCAACGTTGTCCATTCATGGTTTTTCACGAGATGTCTACAATGGTAGTTGATGTTGGATTCCAAAATGTTTTGGTTTTGTGACTCGGCGTTTGATTAATTTCAGGTATTGACGCAAGTTGCTCCCATCACGTGTGATGTTTGGGATGTCGGATAATGAAATTTGGTACATTTTGCATGGCATCATAATGCCAGCGTTGGCTATGTGTTTGCCAAGATTGATAAATCTTATAGCATCATTTTGTGGTAAGCGTTCCATAACGTGTTTACCAACCTTGGCGTACCACGAATACTCACCACCCATCAACTTTCTAACTGTATTCGGGGAAAACTTTGTCACAACATAGTGTGCCCATTTGGACACAATTTCATCAGTGAACACTTCTGGCCAGCGTTGTTTGCCGTATCCTGATTTGGATAGGTACACCCCGATAATGTTCCCCACCATATCCTCGTCCGGCAACACGTCCCCGAGTTGATCCCCGGTGAATTCTAATATGTATCCAGCCGTCCGCCCTGTCATTCTGGGGGATTTCGATCCATAAACATCACCGCCTATGGCATACATCCCTGCATATGCTAAATCGGGTGTAACATAAACTCTACCGGTCGCAGGGCGCAAATGTGCGTTGCTCTTGCCATATTTCACATCGGTGTTCTTAGAATCCAATCCTTTGACCCAGATGGATTCTGCGACTTCCATAGTGGTGGTTCCGTGGTAGAAAGTTTTCATCCGCAAATCGTCGGATGGAACTGCCATTTCATTCATAAACTCACGAGCTTTCATCCGGTATTTAACTAAACATCATACTGATAGCCGTTTCACAATTTTGGTCAATATCGGATTCGGTGGCAATTCGGTATCTAAAAGCTGGGATTGCATGGTCGAACCAAATTGGAAACGATTCTGAATACCATGACTGAACCACTTCAACCGAGCATTTCCTGATCTGATCTGGAAGTTTGGTCATTGACTTTCTCCTAAAGTTCGCCACACGTTCCAACTGTTGTGAAGTGATGTTTATCACAGTGGTTTCCCACGGTGAAAGTTCAAAGTCTACGTGATGGTCTCTTGGTAACTGATGGATCATGATGTGTGGGAAAGACCATAGCCTGAACTATGGATTAAAATATTGAGGAATATGTATGCTATTATCATAGCAATTGAGCAACCCACCTTGGGGAAACATTGTGAAACCACGTGCTAAGAAAACACGCATCAAACAGGAATGGAACCCACATGGGCCGTATCCGTGGAGTAAACCAAAGCCTCCCCCACCGTTGCCCCTCCCGAGTCATTTCACGTTGACTTGCAAGGAGTTGGCGAAACTTAGAGCAAACAGTGAGAATAACTTTGATCCAGACTCTGTGGAACCTGGACTATTTTGACACAGAAAAGCCCTCCTAGGAGGGCTTTTTAACGTTCTACTGGCCATTGTAAATTAGGCTGAAGTAAACCAAATCTGAATCATGAGTGAAAGTCAACTTGATTGTTTCTTTGCCATCATTGTCCATCGTCGGCGGGTAATACTGGAGCCACGGCGGTTCCATGAAATTCTCAGAATAGACAGTCAACAACTTGTTGATCACCAAATGGTTGTGAATGTTTCCTGGCAACGTGAGCTTCACATTGATCTCCTGTGAGTAAAAAAATACCACAGGAACATTGCTGCCGCTGTGGTATTCATTATTGGCCTGCCCTGCCGGACTCGAACCGACACCTTGACCATAGTTTGATCTAATGCTGCTTAGAAGGCAGTTGTTCTATCCATTGAACTAAGGGCAGAAATCATGGAGCGGGTAGAGGGAATCGAACCCTGCGATCTACTGATTGGAAATCAGTTGTGCGCCCTTTGCACTTGTCTACCCGCATATATTCTGGTGAGTGGCCCCGGACTCGAACCGGGTAATGAACACGAATTATGAATTCGCCGCCGCAACCATGTTGGCTTGCCACCCCGTAAAAACTTATTGTAGCACCACGTTGGCCATTTTGCTACGAAATTTCTGAAAATTTACTGTCCAAGCACGAACGAGGCTGTGTGTCTCATGTCAACTTGGTTCTGACATACCCCAATCAATGTTCCTGGGACTTCATAAAGATGTGGTGATAGCCATTTTATCAGCAACTGAAGCAGACGTGCATCTTTGATTCCGTCTTGGTGAGCCAAGTGCAACACACCAGATTTGGGAACAAATATCCTACTGCAACGTAACAAACTGTCACAAGCAGGATGCGCGAACAATGGATGCCCAGATTTATCAAACTTGAACTTACCGTGTTTAACAGCGTAGGCGATCGTCGTAATGACATCCTGGGGAGCATCGTGGCGCAAAGTGACTCGCAATCTGAACTTCGTGTAATCAGCCATGCTACCTCCCCAGTTAGCGCTCAATTTGTAAAAACAAATCCATATTCGTGCAATTTTGCCCAAGTGGCGCATTGAATCAGGTCAGTCACGATTTTATCCGCGATCTCAACAGTTTCAACACATAATGTCCATGAACAATCGTCGGTGCCTGCCAAGTATATCTTAACGGGATTTTCCACTGTTGGATAACCATGCAGATCGGACATCATTGCGGCTAATGTTGCACGTCTGTTGTCCTCCCAATTTTCTAAATCAAATTTCCCCATCAGTTTCATGATCGAATTCAGTTCACCAGCGGTCACACTGGATACCCCAGATTCTAACCCATGATGTTTAACGGTTTTTTGCACCATGTCCAAAAAGTGGATGGGAATGTTGTGAATCGAATACCGTGCATATCGCTCATATTCGGCAATGGTTTCCGCGATCGATTTCAAATCCCAGCATCGTTCATAATTGGAGACCTGACACCAAACATATGAGCTGTCGGCGGTTGTCCATGCGCCAGCCCATTGTTCAGGATTGTCCAACCATTCGATGAAGGAAGTTAATAGTACGCACCCACTTGTGATTACCAACGGATCAGTGTTGCCCTCGATCGTTGCATACTTCTGAAGATATGGTGATAGTTTCGCCACAATCTCGTTATATGCTACCAGATCAGTCTTTAACATTGAATACTCCCTTGAACAACCACGAGCTATACCATTGGGAAATCTTGGATACCACGGTGGATAACATGTTGAACAATTTTGAGAGCAATTTGCCAAACACAAGATCAATCACAACTGACGGCCACAAAGTGGCCCACAGACTGAAACGCTCTCCGATTTCTCCACGATTCATTTTCACCAGTGGAGCTGCGGAATCGTTTAGTGCCACCAGGGTGAAAAACTTGACCGATGATTGCACGTAGTTCAGGTCGAATATGCGCAACAACGAAGTGCGAATGGTGATTGGATCAAAAGTCGCACGACCAGCTTGTTCGGATTTTGCGAGTTCAACGTTGCGATAAACATCACCAACCGTACATTCACCGTTGGGGTCAGATAGACTCACATAGTCTCGGGCCATGATGAGCACAAACTTTTCCCACGCTGCCACTAATTGATCTCGTTGAGTAGACAATTCCACCAACAGTTTCACCAATGAAACCGCACACCCAACTACCATCCATTTCCCCAAGAACACACAGAATGCCCAAACACCGGTCATGAAGGTGAGATTGCCCTGGGTGACAACGGGGTAAAAGACACCTGCCATGAGTAGCAGTCCAGTAATAAAAGTAATCCCATAATTATCGGAATCATACGCCCACGCATTTAGTAACAACACTGCCGTTAGTCCAGCAAGATATATCCAACTCATAGCAATCACCGGGGTGAAAGCGAGTAAAAACACGTTTTCCATCATAAACTCCATCGTTGTAAAAAAGTGGCGGAAACAGTGAGATTTGAACTCACGAAAGATTGCTCTTTGACAGTTTTCAAGACTGTTGGGTTAAACCACTCCCCCATGTTTCCAGAATGTTGGTGCTGAATATCTGACTCGAACAGATGACCTCCAGTTTACAGCACTGGCGCTCTGCCAACAACTGAGCTAATTCAGCCTATATTTTGGTGCGCGAGAAGAGACTCGAACTCTTACGCTCAATCAAGAGCATTTGGGCTTAAACCAAGTGTGTCCACCAATTCCACCACTCGCGCAAAACCTTGGTTGGAACAATGGGGATCGAACCCATGACCCACGGATTAAAAGTCCGTTGCTCTACCGACTGAGCTATGTTCCATATCAAACTGGTCGGAATAGTAAGACTCGAACTTACGACCCTCTGCTCCCAAAGCAGATGCGCTACCAAACTGCGCTATACTCCGAAGTTATTATTTACTGTGATTTGCCGGTGCCAAACCATCGTGTATTCAAAATTTCTACAATTCTATCAGCAGCGTGTTTATCGGCGTCAACCACATGGTGACACGCATTATGCCCCGTCAAAATTGTTTTTATTTTGCCATCAAGATGTTTTGCATCTTGTTCATCTTGAAACCTACCATGTGGATTATACGGCTTTACGCGGTTCAAGAACACATCGAAATTGTCGTATAAACTATACGCTTCTTTGATCACGTTACGTAAGGATGGTAACTCAAATTTGTCGTCAATGTAAGCCAAACCCAGCAACAAAGGACTATCGGTGACAATGAGATCAACGTGACCCACACATCGACGCATCCGGTAGTGCTGCTGGGCAAATACGTTTTCGCTCGCTCGCAGCGCCAACGGCACAAAACCGTGATTTCCATTGTGCTCCCACGCTAAATCTTTGGCGTATTCTTGCACGTATTCGCAATTTACACCCATGAGTTTCAAGGTGGAAAAAAGCTGGGCCGCAGTTGTGGATTTTCCAGTTCCTGGGCCACCATATAAATTAATTACTCGCGTTTTGGTCAAGATTGATTATTTCCTTTTACTGGTTGTTTTTGATTTCACCCACCAAACTCGGTTGCTGCCACAGCGCCCATCTTTTGATGCGACGATTGGATCCCACCGTTTTCCAGATGGGTCTCCGAGACATTGTTTCCCAACTGTTACCATTTTGCTGCCAAATTGTTTGTCATAGTTGACAAAATGCTTGCACTGGTGGCACGGCTTCCACTCTAATCCCACCGGAGTGGCAACTGGTTTAACTGGTTTAGACATAATACCCCCAATGTCAAATGTGGTCTTCGCCCGAGATCGTCTCTGCCCACGCCTGACTAACATCGTACTCGTAATTGTCATCCAGATATTGAATAGCAAGTTGTTCGCAATCGTCAATGTTAGCAGGGACGGTGGTCAATTGCCAAGGACACACCGTCTTGATAACCCGTGCGCCATCGGCGGCGATCAGGTTAGTGATATTAATGCTATAGAATTGGAAGGTGGTCGTGCGTTGTTTCCGTTTGGTTGTCTGCTCTAACGCGGTGAACACAGTGTAGCACCACAATCACACCAAGGTTGATTTCAGACTGTTTTAGTCAACTTTTTCCCACGCTCGCAAGCAGATGTCGCTTGAACGGTACGTGCCAGGGACAAACGACCGTGTCCACAAGCAAATTTGTAGGGCAGTTGCGGTTTCACGGTGCAATTTCAAGAGACTTGCACTGTGTTCGTCGTAGCTTTCATCGGACTCGTCAATCTGCACTCCGAGAATTTCTGCAATATCAGTCACAACGTCGCTGTTGCCATACGGGCGCTTTTCGTTAATGGTCGGAGCACCGTCATATCCACCGTCATCCCAATCTACATAAAATTTGGAAATGAGTTTCAGATGATTTTCAGTCAGCACAAAATCGGTGTATCTTTTCATCATGTTAAGCTCCGTCTGTTATTGGGCTGGCACCGAGAAAAACAACAGCATCTTTATTGAGCACTTTGCTAAAAATCGGCATATCAATTGCTTCCACCACTGACCGCATAACCTTCATGGTTGGATCACTACGCGCCTTATGTTTTGGCGGTAATGCACACAATTCCGACGCGGTGTATGCAAGTTCTTTCACCATGCGTTGAACATATGTGCCACGTTTAAACGCCACGGGGTAATCATTCCAGTTTACCCCGACGCTGTGCAACATGTCATGTTTGGCTTTGCTGTTTTTATTCATCAGGTCTTTGTGGCTGAAATGTTCACTCGCAGCCATCGTCAAGCTGTTTTTTGTTGCATCCCATTCGCGCCACAACAAAACGTTGCATGCCTCAGTTTGATTCGGCACAGACCACACTCGCGCATCAAAGGTTGGCATCCTGCCTGCAAACTGGGGGAAATTGGCCAAACACTCTCGGTAAAACATAAGAGTAGCTTGTGCGCCAAGTTGACTGACCATCTTTTGCACACGGCAATCAAACCATATCTGACTACGGATGTCAGTTGAATGCCAAATCAAAGTGATTTCGTCACTTTGGGTGTAGCCAATACATGCGCCAGTTTCCTTCACCAGTCCGATGGTAGTCGCAATCATCGCATTGGTGAATTCTTTGTCAAACGGGCGTTTCATGCCTTTGGTGAAGCTGTGAAATGACCGTCCATCCACTCTGGCAATCACGGGCAGCAACGGGCACAACCGGTGCGCCTCACGTTGTTCGTACATTTTCATACGGTCGCCAAGAGCATCTTTCATATAGTTTCCTTCATTTTGACTGTGCCGTTAATCACAGCTTGGTTAAACTTTTCAGATAATGGCGAGTCGGTTTGCAAAAGGTGGAATTTGCTCAATGCCGCATCATAATGCTCCCACGCAAATTCACGGAACCACCCGGATGTGATGGAAGTGCAAACCTTTTCCAACGCCTTGGTGAACGCCTGGTCATCAGTCATGGCGCCGGGATAGGGGACTATCGATCTCTCTAGCGCTAGAACCATTGCTTCCTCCACTACTCCATTGATTCTAGTGGATGCTGGAACTGAATAGAACAGGTCTTTGGAACACTGCACCTCTTGTCCAGGAATCTTGTAATGCAGGTAGGCAGGTTTCCCATCAATGGCGACAACTTCATGAATACTGTCATGGTCGTAAACCTGTGGAACACCCGTGTAATCCACATTGAAAAAATCGGTCTTGGACACCGATAGATTTGGATGGTGATACGAATAAGTGTCTGCCATTCTGTTGTGATAGTAGTCCTGCCATTCTGGTGGAATAATTGCCCCCAAATTGCGAAGACGGTGAATATGCCGCATGGTCTTCAAAAAGTGGGCGGAATTTTTCTTATACCGGTGGGACATCTTGAGCAACAATTGCAAATTGATCCCAGGAACATCGACCTGAAACCCGTGCAATTCAATTTTTGTGCAAGAGTGGGGATATTGTTGAATGAACTTGACCAACTTTTCACCCATGCCGTTGGGCCAAGCTATTTCCAAGTCATAAATCTCACCTGTTTTCAAACGCATGAAAATCTTATCACCGTTTGAAGTCGGGTAAAACAACTTTGGACGCAACTTGGCTTTCAGTTTGTAAATCTCTTGATAAGACCCGACTAGATCAATGTCAGTGGAAACAACAGACAAATCAAACTGCGCAAATGCGGCAGAACCAATGAGGATCATACTTACTCCCAAAATAAGGGCCAGCATGGCCCTTATAACTTACCCATTAGCAGGTGCTGTCATTCCAGGCTTTACTTTGCGACTCCATGCCTTCCAACTGGTTATACAGTTCTGAGAACAGGGTTGACAGATTGCCCGGAGCGTTGTCATCAAACGTGCAGCTAAACGGGGTTTCATCGTACTCGCCATCCCAGGGCAAATAATATGACATCCCCGAGCAATCACTCACCAGTTCGATATCTTTCAGCAGTTGAAGCAGTTCAGTGCATTGCGTTTCCAGTTCGGAGTCCACATTGGGATCGGCGTCGTCGGTGTCTTCCAACATGGGCTTGATGATGCCCATAGTCGCCTTCACGGTGTCGATGCCGTTGGAGACAAATTTGTTGGCTTCTTGCGCAATTTGTTCGCGCAGAGCTTGGATGTGATATACATCAACTCCAGCAAGAATCAAAGTTTTTTCGGTCATAATGTTCCTTCATGGTTGTGTTCAAATTGTTGTGCAAATTACAACCATCGTCCGCACAACGTGAATTCAAATTTCGCCGAACAAGGTTTTGGCCACGGTTGTTAGATGTTCATTGTCAGCCACGTGAGAAAATAGTTCCATCGGGTCAGGCGCCGATGCGATCCAATGTTGCACCTCACCGTTTTTCAACCGGATTGCACCAGAAATGCCGTATTTGGTGGCTGGTGGGGAATTGGTATCGGTAAACTCAGAGAACGACTCCAAAAATGGATGAGAAGTTTTATCCCAATCCACGCCAATTTTGGAAATATCAGACTTACTCTGTGCTTGTAGTCTACGAAACGTGGCTTCGCTGTTGGATTTTCGAGTTGGTTCCCCCATGTAGTAGTCAAACTTTGCGCCCGTGAGACCGTTGTTAATCAACCAGGCCCAAGCATAATGAATCGCTTTCATGTGGTCACACTTTCTTGCAAATTGCGGAATTGATTTGGTAACGATTGCCCAACTTGGAAATCAATTGTTGCTTCACCTTTTCACAGTTTTCAGCAGAAGTGGCTAAGTGCGTCATCCTGACTTCACGTGGAGGTGTGTTATCGACCGGGCGGATCAAGGTTGCAAGCACGATGAGTTCAAACATGTGGAGTCCTTCGGTGGGTGAATTTTGTTGCGAATGTGGCGGCGCACGGTTTCATGCAGACCTGGATTGATTTCCAGGCACTGTGGTAGCAAAAGGTGTCTTACTCGGTTGCGAGTGGCAAAGTCTACATCATGGTTGGATGGATCGTCGATCCACGTTAGACCATTTTCTTCAGCATAATGCTGAATCGTTTCTTTACGTTGTAGCAACATGGGCCTGAACACGTTGTTGTTTTGATACAACATATAGTGTCCTTCTCCCTTGAGGCAAGTCATCAGATACCATTCCACTGCATCATCCAAATGATGCCCAGTGGCAACAGGATGGGGCAACGATTGAAAAAACTCATATCTAGCGTGGCGCCATTCGTGTTCACGATTGCGCACCACGGTTGGCATACCCGCCACCTCAAGATGGAGACCACGCTGGGTAGCAAATTGTTGTGCAAACTGGTATTCAACGTCTGCGTAAGCGTTTCCATGATGAAAAAACGCTAGCCGCACGTTGCGCTTGAGTTTGAGAGCCAATGTGGCCAACACCACTGAATCAACTCCTCCACTAAACGCAACATACAATGTTTTCGGTAGTGTTTTACAACAATGCAGGGCCATTGTCGGGCACTTGTTCCGTCAAGATCGAAGAGTCCAATTTGCTGTTCAACGCCATCAGTTTTTCGTAAGACACATCAGGCTGGCGCAACACCGTTGCGAGCAACTCAATGTCATGTGCGGACAGGTCACACGTTTCACACCGAATAGATAGCACGTATGTTCGTTTGTTTTTGGTAAACGTCACCGCGTCGATGTCAGTCAACTCGTAATAATTCAGGTGTTCCGTACTGATGGAAATGGTGTTAGGAGGGAAGAACACAAATTCACCGTTAACCGTCTTGGATGCTAGGTGAGTGCTCGGCACGTATTGCACAAACGGCGCGGTCACCGCTGCGATCCCAAGAATGGCGGTCAAGGTGGCGTGCTTCATGTTGATCATGGTGGTTTATTCGGTTGGGTTACGATGACGCAATCATAGCACCCAGTGGAGAAATGTGCCTTGTACCTGACTAAAACATGTGGTCAATGAATCGTGGGTCTACTGGATATGCGACTAACGCGATCCTCAATCGGATCGGTGATCACAAGTTGTGGGCCAAATTTGGTCATGCGAACCATGCAATTGTTGGTGTGAATATCACACTTAAAGTTTTTATTGCTTGCCAAAGTCTGCTTAATTAAATCCAATGCCTGCTTCAGCTTCGTTGAGGTGAAATATTCGGCAATTGAAGTGTCGCCACAGACGTATCGTGCCAATAGTTTCACCAAGTACCCCCACATGTTTTCTAAACTATTGTCTCGTAGTGAAAACCCGTGAATTAGATTTTGAGCTAAACCCATGACGGCCTCTTGACCGACGTGCGACGGTTTAAGTAACTTTTCCATTTCATATCGGGGAACTTTCAGCCCATCGGCATCAACATCGAGTTCCACCATGTAAACTCGTGGAAAAAACGGGTTACTCTTTATGTGGGGGTTAATTGCTCTAATATAGTTGAAATACCCATCATTTTTTAACTCAGAAGGCAAGAAATTCTTCTTTTGATACACGAATGGATCAGAGGTTTGTGAGCCTTGTGCATACACTCCAGCTTGCTCCGTGTTGGCGTTTGCCATAAGGTTGTCGATCATCTTTGGCAAATCGTGTTGTCCATTTGTTTTTGTCACCTTATACGCAGTATCAACTATTTCATGTAATCGCATTTGGTATTTATAAGACAAGAAAAAAGCGGCCTAGGCCGCTTTTTTCAACTGTATTGCATCATTTTGACGAACAACTTTCTGGAGTACATTTTGGCTCATGCTGCATACAAGGTGCTCCATTCTTGCCGCATTCCCCGTCTGACACGGGTTTGGTGATACCGGTGATGGCAAAAGTGGCGAAAATAATGGTGAAAATCGTTTTGAACATTGTGATTCCTATCGTGAAGTGAATATTTAATTAACGGTGGGGGGATCAGAAATCCGATTCAAACTCGTCGGGTGAACTGAAATTAAATCCAGCCACCGTCAAGTCCACATTGTCGTCAAATGTGTAATGATCCGGGTCTCCCTCAGATGGTTGGAACGTTTCCAGATCGCATAACATCGCCAACTCGGATGGAGTCGGGTAGTCGAAGATCCAAAAACCAATCTCGCCACCAGCGCCCAGGTTGTCCAGCACGTCCGGCGATGCCAACCGAGGCAGAACCTGATTCAGGCGTTCTTCAAAAGACGTTTTCATGCGGTGGTTTCCATGCGGGCGAGCGTTTTTTCAGCACCCAGCCGTATCAGGTAGGCGCGAACCTTAGGGTGAAGCATGGGCGGCGTGAGTGCCATGCGCCGTGAGCTATCGAGGAACTTGGCTTCAACCAGCATTCGGACGATGACCTGAAAGAGCTTTTTGCAGGTCGTATCGGCCCAGGTGCCGACGCTGGCGTCACGGTGCTCGCATTCGGTGAGGAAGGCTTCCCACTGCCGATGGCTTAAGGTGCGCTCAAGGCGACGCAGGTCAGCCGCATACACATCGCGCATGAAGTCACTCAGCAATTGACTGTGCTGGGCAGCCGCAGCGAGCAATACCTGCCCCGTAATCTCGCCGTCGCCTTCGGAGACAAGCTGTAGACCCTCATCGTCTAGCGTTGCCAGCCGGTTGCGAATCAGGCGTGCTTGTCGTTGTGCAGTGGCGGGCGACTTTTGCAACAGGTTTTGCTGCTTCATGGCCTCGTCCCACTGCTCAGCCGTTGGGTGGGTGAGTAGCAGCCGCGCAATGCGGCGGCTCTCGGGCACTAACAAAGAGCCAGCAGTGATTTCAGCGTTATAGAGGCTCACGATCACGCCCCCTCTTTCACGCCCGGCGCGAAGATCGAACTCTCCACGCCATACAGGGTTTGAGGATTACGCAGCCAAAGTTGGTGGGTGGCAGGGTCGAGCGAGTCACTCAAAAAGTAAAACACCTCGCCGCCCTTGGTGGCTACATAAACGTATTTCATGCTGTTTCCTAAAAAGTTGTCTGCGTCAGTGCAGTGAATGCAGTGTAGCAGCAGTTTTGTTCAACATGCCAATACCCACATCACCAAGTTGGTCTTTCTACGTTTTGATGTGGGTTTGGATCACCGGGTCAAAATCATCATCCAATGCCCCACGCGGAACACGGTGCTCTATTCCATCAATCATTGCGAACAATTGGCCCCAGGTTGCATATTTCATTCTTTCGTCTGGGTCGGTGATGACTTTCTTACCGGATGTATTGTGTCCGGGCGTGACTGGAACCGCACTACCACGTGTAATTTTATTGTGGTTGATCGCCGTATCCGCTTGAGTTGTCGTCTTAAACGGCCCCAAGATTGTCTGCACATTGGACAGTGATACCGAAACTTCTGGTGCCAATGTTCCCATACCTGCTGGCACCATTCGTTCAGTCCTCGGGCGTTTCAAGATGATCGCATATATTCCACCTCTACTGTAGTCAACGCCGAGTTCATCTTCCTGAACAGATTGCCAAAACTCTGGCTGAGAAGTTGCATAAAACGATGTGGAACCAATGCCCGCATTGTTGCCAAATGCTCTGCCACCAGATTCCAAGGCTTGGAGCATGCGTTCATACCGAGCAATCAACCTCACCAATGTACGATACTCGGGTATGGGTAAATCACTTTCTGACTGTCTGGTTTGCAATTCATCCAAAATGAGATTAACTTCCGAAATGCTGTCTTGCCGATTTCCTGTAAATTTTGGCAAAGGTGATACATGGTAATACAACCGATTAGCGTCGCGTAACATATCAGATTTCGGAATTTTTGTCATCAATTATTTATCCACCACCGTTTTTTTACCCACCACCGTTTTGACGTTAGTGCAACGTTCTTTCTGCCGGTATTTCTTCATCATCGAGTAAATCTGACATTGAATATGATTCAACGGTTTCGTCATTTTCGTCGATCACTGATACCTCATCATGAACAGCACTATACATCATGTATCCTGCGTGCGCGGCTTGACAAGCAGTTTCATATGCAGTATCGGTCACAATTCCCGACACGATGAACATATGTTTGGTATCAGGGTGTTCCATTACATCAGATGCTTGATCGATGTGGTCTGGGAACTGCCACAAGTCGAAGCCAGCAACATATTCAATCCCGGTTTCGCCATCTTCAGTATAAATGTGTTTAAATACTCGCACAAAAACAATATCTGGAACAATTTGTTCAATATCCATTTTTCAAGTCCTCGGTAAGTTTTTCAAAAAAGTAACCTTTTCGCATCAAGTTTGTTCGGTGGGGCTTGTCTGGTTTGTAGACCCAAATGAAGTCTACTTCCTCCACCGTCTTGATGCGTCTGATGTTATCACAGTACCAAATCTCGTGGGTTCGAGGATCGATCAACTTTCTGAAAATACTGTGGCGTTCACTATGGGAATAATTCATCCCACGATTGTGCCACGATTTACTACACTGTGCAAATTAAATATGGGATGCACATTAACACTATTACTGAGTCAATATCAGTTGGGAAATATTTCAAGACGACTGTGGAAGACGTCATCGACGGATACCAGCAAAGTGTGGCGCAAGTATTGGCCAAATTTCAAGAAAATTCCCCAGATTTGCAGCACATCGCTAATGGAAAATACCCCAACTACACGCTGTTTGATCACTTTAAAATGCTAATGGAGGGCACCTTGGATAAAACCTTGTCTACGAAATTGACCAACCGGTTCGAGCAAATATGTGGTGATTTTGCAAAAGGGGTTGAATTCAAAGAGGGGAATGTGTCGCTATACATTGGTCGCAAAATAAAAATATCAGAGACCTATCTGTTCGACATTTTGGATAAAACGGTGAAGTCCACAGCGAACCACATCAATGCACTAAACGATGATCTGTCGGTAGAAACCGAACTCGTGGCGTATCAAATTGCCATTTCACGATTGCGCCATCTAGACATGGCATTGGAGATAACAGAGCTTTCCAAAGTGTTTATCCACGAGTTGGTTCACGCTTATCAAAATATGAACAATCCTGGACTGCAATATGACACCAAAGTTTTCCCAGGATACTTTCATGGGTTAACCCCAGCTAGAACCGAGGAAGAAACTAGGAAGACAAAGTTGGCATATTATGCCGCCCCAATGGAGATATCGGCCTATGCACATGAGATAGCGATTGCGGTAGCAGAAGACGTGCAACGTGGCAAAGAACTTTATGATGCGATTGAGTCCCAGATTCTCAAATTTTTCAATATCAATTTCAGATCAAAGTTTGGCAAATTTTCATTCAACCGTTTGAACCATCGTGAAAGAGAGGCGTTCCAAAAGTATTGGAAATTGGTGTATGTGGAAGCCATTGCTCTCCTAGCATGAAAAAACCCGGCCTAGGCCGGGTTTTTGTGTTCTCTTTGGTTATGTTAGCTCAATTTGTTTGATGAGTCCATCATGGACAGTCAGTCTCACCACACTGTCGCCATCATCGAACACCACCCGAGCAATCAGGTGACCTGTACTTTTTGCCAAAACGGCCAGCATTCCATTGTATTTTTGCATTGTCAAATCACCCACCCCAAATGACTTGATTGTCACGATGTCCTCGGGAGTTGGCGAAATATGGCCAAAAATGCTGGCTTCACCGTAATCAATCTCAACTTCAGTGGAACCAATCGTGGTGTAAACCACTGGGTTCAATCCCTTCAGTGAAGGTTGGTAGAATGCCGACACTGGCACTTTGAGGTTGTCGAGCTGAAGTGTTTTCCATCCGGTGAACATGGCTGGCATGGGATAATTTTCAACTGATTGAATGTATTACGGGAGCCAACGGAATTCGTCACACCCAGCTTCCGTACACAGTTGCTCGTATTCCTGTGCCGTCATATTGTTGCCGGAGTTTTCCCAGAAAAACACAGCCATCGCACGAAAAAATGCCAGATTGGGAATTGATTTGTCGAGCCGCAATGTGCTGGGTTCCAGATTATCACTCACTTGGATATGAGTTCGATCAGCATTTGTGCGAAAACTAATGGTGATGTCTCCATACGTCACTGTGCCCGAATCGCTGACCATAAATTGGCTCCTCGAAAAGTTGTCTGCGCCATTGCAGTGAATGCAGTGTACTACAAATAGACCAAATTCAATAAATTCCGACTAGATCACTCTGACTTCACACAATGGCTCTCGTGGATGATGGAACCGTCTGCGTACAATTTTGCCCCACAATGTTCGCACGTTCCCACCACCGTGAACTTCGACGGTTGTTTCCCAAATGTACTCTCCCAGTGCGAGACAAACTGTTCAACGTTGACACTAAATGGGCGAGGAGAATCGCCTTTTCCACCATCGCCCATCTTAGTCCCACAGTGATTGATAATATTTCCCAAACAGGCGTAACCCATTTGTGATGCGGTCTTGGTGTTTCTTTCGACCATCCATGTCGATGGCAAAAGTGTGATTGTCACCTTTTTGGATTTCGGTCAACCCATTTCCCACATTAGATTCAACAAATTTCCAATCAATGTTGCCTGAGCAATACTGATCTTCCCAGTCGCAATCTGGCTGAAGCTGCTCAAACGCCCAAATCATTTCACCCAAAACATAATCCCACCGTTTGTGAATGTTTTCATCATCTTTCATTTCGTCGTCGGTGATAGGCTTGAATTCATCTGGCGCATCGTCGCTGTCCACCAAACCAGACCCATGCTTACTGGCTTTCAGTTGCCGCAACATGGGTAACACAATGAGAGCCAGGGTGGAATCCATGTTCCACGTATCGTAATTATCCAGCTTGATTGAAATTGTGCGTTCGCGGGAATTTAGCCAATCCAATGGTTTTTGGAAAACAGATTCAGATAGCCACTCACTCCATGAATCGACCCGTGCTTCTCCAAGGGTTTCTTCAAACTTGCGTAAAATGCCATACCACGAATAGTGGTCAATGTATTTCCCAAGGTAGACTTTCATGTTTTCCTATTAAATTTGAATGTAAACAAGTAGACAAACAATACGCCAAACAATATCATCACGGATGTGCTCGGTTCTGGGATGGCTGGAACGGTTGGGGGTTTCCAATGGTGATTGCCGTTGTTCCCATGAGGGGTCTCAATGCGTTGGTCACGCATCATCACTTCACAGAAACTATTAACATCGCAATTTTTCACGTTTCTTCTCCAAACTGGTATTTACCGGGTGCCGGTTTGGATCACGTAACATTCTATTATGGTGAAAAACTGCGCGTGCCAACTTGTCTTCAATGAGTTTGCGACGATGTTCGTCGGTTAGCTCCAACGGATACTCAAAATAAGGCGGTTCCACAATTGGTTCCATTTTGGGGCATGTTTTTCAATGATGTTGGTAGTTTGACGAAGAAATTCGTGCTCGTATTTGTTCAAATCATCAACAGAATCGAACTCCAACACGACGTAATATTGGTCTCCAAAATAGTGCGTACCGTTTACATATCTGCCATTGAAGATTTTCACAAGTTGATCCAACTTGGCCATCTGTTCAACGGGCACGTAGCGAGTGATCTGGCAGGTCATAGTGAGGCTCCATGTGGGGAAACGTGATGGGCAAAGTGTAACACCCATGTCTGACACGTGTCAAGCAAGTTGGTAAAAGCGGTGGCGTCCAATTCTTGCCACTTGCACATACCGTTTTTGTGACAATGGGCTACATTGTACGCTATGAAAAAACAAAGTGGATGCAGATATAAGTCCACTATACGCATCATGGTCAATCACGTTTTTGGCAATTGCCATTGCTTCGTGAAATTTGCAATCAGTGTAGTTCACCACTTTTTTAGCACATGCCCAAGAAAATTGACAAAAACGGCGACCGCGAATGATGGTTGATTGATGCACCACAGAGCACACATCCTTTGCGTATCCATGTTTAACACGGTTAATGACTACTCGTGCCACCGCAGCCATGCCCGTCAGGGGTTCTCCACGAGCTTCATGATAGATGGCAGTGGCCAAACAATCATACTGCTTAGAATCTTGCGCATGCACGGGAGTTATTGCCAACAAGGTGGCAAAAAATGTTAATAGTTTTTTCATAAAGTATAAACAAAAAAGCGCCGTTTCCAGCGCTTGGGTTACTTAGCAATCACAATTACATCGAATCACTTCAGCCGCAGCTTGTGAAGGTGTTTCTTGCGAATTTATCAACATTGTGGTGTTCAGTATTGATAAATTCTGAGGCACCAAGTTGGTGTAAGGTGATCCAGCAAAACTGCCTTTTACAATGGCAGCCCCTGTGGCCAATACCACTGAGGTGCCATTGATATTTATAACATTGGGGGCGGGTGCAGTGGGGGAGAACTGGTCTAGGGTCAAACCAGAATCTGGCCCGGTTTCATCACTATGGGTGTTCGTGGGTATCCCAGCTAATGCCAACCTGGCACTATTTCTACTCTCCCGCATCGCTGCAACACAGGACTGTCCGCCCACTATACTCAAATCAGAAATCTTTTCAAGGGTTTGTGCGGTCATGCCTTCGCCAATATCTGTTGAAAACGATGGCAACGCATACCCAAACGAGTAGATGTCTAATTTAGAACCCACACTGGGAGACGGCAACGCCTCAGTGCGGGCAGACTGTTCTTTCACTAGTTGGTGTCCAACGGTTTCCCACAGTGTATTCAATGCGGACACATCTTGAGGAAACTCTGTGCCAATGGTTTCAATAATGGTATCCAATTCATCGATTAATGCCTGTAATTCAACATCATAAGTCAAAGCAGGTAGAACCAATGGTGCAGTAAGTAAGTCCAAAATGTCAGACATTTTGACTAACACTGCTGGAGTGACGAGTTGTGTCAATTGTTCCTTTATTGTTGCGAGATCATATGGAATCCCAGACATGGCCCCAAAATAATGATTCATGGTGAGAGAATCCCCCACGGAACTCAAAGCCGAATCGATTAGTTGATTGTTTCCAGGTGAATTGCCAGAATCTACCGCCAACTCCCCCATAGTTTCCAAATTCATCACCACTTGCGCAAACTTCTCAACCTCAGTTGATGCGATGTTGGTGATTTGTCGCATACTGTATGAAAATGCTGCACAAGCGGTTGCGATATTGTCGGGAACACCTGGCTGCAAATCGAATCCACGTTGATACAAAACCGGATTACAGTCGTTTCCAACATATATCAATTGATAAGTTTTTGACCCACCATTTGGAGTTTGTACCGCATAATTTGGCACAGTAAGACTCTGGAAACTAGCAGGGAACAGCTTCATCGGATTCAATAAATCCGCCAGCGAATCAACGGAGTGTTGGAAGTTCAACGGCGTTAAGCAATCTTCCAAATCATCGGACGTGACTGATGTAAAGCTGGAATATACCCTAAATTCTTGCAGTTCAGTGGGAGTTTGCCCAGACAACAACTGCGTTAGTTCACTCGGTTCAAACCCGTGTTGTTCAAGGGAGTTTAAGAGTGGCTCACCAAGGGCGTTGTGCGTGTTCATTGTGCGCAATAGTGCCACGGGACTCCCAAACGTGGCGATCTGTGACAAGTCAATTGCTTTACCGCATTTGATCAAATCTTGTCCAAAAAAGACAGTGGCTCGGTTTACCCCCAATACATCGCCTGATATGAAATCATTTGAGTTACTATAAAACCCAGACAGGTGTGTTTTGGCAGAAGTGAGACCATCAATCACCCCATTTGTCATCGCCATGTATGAAGCACAACGCTGAAACGAGCTTAAAAAATCCGCATATGAACCGCCACCATGATGGAATTCATCGTGAGCCTGTTTTGCCAAAATGCGTAAAAACCCATATTCCGGGGTCGGATTGCTACCCGTATATGACGATGGCAGGAAATTTGTTAATGCCGGGATTGTCCCCGTGGCTAACAGATTGTTAAACACCGTGGGCGTCAATGTGAGTTCAGTGACTCGCTGCTTTGCCAGCACAGTGACATCTTGCCATACATCTAGCCCCGTGTCCGTCAAAATGGTTCCAGGGGTGTAGTCACCATTGCTAGACGATGCCCCCATCAACGCGGCGTGATCTTGATTGATACACAGTCCAGTAGATTGAAGATATGATGCAATCACGTTGGCTTGATACGGGGTCATGGCACCTCCACATTGGGACTACCGGACACAATAGTATGTCCGCATGAGTTTCCCGACCCGATTTTCAACACTGGGAAACCCTCAGCAAAAACGGTTGGACTGCCCGATGTAGTAACTGCCGAATTGTGAGCTTCACCCCAAGGCGAGTGTGGAGTTATCTGACTAGGGTGGATGCCCACTGGCAAACCATTGACCAACACCGTGGGAGCACCTTTCAAGATGGCCCCACCCGTGGCATTTTTGTCTGTAATTCTGCTGATTGAGGCCATCTGATGTTTTAGGTTAGTATTCGCTTACTTGGAACAATGATCCCACCAACAATCCTAGTGTAAAGCTCTTGTGCTTCTTGGATAGAAGGGGCGAACATTGATACCGATGTCATATTTATGTACTGCAAATCTTCACCGGATTCCAACGGTGGCACCGCAGTAATGCCCTGAGAACTATGCACTAACGTAACGGGCTGTTTTACCGTCAAATATGGCGCGTCATGATGCACAACTTTGGCAATAACTTCCTGACCGTTGGCCAGTTTGAAAGAATACAGTTCGCCAATTTTAAACACATTCATGGCAAAAATTCCTTTACTGCGTCATACCCGCCGATGTATTGCCCATCAATGAAAATTTGTGGAACAGTGCGAGCACCGGGCACTTCATCATGCAATTGAGCCATAGCCCAACCATCTCCCAATTTTCGCATCTCGATTTCTACGTTTCTGGCCTCAAGATACGTTCGAGCGGCCTCACAGTATGTGCATGTGTTAGTAGACCAAATAATTGCCTTCATTCGATCACAATCCCATACAACTCATCTTCTTTCATCACCAGATATTCTTCCCCTTGAATCTTCACGGTTTGCCCACTGTGTTTTCCAAACAGCACCCGATCACCAACTTCCACCGTGAGGGCAATTTGATCGCCATTCTCATTGCGTTTTCCTGGGCCAACTGCCACCACAACGCCTTGATCGGCTTTTTCGTCCTGTTTGTGTGCCAAGACAATTCCAGCAGAACTGACTTTGGTAATTTCAGACCGTTTGATAATAATTCGATCTAACACGGGAGATACATTTAACATTTAATTTTCCTTTATTGTAAAGAAACGGGCCGAAGCCCGTTTTGAGTCAGTTTTTAGAAAGTGATTTCACACGCACCACCAGCGCATGCAGCGCCAGAGAGTGTACCAACATCAACATACTGCTTATCCTTGAGATAATCTCGCATATCGACATCGCCCAACTTGGAGGTGATCTTACTCCATTTGTGTAGATTATACACATCCTTCAAGCAATTTGCGGTCATCGTCGTATCACCATCGAAATGGTTGCTAGCAAATTTGTTGAACTGCCGTACCCAATCACGCTTGTTTGCATTTTCATGGGATTCTACCGACAAATTTTCACCATATCCACTAGCACACGAAGTTGCAGCCCACAAATCGCCAAACGCATCCAACCCACGGGTGATAAGACCAGATGCAAACATACTAGCAGCACCGTATTTCAACACAATTTCCTCAGCGGTAAAAACCTCAGTAAATGGTGCTTGAGAAAATGCCTTATCGCCCATTGCCGCCATCAAGCTCACACCACAGAACCATTCCCGGTTTTCGTACAGATATTTGGTAACTTCCTCCCAATTATCTACGCTGATGGTGTTAGAAATGTTATGCCGCATTTTTGGATGAGTACAAAGCTCCACATTGGTGCCATGTTCCACCCAAACTTGTTGAGCAAGTTTCACATACTCTAGTTGTTTAACACCCAACAAATCCGACTTATAAATCGATCCCGGCTTGGAAATGATGGGGAACGCAATAACCGCATCCGTCCCATTAGTTGACCACACCGAGCTTTCCACCATGTCCGGGAATGCTGATTGCAACGATTGCAGAACCTCCGATTCCTTGTTCATCTGTACGTGACGAATATACCGTGGGGCATGTTCACCATGAATACCAGACGCGGTTTGCAAAATGACTGAAGCATTTCCAGCAGGTTTTGCGCACGTTGTTCTAGCAGCTTGGTTAATATCAATCAATTCGGCCACCATTTTATTTGTTGACTTCACGATCTCTGCGCCCTTTTTCATCACGTCCGGGTCAAACAATACGGTCGGATTATTCATCCAACCTGTGATCGACACCCCAATCAACGCCTCACGTTCGATAATCTCCTTTGATGCTTGTCCCAAAAATCCAAAATCCGTGTACCCAGCTTGCAAAGTACCGATCGCCGCAGCGGCAAAGCAAGCCTGGTAAAAATCCTCTGGGGTGTTACATTTCCCACCGTTGATCTCACTGAGATTACACGCTTGCCACCCAGATCGCCCATCAATCGATGGGTACTTACAAATTTCAACACCTTTGTTGTTACTACGTGCATCGCAGCACGCGGGTTAGTCATTTCTGCTAACCTCTACACATTCCTGTGTAGAACAGACTATATCACCACCCTCTTTCAAGGGGTCAATCACGCGGACTTTGTAAAAGAAACTGTTTTTCATGTACGGCTTAACTCCTCCACAAAACTTCTGAACATCCTTGTTGCGAAGTCTCAGATAGTAATATTTCCCTTGTCGGTTTACATTGAACTCAACATCTAACTTATCCTTGAACGCCTTTTTTAACAGCATTTGATCACCGTAAGAAAGACGTTTCATGTTCAGAGTCAGATTCCAACTATTGTTAACTAGCCCGTTTTTGTCATTCGGGATAATTTCCACTAAGCTGCCATCACACATATAAAGTATGGCGGCGGCTTCCCAGTCCAATAGTTTGAGAGCGTGTGGATCAATTCCTTTATATTGATCTGTATACACTCTGTCTCGGATGGTTGTCAATTTGGGATGAGTTTTAGATTGAAGCCTGATTTGTGGCTTGCGAACGCACCCGTCTTTGTTGTAGTCTTTTCGCTCGTATCGGTTTGTCCCCACAAACTCACGCAGTACCTCATCCACCCAATCAATGTAATCATCGTTTTGTGTCAGCATATTCATAGCGAAGTATGCGTTTTCACAGTCTTTGCGTACATATAACCCACCATCGCCCATCACAAAGTATGAGATTAGTTTGGTCAGTTGCTTATTGTCCATAGTCGTTACACTCCCCATAACAGGTTAGCACGGTATTGCCCAAAATGGGGTTCCACCGTTTTTCGATTGATTTTCATAGAAAATTACTTTTCCATGCCGCTAGTCAGTTTAACGGATTAAACGTAAACTCTAAATTGTCAGTAAAAATGAAACCTGGTTCCCCACTATGTTCTACTGACTTCATAATCTGTTGAAACTCATCAAACGTGACTTCATCGCGTTTCAACATCACTGAATTATTGCTTCTACCGCGCTGGGGATTGTCAGTGAACCAATTCCCAGTTTTTGCCTTAATCATCTCCTCATCGTCTTTACTGAAAAGACAAATGGTAGCACTCCGTCTTACCTTAAATTTGTCTACAGTTTCCTGTAGGATCGGACTATCTCTTAGCTACAAGAGCCACGGATTTCTTAGGACAGATTATTGATTGCCTTCTCACTGTCTAGTCTCTGAACCTTCTTGGTACTAAAGCTGGCTTCCCAAGAGTGGTAACTGATTAGCGTATCGTTTGACTTAGCTTTCCAGTTTTAACCCGTTTAGGTGGCATAAGGTTGGAGTGCCACGTTTATCTCAAATTAACTCTAAAAATTTCTCATAACGGTTGTATTTCACCTGGCTGTAGAATTTTGGCTTATCTTCGTACATCCAGTTCAACACTTTAGCAACCGATTCTATTTTAGAAAATTTCAAATCCAAACAGTGTTCGTCTTTTCGCTGCTTCACGCTTGAACACACATTCAACTCATTCATCAAAAATTCCTGCACCTTGGACAAAATATCGAACGATTGATGAGTTATCCCAAAATTGGCCCACAATCGGTTGCGATCTTTTCGGTGCCCGTATGAAATGTGTCCATCTGCATCAAATAAACCCAGCACATAGTATTTCATATTTTTCTTGGAAATATTGACCAACTTTCGATCAACTTTCTTTGACAGGATACCAAACTTGTTGAAACATTCTTCAAACTTACTGCTGAAATTCAACGTGAATGCTGAGTTACTGCTCACGATGGAATAACCGGCAGTGTTATTAATTGGCACACGCGATCCAACGACACCGTCTGGACAAAATTCCTGCTTAATTGATTCGATCAAGGGTTTGTCAATGGAACTCACATACAGTCTAGGGTTTCTTTTATGGGTGGGTGGATTATATCCACCATCACCTGCCAAGTACCCAATCAAATACGCCTGTTCTTTTGTTTCAATCTTCTCAAACACGTTTAAACGGTAGTGCTCACCATTGATTAGATACTCTTTCATTAAAGATTTTCTCCAATCGTCACTTACTTACCACCAGAAATAACCGCATCTGCCATAAACATACACGCATCATAAACTTCAATCGGGCGAAGCTGATGTTTAGCGTTGGTCAACAGTAGCTCGACTTTGGTCAACGCATAATGCAATGGGTCGGGGCCAGGTGCTTTAAATCCGCCAGAAATCTTAGAACCCTTGGGCCGAATCTTGGACAAATCGAACCAAACCGGGTGGCCCTCGTATTCTGGATGTTTGCCCCCGCCTTGGAAAAACGAGCTAAACAGCACATCAAATGCTTGTGCCCAACCTTCGATCGAATCCGGCACCACAAATTTCTTGACACTCTTTGCGCGAGAACTGAGTTTGGGCAGTTTGGCCACATGATGACGTTGCACAGAAAACCCAGCACCGCATCCACACAGCATAAGCCACATAAATTCACCAAAGAATTCAGGGCGATCAACCCAAGACGACACGCAGTTATACATCTTCGCATGCTTTTTCAACAACTGTTCTCCACCAAACTGGAGAGCACGTTGAGCACCCAAAATGCGCTTATCCAAATATGCCTTCTCGATCACTCGAATCACTTCTTGTAATTTTGGAGTCATTTTGTTGGCATATTTTTGCTCGTGCATTCGCATCACACGACTGACGGCCTCATCCCAGGATTCATATTTCCGAGTACCTTCGTCAAACCGACTGTAATCAGAATAAAACTTGGCATCCGCCATCATCTTGCTTGCACTAACTTCCATTAATTACCTTTCTAAGTAAACCCCAAAATAGTTGGGGTATTATTTACTACATTTTAACCAACCAATTTGGCTAAAACGTCTGTCAAATCAAATCGCTTACGTTGTCTAAAATTAGAGAGCTTGTTATCCTTTACTGTTCCTGGCCAATAGTTTAGAACATATTGTTTGTTCACAATGACCAAAAAATGATCCTCGCCGTGATCATCGCTTGCCTGAACGAGTGACGAATCGATTCCTAGCATCGATAGAGTGTACACCATCCCAAGCGCTCTTGCCAAAGTACAGTACACATTGTCGTCAAGTAGTGTCCACGGGTCGGGCCAATTCCTCACATCTTGTGGGTGCAAATGGTGAGTCACTAATGGAGCATGTTGCCACCAATCATCCACCATAACACAGGTGTCTAGCGTGGACAAGCCTTGCGCGGTTGTTCGCAGGCTGATCCACGCTGCTAACCTCTCTTTATAAAGACCTTGGAAATGGTTCATCATAATTAAATACCCCATGTACATTAAATTTGGTCATCAACCGCTTCACAACGCGGCATCCATGACGTTGTCTGATAGTAGCTTGATTGATAGTGCGGGCAGACTACGTACCAGTGCGCCAGAATACGTGTTTGATGCCCAGTTCACGTATGATCTGCATCCACTGTTGTTTCAAGTGATAGCCAACAACGGATCAGTGATACATGATAGCACGAATCATTGCGGGTAGTGGGTCTGCCTGAACTGGTGTTTTGTTAAAAAGTGTAACGCGCTATAAATAAATCAACGACTTAGGCGTCTGTGGTTCGTTTCCTCCAGGGACGTCAGTTCAGAAAGACCCACTACCTCATTGCGCACACCTGGCAGTGAACGCTGGCAGTTCAGGAAATTATGCCAAGTTTCAACAGTATGAATATAACCGATATCAACCCGGCAAATCCACTACTATAAACCTATCTTTTGTGATGGGAACATCGTCTTCCGGGGTTACCAAATATATCGGGTACTCAGACGGCGTAAACGGCATTGAGTTGCTGATGGTAGACGGTGTGGCCCAATTTGCGGTGCTATCTTCAACAACCATTGGAAACACGTATGTGCGACAAACGTTGTGGAACGTTGATGCTTTCGATAGCACCGGGCCAAGTGGATGCAACATTGATTTCACAAAATGTCAAATACTGTGTATCGATTTTCAGGCACTATACGCAGGTCGCATCAGAATCGGATTCAATATCGGCGGAGTGGTGCATTGTGCCCATGAGTTCAATCATGCCAATATTATTGCAGTGCCCTATTTTGCAAACGCAAGTCTGCCCATTAGAGCTGGGATAGAAACAACCTCTGCCATTTCCACGCCAGATTCGTTCAAGTTGTTATGCTGTTCAGTCATGAGTGAGGGCGGTCAGGCAACCTTAGTTGGCTATGAATTTTCGTCAAAAGTTGCGATAACCGTGGGCAACGGTGTTCCGACACATGCGTTTAGTATTCGACCTCTCAGTACATTCAAAACACAAACCAACCGAGTGCAAGTTAAAATAGAATCAGTTGAAATCGCAGTCACTGGCACCAATGCAGTTGAATATGATTTGGTGTTTGGGCAGTTACTAACTTCAGCCACGTGGTCTCCCACTAATGCGGAATATTCTGCTTGCGAATTTTCAACGGGTGGAACACTGTCGGGACTACCGTCAATCACGGTGGAGTCAGGGACTGTATCATCGTCTGCACAAAATAAGGGAATCATTGACCGTACTGTTTATATGCGGTATCCAATCACGCTAGATGCCACCGGGTCGCACCGTGATCTCGGTACTTACACAGTGTTAGTGTCGGGTGTGGGCGGAACGTCTTCGGTCAGGTGTGTGGTGAATTGGCGTGAGATACGATAGTTGACTACCGTGCGTGGACTTTAGCACAATTCGAGTGGGATGTTGATACACTGTGTTCACTGCAATGACGCAAACAACTCCCAGGAGTCGATATGGCCCGCAAACTACCTCAGATCGAAGACCACCACTTTACCCATATTGGGTATGACGGGAGGGACTTTGTTTACACTCGTGAGACTCTTGGAAAATGTACGATACATGACGCGGTTAAATTCGCCAGATCGAAGTTTGAACCAGTGGGATATAGGTGGATTCCACGATGGCAGTCTGGTGCTGGCGGATATTTATCTCACCCCGATGGTGATGTGGTTGAAATCTCGCCAGGAGAGGCGTAAGGTATGAAAGTTACATACGAATTTGGTATCAGTCTGGTCGCAATGCGCGCAGTACATCCAGTGAGTCCACTTGACGAGGCGATTATTGACATTGCGCATACTATTGGGTGGTTTGTGGTATCAAAAGCAGTAGTGGTGCTAGCAAAAACAGACCATGCCCGTGCGGCGATGGAGAGTAACGCGGATTATTTTCAGCAGCGGGTGTTCCATCGCCTAAAACGTGTAACGGAGGTGGCAGGCGCAGCACAGGTCACAGAGGCATGTGCCCGGTTGGGAATAACTGGCCACGTAAAAGAGTTGTGTCCTAACGCATATCGTCTACTCAACAACTGAACATCTTTGAAAAGGAACTACTATGATTGTTGTCAACGGGTTAACTGAATCGGCTAGCGCCGCAATGGTATATCCTGGACTGAAGTTTCTCATTACAAGCAACACACAGATGGCCAAAATCCGATCCACGCTGGAGGCGGTTGGTGCGAAACGGGAGGCGGGGTTGATTGGAAATATTGATAACATGCCCGTCCCCGGAGTATTGTGCTGTCGGGGCGAAGTTCCAATGCTGTATGGATATAGTGACAGGTCAGCATTTGGTGTGATATTAAACCCCCAACCCCTGATCGAAGCCGTTCTCCACGATTGCATCATCATGCTAAAAACAGAGCTTGACGCTTTGCATAGCATGGAACCAGCATCGTGCTCGGATGACGCGCAGATCGAGTCGGAAACTGATTGGAAATTCAAGCGTTACGCCACGTTGCTTGAACATGCTGTCACTTTGGCAAAACGCAAGCAAAAACCGTCACCCGCCTTCAGAACTGAACTGATTCGGTTAATGGACTCACTGTAATGAAAACCAAACAAGTCGAAACCATTGTTGAACACCTTGCTCCCATGCTGTGGGAGCCGATTGAGAGTGCTCCCTGGGGTGAAGATGTGTTTCTCAAAATCCCAACCCCAGGCGGCAACTTTGTGGCGGCATTTGGTCGGCGTGACAAAGGTTGCCAAGAAGCATGGGATGACGATTTTCGCGCAATTGGTGCTGCATGCCGCCAAAACTGGCGAGACGATTGCATCATCCGTGGGGCAACGATGTGGGCAAAAGTTCCTCGTTGGTTGTTTGACGAAAAATAATTGACTAACGTGTAGGGGCATTTTGAGGAAACGTTGCCAAACCAATTGACATGCCCCATAATCACCACATTGATCCACGACTTGCTTCCAACCGGAAACCACCATGTCTTTCTACGCAGCAATTAATAGTTACGCATCTTCGACTAGTATCGGTTTTTCTGACGCTTGGGGGTATTTGGCGTTTGACACCAAAAAACTGCGGGATGCTTATGTGGCCAATGCGACCGATATTGCGACCAAAGCGATCCGGTCAACCGAGTGCAAAAAATACGGTGGATATGCTGGAAAATATGATGTAAACGGTGTGTTCACGGATTACCTCGGATACCACTACCGTGGCAAAAACATTGATCCAACCACTGGGAAACCACTGGGAACAATTTGTCGCGCACAATGAAAAAAGGGGCATATGCCCCTTTTTATACTTACAAAAAACCGTTGTGGATTAGCTGAATTGCAGGTTTTGCACAGCTACTTCGCCCACGTAGTCGCCAGCGTTACCGAGCGATGACGCCACGTTCGACAGTTCGACGTAACCATATCGAGTTTTGAAACTCGTCACAGGTTCCATCGTGGTAGGATCGATCACCACACCAACTGATTGCAGAGGTTGGTACGGGCAATAGAACGCAGCAGCGTCAAACTCATTCGGGCCTTTGTAACCGATCAGCACCGGGGTGCTGTCAGAAGCATAGCTGTCAACGAAAATACGCATTGCGCCATTCAACGTGCCCACAAACTTAGTGTTGGTGGGGGCTTCAAAGGTGCCTTCGGTCGAACGAGCAAACGCGCTAGTTGTGGCGGACTGCAACACGGTCAGCGAAGTTGGCGAAACCACCGCCCAGTTTGCAGCGCCGCGACGGGTACGTTGAGCGATACGGTTAGCGGTAGCATTGATTAGCACAGCAAGAGCCGCGTGTTCATCGCCGACAAAAGTCGCAGTACCAGACACAGTGGCTTGATTGTACGTAAATTCGGTAGCAGCAAGCGCACGCAGAGATTGCAGAATCTCTTGGTCGATTTCAGCAGTGATTTCTTGAGCCAGAGCAGCCATGAGTTCAGCTTCAATGTCAATGCCCATATTGGCTTGACCATCTTGAGCAGATTCAAAAGTCCAGCGAGCGCTGAGAGCGCGAGATTTGGCTTCCACAATTTGCTTGAGCACTTCGACCGAAATTTGACGGCCAGGATTGCCTTCAAACGACGCAGTGCTGTTGCCGGTGTAGCCCGTGGCAGTAGACGTGCCATACGGGGTACGGGAATATGCTTGCGCAATTTTGAACGGACTTAGTGCTTCGTCACCAGCAGTAACAGACGTGGCGGTCAAGCTAGAATCAGTCAGTGAGTTGGCATAACGAACACGCATGGTGTTGATTTGACCCACATTAGAGGTCATCGGTTGCACGCCAACGATCTCATTTGCGATCACGGTGGGCATCACCCGACGAATCACGGGCAACAGTACGCGATTGATAGTCGCAATATTGCCGCTCGTGGTAGTTCCGGCAGCAGATTCTGCAAGCATGGTGCGACGGGTGTTGTCAAGCAGCACCGACATGGTGTTGCGACGTTGGCCCTTCAGACCTTCCAGCAGACTTTCTTTAGTTTCGCCCCAACGGCCTTCGATTAACAGTTTTGACATAATGTATTCTCCTTTGATATGTCTTATTTCATCCCAGCCAGGCGGCGGGTTTCTTCTTTCAAGCGATCAAATTCATCACTCGAATGTGGCAGAACATCCGCCCCATTTTTATTGCCAGTTACTTCAATGCGAGCTTCAGTCACCATACGAGACTTTGTGCGAGCACCGTCCAACACTGCTGGAAGGTATTTGTCAAATTCGCGCTTCAAGTTTGCGGTTTGAACGTTTTCCAGCAAATTGCGCATAGTGGCGGCCTTTTCTGGATTCAAACTACCGGTCAATTCTGCGAGTTGCTTATCTCGCACATTCGATTCTTTGACTTTGCGAATTTCAAATTCTTTAGATTCGATTAGTCGCTGTGCCTTCTTTTGTGCAGCAATCGATTCAGAAAGTTGGTGTTGAGATTCTCGTAATTGATCTAGCAATCGTTTAGTTTCAACTTTTTCATTCAGATATGAAGTGGAAAATTCACTCATATATGCTTCAAAAATCTTGCGGCCAAAATTGTTTTCCTTGGCTTGCTTAATGTCTTCTTTGAGCTGACCCATTTCCCGCTTCATGTGCTGAGTAACAAAACGCTTAACTTTCGCTGCATTTTCGGCAACAAATTTGGCCTGAGTTTCAGCAATCTTTTGCTTACCTTCTCGCACCAGTTTGACTTTAGCTTCGACCACAGCACGCTTGTCTTGTGAAAATTCTTTGATTTCTTCAGCCAGAGCTTTGATGACAAATTGCTCCAACTTGTGCTGAGATTCTTTTAATTGTTGGCGTTCAGCACGCAGTTCTTTAATTTCTTCCGACAAACGCAGCAAGATGAAGTCATTGACCTTACCCACGTTTTCCCGTACCATTCGTTGAGCTTTCACGCGATCTTCAGCAATCATCTTGCGATCTTCACGGAATTCCCGAATCTCAGATTCCATGTTTTCACGGATCATCTTGTCAAGAGCTTCCGACATAACTTTGGTGTCATGTTCGTGTCGCTGTGCAAACTCAGCACGCAATTCAGCGCGCACTTCTTCACGTGCTTCCATCAATTTTGAATCCCACGCTTCCGTGATAGCTTGGTGAGTTTCTTTATTGATGATGCCCGATTCCAAAAGTGGCTTAAACGCATCATTCTTCATGCTTTACCTTTCATATTGATGTTATTTAACTTTAAGCTCATTTATTAGCCTAATAACCTCTGTTTTGAGAAATTTCTGCATGTTAGGGTTAATTAGCGCATCTTTGGCCATATCGGGAACTCTGTGCCCATATTTCATGTTCATCAGAGATTCGTAAATTGCACGTGGATAAGCATCTGGAGCCGATGGTTGAGCCACGATGTCAACTGTGGTAATTTTAAATCCGCTTACTTTGCCGGATAAATAATCCACATCCCCTGTTCCACGACTTGATACACCAAGTTTTCCACCAGATTCAATCATGACTCTCACGATTTCCCCCATAGGTGTGGGAATAATCTTGAGTTGTCCATAACCGTCCGGGCCATCCATCCACATTTTGGTTATCATGTGGGAAGCCCGGTCTAGATTAATCGTGACATCATCTGGGTGGTCTAATTCACCCCAAACGCTATACCCAGAAGTAATTTGCTGATTGAGCGTATTGACGGCCACTTTAATTTCACTCGAAGGGTATACGCGCTGATTGTGATTACGCACATTCCCTTGAATGAAAATGCCCTTCATATACAGACTCTTTTTGTTGTCATTGTCCGATATGGATTCAATTACCATATTCGCCCGGTCAAACGACAATTGCTCTCTGAGATAGCCTGCCATTATTACTTACGACGCTTGGTCGATTCCTTAACGGTGGTCTTAGAAACTGGATGCAACTTTGGATTGCGACCTGGGGAATTTTCGTAAGACATTGCTCCCAACTGTTTGGGGGTAGGTGCAACACGGCCTTTTTCAGCAGTAGATGAGAAGTTAACTGGCTTACCATGTCCGCCAATCTTGTTTGCCGATGCCACTGTGCTCTTGGTGTTACCAGCCACCGCAGGGTAAGACGGGGTGATCTTCTTTAGCTCGATTGCTTCAGACAAATGGTCATCATCCTCGTCGTCGAATTCATCGTCTTCATCTTCTAGATCAGCATCGTCTTCAAGATCAGAATCCTCAAACTCAGCGTGCTCGCCTTCTTCCTTAGCCATCAGTTCTTCAAACTCGGCTTGCAGGCGATCAAGCTCGTCTTCAAGGTCGATCACACGGTCTTCCAGATCGTCGGAGTCATCGGGATCAACATCGTCTGGGTCAGTTTCAAACTCAGGGTCTTCAAAACCAATATCGTCATCGGTATCGTCAACATCAGCGTCTAGGCCAGTTTCATCGGATTTAACATCGTCGATCATGTCGCCAACTTCATCGCCACGATCTTCCATTTCCAGTGATTCATAAATCTCGCGGGAAATGTTCACAAAAATCTTGTGGGTATGGTCTTTCGCGCTTGGGTCATCGCTAACCACGGCTTCCATCAATTTCTTATACAGTTTGTCCATTATCAAATCTCCTTTTAATGGCAGTTAATATCTATATGTAGCAGTAAGCAACTGTTTGCTGCATTTAAGCTACAATTTGGCTAAAACGCTGGTGCTTGTTGGGCGGGTTGATATTGATTTCTAACCTTTTCCAAATACCGTGAGCGTTCATAATTTCTAACATCGTGCATCTTTCGCAGTTTGCGAATTTGGCGCAAAGTTAGTTTTGTCTTGCGAGCATCAGCCCATCGGACTCTGGAGTTGTCCCCCCCGAGGTCTTGATAACCCTGCACGGGCTGGTTAAACATTTCATACAGTTTCATACTTTATAATTCCGGGGTTGGTTGCGCACTACCTTGAGGCGGCGCTAATGGCGGCTCCATGCCCATGTCCTGGGCCATCGGGCCTCCAAACGGTTCTTCAGGTTGAAGTAAATCGTCTGCCAAATCGGCATCAGAACCGATATCCCCCGACGAAATGCCAATGCCTCTCATATCTGTACCTTTGGGGGTTTCTTTGGCGGGTGTGTTTCTTTCTTCATGCCACATTGATTCATTGCGTTTAATATCTTCTTGCGACATGCACATATATTTTTCTAGTGCAAAACGCTTGGACATATAAGGTAATGCTTCCATGCTCATAAAAGTGCTAACACGGGCCGAGTCAAGCTCGGATTGCCGATATGCAGCAAAATTTTGGGGCACGGTGAAATTAATGTCGAACAACGATGAGTCGATGTTGAAACCACGCCAGTTCAAAAATAACTTAAACTCCTCATTGAGTTTTTTGCAAATGAACCGTTGCTGTCTTTGGCAATAGTTGTTGAACTGACTTTCTTGGATTAGCGCAGTACCAACACGCCCATCGTGCATCGCAGTTGAACTTTCCTCTGTGCCAGAAGGTAGGTATGAGCTTGGCACTCGCAGGCCACGCGCAAGCTGGTTTGTGAAATATTTTAAGTCGGTGATTTCACCAAGGTTTTGGCCACCTGGCATGATTTCCACATCCATGCCTTTACCCTCTTGGTCACGTGCGAACCAATAATCTTCATTGATGGACAACGGGTTGTACGTTGCATCCATCGTGGCTTGCCCACCACTGAGCGACGGTATACGACGCTGGTGCGCCTCATTTTTCATACGCTCTAAATGCGCCATTGCCAAATGGTTTGGCAAAGTTCCAGTATGCACAGTAAATTTTCTACGTTCAGGCGCACGCTGAATCCGGTAAATCAAAATGGCGTCTTCAATGAGCTGTTTTTGTTTGAATACTTTGAAGACGTTTTCTAAAATTGATTGACCAAATGGCCAAAACCTGTCCAAACCTTCGGTCAAGCTAAGATGCACAATATGTTCAGCATCGATTGCACCTTCGCTTATACTGTGCTGAAAACGTGATCCACCTGGGCCAATGTTTCCGCCAGGGGATGTAAAATTATTGGGAGTAGTGGCACCAGCGTTAGCAATACTTGCTGTGCCAAAGTCTTTAGTGGTCTTTGAGGCGACAGTCAAGTTTTGTAGATTTGGGTTTATATCCCGAATAACATATTGAACTGGCAGTTTTCCCTCAGATTCGCTCACGATGACTTTGACCACTTTGGTCATGTCTACCCAGTTCAGCTTAAAAGTCTCTGGGTCACGAAGAAAAACCTGATCACCATATTTCAAACAGTTGCGAAACAATTTGAAAGTTCTCAGATCAAACTCATTGAGTTTGCACCATTGCTTCAACTGTTTCCCAATGAGTTCAACTTCATGCGGGGTCGGGTCTTCATTAAAGGTTATGTCAAACGGGGTGTTATTGCGATCATTTCTCTGGGTGGACAATTCAGCGATAATATCCAAACATGAGTTAATCTCTGGGTCATAATCCATCAACTCATACTGGTTGTATCGCTCAACTCGATTCGGGTGTCCGGTGTAAACTTCTGGTAATTGGGATTGCCAGTTTGCAAATCCAAATGCTTCAGTTGCTCCATATCCTCGCCCACCAGAGATTGGAGAAAATGACCCAGTTGAATTTACACTAGAAAACCGTTTTTTATACATTCCGTATTTAGTTACGGACTTGTCTCAGTATGTGAGTTTGTATTGCAGTGCTTTTGTCGATCTCCTCGCCGACCTGTTTTATCAACTTTAGCAACTCGGTGATGTCCAGTTGTATTGCAACTTGTTTAACCACCTTGCGCACCGTGTTGTCCATTTTGGGTTCAACTTTGGGCAAAGGTAATTTCACTGGAATGGTGTGTTCCGAAGTTAGTGGAACCACAGCCTCTTTCCCGTGAAGCTCCATCGGATACCCACTCATTGGGCCGTCGAATACCCCGCCATTTTTCGCTTTAAGTACGTTGATGAAATTGGCTCTTGAATCGAGTGCTTTATTATTGCCCACACCTTGGTAGTATGATTTACCTGACCGGGTTGGTAATCCTGCCCACTCTGCCGCCAAGCTATCAGCAAAAGATTCATAATCATGGGCTTGCTGAAACTTGTCATACCCACGACGCTTCAGCAAACTTTCCCCAAGAATATCCTGAGTAGATTCATTGAACTTTTGACGATACGATACCACTCCGCTATTGACCAATCCTTGGAGTGTAGATTTTTTGATTTGATATTTTCCCGCAGCAGATTGGCCCCCGTTAGCCACAATTTTGTCTTGCAAGCTGATCACCTCACCCACTGTCATTTCGGTTAAATTGTACCGAGACCCACCGTTGACCACGTTGTAATTTCCGCCTGATTCAAGTCCACCTATGTAGTCCAATAATTTCTTAACCGATGAGGTTCTAGTTTGGGAAACTTGCTCTAACTTTGCCGGGTCATTTTGTTGGGCCGATAATTCAGCAAGTGTTTTTTCCTTTTGCTCACGGGTTTTTTCAAGTTTGGCACGCTTACTCCTCAGCGTTTCTAACTTGTCTTGCTCGTTTGACAACTCAGCATTTAGTTCATAATTAAGTGGATCGTCTAATAGAAATTGAGAAAACTTTTCAACAATTTTCTCCTGCTTTTGTATCCCCACATTTGATTTCAAAATGGAATCAGTGATGTCGGCAATTTGTTCCTTAATTTCTGGCACAGTGTATAAAAACCTATCCACACCGTCGAACAATTCTCCCCCAAACATTTGCACTGTTTTTGCAACGATCCGAATGGTTCCTACAGTCAAATCAGCCAACATTTGAAAAGCTGATGCAGCAGGTTTGCCAGCCGATGCCAGCAATTTGTCCATCGCTGTTCCGAGAGTACGTTCTGCATTCAATTGAGCGTTTCTACTGGCATTCAGTGAATCACCGTGTTTTTTGGATTCAGATAGCCGCTGTCTTGCCTCAACTGTGGTTCTACCCGATAAAGCGGCAATAGACGCCTCTTGCGCTCGTGATGTGATGCCCAGTGATCTAGCCACCGTGTCTCCCATGAACCCGACACCCACGGAGCTACCATATAGTTGTTTTTTTGCTTCAAATGCTAACGCTACCCGTCTAGCATATTCTTCCTCAGAAATCTTGCCATCGGTCAATAAGTGTGACCACCCAACGATTTGGCCATTGGTTAATCCGAGTAACGTTTTTCCCTCCTCTGTGGTGGCAGTGAAGTTCGTGATTATGTCTCTCACACCTGCTGCATAATCGTCGCCAAATGACTGCATCAGCACTTCAGCGTTTTGGAGTCTGGTGACTGTTGCTATGTCACCATTTTGCTGATACTGTGCCAATTTCAACGAAAAGGCCACATCACGCTTTTGTGCGGCAAGTTTTTCCACCAGTTCTTGTTTTGAATTTCCAGTCAACTGGGTGAGCATCAAAATGTTGTCAACATAGGCCAAACTTGCTATGCGTTCTGTATCAACATTTTTTTCAAGGGGCAATCCCAAGAATGTCTGTTGCCCCAGATAGTTTGCTTGCAATTCCGCCAATTTTTGTTGTTCTATGCCGACATTACTGAATTCATTGGTAACCTCTCGGCCAACGTTGGCCAACTGTATGAACTTATAAGTGGCGCCAGAAGTGGTGGAATCGATGGATAACAAATTTGGGCCAAGTTTGCCAACGGTGTTTGCAAGTTGTTCCAATGTTTTAGACGTAAACATAGACGCATTTGCTGATTGCAGAAGTTGGTTACTGTTGATCTGCAAGGTGGCGCCATGTTTTGCAAGAACATCATGTGCAGCAAGAGTGGCCTTAAATTGATCTGTTATCGCGGAAACAAACGATCCAAGCACCTTGATAGATGCGCCGATGACTATTCCCTGTCTCCCATGTTGGCCCGCAACCTGCCCCAAATTCTTGGCCAGAGTGTTCACCACTTTGCCATATCGGCCTAGATCATTTGAATTGGACAACATGACATCGCCCAAGTCATACAACGATTTGAACGACTGTTTAGTTACTCGCACGCCACCGAGTTTTATATCAACGATTTTTTTAGCAGTTTGATATTCGGTCTTTTTTATCTCTGAAGCAGCGTCAGTGTTGCCTTTTAGGGCGCGAGTGAGTCTGTCAAATTGATAACTCAGTTCTCTCAATTCGTGTTCGGTCATGCGCCCAGGTGCCTCTCAAGTTGTTGTTGTATTCTGGTGTTGTCTTTGAGTTTCTCCAACACAATTGCCAATTGTTCAGACAACATGGCCAAAAGTGGTTGAGAAGGGTTGGCAACCTCTTGGATCACGGTTTCCACATTGGCACCGGATTGGAGGTTAGATGCGGTTTGCTCCTCTGTCTGAGCCGCTTTCATCAATTCTTGGCCAAGGTCTATGGACACGGGGATGGTATGCCCATTGGGCAATGGAACCACTGCCTCCAAACCGTGAAATTCCATTGGATAACCACTCATTGGCCCATTGAACACGCCGCCGTTTCGCGCCTTTTGAATATGCACAGGATCAGTTTTAACTGGACGTTTGAGTCCAGCTTTCCCCAAAATACCAGATGATTCCAGATAATTTGCTTGGTCTTGGTCAATATCCACCGCTTGACCAAGTTCGTGGTAACTATGTCCTGGTTTGGCAATATCATATTTTGCCCCCGCAGATTTTGGATCACCAGCAATCCGCAGTTGATCCTCAAAGGTTCTAAAAGCACTGTTTATCTTAATTTTTTGCCCAGTGCTTTTAAAATATATTTCCGCAAGATTGGTCATCCTGGACTTCAAATCCGCGTCCAGTTTTAGAAAATTATCTTTGCTACCCGTGTTATCACCAAACTCAAACACATCTTCGATTTTGACACGTGACTCTTTACTGAAATCTGTTTTTGAAGCTGTTCCAATAAGTTGCATCAACTGTTCAGCCCCTGGTGCGCCAGTTTTAATGCCACTGGGCGTAGATGATGGCTGACTGGTGGGCATATCTTCTGCCACGGGGGCGTTTTTACCGTTTGCCCCAACCGTCTGTTTTGGAGTCACGGTAGTGACAGCGTGTTGATTAAGATATTTCCCAGCTTCATCACGACGTTTTCTCGCACGGGCAAGATCAGCGGTTAATCGCTCTTTCACCCCTCTGCGAATCTGATTACCAGGAATAGCAAGAGCTTTTTCTAGTGCATCGATTTGTTCGTTGGATTTGCGATATTCAGAAAAAGCGTCACTCGCATCTTTGAAAACAGTTAACGCAATATCTGAATTAACAAATTGCTTGAAAAAGCTGTTCTCAGATATGCCAGTGATGAGTGAGGTAAAAGTGTTCATCATGGCCGTAAATCCTTGGTTAATCGGCCCAGAAATGAGTTTTATCAAATTGTCAAATGCTAGGGACAACGCATTTTCGGTGGTGTCCATCGCCAATCTAGCTTTTTGTGCATCCCCCGCATTTGTTTTTGCCGATTCAACCAACTTTGTTACATCTTCGCGTGACATATCCAGTTTTCTAGACATGAGCTGCATGGTTTCTGGTGTGAGATTCAAGAATTTCCTGAATTCATCACTCATTTGTGCCACATCACCATTTGTCGCAGTCAGGGTTCGATAAGAATCGGCGATATTGCGAGTCAAATCTATTGCATCAATGTCCCCACGCTTAAACTGCCGTGTCCACGTCGATATTGCCCCACCAGTCAATCTGAGTAAAGATTGCCCCGCATCACTGGTGGCCATACCGTTTCTTAAAAATTGCCTAACACCTTCTGCCAATTCTGAACTGCCAGAGATCGCCTCAATGTAAGTCGCAGCTTCTAGCATTCTGTTACCAGCTTGATTGGAACTTTTTGCATTCGCCTCTTGCACTGCCATACTGAACGCAACATCTTGCAGTTGTTTTTGTTGTAAATCAGTGAGGTCTTTACGAGATTTCCCAGTCAATGCCGCAAGCTCAGTCAATTCCACCGCATAGCGCAAAGATGCGGTTTGTTCTTGTTTGATCGTTTTAGTGCGCTTGCTTCCCATCAATGTTTGTAGCTTGACATAATCGGCCTGGGCCTCGATCAATTCTGCCTGTGAATATCCGAGTAATCTGAATTGGTTTCTGGTTTCTTGAGTGGTTTCAGCCAATTCAAAGAATCGTTTCATACCTTCGCCCGAAGATGCGCCAAGATATAGCAAACTGGTATTAACTTTTCCCAAAGCTCCAGTAACATCTTGCATCTTGGCAACGGTGTAGCCAGCGTGCAGAGACATTTCTCGCAATTGGTCTGCGTTAAATGCACCAGCAGCACCAAAATCAGCTAACTTATCATAGTTGTCCAACACTAGGTCATTTTGTTCTAGTGTGGTAGCCACTAGTTTATACAATGCAAAGATAACGCCGCCCCCAATGAGGGAAGTCATACCACCAATATTGCCTACTAAATTTTGTAGACCATATCCAAATTCTGAAACAACGTGGGCATATTTGGTAGAACCTGCCGTGGCAGAGTTCATGGTTTTACCAAACTCTATTCCCTTGTTGGTTGCGTGACCAACACCGTCTTTCATGAATTGGAATAGTTTTTTCTTCTTTTCCTCAACGTCCGCTTCAAGTGCAGCCAAAGCCTTACTAGCAGAATTGTCTCGAAGCTGTTTCTCACCGTCTTGACAGACTCGCAGAAAGTCTTCCATTGCTGCACTTAGATTTTCGTCCATTTTGGCCCAGTAAATATGATAATCACATATTTAACGAGAGCAAATGTCACAAAGTCCACTAAAACAGTTTTTCCGTCGCCCCGCAATTTATATCAAGTTGCCGTCAAATGGGGTTGGTTATGGGCCAGGTTCTCTTGAAACCCCAGAAAACGGGGAATTCCCGGTGTACCCAATGACTGCGATTGACACTATCACCACAAAAACTCCAGACGCACTAATGAATGGCACGGCGGTTTGTGACATTATCCAAAGCTGTTTCCCCAATGTTAAAAACGCATGGGAAGTCAAGAGTAATGATTTGGATGCTATGCTGATTGCCATCCAAATTGCGACAAATGGTGGGGAACTAGAGATCAGCAGTGTATGCCCACAATGCGAGGAAGAATCGAAGTACGGTGTTCAGCTTCCTAAACTGTTGAACTCCATCAAGTCAAATTATGACAAACCGTTGCGCATCAATGAGTTGCAATTTGTTTTTTCACCGTTAACATTCCGGGAAGTTACTGCAAACGATCATAAACAATTTGCGGTTCAACGTGAACTCCAAACGTTGAATCAAATTGACGATGAAAGTGAACGCAGTCTGAAGTCCAAAGATATCGTCACGATGGTTAGTAACTTGACCTTAGAAGTCATTGCACGAACCATCGACAAGATTATTCTCCCAGACCAAACTGTAGTGAAGGATAAGAACGATTTTGTTGAATACCTTAAAAACATTGACAAGAAAACGTTTGACACCATTCGCGATTACAGTATCTCTCTACGCCGCGACTCACAGATCAAACCTTTACAAACAACGTGCGTTCACTGTGGTCACCAGTATGAACAACCTTTTAACCTGAATGTAAGTGATTTTTTCGGCTAAGGCTCTTGAAGATGGATCACACCCAAGTGAACCATTGGATAGAGCAAATGGACAAAGAGGTCAGAGACATTAAGAAAACCGCACAACGAATTGCTTGGCAAAGTCGCGGCGGTATTAGCTATGAAACCGCCCTAAACATGAGTCCAGAGGAGTTTAAAATCGCGTCAGAGCTGTCAGAAGAACGCATTGAAGTGACCAAAAACACCAAGCTGAACTATTTCTAGCAAAAGGTAAATATGGGATGCGATTCACAAATCGTTGTAACATTGAACAACCCATGCCTTTTTCGTCATTGGAACTTTCAGTTTTGCATATGGTGTAATCGCGTTCTTAAAATCAGGGCCAATTTCAGACCATCCCACAAACCGATACAACAGCTTGCACATCATATCAACCGGTTGTATCGCTTCAGCAGTAGAAACCAATCCGGCAGCTTTTGAGAATAGTGCATCGTAGAATTTGTCCCCGAGTCTAGGGGCATGAACAACAAGTCCAAATGAATGTGTCCGCATTACATCGTTGAACTGTGAGATGGACGTTGTACGTTTAATATCAAACCACACCCGATTTCGCAATGATTTCGCTGTATTCTGGTCAACACGCTGGTTGTCAATTCTTGCTATTATAGAAATAACACGGGGATTCAACACCACACCTTGATGTGACTCAGCACCATGTATGATCGAATCTCCATTATCCACAACAACGTCAATTCCCTGTTCTCGGATCAATTTATTCCAATTAATTGGATTGGTCGCCAATCCGCCAAGTTTTTGCCAGACCAAATACGAATCACTTATTTTGGAACTGAGACGAATCTTCAAGCGTTTGGCGATCTGCTTAGCAGTCGTTTGATCCTGGCCACTCAAATTCCACACATTGCCGTCATAATGGAAAATGTTGATGTGGGGGGCATCGTGGCCAAACGGTAGCGATTGGCCTTGTTGAATCCGATCCATGTAATAGTCCGCTGGATAGAAATACACACCAATGGGAGTTGCCTGGTATTGACTCATTGGATTTATCCCTAGCTTCGGAATCTTAGTCATTGAAATTCCTACGTTTTCAATTGATGGCAATGTCTTGAGATAGTTGAGTGCGGATTGGTGCCCAGATAAATTCATACCATTATTTATCGGAATGTGCGCTTTCTTAGATGTGCTTAAATATGGGATGCGTCTACGAGAATCTAGAAAAAATCCCAGTCAAAATGTTAAACAAGTTGGTCACAACGCTGCAATGGCATACTTAAAAACGTTGCCGACCCTAGACAACATTGGCATTTCGATGACTGATTTGCCAAAACTGGGAATCAATCCTGGCTCAACCTATAACACCCCGATTGGCATCTACTTTTATCCAGCATCGTATTATGTGGAAAAACTGTTAAAGAACCAGTCATTGCCATTTCAACACGAAGCCAATTATATCAACGTCTTTCAGTATGATTCTGAGCATAAACTCAACTTAGACGACCTAAACCACGACAAACCCATGTTGTCACTGATTTCGGACAAATTGGGAGAAATGATGGACACCAACATGACTCCCGCACCTGATGCAAAAACCGCCTGGGATCAAATGATGCGGACATCAATGGCCCTTGAACGTGATGGCAAGTACCCGATCAAGTGGAACAAAATCATCCGGCGTCTTGGGTTTACTGTGATTCTCGACCCCGGATTCGGAATCATTCACCCAGCAGAACTGGCCCAGGGTGTGATTCTTGATCCTAGAGTCATCATTTCTAACAAACGTTTCTCACAGTTTCCGAGTCAGGTTGAAAATAAGTTTGGGAAACGGGTGGCCCATACTCTCATCCCACCCAACGCCATGACCACGGTGCTCACCACCCCAGAAAAATCCCCAGGGTATATGACCGTGTTCTCTCAACATGTCAACCGTTTGCACAGCAGTGTGGATGCCGCTTCAGAGTGGAATGAAGCCAATGGCAAGATCGCAATGGCTATTTTGGTGAAATCTATAAAACACGCTTTATTCATGATGCCCACCAACGTGGGCATCATGGTTAAGGAAAAATTCACCCATTGGTCACAGTTCAAGAATTACCCGTATCCTTCTATCCACTCTGCCGACGAAGATGAAGATAACATCTTAGTGGATTACGATGCGTACCATGACTGGGTATCCGGGATGAATCAAATGATCAAACAGGCACAACACAAATTGCTCCAAACCTATACCCAAAAGTTAAAGGACAAAGACGTACCACAATATGAAATTGACTGGATCATCGGCAATATGAAAACCAATATGGGGATATACGGAAAATGATTCTCGAATCCAGAAACTCAGACACGAACAAATTGGTTGGTGCAATTGTTGCACAATGGTCTATCACCATTTCAGCCAAGATGCAAAAGATTCTTGCCAAGTATGGCGATGACATTGCCCCAAAACGTATACCCCCATTAGAGCCATTTTACTTAACACAATTGCCAAAACGGGTGGTATCAACTTTTGAGCCACGTACACAGCAATTTATCCACACAATGGGCAATATGAGGATTGCATTTTGTGATCCCAATGCAATAAATGCTGGAGCCACGTTTTTTCTACCGGTTTCATCAGACGATAGTGGGTCAATATTGATAGCACTTGATCCATACGAGTTGAAATGGTTACTGCAATCTGAAGCCACCTTGGATGCAGTGGATGATCTATTTTCTAGCAAAAAATCTTCGATCGCTCATGAACTCACACACGCATATGATTGGTGGGCAAGTGAAGGGAAATTCGTTTCATCAAAACGTTCACAACAAGGGCTGACTGCACAAGATGAAACCAATCAACAAATCCAACGGGACTCATACGCCAGTTATCTCAATTCTCCCCATGAGATAAATGCAAGGTTCGCTCAGGCCGTTCATGACAACAATGCAAACGCCCCTTGGAAACTATATTCCAAACAGGTGATTCAAGATTTTATTGGATGGGAAATCATTCCTGAATCAGAGCAACAACAACTGATTCGTAGACTATGGAAGTTTTGGAATGAACACCGATCCACCCATAAGACAACCGATGTTTCTACTTATTTGCAAAAAATATCACAAGCGATTGAGAAAACTTCTGGAGTGAAATTTGAACTCACTGATGAACGGGATCAGATAAGGGTCAAGGTGGTGGGGAAGGTGACACCAACATTGTTGACAGCGGTGTTCAACAAACTTTTTAAGATCGGTGATGCCTACCGGAAGTCTATTGTGACTAGCACTTTGGCGGGGACTATGGCTAAAGGACTAGGATTCAAGGTGAACAAAGATTTCTCATCAGGTGGGGAGAAATTTGTTAGAACATTCTTAACACGATGATCTTTAAGGAGGGGTCTTACCAGACACCCTAAGGTCTTTCAGAACAGACTCATTACCTTCGTCTTTATCTTCAGACCTTCTTTAACATTATGAATTTTATAACACAGTCTCGTTGATTTGAGACGTAATAGGGCTTAAGCAAACCCTAAAACGAATGACTCGTGCGACCGTCAACGTTATGATTTTTCCCACAATATCTAGGCGTTCATCTCAAACTGTTGAGATTCCTGATATTGCCCGTCGGTCACGCTGTAAAGTAATTATGGGAGGATAGGGTGGGAAACAACCGGAATTTCACCTGGCATCCACCAGGGTACTTTATGGTCGTCGGCCACAGTGACGCTCGACTCAGGGACATAAATCACCCACTTCCCTGAGTTCGATGAAGGTTGCCTTTGTACAGAGCCTTCTCGACATTCCAACAGCGACTAAGTTCGCTGAAGCATTCCACAGAATCCGATGGCACAGCACAACCTGTACAACCTCAAGTGGGATCGAGGTGCCCCGATCAAACGAATTTTCCAAGAGCAAATGTAACACAGATTTTCATGAATTGCAATCTTTTTTATGAAAAATGGGTATATTGGTGTTAGTCATATTGTTTTTCATGATTGGCGAGCATCTCAGACCCCCTTCACATAACGTGCAAAGACCACGATTTGGAGTTTGTCAGGTGCAAACAGGTGCCAAGATTAGTTAAATTTACTTTTTAAAAAATCATATTTCTGTCGTAATTCCACCCTATTCTGAATTCTTCTACTGTTCCAGACGATAGATTTTGTTTCTTTATCTTCCATTTTAGCGATGGACGTTACGTTTTTTGCGTATCGATTCTCCGTTAGTGGTTCGAATGTTCTTGAGCCAAGTTTTATAAATGCTTTTATTTCCATGTTATACATCAAAATTAATTTTCCGAAGTGGGCTGTGCATGGCGATTTCATTGATCAAAGCAGTGCGTTAGTCATATTGTGTTTTATTGTGCCTTTCTACCGTTTTCGCAAACTGTTTGAACAATGCTGGGATTGAAAAAGCAACACCTGCTGCACCAGGGTAACCCGGAGTCCCCGGAATAATGGTTGACATATCATCACTCAAATTGCCCGCTAAGGTCAGATTCCACGGTTTGAGTGTGTCTCGGCACAATGAGTTGTTACTAATACAATCTCTGATGTTGGTGGAAATGTTTTCTCGTAAAGTCAGATATTCTTTGTGTGAAATTTTTCGTGACGCGATATTCACCAACTCTTCCGCATAATCGTGGAACTTGATAGATGCTTCTGATATTCGTGCTTCGTGTTTGTACAAATAAAACCGTAGAGTGGTGTAATTTTTGTCAACCAAATCTTCCAATATCGCCCATTGTGACAGCATACGTTCAGCGGTGCGTTTCAGGTATTCACTGGCGTCAATTTTGAGTCTGTCTAAACGTGCTTGTTCTGCTACTTGCGCCAAATGCTGGTCGTATGACTCCTTAAAAAGTTTGGTGAGTATTGGATTGTAGTTACTCTCGATTATCAACTTCACCGGGTCAACCGCTTGATCGTCTAAGTCGGTACATTCCACGCTGGCCTTGGTAGTTGCATATGGAACATATGCTTGATATTTGTCACGGCCAACAGAAATCGCATAAAGTGTTCCTTTGGCGGCATACTCATCAAACCTGTTATCCTCTTCCCGTGCAGTGCATAAATTTGGATACCCATATTCTACCGCCGCCTCTTTTGTCAATAATGGAGTCACGGTGACATTACCAGAATGAGAAGCGGGCGCTCTAATCGAATGCACGTATTGAACCAACGATGCCCACGTCTTGAAATGATTAATATCAGAATACGGGGGTTGGATAATTCTTTTGGCGCGTAAAGTCTCAAATGTTTTTAATGTACTGGGAGTCAATTCCGCTAGGTTGACGTCAGTGGTGGAATAAATTCTGACCAGCCAATCGGTGAATACATGCTTGCTAGATGGGTCGATTGCTTTCAGGGCAGATATGGCCTCGTCCAAGTCCATTAGCTCGTGGGCACGGTCGAGTTTTTTGGTCAATTCTGTAGCACATTTTCGCTTGGTCACTACTGGGTTGAAATCTTCGGTTAGTGGGGCGCGAGTGTTTTCAACCCCGACAATTTTCAATATTGCTGGGTTGTAGCAAACAAATAATTCTCTGCCACCAAGGTGGCGCAATATTCCGTCCCATCCAAGTTTCACCAAATGGGCGAGAAATTGTGGCGCAGAATCCCTATAAAAGTCATACCATATGTCCATCATCAGATCGGTGTATTGATTGGGGGCACACGATTCGTAAAACTGTTTAACCGCTTGTCGCAATGCTGCTGAGGTAGTGTCTGCAAAATTTGATAATATGACATCGCATTCCGGGCTACTATTGATCAACTTCTGAACCAATGCTGGTGTAATCCTCTTTAGTTCGGGCATCATACGTGATGAGTCAATCTGTGCTTCCACTGTGTACACGAGGGTTCCGTATGTTGCTGCTTCATCCTTGCTGTCGGTTAAGTAGATTCCCGGCCCGTGCCGATCAACCCCTTTTCCAACAAAATTGGTGGTAAATTTGTCAAACACCTTGCTTCTACCGTGATAAAACGTTTTTGTTACGATTGATTCTCGTAGGAATTGATTTGCGCGCATCAGTTATTTACTCTGCACGTGTAAATATCATATGAAGTTACGAGAAATGCGTCGCAATGCAGAAAAATCCCCGAAACTTAACGGCCATGCTGCTGCCGTTGCCTATCTAAAAACATTGCCGCGCTTGGACAATGTGGGAGTTTCAATGACCAGATTGCCAAAACTTGGTATCAATCCTGGTTCATCGTATAAAACGCCATTGGGGATTTATTTTTATCCCGCAGACTATTATCCGAGTGTGTTATCCAGAACCCCATTGGATGTGCTAGACCCGCGCCCGGTATTACCATTTCTACATAGTGAAATATACATCAATGTGTTCACGTATGACTCCGCGAATCAATTGCAAGTGATAGACCTGGGCGACGAGAAGATCGGGGATTCAATATTGCAACATTTATCGCGTGATTCGAGGGATGGAGAAGCCCTTCGCTGGAATGGCAACCCGAATGAGTTATGGCGTGTAATCGGCGAAGTGTCTAAGACGCCAGTGAAATGGAATGCAACCCTGCGACGCTTGGGCTACACGTCGGTGTTAGACACGGGATATGGCATCATTCACTCATCTGAACCTTGCCAAGGGCTGATTCTCGACCCCCGCATAATTCTCAGCAATCAACGATTCTTGAACGCACCACATCACACTGAAAATCAACCACGGACTTCAAGAAATCCCCCCCGCGATCAAACCACCATCTTATTATCTGCACTACGGACATTGATCGCGTTTGATTCATCTTCGCCAAAATATCTAGATGTTTTCAAGAAATATGCTCATAAATTTAAACCCGGTTTGGAACAAGAACCAACAGATGAATTACTGGAATTGATTTTTGAAGTAATTGAAAAAAACGTACATCATGCAACACAAATTGGACTTGAACAAAATTTGGAACATTTTGCAGCACGAGATTTTGGTATAAATTGGCAGCAATTTTCTAATTATCCATTCCCTTATTTGAAGATAGCCCAAAGCGCAAACTCGGATTCCGACAGTTTAGATGATATTAATGAGTACATTAAATCATCACGGGTAAATCTGTTGTCTTTGTATAAAGGGCATCTGGATCGTCTACCTAAACTCACCGATGATGATGTTCAGGCAATTATTGCCAAAATTCGTATAAACATGGGGTCATGATGCGCCTACACGAAATAAGAAAAAATCCAGAGAAAAATCCTAAGTTATCGGTGGTTGAATTTTTGCAACCGTATGCAAACGATGACACCTATTATTTGCACACTGGGCCAATCGCCAAGGTTGGGGTAAACCCAAGTTATCCGCCAAGTCATGACAGTCCTGCCGGAATTTATGCGTTCAATTTGAAGAAATTGTGGCCATCAATTTTGCGACATGGTAATTTGTCAGGTATTGGGTATCACGGGGGAGACAAAGTGTTCGTGCTGAAATCGGATGTTGAACAAAATAGTTACTCAATTTATTCAAAATCAGATATGTTTTCTGCGTTAGATAAGTTGGAAGAGCTGTCTGGAGAATCATACACCGACGATGCTTCTGAACTCATAGACGACGGTTATCCATCCCTTCAAGTGATATATTTGCTTACTCGTCGTATCACCAATGGAGGATTTAAGCCGCAAAAATGGGCAAACCTATTGCGAAAAATTGGGATCACTCGCATCAATGATCCAGGCTATGGTTACATACACGGGGCCGAAGACCATCAAACCCTGTTCCTGCAACCTAGCGAATTCGAGGTGATAGACATGATGGACACTAAGGTACAGCCGTCTGGACTCAACTTAGGGCCATCCGATGCGGATAACCGCAGGTACGGGCACGTGAAGACCTTGACTATGCAATCGCCCCCTAACACCTTTTTCCATAATAATTCCCCGGAAAACATGAAGGGCGTGAAACGATGGGAAATACAGTATGTGAATTTGCGAGACGTCGATGGGATTGTGCGGATGGGCAAAACGGTTCCTGACATAGTGATTGGCACGATTGGAATCGACGGTAGCGACCGTGGGGTTAGTGCATCAGTGGCACGTGAGATTGAAACTGTGGGCAAAAAATTAACGCCCAATGTCAAAATCGGTTCATTTACGTTAATCACCCACGATGCCATGAAGGCATATATGGTATTGTCTAAGTTGACCGATTTTTCTTATCCAATAAAACTATTGGTGCAATTGCCCGAGTATTATGCTAGTAGATTGCCTGAAAATATAAAGAGACTGTTAGTGCAATGAAAAAAGCCACCCTAGGGTGGCTTTTTGATTATTCTGCTATGGTGTTCAGCAAGATGCGTTCACGTTTTTTCGCCATGCGGTGCAGTTTGCGTTTTTCCCTGGTGGGATTGTCGCCCACCGCATATTGCTGGGATGGAGAATGCACTGTGCGGCGAATCTTCATGTGAATCCGTGATTTCATACTGGTTCCTTCACTTTTTAATGACTGTTACGGGGATGTATATCTGCACACATTGGCTGCTGTATCGTTTGAATGGCTCGGAATCCTTTACGCGATTGCAGCTCGGCAAATCGGCATATGGCCCAAATTGGCCACCAAAATGGCCTCCCGCAGCGACCAAAACCCAAACCAACAGTGTTTCCTCAATATTCCTCCTAAATGTGTTAAACGGTTGCGCCGACTTGCTGAACGAATTCGGCTACGTCACGGTAGAAGAATTCGTCAGTGAACAGTTGAATCCACGTGATCCCACCTTGCGTGATAATGTAGCTGGCAGGGTTGATTGCAACACTGTTAAACACAGTCACATCCACCGTGTTGATCAAAGTGGCAAAACCTTCGCTCTTCACGTATTTTTGGCACGCGGCCACCAATTTGAAGAACATGGGATCACGTGGATCACCGCTGATGTTGGTGATTTCTTTGGTGATAATGTCAACTTGGGCCATGAACATGATGTTTTCTCGCTTGGGGGTTATTGAGTCGATGAGAGGATGATAGCTCAGAATTTCGCCAAGTTCATCATACCTGAGTGGACTGGTCAGGCATTTTCGGGCAATAATACGACATGATGTGGGTCACGGTGCCTAGCACTTTTTCGTCCCACCAGCCATCGCCCCTTGACCAAAACGAATGTGGATTACGGCCTTGTTGCCACTCATAATGAGCGTGAATCGGACGGGTTTCCCCTTCAACGACGACCCACAAATCGTTGCCGATGTTGCCTCGCTCAAGGTCGTCCAACACCTGTGGTGTGATCTTGATCCAATTTTGTTCCATCATTCTCTCCTCTAAAAATCGCCAGGCGCAACTTGAAAACACTGGACTCCAGCGTTGCGCCACATGTTGACCACACGGGTTCGGTCGTCAAACGCCGCGACCAAACGTCGTCTGTCATCGACTAGCATATTGTCTAACCATTGTTTTTTCAAAATGTCGTCAGGTGTGAAGTCACCGTGATCACGCATGATCAAGTTGAATTCGTGGTCGCCAATGTGTTTGCGCAACCAATCCAAGGTGGTGTGACGAACAATTTCACTCCGTCCAGTCCAAATCCACAATTCGGCACCAGCTTGCAATAGCAGTTTGTAGGTTGCGATGACTTGCATGATGGGTGGATCATCTGCACATGCTCGATAAAAGTCATCCCATTTTGTACTGGAAGTTGTTTCCAAGATTGGACGACGATGATCCAAATCGGCTAGGGTACTGTCTAAATCAAAAATAAACAAGGGTGGCAACATCGTGACTCCTACGGGTTTTTACCAAAATCGTGAATGTATTCTAGTTTAAGTAGTTGATCTAGCGTTGGGGCGTTCCACCAAATTGGTGGACAGTGCATGTCGTGCTCTTGCCCAAATAATTCCACTGTGCAATATGGTGGGCGCCCATCTAGCACATCTTGGCGCAATTCTGTCAGTAACCTGTTATAATGATGGGGCAACTTTGAGAGATAGTGCGCAAACTCGTTGATGTATCCGTTGTTTCCACCATCTGCCACGTGGCACGACACGCCCCACAACTCTGTTAATTCGATGTCGGCCATTCTGAGACCAACCGATTTTGAATACCGGGTCATGCTGCCGATTTTTATTGTTCGGAGGGCGTTACTACTCAGGGAGTGAGCTGGCCCCACAGAAGGGTGATCTGATAAGGTCATGGCATCGCTTTCACTTACTGGTTACCAATTTAGTAAACATTCCAGCGCCGTGGTTCTTTCCACCACATTTACATTCACATGTGCCATTGATTTTACCGTTCATACATTTAGCGTTGCATTCATGGCGGGATGGCTGAGACTTGTAGGTGATCAATCTCTCTACCGGGAGCAAATGACCGTCTGGGGTGCGTCCAACCCATTTCTCACCCCACCAGCCTGCATTTAAACCCATCACCCCAGGAAACATTTTCTTGAATTCGGTAACCGACATACTAAACCGGACGAGTTCAGTTGTGCCGTGGAATGCTTTGATGTGTGCCATGTTGTTGCCGTTGAATGACAGGATGTTGTGAATCGATGAGTGAACTATACCACCAATAATTTTCGGGCATAAAAAATCCCCTGTTGCTAGTAGGGGATTTTCGCTTGCAGTAGTGAAGCCGTTGTCTTGCTGGTGACCGCGATCAAGTGTATGGGCTAGTTCGCGTCAGTCATCACAGTGATTCAGTATGCGTTAGCTGGGTGCATTGAACTTTCGCTTCGTGTCCGTAGTAGCCGTTGTGATCGTTGTAAGCTACGAATTGCAGCGTCCCCTTGTTAGTTTCCAGATTCACGAACATCACACCGCCTTCAAACCACTTGTCGAGGGGGGTCAGGTCATTGGCTTTCATTTGCGCTTCGTTCAGTGCCGTGTCGGTCAGGCTCACACCACGAAGTTCCGCGCCAATGAATTCATGCGGGTTGTCGTTACACCAGAAATGCCCCCACCGCTCGTAGCACTGACTGTTGTTGTCAATGAAGAGCTTGATGCTCTGCTTGTTGGTTACAACTTCAAATCCTGCCACGCTGCCGTAGCCTTCCTTTTCTTCGTAATCGTTGATCTCAATAATTTTTTCCACAGTTTTTCTCCGAAAATGAGATATTAACTTTCACAGCCACGCAATAACTCGTGACACAGAAATATTCCCAATTGAAAAATCACTCACTTTTTAGTGAGTATTCTGCAAGGGTTGGTTACAGTGATGACACGAATTCAAACACCGCTGTTCGCTGTTCCGATGTCATGGAGTCCAGTATGGCAATCATACCAGCCAACTTGTCAGACAAAGCATCGAAGTTTGCATAAACACCATCCTCATCCAACTTGAGCGCAAGATCAATCAGCTTGTTGATTTCACCAGTTGAGTAATGTGGATACGTGCGCTGAACCTCTGCCGTCCACAGGTCTCGGGCAATTCGTTGCCGCTCTGCTACGTGCATTGCGTATTCAGAACGACTGGCAAACTGGGCATTCATTTTGGGATTCCCTTCAAAGAAGTACAGGGAGTTGTTTGCTACGTGGGGCTACAACGCGATCCACCGCGTCGAGATAAACGTGCATTGCCACGATAGGCCATAGTGCGGGACACAGGCACGCATTGACGAACACGATGGGGAGCAAAATTGATGGGTACATTACAGTCCTAAAATAGAACCACTATTGTACATCGTGTTGCGCATGATCGACCAATGTGTATCCACCAATTCCAAATTATCTACTGGAACCGAGTAAGAAATGCGCGGGTTGATGGTGGATTTCACCATGACCATGCCCGCTTTCGTCACTTTTACCACCCTGAACGCACAATGTTTAGTGTGTTCAGAAATGTCGCCACGCTTGAACCAGCCTTGGTTGGCAATGGCTTTGGTTACGAAAACACGCACGTGTTGACCGGGACGGACGTCATTGAATTTCATGGTTCTTCCTTTGCCGAAAATTTGTTCTGCTTCAGTGCAGTGAATGCAGTGTAGCACCACAATCACATCATTGTTTCAAAGACCTTGCTATCCACTCAAGTAAAACCTTGAACGCACAGTTGGCGCAATTGGGCACTATTGTTCTTAAAAAACTCATCGTATGAGACCACGTGCCATACACCGTGTTTGGCAGAATTGTATACACATTGATTATCAAATTTCCACAACGGATGTGATTCAACTGCAACATACATGCCAATTCGGTTGAATTTCATAAACACAATGTTGACATCACTTTTGTCGGCCACCGTTTTCGACTGTTCTATCCACCCGTCCAACACCTTTTGCTCACCAGTCAACAGCAAATGGAACCGAAAGTCAGCATAAAACTTGCACTCAGCGTTGAAAAACTTCCAGTCATCTGGCGGAACAATGTCGCCTTTGAATGATTTAGTTTGATTGGTGGAGAGCTTATCTTTGCGAAAGATGTTTGCCCCACCGATATATGCGCCGCTTGAAGTGCATCGTACGAACGATGCTGAATATAGAGTTGACAAATCTTTTGCGATTTTTAACTCAAATCCACTTCCTTTGATTTTACTTTTTGATCCGCTCATGCCATAGTTTAGCACAAAACGCTTGTATTCTAAATACAAGATGCGATTACACGAATTACGGCGCAATCCCGAACATAATGTCAAAAAGAACGGTCACGCTGCGGCGTTGGAATTCTTGAGCACGATTCCATCTTCCCAGATGAAAAACTATGGTGTCACTATGGCATCCATAAACAAGGTGGGCATCAGACCATCACCTCTTAACACGAACATCAGTGGCGTGTACTATTACCCAGCGTCGTACTACAAAAAACTGAAAACCCGTGGAACAACCATACCCCACGACGATATGCCATTCATTAACATATTGAAACTGTCTGGTAAGAAAATCGATGTGAGTAAGATCACTATACCAGCAGTTGAGGATGTGATGGCAGATATGGGATTTGAATACGATGGATCAATGATCACTGCGTCGCAATGCTACTCGTTTGCACGGGCCGCAATTGAGCAGCATAGTTTTTCCCGCCAATCGATGAAAACCCCAAATGCAACATTGAATGCAATTTTCAGACAATTTGGGGACATTTTGGTGGACAATGGTGGCAATATATCAGCCAACATACCAGTGATGGGAATATGCCTGATACCGTCTGCGTACACGGTGGTCGCCCAATTTGACAACAGGGTGGAAGCAACGTCGGATGAGATTGCGTTTATGAGGGAACTTAGTTCCATCCCAATATCAAACTACCTGACGTTTATTTGTGGGGTCGAGCCGTGGAACAAAGTGCCGACCAAAATGGGCAAATCGGCTATTAGCAAAATCAACCAATCTAGTGTTCAATACCCAGAGCAATTCCAAAACATAGCGGTATTAAACACTGTGTTGGGTGGTAGATTCAAGGCCTTGGAAAACGTTGACCGTAAGACGGTCAACGACTTGCACTTCAATGTGTTGTCAGATTTGAAAAAGTATGTTCGACAAGGTGGCCAAATTGACCCTAGGATTTCTCCAGCCAGATTGAACCTACTGTTACAAGACGCTGCTACCAAGTTGGGTAGAGGTTGGCGCTAATCTTGGAATGCACGGATGAAATTGTCTGCGATACACGCGGCGACTGTCAATCTGAGGTGGCCTTTGAGCCAACGATGATGTTTACGATCGAATTTTATGACGAACACCTCCCCCGACGCTCCAATTGAAGTCACAACCCCCGTAAACCCAGTTAGATAGGAAAAGGTGCTTTTAATTGCGATCACTCGTTCTCCCACCTCAACCGGAACACCGTGTAATAACAAGTTGGCGACATCGTTTTCGTTCATATACTCTGCCTCGTAGTAATGTCGGAGTGCGGATGTGGGAATTAGAACATTATGTGAAGAAAACTCACTGCTGAGGTGTGGTTCATTAAAATGAACGAACGCATATCGTTCCCCGCATGAGCGAATGACCCCAACATCACCACACGAGTACCCAGGCCCATCTCGTGTGCAAATCACGGTATCCCCTCGATTCCATCCTCGCAACAATGCGACCAAAATAATGCGACCAATTCGTGTTCATCCATGATTAGGAAAATTCCCCGCAAATTAAGTCATACGTTCCGCCACCGTGTCCAACACAATGAACGCCATCAATGGGATGCCGAATGACCCCATTGTACTTTTTGTAAAACCCGCCATTCACCGGGTCTTTGATTTGCCCATTATTACCACGGCGATTCAGTATTTCATCTAACATGCCCTGAACTGACACTTTTCTGCCATACTCATCAACAATCTGTTTCCCAGAAAATATCCCACATTCTGCAAACAATTTTCGCCAATCGTTTAACCCGTTGATATCAGGTGGCTCAACCTGTAATGAAAAACACCACCCGGCACTTGACTTGCCAATATGCAGCCGTGATATCAACCGTTTTCGCAACAGGGTTCGGTGTTCTAGGTAGTAATTTGTGGACATGGGCGAGATTCCTGTGAAGTTAGTTTACTGGCACAAACATCATACGATAGGGTTGATATGGGCCATGAGGGAAACGAGGATTGTCGGGCTGATTCACATCAGCCGCGTACACTGTTGCGTGATTCAGGTCACGAAAAATGAATGGATGGGCGGACTCATAGGGATACCCGCCAGAAGCGGAATCAACGCCAATAAAGTCACCACGACCATTGGTCACAACATAAAACTCTTTCATCGCTTTCTCCTTGTTAATCGAATTCGGTGTGTACATGCGCTGACGCCACCGATTCTTTGCCGTCGAAATTGGACAGGTCGATCGTTACAGTGACAGTAGCCACTTCAAGATTTGAGCACTGTCCAGAAGCATTGTTCCCAAGTTTTTCAACAATATCAATCAATACTGGGTCGTCACGTTCTGGATCAGGGTAATGACGACCTTGGGCGTCCATTGGGTGTCCACAGTCCCACCGTGAACATGGTAAGCCCTTAGCTTGGAGATACAGTTCCCATGCCTGCTTAGACAGGCTGAAACCACCATAGCAACGGTTTAAGACAATTTGTTTAACGATTTTCATATGTCATTTACACAGACGAAATGATTGAATGTTGTATCTCGCGCCCAAATCTCGCCACCTCCATTCACCCACATCCGAGATATCGATAGAGGTAGATGGTGGCATTCCATACCTACATTCCAGGGTGGTATCGTTGTTGATTGTCACACCATGTACCACCCAAACCAATGGGGCCATCCGGGGATGAAAAGTCCCATTTTGCCCATCCATCACTATCCGGTACATGGGCATTGGGTGGGCCTACTGCCTCAACCTGGCCAGCGCTTCCCTTCCACCACTCCTGCAACGTGGCTACCAATTTGTCTTCGGGGTGACATGACAGGTTGAACAGCGTGTAAGACACCGTGGGAACATCGTTTACCAATTCGTATTCGATACGTTTGATCGTGTCACGAAATACCCCACCTTGATGCGGGTAGTAGACGGCTTGTCCAAGGGAGAATTTGGGAGTGAAGTTCATGGTGTTTCCTTCAGTGTTGGCCAAGGGGTTTATGGTGCGACCAGAGTCAGCAATATTTTGCTGACCGGGTGAGTGGTGAATGATCCATCTGCGGGTTGAATGCCAAGTTCTTTCAAGATCAGATATTCAAACATGCCACCCACGGTGGTAGCCACTCGCGCAGTCTTGTTGGCCACATATTGCTGTGCCAGGTCATGCACCGTGTTGATGATTGCGACCAATTTAGGGCAATCGGCCTGCGCAAGTTGTATAACAGATTGAATGGCAACGATTTCAGACTCTGTTGCGGCCTTTTGCTTACGCTTTTTAGACGCATTGATATCCGTGATAGACATGGACTCGCGCTTGGCTGGCCCATCGCCGTTAAGAGCCACGGTTTTGGGGTTTGGTTTGTATGTTTTTGCGAGAATGATATTGAGACGGGTTGTTGCGTCGTCCAACGCAACCATGAGAGCCGCAATGATACTGTCAGATGACATCACAGCGGACTTCAACGTGGTGCCAATGTTTTCTTGCACTGGTGTTCCATACAGTTCAGATAGAAAATCAAAATCGGCGGTGGCGTTGTTCATGGTTGGTTCCCGGTGAGTCAGTGATGCAATCATACTATGGGAACCAAGTTGAGTGCAAACATTCCAGACCAAATTTGTCAGGAATTTAACTGTGACATCTAGTCGAACTACGGCCTGCTATTCGATGTGGTTGGCCACCATCCAATCGTACACTTTTTTATAGTTATCGAACTCTAGGAACTCACCGACTTGTTCACGAGGTATGCGGTGTTCGATCACATACCTCGCAAGATTATGCCACGGATAGTGTACTGCCAGTATATGTGACGGCGGGATCGATGACGTAGTGAAATACGGGTTCCCTACTCCACCAGGTTCGTAGTTTTGCTCACTGTCGTAAAACTCTACAATCGCACGATTTGAATACAACTGTGCCTTCTCAAACGTGGGCCAAGAATAGATCGCTCGCGGCCCTTCGATTCCTTGGGCCGAGGTCATCACTAGCCCATTCTTAATGATAGACGGGATATTGGATGGATCAGTGCAATGAAACCTATACACTTGATGCAGAGGAATCGGCGCAGTTCCTGGTAGCAATGGCAACGCGAGTAAATCGGACATTTTCATTGTCATATTTAATCACATGGTTTCGACCTTCATTCTGATCGGCGCGATGATGCGCCCTGGGGGGAATTTTGGGCAATACAAATTCCCATAGTCATCAACGAACCCCAATAATCCAAAACCAGATAGAGAGACAAAGTACCATCCAATCTTCTCCCGAATGGGGTGTTCCCGGTTAGCAGCTCCCTTGAGTTGCCACCAATGCCATCGATTCGGTTGCTCCATAAAATCCACCCCCCACGTTAATGGTATTGCACATAAAAAGGCCTGAACATCAATACACCGCTTCAGAGTAAAGACAAAGTTTCCCACCAATGGACGCGCACGCTGATTCGTCAATCGGTTGCCCAGCGTCTTGGGCAACTTGATATGCCTCTTGTCTAGTCATGTATGTCCCGTGTTGGTCAACAAATCCCTGATCGTCGCCTCTACGGCGCATGAACTTTTCTCCATCGTAGCGCATTTTAATTTGGCGCCGCATGTCTGGGCTATAGTGCCTAATTCCGGTTAATACATCACCATCGGATGCTCGAATTGCGGCGCATACCACTCTACGGCTATTGGCGCTCATTCAAATGTCCCGTCCCGATACGCCCTCCATCCGACCACTACGGGGTGTTGTACCCCTTGGAAATATTCGTCCATCAAGGCTTGCAACACGTTAGCCGCCTCATCCTGGACATACTCGGGGATTTCCCATTGGGAGCCAACTCGAAACCAATCCCATCCAAGATTGAATACAATTGACGCTAGCACGTCTTTGTTGCCGAATGGACGTTTTGCAGTTACGACAAATTGGTCAATCGGGTCTTCACTTCCAGATTCCACCCAAAAATGGGTAAGCACGCTGCGCAGTCGTTCGGCCTCATCATAAAGCGGCATGCGCCGTGTCAACGTTTCTTGCCAATATGCGGCCAACTTTGGTTTAGACCATTGATATACATCGCCATTAAATTTGAATCCCATAGTGCTCTCCACGGTGAAGTTAAGTTGGATCAACGTTGTACAAGAATTCCCCTGGATACAGGGTGTATACCCCGCCACCGGAGTCCATTACTTCAACACTTACCACATTATTCGCGGAGTGTTCGTCCTGCATGAGCCGTCGGTTTATGCGTACAAAGTTGATTTTAGACAGTTGAACCTTCACGCTATCCACTTCATGTGAGTAATTGCACAACCAATAGTCGGTATTTGGTTGCAAAGTGTCATCCACCGGAATCACATTGGCAGTGGCGATTTCCGTCAAGACGTCATCAATCGGTTTCACCACCAATGGTTCGATGCTGTTTTCTAACGCTGCGCCTGCCAAATTGAGCGCGGGTAGCCCAGATTGCGACAAAATGTCCAACACTTTGCGCAAAGCGGCCTCATTCACTGATACTCGGGTCATGTGGGTCTCCTAAAAACTATGTTGATGAACACAGTGTACAACAACTTCTCCAAACCTGGCAAAACCAGAGTAAAACGGTCAGGTATAGCTTCCAAACCCGTTTTGTTTAACGGCCTTGACAATGTGCTGCACTCGACCCGCAAGTTCTTCTCGGTGGCTAATGAGCCAACACGATTTTCCCCGTGTGTGTGTCATGTCTTTGAGCATTGCTAGTGCATTTTCGACCCCCACAATGTCCAGCCCGGAATCAATGAGTTCGTCCACACATACGATGTTAATCGGTGAATAAATCGATTCCCAAATATCTCTAAATGCGAAACTAAGCGCCAAAATTAGCCTATTGGATTCTCCCCGACTCAAATTCCCATAGTCTAAGTCTCGACCAAATTCAGTAATTTCGACACTCAGATCATTCAAGAATACTACTTTATGCGGTAACCCGATTTTGTCAAGATAGTGAGTCAGTCTTGAATTCAAATGTGACAAATTTTGATCGATGATGCGCTTTCTAATGAATGAGTCTTTGTTAACTAACAAATCGAGCAAAAACTTTTGGTGATCCACCAACCGCGTCATTTCATTCATTTTTGCATAGTCCACCACCTGGAGTGCGTTTGTGTTCATATCCTCCAACTGTTCAGCGTATGGATCAGTTTCTACACTTTTCTCCAAAATTTGGAATTCAAGGTGTTCCAACTTTTCTCGGTGGGCAATTGCATCGGTCTCATTATCGTAATAAGTCACGGGTAGAGATACAGGTGGCGCAGCAAATTGCTGCAAACTCTCTACCATTTTTTCATGGGGATTTTCCAATACCCCCAAATCACTCAACTTAGTTTGCGCATTCGTGACACTCATTTGGTGCATGGTCGCATCGGTGATGGAAGCATAATGAGTGACGGGTTTTGCCCCTATATCGAACACAATGGCCTTCAAAGTTCCCAACTGTTGGGAACATTCTGAAACCACTCGTTTCGCATCGGCTAGTGCAGTTTGTTTGGCTCGTAATACTGCATTATGTCCAGAATCGTGGAAGGATTGCCCACAGGCGTAACAACGATGGTCTGATAATGAATCTACCTCTGTGATTAACTTGGCTAAATTCTTTTCTTCCTTGGACAGCTCTTTAGTGAGTTTAGTGATCTTAGAATCAATGTCTTGTTGCTCTGAAACTGCTTTATTGTACTCAGCCAGTTTTTCATGATTTTCTAGTTCTGACTTAATGTCAAGTTCGCGCAGTTTGGTTAGTTGATTCTCGGCTTTGGTAATATCCGCTGCATGCGTGCGTTGCCATTTTGAACTCATCGTTACCGCATCTTTGTAACGACGATGGTTTTGACTGTATTCCGTTATCGTTTTTTTCAACTGATGGGCTTGTAGCTCGGAATCAACGGCTAGTTCTGACATGACATCATGCCGTGCCAACAGCGTTGCTAAATCTGACTGCGATTTTGTTTTCCAAGCGGCCTGACGAACTTTTAGACTCTCGATTTGTTCAACAATTCGCTTATTGGCTTCCACCACCCCTTTGATGCGAAACTCTTCTGATAACACCACATCAGCGGTTTCTTTGATTTTATCTTTCAGGAGTTTTGCCTTTTCACTGAGCATGGTGATACCCAATAGTTGCTCAATGATGGCACGTTGTTCACTCACCGGCATTTCCAGGAATGGGGTGTTGTAGGTGTTGAGTGCCACAATTTGTTTGAACATTTCGTGGCTCATGTTCAGTTCTTGTTCAATTGCAGCTTGAGTTTCACGACTATCGCCCTGGGCATCGTTTTTGTCGGATTTATCGTGCCCATCCACCTCAAACCGAAACACATTGGGCTTTCTTCCCCTCTCAATGCGATACTTTTTTGATCCAATCGTGAAATCCAGTGTGACCAACATGTTTCTAGTATTGGTGCGATTGATGAGCAAATCTTTGCGAATACTGGTGAGTGGTTTTCCAAATAAGACATAGCTAAGTCCTTGAAAAATTGTGCTCTTGCCAGCCCCGTTTCTAGAACCATCGCCCCCCATGTCCAAATTGTCCCCCAAAATGAGGGTCAAATCTGATTTGTTCAGGTTGATAGTTTGGGTGAGTTGCCCAATGAGTAAAAAGTTCTTTAACGTTAAGGTATTAAACTGGATCATAGTGCGTGGTAAATTTCCAATAGCAAGGCTGGGTCGAAAAAGTCGCTCTGTACACTTGCTATCTGTGCGTGAATAATTTGCTCAGTGGGTTCGTTGTCTATTTTGTCAAACTCTCCCAAAGTCGAATCGAACGTTTTTGGCTGTATCAGCGACATTTCCCGTAGACAATATTCTGGAATCAGTTGTTCACGGATGAACAATGCTTCGTCATATGATATACCAATATCCAAATCAACCTTGATGTGAGAATTTGGCAACAATAATCCGGGATTGTCTAGAATTGTGCTTAGTTTATAATTCCTGAATACAGGCTGCCCAGGCCAAGATTTGAACTCAATGGGTTTGCCCCATTCTAATATGCCCATCCCACGTTCATCATCGCCAACATCTGCGAAATTATGCGGAAAACAGTTCCCAACATAGCAAACATTTTTCTTGAATTGCCTCTTATGAAAGTGCCCAGAAAACACTTGCTCATAGTTGGTGATGTGATCCAAATTGAGTCCGCCATGATCTGGCATCACTACCAGTGAATTCATGAAGAAATGTGGGAGTTCAAGGTGGCCAAATAAGTATTTGCTGGACTTTTTGGCCAAACCTTCGTATTCATTCTGGACTAACCACGGCACCAACGTAACATCGCCAATTTCCGTCACCTCATTGATTAGCACGATGTTCGGATACTGTTTTGCCCAAATCATGGAGTGAGTGTCCCGTTTATCACGGAAATACAAATCGTGATTCCCGATGAGCAAGTAAACTACATCAAACGTTTTACTCAAAATGTCCAAACATTTGGCGGAATATCCTAGAGATAACACGTTGATGGTTGCACGGTGATGATGCCAATCTCCCAAAAATAAACAAGTTTCACAGCCAGTTTGTTTCGCAGTGTCACAAAACCATGTGATGAAATTTAAGCAGTCTTCGTTGTGGGTCACTGAATTTGACTTTAGACCCACGTGCAAATCTGTACAGATTGCAGCTTTTTTGAACAAATTCAAGGTAAAAATCACTCCTCGGAAAATATATTGGTTCTTGACCAACTAGGGTTTAAATTACTCATTTCCATTAGATCATCGCGTATTGTTTGCGACTTTTTCTCGATGACTAACACCCGTTTAAACGCATTGCTCATCACTGTAGTGAAAAATGCAAACGGGTTTGCAGACTTTGCCTCATTGAAACGTAACCCAACATATGTTAATTGCAAAATGGCGCTGCCGACTAGTTCATCATTGTAGCTGTAACCACGGAAATTATACTTGCTCGCATAACGTTGGCACAAGGTTATGAACATCTTGGCCAACGCATTGGTGAGTGTACCATGATCTGAACAGAACATTCCACCGTCTAGATCACCTCGCCAATGCGATTTGGCCACCACCTCAACCGACTCGGGTGTTAAACGAATTTGTTGAAATGGTGGAAAATTCACACGGGCGCGTTGCTCTTTCACCACTTCTTCTGTTGCAATTTCTTCCTCAGATTGTTCAAACGTTTGTTGCGCAAGGGTTTTCTTCGCTGATTTGCTAGGTGGGGTTGGCACGAGTGGAATATGTTCCCAGGTCATCATTCTGAACACTAGCTCAGACGGTTCGACCTCAGTAGTGTTTAACCTCGCTGCGCGAGTTTTGATTGCGAGTTCGAGTACGTCTGGTGTAATCAGTGAGGGCCAATCTGATGGTGGCACATCAACTGCATGCACGATGGCATCATAATCATACATACCATCAAGATACGCACAATACGTGCGTTTACTGGCGTGAATTTCTCTGAGTAAATCTGCGTTGTTGAGGTAATTTACGGGCTTGCGTTGAGTTGACATTGTAATCCTTTGGGTAAATTATAACATAACCCCCAAAATCCACTCACTAAATATGATATGGATACTCAAACGGATACGCACCAGGCAGATTGGCGAGTGCGCCTAAAACTCGCACCAGAAGCAAACTACTTATACAAATCCCCTGGAATCACTAGCTCGCATGTGTTATACCCCTTGGTTGAGACCAATGGTGTGATTTTTCCGTATACTCCCCAGATTACCGTATCGTATTCCGCAAATTACGACGCGACTGATTTAACGCATTCAAACTATAAGCTATACCAGTATAAAAACAGTGATGTGGGCCAGGTATCAATAACGTGTGATTTCACTGCACAAGACACTGCTGAAGCGGAATATGTCTTGGCAACAATGTTTTTTTTCAAATCGTTGACCAAGATGTTTTATGGTCAAGACAGCAATCCCCAAAACGGAACTCCACCTCCTCTATGTTTTTTGTCTGGCCTTGGCCCGTTGCAGTTCAACAATCACCCACTTGTGATCACCAACTTTTCGCCAACTTACCCCAATGATGTGGATTACATTAGGTGCAAATCAGACAAAATTTATACCAATGCTACAGCGGCTTCGAGTAATACTGCCAAAGAAGGGTTTTTTTCAAGTATTCTGTCTAGATTGACTGGGGCAAATTTGGCTGCTGGTGGAAAACCTCCTCCACCACTATTTCAAGAATATGCTACTGCGAGTTTGGCTTCAAGTTCTGCAACATACATCCCAACCAAAATGTCGATGCAAATACAGTGCTTGCCAATTATTTCTCGTGACGCCATGAGCAATGTATTCAGCCTGACTGAGTATTCTAGTGGCAAATTGAACTCCAAGGGGATTTGGTAATGTACCCACGCACCAGCCCATATTGCACGACCGGTGTCACCAATGGCGTATTGGACTCATTGGATTACAGAGATTTTCCATCCCTGTCTACTGATACTGTGTGGACAATTACTCCAGCATTTAACCACCGCCCAGATTTACTCGCATTCGATTTGTATGGTGATGCCGCGCTGTGGTGGATATTTTCTCACCGGAATCCTAACAAATTGGACGATCCGCTGTTTGACTTCACTAGTGGCACCACTATCTTTATACCTGACATCAACACGTTGAAGGCGGCGCTGGGGTTCTAATATGAACGATGATGCCGTTAAAACTACCACCCAGGCCATTACTGCAACTAATCCCAATCCGTTGGGGAAATTTGCGAGTTACACATATATTATTTCTCTTTATATGATTAGTCCAGAGGCGGCCAATCTATATTACACCGCTGAACAAATGGGTAGTGTGGTTCCCGTCGAATCATCCGGGTTTTATCTGGTGGCGCAATCAGGCGGGATAAACAATGCTGGTCAAAATAAACGAGCACCTGGATTCGACACTGATTTCTTCATCGACGACCTTACGTTTGAAACATTTGTTTCAGCACAGGCTACCGAATCGTCGAATCCCATGTCTCTCAAGTTTCGATTCAAGGTATATGAACCGTATGGAGCATCGTTTACCACCAAATTGACACAAGCTGCGGCGAAGGTTCAGCAAACATCCAAATTGCCAGGAATATCATCGCAAATACGGGTATTGGATCAACATTATGCAATTGGCTTGAAATTTGTGGGATACGACGATGCCGGGAAAATATTAACTGGAAAGTCTATCAGGCCCGGTGATATTTTGGAGCGACTGTATCCCATAACGTTTATGTCCATGAAATTCAAACTGGACGGTCACATGGTTGGGTATGATATAGAAGCAGAAACCACCAATCTGAGAGTCAGTCAAGGGGTAAAAAGAGGGGTTTTGATTTCAAAGGTTTCTCTATCCGGGGCCACGGTGCAAGATGTTGTCAATGGGGTAGCAAAAGGTGCTAACGGACTTATTCCACAGCTTAACGCTCAGGAGTCAGCTCGTGAAGTAAAGCGTCGTGCGCCTGGTAAAAAAACTATAGCAAACACGTTTTCCGTTAAGTTTGTTGGCACTGATATCCCATCTTCAAAATTATTATCTGACGCCGAGTTATCATCATTTAAGAAAATGGCGCCCATGTCAGCCATCGGAAAGACTATTGAATCAAACGATGGCGCAGCACCCAAAAACAGTACAACCAAGCATGGCTCACGAGTATTGGCATTTTCCACTGGGACACATTTGGCTAATGTGTTGGAGCAAATTGTTGCGCACAGTGCATACATTAAAAATGCACTATCAAAAACCGAATCTAGTAATTTGGAATCTTCTGGTGCAACCCAGACCAATCAATCCCCAACCCAATTTAGGTGGTTTTCGGTAATACCCTCGATCACAGTGCTCGGGTTTGATGAAGTCTTGTCTGATTATGCGTATAACACAACTTTCACCATACAGCCGTACACTACTCCATATGTTAAATCATCATACGTAACCAATCCGTCGAAATATACAGGCCCGTTCAAACGGTATGATTATTGGTTTACCGGGAGAAACACTGAGATACTGTCTTATGAACAAACTTTTAACAACTTGTATTTTACTGCTGGCGTTGATGCAAATTCTACGAACCAAATTGCCGCAAACCAACCGAAAGCCGACTTACCCCCAGGCGGAAATCGCAGCGGTGGACAAAAAAACCAACCAAACTCGGTAAACGCTGTTAAAACAAGTTTACAATCACCGAGCGACTATTTTAGTGCAAGATTGTCGATCATGGGCGATCCTGATTATCTGGTGCGCAATTTAGTTTCAGGCAAAGATTCATATGCCATGAATCCAACGGCTGGTGCGATTTTTATTGAAATCGCGTTTAATCAAGGTGTTGATTATTCAATGACGAGTGGCACCATGACGGTTGACCGGGATATTAGATTTTTTAATTATAATAAAGCAGCGAAAGTCTCTGGTATTGTGTTCATCGTTAACAAGGTGACTAGCACGTTTTTTCATGGCAAGTTTACTCAAGAATTCGACTTAGTGTGGACTTCATTGGAGCAAACGTTGTCTGAAACTACGCCAACACAACCAAGAACCACAACAGTGAAAAAACCGGTGAAAAAAACCGTGGTTTCTAAGGTCACGGAAAAGGGCTAAACATGAGTGATGATGTAAAAAAACTAAAATCTGCACCTGCGCAATTCAAAAGTGACAACACAGGATCGGTTCAATATAACGCACCCGTGTTGGGTATTGTGAAAAACAACATTGACCCAGCCCGAATGGGGAGATTGCAAGTCCATTTGGCAGATTCAGGCACCGCTGATGAAAATGATAGCAACAATTGGATCAAAGTGGATTACATGAGTCCATTTTTTGGGTCAACACCAAATGCCGCTTCACCGGAGTCCAACGGGGATTATGTGTCAAACCCACAGTCATACGGAATGTGGGCAACACCCCCAGACATCGGAACCACAGTGGTGTGCATTTTCGTAAACGGTGATATAAATTTTGGATATTATATTGGGTGTGTGCCTAGTATTGGGCAAAATCATATGGTGCCTGCTGTTGGTGCATCATCATCGGTGATCGTTACATCTGGGGAATCTGGTTTGTACGGGGGTGCTGGCACTCTGCCCGTAGCTGAACTCAACTTTGATAACAAAGAGATTTCAGCATCAGGGGATTTTAACGGAAAGGCTCGCCCAGTGCATAGCTATGCTGCTGCCACGTTTCACAAGCAGGGATTGGTGCGTGACACGGTGCGTGGCCCGATTTCAAGCAGTGCCGCAAGAGAGTCCCCTTCCCGTGTATTTGGCATCAGCACGCCTGGACGACCTGTTTATAACGGTGGGTATACTGATGAAAATATACAGCAAAAGGCCAGTGGCGCAAATGATGAAAATCTGCGAGTGGTCGCAAGGCGTGCTGGGCACACTTTTGTATTAGATGACGGGGCAATAGACGGAAAAGATCAGCTTATCAGATTGCGCACCAGTTCTGGGCATCAAATCATGATGAACGACTCGGAGGATATAATGTGCATCATTCATGCCAGTGGAAAATCGTGGGTTGAATTTGGCAAAGAAGGCACGATTGACATGTATTCGATGAACTCAATCAACGCCAGATCGCAAGGTGATATTAATATGCACGCAGATCGTGATATCAACATGCACGCGGGTAGGAAATTGAACATGTTTGCTCAAGATATTAATACACAGTCGAGTAAAACGTATTCCATACGTGCAGAAAACTTTGCCGCATATTCGGTCAAAAACACTACCATCAAAGTTGGTGGATCAATGGCATTTTCATCGAACGGGGATGCGGGATTTGCATCATCTGGGAAAACGTTCATCAACGGCAGCAAAGTGTGTTTGAACACTGGCAGCATAGGATTGACTCCACCTGACGTCAAATCGTTCAAACCATTTTCAGTTAGTGATACCGTTTATACACCATCAGGTTACGTGCCAAAACCGGGTGGTCTCGAAACTATTACCTCCCGCGCTCCTGCCCATCATCCCTGGGAAGAATTGAGCAAGGGCGTGGACGTAAAGGTTAACTTAGTAAAAGCTGCTAGTTCGACTGCTGCGCCAACGTCGAGTGCCACGGTGGATCAACCGTCGCCAGGAGTTGTTGCCACCGTTCCCACCGTGGTTTCAGCTTCTCCGTCATCTGTTTCATCAAGTGATTTGAGTGCTACGGTGGCCACGGTGTCATCCAACCCTCCAATTAATCCAGTATCAACCAAAAGTGTGACAATCGGTGTTATTGGCGCTAGCCCGTCAACACTCGAAAAATCTGGGGCGATCAAGCCGGGAACAGCAGATTTGATCAATAAAAACACCAGTAACCTAGCATCGCAAAAAATGCCCTCTAGTGTGTTTAGTGGCACGGCAGGCACGTCTCTTAGTCAGTATGCAAACCCAAGCGTGCATGGGTCATCGGTTGCTTCAGAACTGAATAACACATTGTCGAAAACGGGTGGATCGATCACGGACGCAATAAAGTCGATCGGCGGGTCAGAACGCACAACTGAGTTAGGAAATACTGCAAAAATCGGCTCTTTGGCAAATAGTGCCAAACTCCCACAATCTATCACTCCACCAAAACTAGACGCAAATCAGCCCATAAAATTGTCCGCATCTGGGTTACTAGAAAGTGCTACTGCAAAATTTGATAAATTGGTTAGCTCATTTGGCCTAGGCCCAAAATCGCCCCCATCGGCCTCAAACACGGTGGTCAGTGAATCCCAGACTGGGGATATTCGCGGGGCAATTGATTCAAAAGTTCAACCTCCAAAGGTGTGATATATGGCTTTATACAAAGGATTTTCAACACAGCGGTCTTCTGCGCAATTGGGCCAACCTTACACCCCACCGACTAATAAATTTGGGCTAACCGATGTGGAATTAGTAAAACGGGATTTTTTGAATTCTCTCTTAATTCCACAAGGTCAGGTGGTAGGTGATCCAAGCAAGGGCACAACACTATGGTCGTTCACGTTTGAACAAAATGATGCCATCACCAATGAACAAATTGTGGCCGAGGTTAAACGCATGGCTGCGCAAGATGAAAGATTGATAGTCAACAGTGTGGTGAGCGTGTTTGAGGAAAAAACCATAACCCTAACTATAGAATATGCGGTGTCTCCATTTAACCAACCTGCATTTATGCGAGTTGCGTTGAATCCGGCAACCATGACACTATCGGAATATTGAAAAAACATGACCACCACTTCCAGAATAACAAATCTCGTTGGCCCAAATGATTGGAAAACGTTGTACAAAACGTTTAGCCAGGCCGATTTCCAAAGTTATGACTTCGAGACTTTGCGGCAAACCTTTATCGATTATTTGCAGCAATATAACCCAGAAACGTTCAATGATTATGTGGATAGTTCTGAGTACATGGCGCTACTTAATGTTATTGCGTTCATGGGACAATCGATTGCATATCGCAACGAGATGAATTCTCGGGAATCGTTTATTGATACAGCAGAGCGCCGTGACTCTGTGGTCAAGCTGGCGTCATTGGTGGGATACACCCCAAAACGCAACACAAACGCCCAAGGTTTACTCAAAGTCACGAGTATCAAAACCTCAGAAACGATCACCGACATCAACGGGTATTCCCTGAGTGGCGTTTCCATAATATGGAACGATCCTGCTAACCCAGACTGGCGGGAACAAATGAATGCAGTAATAAACGCTGCTTTGCCATCGTCTCAGAGAATTGGACGTCCATCGGCCTCAAACACGGTGCTAGGGATTAAAACAGATGAATATACACTGAACACCCCCACGATCAACCCGCAATTTCGGTATACGTCGATTGTTGATGGTGACAATATGACGTTTGAGTTGGTCAGCGGTTCTGTCAACGGTGGTGCAATACGAGAACAAGACCCGACCCCCCAAACTAAGTTCACCGTGCTGTACCGGTCTGATAAACTTGGTTTTGGAAGTGCTAACACGGGATATTTCATAGCGTTTAAACAGGGCACCTTGTCAAACTATGAATTCACGATTGACCAAGCAGTGGAAAACACTAGCATAGACGTTGATATTCAAGGGATCAATGAAAGTGATATCTGGTTATATTCACTGGATCAATCGGGGAATGCGTCTGAAAAATGGACTCAAGTTGATGACCTGTATTCGGTGGTCGATAGCCGAACAAGTTACCGGGTAACTTCTAGAGCAAATGACCAAATTACTTTACAGTTTGGTGATGGCACGTTTTGTGACACACCGTCTGGTTCATTTATTGTGTATGTTCGCTCTAGCAATGCTCAAAAATACAGCATCGAGCCGTCTGAGATGCAAAATATTCAAGTGTCGATCCCGTACATCAGTCGTTCAAATCGTGCAGAAGCCCTGTTGGTATCATTGTCGTTGACACAAATTGTCAACAATGCAAACACACGGGAGTCACTGGCAGATATCAAACACCGTGCGCCAACCCATTATTACACCCAACACCGAATGGTGAATGGTGAAGATTACAACGTGTTTCCTCAAACTGTCTTTAGCTCAATTGTTAAGTCAAAAGCGGTGAATCGTGCAAGCATTGGTGTGTCACGTAACCTAGATTTGCTTGATCCCACTGCAAAATATTCGTCCGCAAAAGTGATGGCAACGGACGGACTCTTATACAAAGATGATTCCGATACTGACACCATCTTGACCATCACGGATGCTAACCAGGTTTCAGAGTTTTTCTCCACCACTTTGAAAACACTGATTTCCTCCCAACGTCTGACTCAACATTATCACTCGGTTTACCCAAGATATACCCCAACGTTGTCGGGTGCTGGCTCATATAATAACAATGCCACATGGAACCGATCATCGGTTACTTCTGATACTACCACTGGATATTTTTACAACATAACAGGGGTGCCAGGTGATTTTACCAATGTCCCCTATGCGGTCGGAGCATATAGCAGCACCGAATTAAAATATGTGCAAAAAAATGCACTCATTAAGTTTGTTGCACCATCTGGTTACCATTTTGATGAAAATAACTTCATAGTTTCTGGATCACCAAGCGCAACAGACAAACCATGCGTTTGGGCCACCGTGTTATCAGTCTCGGGCGACGGGTTTAACGGTGGATTGGGCAATCTTTCAACGGGTGCTGGCCCCATAACTTTGTCCGGGTTTGTGCCGTCTACTGCCATCGTCGATGAAATCGACCCATATCTGACACCAGAAATTTCATCCGATCTGATTCAAACCAGCATCACCAAAATAGCATTAGGACAAGACTTTTACCTAACATACGATAATTCTGCCGCGCCAACTTCTGAAAAATGGGCGATTACTTCGACCGCAACCCAGTATATTGCAAAGTTTGAAAACCTTGGTGATTCACAATACAAAGTGACCACCAAAGGTCTCACATACGTTTATGCGTCAGAATCTCAAGTTCGGTTCGCCTATAGTGATGGCACTGTGATTGACAAATCTGGCCAATACTTAAAAGACACGATACATCTATACGCATCAAACATGCGTCAAAATGGATCACAGTTTGGTAATCAATATGCACTAAGCGTGGTGGGACACGTTGATAGTCAACTTGGGATCAGTGATGATTTCTTCGTTGAAGTCGCTGCCTACCAAAATAAACTATACACCAACCCGGATTTGTTTGGGTTCATCACCTCTGAAACATCCAGCGTGTATTTTGACTCAGTGACCGATTCCGATTCACTGATTCGGACGGTGCCTATAAATTCTTCCACTGTGGCGTCAACTTTCACTTCCCTGGCAGAAATCAATGTCGGGAAATATGACTACCCAGTTGGGCAAATCTTTTACACGGGTAGTGCGTTTTATACCACCGATGCGAATTATTCGGTCACCACTGTTACCACAATGTCTGCCAAAATTGGGAAAGACGGGCTGGCTTTTTTGTATAACCACATTGCACCAGCAAATTCACGCATCAACCCAGGAACGTCTAACATAATCGACATGTATATTGTCACTTCGGCGTATTTGTCGGCATATACGGATTACTTACTGGATTCTACTGGAAAAATATCAGCCCCAGTGGTGCCATCTGCACAAGAACTTTCGGTTGCTTATGGTGGTCTTGATGCGTACAAAATGGCAAGTGACACCATTGCATTCAACTGCGTAAAATTTAAGCCCCTGTTTGGGCCAAAGGCCAATTCTGCTCTACAAGCGACTTTCAAAGTGATAAAACCCATAAACTCCACGGTGGGAGACGGTGACATCAAATCATCACTCATCAAATATGTGAACGAGTATTTCGACATCGCAGAATGGGACTTTGGCGACACATTTTACTTCAGTGAGCTAAGTGCATACCTGCATGCAAAAATGGGGACTATGGTGGGGTCAATTGTTCTAGAACCGGTGTCTGGAACATTTGGTGATCTGTATGAAATTAAGAGTGCGCCAAATGAGATTTTTGTAAACGCAGCCACCACCGATAACGTCAAAATCATCACCACTTTGAGTGGCAGCTTGACTAGATAATCAAAACAGCGCTGTTTTGGACTCCTAAATACCAGTGGAGTCTATATCAACCACATGAAAAACAGCGCTCGTTCCAACACGTTTCTCCCAGAAGTTTTTAAAACACCAGAAAACCGTCAATTCTTACAATCGACTCTTGAGCCATTGTCTAGCAAAGAATTGGTAACCCCCATTTCTGGCTATATTGGGAGAAAGTTCGGGCCAGGCGCCCAATCATCTGATGGGTACGTCCCCACCATTGGTGATCGCAATCAGTACATGTTGGAACCGACCGTGGTGAAAACGGATTCCAACACGGTGAAGTCGGCATTGACATACACCAATGTCGTGAACGCCATAAAACTCATGGGTTCGTCTGTCACTGATCACTCCAGGCTGTTTTCAAATGAGTTTTATGCTTGGGACGCATTTTGCAATTTGGACATGTTGGTTAACTATAACCAATACTATTGGCTACCAACTGGGCCAGAAGTGGTTAACATCGTCTCAGAAAGTTATCTCAACGTTGATTCCACTATTGTCGGCAAGCCTAGCGCCACTGTTGGCGACGTGGTTTTTCTGAATGGGCAAAAAGTTCTTTTCAGTGGCAACATTCACCCGTCTTCTTATATTGGGGTTGAATATTACGTGGAGGGAGTCGGTTCCTCTATTCGGCTGGTTCCCGTGGCAGAACTATCGGTGCCAAAACTGTTTGGGACAGAATCATTTACTGCATACGATGAGGCGGGTTTCGGTGAGGTTTATGACCCAAGTGTCGCATATGCGACCACAAAAGACTACATCACCATAAATCGTGCATCCGAAGATCGCAATGCTTGGTCACGTACCAACAGATGGTTCCACCAATCCGTGCTAGAACAATCTGCTAGCATCAATGCCACCACAACTGCTCAAAAAATCTTAGATGATCAAAGCGCCAGGGCTAAGCGCCCCATCATTGAGTTCTATACCGACTTGAAACTGTTTAATCATGGTGAAGTTGCACGGGACGTTGACTTCTATGTGTCTCCCACCTCTAGAAATTTGGTGAACGTAAAGTCGGCAACCGTGACTTCAACGTCTGGCAGCACGGTGTATATCACCACTAACTCCATATCGGACTTTACTGTGGGAAACACTTTTGTGTTTTATCAGGGTGTTGCTGGCAGCATATTGGCAAACGTCGCATACACGGTCGCCACAGTTGGCGCAAACTTTGTCACATTGATGCGTGACGGGGAAGTGGTGAATTTTGGAACTAACTCGTCTTTGGCAATAAATGCGATCACTGGGCAAGTAATTCTCGGGTCAACATTGGATGTAGAAACACATATTATTGGGGCTAACCGGGTGTTTTTGGACGTAGGTTCTATTCACCCTGCGCAACCCGACAACGAATTGTATGACGGTGCATTGGTCGTGTTTTCATCGGATTCCACCACTCGTGTGACTATTGCGCGTAAGTCAGTGACTACTTATGGTGAAGATCGGGTAATCACTCTGGCCACCTTGTCAGAATTCCCGATCACCTCTGGGAGTCAAATTAACGTCCAACTTGGCCAAAATTCCGGGAAATCGTTTTACTACACCGATTCCTGGCAGACTTCGCAACAAAAAACCACCACGAATCAGCCACCGCTGTTTGATGTGTTTTCGACGGCTGGAGCATCATTTGGTAACTCCGATTTTTACCCAGATACAACATTCTCTGGATCAAAGTTGTTTGGGTACAAAGTTGGCACCAGTAGCGATGACATTGAACTCGGGTTCCCACTGGCATACAGTTCAGTAACCAACTTGGGTGACATATCTTTCCAAGCGTTTTACAATTCTGATACATTCGTTGCCGATGGTGAAACTATTGCGGTCAATTCTGGTGTAGCACATGCTGGAGACACGGTGTTAAACGGGTGGGTTAAAACGGTTGGCCCTAGTGTGCAATATCAGGTATTTGAACAGACGTTCATCGGCTCACCCATAGTCTGTGACATTGTTCCGATTGAGTCAGCGTGGCCTACTGTGATAGTCAATGATGTGAATGGTGACGCGATTGAGTTCACAATGGTGGTAACCGATGTAACCACCATTACTCCAAGTGCGTCAATTGGTGACAAGATTCAGATAAAAATTTATAGTGCCCAAGTCAGCAAGACCGCATACTATGAAGTGCCTTCCAATTTGAATAACAACCCATTCAACGGTGATGTGGTAAATATCAATGCAGGTGATTTAAGAGAGCAACATAAGAGTATTTGTAACAATCATCCGAACTTTTCTGGCAACATTTTGGGGGTGAACAATTTCAGTCAATTGGCCAACCCAGCGAAGTATGCTAATAAGTTGATTCAATCGAGCTTTCCGGTGGCTTATCTGGGGGCAATGTTGGGAGACACCAATCTCAACATTGTTGATGCACTTGAGTATTCTGCTAGTGAGTATTTCCGTTACAAATCGACTCTGAACAACTTGGTCGGCTCCCGCGAACTGAGTTATTACACTCAGCCACGAGAAATATTGGATGAAATTCTTGGAGAAATTGCTGAAAACCGTGAATTCCAAGGGCCATTCTATTATAGCGATATGGTTCCAAAAGACATTGGCAGTACCGTTTCATATACTTTTGCGACCAATTTCGTGAATGCGAGTATCGCGCTGTCGAAAACGTATTCAAACGTTGCTTCATACAGTGCAGTGAATTTGTATCGTCGCGCTACAGTAGATGATTTTGTGCATGATGTGATCTTGGTTCGCGGCGTTGACTACGAGTTGTCCAATACCTCTCCAGAAGCCATTGTGTATAACATAAGCGCGGGTGATGTGGTCTTGGTGGTCGAGTATGATGTGACGTATGGGGCGTATGTACCAAATACCCCGTCCAAACTTGGAATATTTACGTCACAGCCCCCACATGTAGAATATGATGAGACCTACGTTAATCCCGCCTGGGTCATACGTGGTCATGATTATTCCGTCACTAAGATGTACGGAGAGTATGCGGACGGTGTATTTTCAGATTTCAGAGATGCGGTGTTGTTTGAATTTGAGGTCAGAATTTTCAACAACATCAAAACGACCGCTGGTGTCAATCCGGTGTCATACATTCCTGGAAAAAGCCGTGACTTCCAAGAGTTTTCCACTATGTATGCCGAACTTTTTAACGCATGGTTAGGAAAACATAAACTAGATCATACCTCCCAATACTACACGCTACTTGACCAACGCACGTGGAATTATCGTGGCTGTTATGATGTGTTGGGCGATCAAGTCACCATTGGTAATACTAAGGGATTATATTTACATCATTACGACACCGATACCCCAAATCTGCCGTGGACTATTCTCGGATATTCCAATAAACCATCGTGGTGGGATACCAAATACGGCGTATCGCCGTATACTTCCGACAATGCACTCTTGTGGGGTGATATTGCCGCAGGCATAGATTACAACAACGGTTCCCCCAAAGTAATCCCAGAACGTGTTCGGAACAATTTTGTTATCCCGGTGGACACCAACGGGGAGTTGGTTCCCGTGATTGGGAATTTGATTCCCACGTATGAGCCACTGTTCAATTTCAATCGGGATTGGGTGGCTGGCGATCTTGGGCCAGTTGAATATTCATACAGAAAATCCAGCCAGTTTATGTTTGATCTGGCTAAAATTTATTTCTTAACGAATCCGGTGAAATTCGTATGTGAAAATTTGGATTCAGATCGTTACAATAGTGCAAATTCATACCAAGTTGATGGGGTGTCTAGAAAACTGTCTGCTCTTACGTCGCCGTATGGAACTTCAGATAGTCCGCAACATGGATTTGCGCCACTGGTGATTGACAGTATGCTCCAACACGGGATCGATGCGACTGACTATTTTAACGCTGCGTTAACCAATTTGGATGTCAGGTTGAGTTATCCTTTGGCAGGATTTTCAGATCAAAATATGCTGAAATTCTTTGTGGAGAAAACTTCCCCAAATGGAAAGAGCAAATCTCTGTTGATCCCAGATGAAAATTACGCCATTGTTAACCACGTTGCGCAAATCGGATTGCCGGAATACAGCTCGGTAATTGTCCAAAAGACTGATACCGGATATGCAGTATGGGGAAATTCGCAAAAAACTCCCAAATTCAATTTCTACACTCCCATTAAGCATGCCAAAACGGTTGCAAAAACGGTGGGCAACCTGACGGTCAATCTTCCCACAAAATTCGACCAAGTTAAATCGATCGCGTATGGCACCGTGTTTTCCACCGTGCAGACACTTTCTGAATTCATGGTAGGGTACGGGGCGTATCTAGAATCCAACGGGTTGGTGTTCGACTACTTGGACTCTGGTGATTTGGTGGATTGGTCGTCAATGGTCGGCGAATTGCTGTACTGGGTTCAGTCTGGGTGGGATTCTGGCAGTTCCATTAACTTGAATCCGTGTGCTAAAAAGATTCACATCAATCTTGAGTCAGGAGTGATCCAGCCACTTGGTGGCAAACACAGTGTTCTATCACAAAACCTGACAGTCATCCCAACATCAGACATGCAAATTTCTCGGGATGGCACTGAGTTGGAACTAGCTCCCAACAAATTGTCTGATAGTTTGTCATATGCGCAGTTTGAGTCTGCATCGATCGAACATTTGGTGATATTTGATAATAAAACCACATTCGATGATCTGATCTACAATCTGGAAACGGGCCTCAGACAGTTTAGACTGATCGTGAAGGGGACGAAGACCGCAGAGTGGCATGGATTCGTCAACCACGCTGGGTTTATCATGAACCAAGGGGATGTACCAGAATGGAATGAAAACACTCGCTATCAACTTGGAGCCATTGTTAAACACAACGGTGTTTACTATACAGCCAAAGAATTAACCGGGCCAAGCGCCTTTTCCAAATCTTCGTGGATTGTGACTGAATATGGTGAGATCAAACGTGGACTCCTGACTAATCTATCGCACCGAGCGTCCCTATCTTTGGATAGATACGATTCATCAAAATTTGACTTTGAAACAGACGATGGCAATTTGGCTGCATCATTAGTTGGATACCGTGCTCGAAATTACTTGTTGGATGCGGATTTGTCCGAAATTGCCCAATTCCACGCATATTCAAACATGGTTGAATCAAAGGGCACCAACACTGCATTAGATGCGTTCAACACTGCCAAATTGGTTCGTGGAGAAATTAATTACTCTACTTCAGAAATTTGGGCGATCAAAGCGCGTGATTTTGGGTTCACAGGGGACAACTACGTAGAATACCCATTATCGCCAATAGTTCAGGGAACGGCTCTAACGTTTGGCCAATATCCTCTGCGCCGTGAAGATATCCTGGGTTACAAGGTTTCTCCACCGGATTCGCTCATTGTGGATTCACCGGCCTCTTCAGTTTTCGACTTTGGTGGCAACGTTGAGGTGGATCATTCATATTATGGGTTTGGTGAATTTTTCGCATCATCTGACGTTATGCTCGTTGGTGAATACGTAACTTTTGCCAACACGCCCATTGGTTGGAACGTGTGTGAAACGGTGGTGGCACCAACAGTTGTCAGTGTTTCCCCAGCGTTGAATTCAACTTCAACTCTATCATTTTCCACCTCTCATCATCTATCAGTTGGGGATTTAATTGTTGTTTCTGGACTGATTACTGGCAAATTTCAAATTTTATCCACTCCCACTCATCTAACAGCCACGGTGGCATATGACATGGGTAGTTCAACTAAGACGATCAAAGGTGCTGGAACGGTGCTGCGTTTGACGTCTAGAAAATATGAATCAGCCACTGTGGTGCCAAATGGGACAACCAGGTTTTGGATTAACAATGTTGAATATTCAACCATCAAATCAGAAGTTGGCCAAACCGTTTCTTCAACGGTGGGAAAACTGTTTGGTAATACTGAATATGCCACGTTTGGTTTAACGTCTAACTCAGTTGTGAGATATATCGACGGGGCAATAAACGGAACACACTCTGCAATTGCGTCAAACGCTGAATTGTCTGTTGGTGGCACGTTGGCGCTATCGTCTGATAACACTGTAACATTCAAGCGAATCACCAACAAATCAACCCAGCTAGTGGTGTGCGACCTTGGGGAATACACTGATAGTAACGTTGATGCCGTTGTTGGTGAGGTGATATCACTATCCGCAGACGGAGAGTGGGCAATTGTCAGCAAAAATATGGATGATGATTGTTCAATTATTGGTCTTCAACTGATAGAAAACTTATCAGACTCCACAAAAGACACTCCAAGTATAGTATCTGGTGCGACCCAATTCGCTTTAACAGGGAACACAACTTCTGTTATCCCCGCGCACATTGTTATCCAAATTGCAGGAATACAATACATCATACTGAGCGCAATTTTTGCCAACAATGTCACCACGTATACGGTGGACAAGCAAATGCCCCAGATCGCTGCTGGCACCGGTATTATGTTGGTTGATTGGACAATCACCAAACGGTTTGATTTTGCGGTTGCGTCTGGGTTGGTTATCTCTGGGATTCAAACGGATTCGTCTGCTGAAACTATCATTGTTTCATACGCAAATGCCGATGGTGGCCAAGGTTTGGTACAAGTTTATTCTAGAGTGGTGCAACAAATTACTACACAAATTGGAAGCCTAAAATATTCCACATTTGCCGATTATTCAACTACCGACCCAGTAGTCAAGATGAATGGCGTCTTGTTGGTAGATGGTGATGACTACAGTTTCTCAGATTCTAGTATCACGTTGGTAGATGACCCCGGATTGGCGATCTTGTCTATCAACACTGGCATATTAGTGTTACAGCAAAATATGACAATCGACGTTTGGGGGGTAGCTTCACAGGATGCCAATTACGGCAAATCTATCGCAACGACAATCCACGCAGAACTTCTGGCGATTGGCGCACCTGGGCAAGCCACAAGTAACACCAACACCGGAACGGTCACGGTGGCGAAGCATGGTGGAAAATCCGATGGGGAAATATTCGTTTCTCATCCTGGAATTTCTACCAATGTCTTAATCAACGGGGTACTTGTATCCATTGCCGACACTGACACCAATTCCCAAATCGCACAAAAAATAAACCATGCCGATATCGCAAACGTGATCGCCACGGTGGCGTTGTCTGGGGTGGCAATCAAAATCAAGAACAAACGAGTGGGCACCATTGGAGATTATTTGACCATCACCCTGGAATCAACCAGCGTGGCCAATACTCTCGACTATACGCCGTACACAGTGCAACAGCAATTAATTGCCACGAGGGACGATTTGTATTCAAATTATGGCATGGTGGTCAAATTCGACGAGACCAAAACCCTGTATATTGCTGCGCCAAAACAACTCACTTCATTGAACATCGACATTGGTGTTATTTTGGATCAAGGCGCCACCACATCGGTGGATTCCAACCCAGACGGGGGCGCAATTGATGTATGTCAGTCAATTGACGGAATATATTTGAAATGCGCCATATTGCAAAACCCAGGTGATTATCAAGGGTTTTCTAATACTTTTGCGATCAATTCCAACGAAATGACGATTGGCTCACAAAGTAACGTACATTTCCAATTGGTTGAAAAGTTCACTGAAATTGACATCAATGTGTATGGTGCCGATTTATCTCATCTAAACTCCGTGAAAATACATGGAGATGATGCCACCGATCTGGAAGTCATCGACTTTTCCAAGGGTAAGATATTTTCAGTAATCACAGACAACGCGGATTACCTCCGATCAGTTGATCCCGCCGATTATCAAATGTGGCATTCGGATCACGATGGTGAAGTATGGGCAGACGTGTCAAACTTGCGATACACGGGGCAAGATTCATGGGCACCAGGCAGCACCACTGTGGCATCAACATGGGTGACCTCTACCACCAAACCTGACAAACAGTTTTCACAATCGGTAGTGGTGGATTCTACTGGAAGATTGGTAACACGATACCACTACTGGCAAGATAACAGTGGTGTGCTTGGTGCAAACAAGACGTTGTCGGACACCATCATTGCCATGTACCTGCTTTCACCGCAAAATAGTGGAATTCCGTATGTTACGGTGAATTCCAACAATGTGGTGTTCAGTGGCGTCGAGTGCAACGGTAACAACACTCTCTGTTTTTCAACTGGTGGCACCTCACCAATCACGTCTGAATTCAGCCTGATCACCAATTCCGGGGAATTTATAGAAGGGTTTGATACCAAGTCTGGGCTGTACCTCAAATTGTTGGATAGCATTTCTGGCATCGACTCGAACAGTTTGGTAGTACCTGACCCATCGTTGCCAACATCAGTAAAATACGGTGTGGCCAACGTTCCTCGCCAATCCATGTCTATGGATGCAAATGCCGCATTTAAAACGGTGATAGACTATGTTAACACCGTGTTATCTACGGTTGTCGCACAATGCCCCAACGACATTGCTTCGTATGTTAAACAGGTTGATTGGTGGGATGCAGCGTATGGTAAACAAAAGGCGGTAAAACATGTACCAAATATTCATGGACTTGAAACTGTTCCTTCGCCATATGTGGGCATGGTGGTGTCAGTGAGTGGGCAAACCATAGAATATTACCGCTACGACGCCGCCACCTGGACTTTGGTGGGAGTTATTGGTGGTACGTACCAATTCAGCTCATCGGTGCTATCTGCCACAGCCACCGTTGTGCGCAATATTGTTGGCGCTGTGTTTGAGACCGTTTTCACAGACGATTTACAGCACCATCGAGCAAAACTGCTAGAAATGCTTCTAGTGGGCATAGTGAACGAACACAAGCTCGCAAACTTGGATTTGAGTTGGCTAATGAAAACCAGTTTCATCGATGTTGAATATAACGCTGGGGAATTAGTTGCCAGTAAGAAGTATTTGCTGGATAACGCGAGCTTTTTGGAGGACTACATTCAAGAAGCGAAACCATACCACGTGGTTATCCGCGATTTCGTTCAAAGTAACACCCTAATGGATAGCACATACGGGGCCGTCTCAGATTTTGATTTACCAGCAACGTATCGTGGGGGTGACTATGTTTCTCCGATGTTGAAGTCGGTGGTGAAAAATTCAAATGAATTTGTTGCATCGGATACCATCTGGAGTGAATCACCATATTCTGGGTGGAAAAACAATTGTGGTATTTCATTGGCAGATAATTCCACCATTGTAGTGACCAAAATCACCGAATATGTAGGAATTGGTGCCACTCAAATTCGAGTTGGTAGCGTGGTTGGCTTACCTTCCACCGGAGTTATTACCGTCGATGATGAAGACATCTTTTACGCCAGCTCGAACCCGACCTTTAACACATTAACTGGGCTACAACGTGGGGTCAACGGCACCACGATCACGGATCACCAATTGGTTGGCGTTTATTTGAAAACCAGCGCAATCGTGGTAATACATGGTGGACGTGGGTACTCTGTCGCTCCGACTATTGCTATTTCTGGTGAATGCCGCACTAATGCGTTAGCAACTGCAAAAGTATCCAACGGATCGGTGACTGAAATTGTCGTAACAAATCGTGGCGACGGGTACACACAACCCCCAGTGATCAATATTTCCCCAGCGTTTTCTGGCACGGTGACCAACACGTATAGCAACCATGCTGCCAGAATTGTGACCACTGTGGCGTTTTCCACGGGTGATATCGTTACCTATCGCGGATCACTTACTGGACTAAACGATGGCGAACAATATTACATCAAGGTACATTCATCAACCACAACATCGGCCGGAATTGCGCAGTTTGTTTCGTTTTATCGTCGTCGCGCTGATATAGGGTATCTGACGTCATCGCTCCCTCTGTCTGGGCAAGGTGGGACTATCGAGGTTGGTGCATATGCAATCGTGCTAGTTGAAAATGGCCCAACACGAGCATTTGACAATACCATCAAACTGGATCGCACGAGTTTCCGAGCACAAATTCCCGCTTATTCCCATGACTATCACGTTGGCTCAACGGATGTGGCGAAATACTTTGCATCATCCGCCGCCACACTTCGTGATTATGAGGTATATAAAGTGACTGGCGCAGCTTCTGGGAGTGGACAAGATGCGGAATTCATTGTTCACAAAGCAAATTTTGTTTCATCGAATCACTACACTGTGACTATTAAAAATGGCGGGTCAGGTTACGTTATCGGTGAACACATCGTGATAGACGGCGGTGACTTGGGTGGCATTGCTCCAACCAATAATGCGACCTTGACCGTCACGGGAATTAATGGTGGCAGCATAGTTTCTGCGAGTATCGTGGGCGTGGGGTTCACAGAATTGAAATCTGGGGCAGCTTTCCCAGAATTGACCGTCACAGCTGTTACCAATGGTGCAACTCACATCGATCTAGCTGTCTCATCTAACCTGTCAGTCAACCATTTTAACCACCGTGAGATTTATGTTAGAAGTGATTCTGGCGAATATTCAGTATCACCGTCAACGGTCGATGGTGCTGGTGCTGAATTTGATATTTCCCTTGTGAGTTATGTGGACAACACCCCGGTTCCCGTGTATTCGGCCAAAGTGGCGTCATCCGGGGTTGGATATAGTCTTGGTCAAGTTATCACGATTGGTGGTGGAACTCTGGGCGGCACTAGTGCAAACAAATGTACGATCACCGTGACATCCGTTGGTTCATCTGGTGAAATATTGGCAATCACCGTTGTCGGGAATTCTGTTGCAAACATTCACAAACTATATGCACGTGCAGTTGATTCCGACACCCTGCGGGTGTCTAGTACCAAAAACTATCAGCATGTAGGCGATTTGAGTATTGAGGTTGGTGACATCATCGGGTTATCCAATCCTGGGGCACTGGCCCCGAGTGTAGTTCACATTAACCACGAATTTTATACTTGCGTCGTCTCCAATTCTGACGAGGAATTTGATCCCCTAAAATGGGAAAAGCTAGACCAAGACGACGCTAGTATCAATGCAATGGATCGTCTGAGCGCAATGTATGTTCCCGAAGCAAACTCGCTGGGTAGAAAATTGAACCAATGGTTTACCGGGACACAATATCCATATGGCCAATTTGTTGGAAACACGTTTTCAGCAAGTTTGCCAAATGACGTTGTGCTCAATGACAAAAAATTCAAATTGATTGCCGATGTAAATGACATTTGCGTTGCAAACGGGGTGTTATATGGAGTAGCCGATACATCATCCAATTCGTTCATTATCACCAGCGAAGATGGTGTTGACTGGGCGGCCACCAAACTATCCAATGCTCCACTTGGCACCACCAGCATAACCCACAGTAACGGGACATTCATCGTAACCACCATGACCCCAACGGTCGGAGTCATGATTAGCGCCGATGGTGAAAACTGGACTGCCCCAAATGCTGGCACTGGTTATGACAGTTTCCCATATGACGCGGAATCATTTGATGGTGGTGGTGCAAATGTTCCGACTGGGGCAAGATATGACAGCACATATCATGGACAGTTTTACGCATGTGGACAGTCCGTCATAGCCTCGCCCGATTCACTAAATTGGTCATCGTTGCACGATTTGGGTGTATCGAATGTGAGTGGGGTAGTTAACTCATTCCATGCAATAAAACACATCGAAACCACAGGGTTCAACGGGTTTATGGCAGTTGGTGTAATTGGGAATACTACCAAAAAGTCGATAGTCGCCACTAGCGTGAATGGCACCGTGTTCACCACGTTGGAATTACCGTTTTCCGAAACTTTGCGCGACGTTTCAGCCATCGGTGATTTGATTATCGCGGTGGGCGATAATGGGTTGATTTTGGCTAGTGAAGGCGGGACTAGCTGGACGCAGGCATCATCGAGCACGAGTGCTAATCTGTTAGCAATTGATAACACCATTGTGGTCGGCGAAAATGGCACCATTTTGACTAGCATCGACGGAATCAACTGGGCAGCCAGGTCGTCAGGAACCGCCAATGATCTGCGCACAACGTTATACAACGCTGGCACATATGTGGCGGGTGGCGTTGATGGCGCTATATTACTCAGCGCAAACAAAGTCGATTGGACGCCCAATGATTCAATTACTTCCGCCGATGAATTGTATGATGTGGTCGGTAGCGAATTTGAATACGGGTATTCGCCCGAAGAACTGGTGTCTGGGATGGTGCGGGACAAAATTAGCATCCAAACTGACGCCACCCCTTCTGGATACTATGGCGGTGAATATCAGAAATATGGAAGTAATGGGTTTTCAATGACGCCGTTGGAGTTAATCCCAAACACCGACAATGTCGCTTATTTTGGGGGCACTGGGCTAGTCATAATGTCTCTCGCGGTTTTCCACACCGGCATCCGCATTTTTGATTACATCGTGAATTGGGCCGATAAATCCATTACTTTTGAGTCAGAATATGATGTAGTGACCGTTGAATTGTATTGTGCCGGTGGAGGAAACCGAGTGGAAGTATCTTCCAGTGAGTTTACTCCCGCAAGGTTTGATGGAATTCATACTAAGTTCATGCTAGAAATAACTCCATCAATGATTTTAGACGGGGCGCATCCCGCGTATGTGGACGGTGTTAAAACAACTGCGCTCATCAATATAGAAAACGAAGTGGCGTATTTGGTACTACCTGGTGATATGTCCACAAAATACGTCGCATACGCCATTATGGGCAGCATTGAGCCGGAAATCGAGACGTTTACTTTAACAGGTGTTTCACCATTTGCCCTCACAGTGAGCGAGCCACTGGCCAACTACATCACACAAAACAATGCGGTTGTTTTTGGCCACAAGCGCAATGTTATCGGCTCAGTATATCCGACGTTCGCAGTGTCTGATGCCAATATCACCATAACGAACAGTTACTTGTCTAGTGGGGACACTTTGACGGTCACGATGAAAACACTCGACCTCATCAAAATAGATGAATTTGTTTACTCAGGCAACAACAATTTTGCTCTAAGTTCGCAAAACTCGATCATGCTGGACGCGAGTGGCATCACCGTGCAAATCAACGGCATTAACATTTTGGAATACACGTTGTTAAACGGAGTGGTTACTGTGGACGGGACGCTGCACACGGGTGATGTAGTGACTATTATCCCCAATACCTACTCTATTCCGACCACCGCAGTATTTGATGCTGTTGGCCGGGACACGTTTGCCATTAGACAAGGGGCGGTATTGGTCGAAATTGATGGGGTGCAAACGAGTAACTTTACAGTCAATGACTATACTCTCACTTTGGGTTCCCCTGTGACTGGAAAAGTGTCTGTCACTACGTTTGGGAATAACCGTGGGCAACAACTAAAAACCACGAATTTCACTGGCAAAAAAATCGCGGAAATCGATACGGTGGCCGACAACATTGTGACCACCAAGACACCGCACGGCAGATCGAACGGGGATCATGTGATCGTCGCGGGAAGATACGGGTATTCCGCCATAGGCGGCACTTTGGTGTCAATTTCTTCAACACAGTTTTCCATAGTTGACCCAAGTGGGGAACAGATTGAAATACAGCATCGCGGTGGGGGTGTAGTAACGTTGGATGGGGATTTCACTATCGATCATGCTGGCATGGCATTGGCGGATACTAGCCGTCTATTTGTGTATATCAACGGGGTGCGAACCTCCACTGTGGAAATATACCAAAACCAAGTGATCTATTTGGGAGAATTGGGAGCCAACGATGTGGTCAACGTGACTTCAATGATCGCACATGCTTCCCCAAATCGGATGACGTTGACGTCTACCGTGGACAACACTGGGTTAGCACTGTATGCGCAAAATCGGACATGGTTGGCCGATGATATCGACACAAATGCCACGCAATTCCGAGTCGGCGATATTGGGCGACTACTCGACGTTCAAACTCATAATATCGTGGTAGACAACGGTGCTATAAAACTGCCAGGAAAAGGTAACAACATCGTGGGGGTAAGCGTCGTTGATGAAAATGCGCAGCAAGTTGAATTCACCTTGGACTTCATTGAGTTTTCACCTTGGCTGCATTTTGATGACAGTTTGAATGGCGCCGTCATGACCATCACGGTAGCGCGGGGTGGGGATATTGTTATAGGATTTGAAACCATGATCGTCACGGATGTGAATATGTTGACTAATCAGATCACGGTTATTCGTGGACGGCACATGAGTTCACCCCAAGATCACGACAAATATGAGTGGGTCATTGATCGCGGTATGTCTCGGTTGCCAAACTATTTCACCAAGCGTTATGGTACTTGGGATACTCCACTCAGCGCATCAGGCACCGAGCTGGCCAACCGGTTGGTTAAATAACGAATGGAACAAATAAATTTGGACAATCAAACTTCAAGCGATGATTCTGGTATCTGTGTTGAAACCTATTTGCGAATAGTTGACCCGGATTCTGGTGATATCTTGATTACTACGAGGACTGACGAATGAATGAAAAATCAGTCCTCGTAGAAGGATTCATTGAGATAGAAGATAGTGACACTGGTGAGCATTTACTGTCTACCAAAAATGCAATTCACCCGGAGAACATGTCGTTAGCACTTGCTAACAGTTTGGCGAGTCGGGGAGTTGGTGCATTGTATCGTTTGGCGTTGGGCAACGGTGGAGCCACAGTGGATGAAACGGGTGCAATTACATACTTGCCACCAAATACGGTAGGACAAAATGCCACACTGTATAACCAAACGTTTTCAAAACTGATCGATGATACTATCGTCACCAACCCAGACCCCATACGCAATAAAATGCAAGTGGTTCACGTTAGTGGAAAAACGTATACCGACATTTTGATTTCATGTTTGCTAGATTATGGCGAACCCGCTGGCCAAGATGCGTTTGATAATGGCACTAATCTAAATTCAATTTATACATTTGATGAGATCGGGCTACTTGCAGATTACGGCGTCGATTCAAACGGGGATCAAGTCACTAGATTAGTGTCTCATGCTATTTTCAACCCAGTGCAAAAATCACTCAATCGTCGCCAGCTAATAAAATACACTATTAGAATCCATAGTGTATCCAATATGATAACAATTTGAGGAAATTATGTACACTATAACAAAAAGCAATGGCACCACGCTAGTCACGATTCAAGATGGCACGGTAAACACCAGCAGCACATCCATTGGGTTAATCGGGAAAAACTTTTCAGGTTACGGGCAAATTCAGGACACGAATTTTGTAAAACTCCTGGAGAACTTTTCCTCCGACACTCCTCCTCCGAATCCGTTGCAAGGTCAAACATGGTATCACCGTAGTGCTGCAACGTTGAAGGTTTGTCCATATGATGGTGCTCCTAGTGGAGCGTGGGTCGCAGTTGGAAATAGCAATTTGACCAACTTGACATTAAGCGGCAATTTGTCTGTTAGTGGCACCACCACACTGGGAACATCCAATATATCCAGTCTGACTACCACTGTGTTAACCACGGGCGGAACCGGGGTATCAGGCGCGATGACGGGAAGGTGGACACTAAATTCTGGGTCATCGACCGCGAATGCGTTGGCAGTTACCGGAAAAATATTGGCAAATCAATATTGTTATGCCAATGGTGTGAATATTTTGGACGGCATAAGCGGGGGGACTGACCCAGTTTTAACTGCACACATAGCGAATGTAAGTAATCCCCATTCTGTCACAGCGACACAAGTGGGGGCATTACCGATTTCTGGTGGCACCTTAACCGGAACTTTGACGTTAAACGCCAACGCAGTAAGTGGACTACAACCGTTAACCTACCAACAAGGGAACGCTTTTGTTAGAGCCACCACATTGGGCACCTTACCCATTGCCATTGCATCCGATTTGACAGGTTCAGAATCGTTGGTTCAAGCGATCGTCAACGTTGAGGCTAAAGTCGATGCACTGTCTCCTACCAGTGGGAATGCCGCTATTGTTAAATTCGCGTGTTCAGATTTGACCACAGCGTTAAGCACTGGCACCAATGTTGGATATGAACGAGCATCAACGGCGTTCATCTGTTCTGGAGTGAGGGCCAGTCTATTGACCGCTAGTACATCGGGGAGCGTTGAAGTTGACATTTTGCGGAATGGGTCTTCCATTTTGTCAACTAAAATCACAATTGACGTCAACGAGAAAACTAGCGTGACCGCCGCTATTCCACCAGTGTTGTCCTCAACTGCGTTCAGTGACGACGACGAATTTACTGCTAGCATACTCAGTGCGGGCACAGGGGCAACTGGGCTGATTGTTGCTCTTCTGGGGGCTACGTCATGATGATCAATAGCTACGCTTTTGGAACGGTGGTTGTACCGATGCCACATTTATATTTGTTGACACATTTTGACCTAGCGCTAGGTCAGGCTGATGGGTCTCAAACTATTCTGGATTCAGCGAACCGTGGAAATTCTTGGAGTTGTTCGAGTAATGTTAGAATAAAGACTATCTCCGGTGATGCCAAAATCTATGGCGGCGCAGCATTGCTAAATGACTCCACCTACCCCAATTTGGATTGGGCTAGAGTTACTTGGCCCACCGGGTTGTCTTTCGCTGGGGAATTTTCGGTTGAGTTCACTTGGAAAACTCCAGAGGACTTCAGTCCGTCGAAAAAATATTTTTTACTAACGTCAAGCACCGCTGAAAACGAACCAGAAACACCTGGCGCGGCCCCCTTTAGCGAGCATTTGTTTGGTATATTATTCGATCAAGGGAGCTTTCAGTTTTATACTGGCGTATACGGATACTCGGATACTAGGATATCATTCACGGATTTTAGTTTTACCGCAAACACCAGTTATAAGATAATGATAACAAGAGATCAGGATTTTACGATAAGATGTTTCAAAGATGGCATCAAGAGTTCAATCGAATACCAACATAACCCGGATTTGACAAAAAATGGCCATTTTCTAAGAGTTGGGAGAATGGCCTGGACAGAAACAATACTTGGCTCCATCGGGTACATGGATGAATTGAGGATCACTGATTTATGTCTAGCGGTTAGTGATTACACTCCCCCCACGTCACCCTTCGCCTTCAACCTTCCAGTCCCATACAACACATAACCAACATCCGTGTTACACTGTGCTTTCAACTTTTTGGAGAACAGTGTGCCACAAAAATTTTCAACATTGGTGTTCATAGGGCGTTTTCAGCCCTTGCACAACGAGCATGTTCGTGTTATAGAGTACGCAAAAACCTTGGCTGCCCGTGTGGTTGTTCTGGTCGGCTCATCGGGCCAAGCCCGTACTCCAAAAAATCCGTTCACTTTTGCTGAACGTGCTCACATGATCGCAAACAGCTTATCGTTTTCTCCTGTTATTTTGCCGTTGTTTGATGTGCTCTATGGCAAAGGTGGATTGACAGGTGATGAAATCTGGGCAAATTCTGTTCGAGAAAATGTCTCAGTGTTCATAGACCGCTCCAGCAAAGTTGGCATCATTGGCCACACCAAAGACGAATCATCGTTTTACCTCAAAATGTTCGTTGAGTGGGAGTCGGTCGAAGTCAACTTGGAGCAAAATGTCAATGCAACTGATATTCGTGATGCTTGGTATCACGGGCTTGACCAAAATTTCAATAATGTCCCGCCGTATGTCAACACGTTTTTAGCCAACTTCAAGCGAACACCAGACTATAAAAATTTGGTAGATGAAGATGTGTTCAACAAGCAGCGCCAGTATGAAAACAATTTACAAAAATACCCACCAATTTTTGTCACATCTGATGCAGTGGTGACGTGGGGTGAAAATGTGCTCCTCATCAAACGAAAGAATATTCCAGGAAAAGGGTTACTCGCGTGCCCCGGTGGATATGTTGACGCAAATAGCGATGTGTCAGTAGAAGCAGCAATGCGTCGTGAATTACTCGAAGAATGTGGGATTGATTTGAGTAAAATTCCACACCACATTGTGGGGAGTCACGTCTTTGATGCCAAGGCAAGATCAGCACGAGGGCGCATCATAACCCATGCGTTTCACATAGAACTTGACCAGTTTAGTCAACCATTAGCGGGTGACGACGCGGCTGATGCACAATGGGTTGGCTTCTCTGGACTTGACCGAAACACGTTCTTTGAAGATCACTACCACATTTTGTCCCATTTCTTATCACTGGAGTAAACATGCAATACCAACGTGAACACACTATGTACGCCGACCGTTTGGATCAGTTTGGGCGCCGAGATTTCAATTTGATTTTGGCAACCGACATCTACAAGTTCAGCCACCCGAGTGCTTATGCACCAAATGTCACTGGGATGTATGCGTATCAAGAGGCTCGCACAAAAGGCGACATCATCGTTCCGTTTGGTGCGCAAATGCTGGTGATGAAAACCTTGGCGAACAATGTGACTAAAAAGATGGTCGATCACGCTGAGAAATTTTGCCGAAAAAATAATGCAGCGTTTGACCGCGCAAAGTGGGACTACATCATTGAAAAATACGATGGCTATCTTCCAGTGACTGTGCGAACTGTGGCAGAAGGCACTCCTGTGATGTCTGGCAATGTGATCCTCACCGTCGAATGCACTGATCCCGAGGTATTCTGGCTGGCGTCTTATATCGAAACCTTTTTACTGCGTGGTATCTGGTATCCCACCACGATTGCTACTCAAGGTCGGCTGATGAAGCAAAAGTTTGCTCATTTTTATGAAATCTCTGGCGCCATGTTGGACAACCTTGTGTGGGCCATGAACGATTTTGGCGCCCGTGGTGTTACCAGTGCTGAACAGGCGGAAATTGGTGGTGCTGCTCACATGGTGAATTTCAAGGGTTCCGACACCACCGAAGGCATTGATGCTGCCAACATTTATTACAACGATGTCATGTCGTCCGATTTTGCAGTGTCTGCCACCGAACACAGTATTGAATGTTCATTCGGTCTGGAGGACGCAGGTGAGCGAGAATATCTGAAACACACGATTGAGCTGTTTATGCCACGAGGTATTGGGTCTATTGTGATCGATGGCAAGGATGTGTATCGCGCAGTTCGTACATTATGTGAACCAGAATTCGTCAATCTGGTGAAAACCAGTGGTGGAAAACTGGTGGCGCGCCCTGATTCTGGCGATATGATGGAAATTGTGCCCTGGATTTTGCAACAGTTTGAAGCCGCTTATGGCTACGCATTGAACCGCAAGGGATTCAAGCAGTTGAATAATGTTGGGGTGATCCAGGGTGATGGCATCGATTTACTCTCGTCCCAAAGTTTGATGGGCAAGATTGTGGCACTTGGGTATAGCGCCGATGTGTTTGTCATGGGGTCAGGTGGTGGACTGCTGCAAAAAGTGAACCGAGATACCTTCAAATTTGCCCAAAAAGCATCGGCCATCTTGGTGGATCGGAAATGGGTTCCGATTGCAAAAGACCCAGTGACCGACCCTGGCAAAAAATCCAAAGCAGGTCGAGTCAGCTTGGCGCACAAAATCGGCGGAACTTCCCCACAAGATTATGTGTCATATGACATCGATCTTGGGGTTCCAAGTGGGTACGAAGATGCTCTGGTCACGATTTATGATCACGGCAAACTGATGAACTTCATCACGTTGGCAGAAGTTCGCAAGAACGCGGCAATTTAACCAATCTCACCAAAATGGGGCTTCGGCCCCTTATTATCATGTGCAAAACATTTCTCATTCTACGGGTCGATGTGGAGTCGATGTGTGACAATGATTTCAAACAGTTTCTAAGTGAATTCATGCTTGGGAGTGGGTTGTGGGACATTGCCGACATACTCTACCAGATAGACGAATATCACAACGAAGAACAATCAATGACCGATCAACTGTATGCCTGGATTAAACGCGATCTGGGCTATTCCAAAGTTGGATCAGGGTTCCAAAACAGTTCGGGGTTATGTGTCAGCGACATTGAATTCAACATCTAATTTTATACCAGGAAAATCACGATGATCTGCAAAAACTGCAATTCCATCAAGTTCATTTCGCTGTACATGAAATACCGCGATTTGTGTAATGCCGATGTGCCCCATCTTGGGCTAAACATGAGTGACTGCATCCCCGAATTAAACAATGGAATCGGGTCGGGCGAAAGTAATTTCAACGTGTGTGTTCAATGTGGGACTATCCATGAATGGCAAAGTTTGACAGATACCCAGTTAAAACACTTATTTGACGATGAATGCCAAGATGATAGCGACGTTGACTGCCCGCTCACGCAACCGATTGCGGAAATTGGAGTAATTGATCAAATCGTTATACCAACCGATTTGAATAACGGGTTCACTAAATTGGATTGTGGGATTGTCCTCACGAATGGTGTCGAACTAACGTCCACCATGTATGTGCTCACAGACTACTTAAACATTGCCTGTAAGAATTATTCAGTTGAAATTAGCAAGCTGAACCGCATCGGGGATTTGCCGTTCCAAATTGCCGATTTGATGCCAGGGAGCACCGTTGATGATATCCAGGGTGCCAATGTCCCGACTGTTGTCGTGTATATTCGCAAACCGATGGCGTCAATGGAAGAAACCTTGGTCACTGCGGTGCTCCTACGGGAAGATGGAATTAAAGTGGTGCCCGTGAGTTTGGGTGGTGGGCCATTGAAAGTTTTGGTATCCGATGTAGTCACTTTCAATGCACCGTTGGAACACGTGGTATCAACCATGCTTTCAGAAGCGTTCCTATGATATATGCTCAGAATGTATCCACCCCAGTTCTTGTAGTTGATTCGATTCGCCGATGGTGAGTGCATCGTAAATCGGAGTTTTATACTTTATGATAATCCTTTACCAGTGTCTGGAATGTAACTATCGGGGAGAAGTTAGGTTACCAAATGAGGCAGCAAGAATAGTGGAGTGCCCTCTATGTGGGGCGCGAAGCGACTTTTGGTTAGCCCATGAAACGCCCCCCGGAAAATCATCGTGTAGTCCAAATATGTCCGAATCAAGTCAATGAGTGACGCACATCCACGATGCTGACCAAGTAACTCTCGTCATAAACAACGCGGAACGGTCTGAATAAATCATCACTGTATTACCCATGTACCTCACAAAATTTGGGCCAAAATGCGCCACACATTGCGTTCATCATAGTTGGGTAGTGTTTCAGGAGGCCGAGCATTCATATTTTCACATCGATGCGATCGCGTTTGTGTTTGCTCCCAACGTGTTAACGAACAATCCTGGCATCATGGTATTAGCATTGAGTTATCCGGGGGTACAACTAGAACAACCAAATCCATATGGCCTGGACATTGTACGGTGTGACTATAGGCGCAGTCGATGGCTGACCACACACTATTTGTTAAAAGTCCCGTGTTACCACCATGATCTCATATGTTGGCTCAGAGTGATTTACGAATCGCCGGAATATCGCGTCCACGCTATTCAATACTGTTATGGAAACTTATTGCCCAATATGCCCAAACCGCGTGCCATCAACTCCAACACTTATGAAAATCCAACACATCATGCACATCTACGATTCGTTAACCGCAACGACAAAAGAATTCACACCAATCATCACAGGTAAAGTGTCTATGTACGTGTGTGGCGTCACCGTATATGCTGACTGCCATATTGGTCACGCACGGTCGGCAACCGTGTTCGACATGATACGAAAATGGTTAATCGTGTCAGGCTACGAAGTCACGTTTGTTCAAAATGTCACTGACATTGACGACAAAATCATCGATCGTGCCGTGCAGGATGGTGTTTCTATCAAGAACGTGGCCGACAAATACGAAAATTCGATGCGCGACGATTTCTCCAAATTGAAAATCTTGCCTCCCACCATGTCCCCAAAAGCAACTCGTTTTGTGCCCAGTATGCTTAAAATGATCGACAACTTGGTGAAACAGGGTGACGCCTATGTGGTAGACGATGGAGTGAAATTTAACAACGATGGGGATGACTTTTATCTGTGGAAGGCAGCAAAACCACATGAGCCATCAGATGCGATTTACCCAAGCGTTTTCGGAAACGGTCGGCCAGGGTGGCACATAGAATGTTCCGCCATGTGCCAGTCAATATTGGGAGACACCATTGACATACATGGTGGTGGCATGGACTTGAAATTCCCGCATCACCAAAATGAGAGGCACCAATCAGAAACATTATCTGGAAAACCTTTGGCAAACTACTGGATGCACAATGGCAGTGTGAATATCAATGGCGCCAAAATGAGTAAATCGGTGGGAAACTTTATCACCATAAAACAATTGTTGGAAAAATATTCCCCAGAAGTGATACGATACTACTTTCTGAACACCCATTACGCTAGTCCAATTGATTTCACTTGGGATGCGATCGAAGCTGCAAAACGTTCATTGGTGACGTTGGCCCTCAAAGTGACTGGAAACGGGTGCGAACCAAATTTTGAGCAAGGTGTTGCAAAACGTGTTAAGCACCATATGGACACCGATTTCAACACAGTGAACGCAATCTCTGAACTCCACACATCAACAGAGTATCCAACAGTGAAGGCCATTATGGGTATAATGGGGATATACCCGAATGGTCAGATGTCTGTTTCTGAGCACGCCATCTTAAAACAACGAGACATGGCTCGGATGGAAAAGAATTGGAATCTAGCAGACACCATGAAAGCACAGTTGTTGGAGTCAGGTGTTTACATCAATGACACAAACGAAGGAACAAAATGGATAAAACTGTGATATACATTATTGGAGTCAACGATGACGTTACTCGGCATTTAACTGAATTACAAACTGAATACCGGTTTGATTTACAGATTTGTCACACTTATTACAAAATCACCGGGGTGTCTACTGAGGTGTATACGTGGTTGACTTTGATGTATGATTGTCAACGTCAATTGACTCTTGGACAGTCACTGCTTGAATCGGTTAGAATGATGAACGCTGTACGGAATAACCAAAATAAACAAAATGATACTAATCAATTTATCCGATAATGACAGAGCACATTTAACGGAACTTTTGGGAGATAATATAAAGCATTATCTGACATATTCAGCCATAAATTCGCCCAACGACTGCTCACCCGAAACACTAACTTTTGTCCGTTTGGGATATGAGACATCCACGTCGAGTGATGTGTTCATGGGGGAATTGGCCGCCGAAATCGATCAAGACATAATCCAAGCACTGATCAAAGAAGCGCATAAATGGCGCGTCAAATAGTGAAATACATCGTCGTGCCAGAATCTGCCGAATATGAGGCAGTTCAATATTTGAACATGCTGGGAGTAGACGTTGAACAGTATGAACCAATATACGGTGTGACACATATGGGAGAATCTAATCTGGTCATTTTGCAGTTTCTTCCGCCAGACGACTACGGTGACGCCACCGAGACCGCAATAATGCTGTTATATCAAGTCATCGATGACCTAACCGTGGCGCAATGTATGGCCGACGGTCTAAAAACAACCTTACATCGACAAGCACCAACAGGTTGGGCTGGTCTACTACCAACCATCGTTGTTTATTGCTTTGTCTGGTTAGTCACCTGCTATGTGAAAATTGCAAGCATGACGCGAGTGAAAAAGAAGGTGATAAGACGGTTTATCTCAAAATGACCACACCGTATAGTCAACTTTTCCCCAGTTCGACCCCCCGGTTGTGTGGTCACGTTCACCAACTCAACCGGAACACCACAATGTATGCCATTGAAACCGCCAAGAAAGCTCATCTTGCCGCATGCCAACCCAAATCCAACGTTTCGCAAGTGTCGAGTGACATTTTTGCTGGAATCGCTGCTGGCGCAGCGTCTGTTGTGCTCAATTTTGCACGTGAACCGTGGTTCAATGAAGACACCATGAAGACGTTGGTTACCACATTGAAGTTGGAAGGGTTCGATGTTCAACTCTCAGAAAACGAGATGTTGTATGACGGCACCACTGCGGCATACCAACTGATTGTCTCTGGTTGGATTTGAAAGTAAACATCATGAAAAATTGTATACCACATTTCCCCCAATGTTGACCAAACGTTGTTCCTCTTATGAAGAGGTGATACGAGTCGTAAAATATGGTCACTGGTGGACTGCTAGTTCGGGTTGCTAGTTCGGGTATCGGGGTGTATCTCTCCGCCGATGACATGTCAGGAAATGCCCCTGTTCGGTTTTTCAATCTCGAAAAACACCGTCGAAAATGGACTGGGAAGTATCAACAGCAAACCAACAAACACGGACAACGTGTTCAAGCACGAGTATATGAACCTGGATATTGGCCAGTGAAAGTTTACGAAATTCCGAAAGACCGTGCCATCACGATGGGGTTAAAATTGAAACACCATCACACAAAGAAGAACCAGTGGTTTTCTATCACTGGGAAAATTTAATATGAAAGTCCAATGGGCAATCCAAACGTCGTTCACAAAAAACAAAAACGATGAAAAACTGGCGTGGGCCGTTTTGAACGATGGTGGTAAAGTAGTCGGGGTAAACATTCGTCCATTCGACGATGGGCTGAATCCACTTAGTGAGTTTGACGACAGTTTTCCTCACACTGTCCCTTACGACTCGACCAAATTGAGGGAGATAGTGAAAGATCGACCCGGTTACCCCAGTTTTAGTCAGTACGGTTAAACAAATTCTTGAAGAACACCGTTGGTTCATTGTGGATTCCAAAGTAATCGACGGGTCTCGCTACCGTAAAAACAATATGGCGTCATGTGAACACGCCGATAATGGCTTATTAGCACAAGCTCAATCGTTAGCTGACGTTTGGCTTCCACACCACACATGCGTGATGGACACTGCAATCACCCCGTTTGGAACTAGAATCGTGGAATTCAACTGGATAAACTGTTCTGGATTCTACGGCCACGATATTCCCAAAATAGTGAAATCTATTAATCAATACGTTAGGAGCAAATAATGGCAAAATCGTTTGGAGGATTGTTGGAACTAAATGCCCAGGAAAGGGCAATTCTTTTGCAGATTGGCTGCATCGAAACCAATCAGGTGATCAAAACCCCCGAAATCCGCAACAACGCATTTTTGAAAATTCGGCTTGAGAAAACTTCTGCTGATAATGTTTTCAACGTGACGCTGGTTGATGTTATATTTGATGATTGCAACAACGCAGATGAAGTTTATACCACTTTGCTCATCAAGAATACAGCCCACGCTGAAGCCATATTAAACACCATGATGTGCTTGGCAAAATTGAGTACGTTTTAACCGCCTTGGAGAACATTATGAATATTACTCCACTAGAACAGGTCAAACACGAATACCGCAATGCAAAACGATCTAAGCTATTTCCATCTGCATTAGAAAACATCACTGACGCTGCACGAAGAGGCGAATCGTCCACTCAATTACTATACGATCATCCGAGATTGTCCCTCGATGACATTAGTCACTTGCAACGTGATTTATTGTCGGAAGGATTTTGTGTGCAAGTTGAAGAAAACGTGGATCACAAATTGGTCAAATATCCTGTGAGATTTCGGTTGACAGTATCCGGGTGGGAATAAACCCAATAGCAAAAAGCCACCCTAGGGTGGCTTTTTGCGTTGCTTTTTGCCATATTAAACGGTAAATACTGTTTTGGAGCATCAATCTTGACAACTTATTCGGACTGCCAATTAAACGACTCATGGCAAAACGTTTACACGCTTAGTGGTCTCACCCCAGGCGCATCAATTACAATACAAAACAAGACCCTGCGAGTCGCATACATACAATCTTCCGTTGCTGCACCGGGGGTGTATGACCGATCTGGGTATCAACTCAAGCTGGGTGAAAGCATCACCATTAAAGCGGGGGACACTGGTATTTGGATTTGGGGGGGCGGTCTTGTATCAGTTCAACCGTCCGATACATTTCAAGCGGGCACATCCGGGCTAACATACGATGGTGGCAGATTGCTAATAGATGTTCTGGGTATGCCTGGTGTAGCACGACAACTTTCTGCGACAACTGTTAGCAGCAACACCGCCTTGAGCGCGGCATGTAGACGCATCACAATGTACGCACGTACCTCGGACGTGCGATTTTCCGTCGGAGTTGGCGCTCAAACCGCATCTGCAACCGCGTCGCACTTCGTTGGGGCTGGGGAACGGATAGACTATCTAGTTCCCACCGGAGCAAACATTGCAATCATCCGTGACAGTAACGCAACCTCGAATGCAACGTTGGAAATCACGGAATTATCATGAGATTGAGTGCAACTAACTTGTCGTGGAACTATCACCACAAGCGGACTGCGCTGTCGCCTTATCGTTATGCACTGGCCGGGGCTAATATCATCCCATCATCCGAGGCCTCGCTTGGGGGGTCTCGGTATGTGCGAGCTTCGAGAGTTATCGGAACAGTGGGTTCGGGTGATTTGTCCACAATCAGATTGGTAGACCAGGGATGGTACATCAGCACTGATCGCACAGTTAACGCATCGAACCCAGTAACTCGCCGTGTGTGGATTAAATGTGTTGGAAAACCATCAGTTTTAGCAACGTGGGGGGGATCAGCCTCGCTAACCGTTAACCCCGGCGACATCGAATTATTGTCTGACGTCATTACCCCATCTCAATTGGGGTTAACGGATGGAGTGATCCCCAGGGGAACTCGGATTGTAGTCACCGTGGAAACAACCGCGAGTGTAGGGGGGAAGACGATAACTTGTCCGGGTATGGTATCGGGCAGCGGCACATTATACTGTTTAGAATACGACCCAGCGGCGGGATTCGTAACTAATCTATCAACTGGCGACGCTGGGTTTACGTGGTCTGGGTCAGTATCAAATTCGCCCGTACTGTGGAATTGTGTCAGAGTGGTGGGGACATTCGCGGGGGGAGATAAGCGATCGGTGCTCGGAATCGGTGATTCGATCGTGGAGGGAGTGGGTTCAACCTCTAGGCCAAATATCGGCGGCGGGTCATATTTTGATCGTGCGTTGTTCCAAACGGATTTAAATACGAATGTTGCCATTGCTGGGTGCAACACTGGATGCAGTGGGGGAGTTTCAACCGCCTGGAACATTGATGGCACCGCATTAGCCAGATTGTCTACTATTGCCAAATATGCAAACACGTATGTCGAAGAGTACGGAATCAACAATATCGGGTTCAGCGGTGGACAGACCTTAGCAGATTTAGTGTATTCTTCTAGCAAAACATTATGGGACACTGTGCGGGTCGCGGGACAAGCACCAGGTGGCCTCCCAATTGTCATTCATCGACCATCTGTATTAAACAGAACATCAACAGACGGGCTAACACCACAGTCTGGCTGTGGACTCGGGGGCACCCTCGATTTGTTGAACCAAATGTTCGACACACGAGCAGGAACAGACGTTACTACATATATCAACATGAGAAATATCGGACTGTTCTTGGGAAACGATGTGACGCAAAACAGCAATTATCAGTGGAACACCGCATATAGCACAGATGGGCTTCACCCAAACGAAAGTGGACACATTCTCTTAGCATCGATTTTACGGAACGGGCTGTACAGTTTGTAAAAAAACGTTTGACACAATCTGAAAAAGATGGTTAAATACAAGTTCGGGGCATCACTCACCCCTCTCTGTAGATTAAGTCATTGGCCGCTGTGAATCAATTAGGATTCGTAAACGGAGATATCAGGTTGTTTCAATATGAAAAACAATACTATCAATGTTTAGCCGGGGCAATATCTGTCCTCCCCTAGGTAATGGGCGTACATAATCGTGAGGTTATGTAGAGATCGAAAGTAAAGTTATTTTGTTTGCAGTAGTTCGATGGGATTATTGGCGCGATGAATACAAAATAACTAGAAATTGGTAGGATCGTTTAAGGTTGTGGCGAAGGAGAGAAAACGTCAAGCGGGACACCGCGCGGGCTGTGAGGGCAAGTCGGAACATATTGAATCATATGTTACCTTGGTGGATTCCAAGTTCAACGATGCGTAGAAACACACACAGATTGTCTGATCGACAAAACCGAGACGCAATAGAAGCACTAACCGGGCCTATCAAGGCTCCCGCTTACGAGAAAGGCGTGAGTGCCGTCTTACGTCTGTACTTTCTTCCTTATAAATTTTAATATTATAAATTTGAAATTTGTGATAAATGAACGAAACGTAGTGCAGTGAATGTTCACAAATTTCTCAGACAAATGCTTGCATTTGGATGTTTTCATTGTTTCTATCAATGAATTCAATAGTGTTTAACATTTTGTTGGGAACCTTGGTGTGCCGATTGAATTCCGAATAGGCCATAAGTGCGTCCACTTTTTTTCTGGTGTTTTCTGTCGATTTCTTCATTTTGAATGAAATTTTTCCAGAAACGGCCAAAAAACGAGTGATACGAGTGATAGATGTATTTCCCAAAATTTTTCCCGGTGAAATTAAAGGCAAAAAAACACCTATGAAATTTATAGGTTATCGGTCAAGCGAACAAGTCGCTCGCCCAGTTTTTGGCAAATCGCCCTCGATCGCTACGCTCACGAGTTCGCTTCACCAAAAACAAATCAGGAAAAGGAAGTTTTTTAAGAAACCGGGAAAAAATCATAGCGAAGACAATGTCCCTCATCAGTTCCAAAATTCACCCAACGACCTGGAAATCGGCTCATGAATTTGCACAATGATGACAAAAATTTTTTGAAAAAATACAGACACCCGCATGTAAAGTTTTGTAAAACCGGTTGACAAAAGTTGAAATTTTACAAAGAAAATGCGTGTCGTGTAAGAGACAGTGACCGGGGTTCCGCGATGCACCATTTTGGTGCATGTGTCGGGTTAAATGCGGAACGGTTTGCAGTAATAACCGACCCGACTAAGTGCGTCGATTAACTCATTGACTGGGTCACTGTCGTCATCTGGGTTGGTGATGTGTGCCGATAAAACCGATGATGCGATTTTGCCTATCTGGTGTTTTGATGTTGTGAGTTCTTTGTAGTTAACCCCCTGGTGGGCATATGCAAGTAACCAATTCTTATCACTCAGTAAAAATGCCAATTCCGCACACCCTGGCTGTAAAAGTTGCTGAGAATCTTGTTGGACAAGTTTTAACAATCTTTTTGCGATTTTGGTTTGTATTTCTGGGTTATTTTGAATAGATTTGACATCAACCGAGGTGAAATCTGATACTGCTATATCGATGAACGATGGCAACGACGTTGTTGAAAACATGGCCCGCAAGGTGGCTATCACGCGGGAGTCAAGTTTTTCTTGGTTTTTGTTTTCGTATCTGGCAATAACTTCAATAGCTGTTGGATCAATTGCGACCCCTTGGGACGGCTCGTTTTCATGAATGATTCCATGTCCTTGCTCATCAATCAACACATCAATCCCAATGTTGCGCAAAATGTAGTTCAACATGACTGGCACTCGTGGTGCTTTAGTTTTTCTGTTCATTACTCGATGTTTTGGTGACCTAGCAAGTTGGTTAATACTGTCATACAACCTTTCTCCCAACAGTTTGATATCAGATTGTTCGTTATATTGAAGTCCAAGTTTATCTGCAAAGTCAGATAACCGTTTATTCAACGTGGTATACGTAGTTGGTGTCATTCTAGATAACCGGATAATTGTCCCTGATAATTTCAGTACATTGATATATGGTGCATCGTGGACATATGGCAAATCTTGCCTGGATTTGATGATCTTCAAGTAATACGCCGCTGGGTAAAAATAAATTCCAATTGGGGTGGAATGATGTCCTGACTTGGGGTTGATGCCCACTTTTGGCTCTTGAGTCATTGTGACACCATAGTTTTTTAAGTCGGCTTTTGGAATCGTTTCTAGCAGCGTTAGCGCACTTTGGTGGCCATAGTTGTCTTTGATGTTGACGTCAGGGTTGCGTCGAGCTTCTGGGATCATTTTCATTGTATTATTTATTGTCCGACTGAATCGCATGGGTATCTCACCGTGTTGGCGACTATGTTGTACACTGCATTCACTGCACTGACGCAGACAACCAAACGGAAACAAACCATGAGCAACACCGTCGATCTGTCTAGTACCCCGTACATCGCGGAAATGCGTCATCGCTTAGGACTTAGTGCCACCGATTCCTCCAAGGACTTCATCATTGCCGACATGAGTGCAATGGAACGTGCCGAACTGGTTTTTGGTTGGGTTTTGGGTCATGGTAACTGGGCCTACACTGCCCGTAAAATTTTTGTTGAACTTGGTGTTATGGTGGAACACCCATCTACGCCAAAAGTTGACTAAAACGCTTATCTAACACCATTTGTCGCCAACGTGCTGTTATAGTACACATCCTCGTTACTCACTCGTATAGAGAACTGTCATGAAATACAATGCTCGTCACTTGTCGGAATCGGAATTCACTACCGAGCGCATTCGTGCTCGCCAACGTGGTGAATATGGTGATGAACACCGTGACCGCGACCTTGATAAAAAGCGGATCGCACGTGAGATTGCTAACCAGCGTGATCAAAAACGTGAAGTTCGTGGCATCCCTTTCTTGTCCAACCGTTGAGAACCATCATGAACAAATACGATCTTTCCACCGTGACCGATCTGTCCATTGCCAACGTGGTAGTGGAACTCCAACGCTTGAATCTGATGCACTCGGCATCATCGGGTTCTACCGCAGCGATTTATTTGTGTCATTGCCAGTATGCACGGGTTTCTGGAGTTCATGGGGACGAGCCTCTCAATATGCGGAAACACATGTTCAAGGCCGATGTGTTTATCAACGGCCTTGCAACCTCTTTTGTTGATATCGGGGCTGTACACAATCTACTGGCGTTTGGTGAAGCGATCATTGCTGAATTTGGGCACCGTGCGTACTTTGAATGCAGTGAACTGAAGGAATCGACTCTGCAAAAAATGTTGAACATCGTGGACAAACTGTATCCCGATCTTCATGTCCACCGTGCTGAGCACTTTACCGCTAATTGAAAACCACAACGGAACCATCATGAACAAATACGATCTTTCTGGTATTGGCGATTTGACTGTCAATAACGTGCTATCTTATTTTAGCGCACATGGGCATATGGATGTGATGTTATCGGCCACGGGGGCATTGATGGCGCTCATCGATGCTGGTGCGGTAGTGATCGAAAACGGCGTTCCCGCTAAATTCACTACCCGGAATGTCACCCATGTTGTTGGTGAGGGATTGGACGGCGCCAGGTTTCAGTCAATTGATGACATCTTGGCGTGTTTGAAACTCGGTGAAAAGGTACAGGAGCTGACTGGCGTTCAATCGTTGGGGGTGTTTTTGAAAAACAATCGCCCCGATCTTGTGCGTCAAGTGTGCGCGGTCGTATGTGAAACATTGAAGATTCTTCGTCCAGAATTGGTTATCAGTTTGCCCAATATGGCAAAATCGGACATGGAGTGATTCGGACAAGTCGCATCAGGATTCTGTCAGAGAATGGCAGCACCACGTTTACCCAATTGGGCCACATGATTCAAGAAAGGTGGCCGCACCTTGACATTCAACTTGAGGAGATCGTTCATGGATGATGACACCATCGTTATTCCCGTGCTGAATCAGTTGCGCCATCATGGGATGGTTGCAATATCACACGATGAATGGGAAACGATGTTGGCCTATGGTGGTGGACATTATGCTAGGCATGATGCGCCCATGACTTATGCTAACTGTGCGCAAAAGTTGGCGGAAATTGGTGGTCATGATGTTTCCACCGTGCGTCGCACGGTGTTGAACACCTGGCTGGAAATTTTGCTGACGTATTATCCAGATTTGGCAAAGGTTGTCCAAGACCGTGACCACTGTTCGTCCTTGTCAACAGAGACCATGATAAAACGATGGTGGGCAATGCCGCCTCACCCCGGACGTTGTATCGCAGCGCACATGTGCGACCTTCGTTTTGAACACATCGGACTGGCATATTCTGGCGTGGCAGAACCCGTTGTCAGATCACTATACGGAGTTATCAAGCACGCCCCCGCGTACTCGAATGTTCCCGTTTATATGTTCCGCTCAAATGCGGACGTTGAACGCCTTGACAAATTTGGCCTGGCACTGGTAGATGAGATTGGTGAAACTATTTTGTGGGAGTGGTGTGCGGCCCAAGGTTGCTATGCTGGTGGCGCATGGCCCCATACGAAGGGACGACCTCCGATTGATCCCAACGTGACTTTCAAGGTGGCCACATTGCTGGCCAAGTTTTACCCCACTGTTACATTGATTGGAGAACGAGCATGAACGATTATCTGGATATCCCGACTCTACTCCAGCAATACCATTCATCGGAAGGACTCCACCGAATTCTCTCCGGTATGTTGGAACATTACCCACAATTGCGCGAATTTCAAAAGGTCTGATAATGCACACGTCTATTCACCGTAACGGCATGCACACTACTGCATTTCACTACAACTCCGACTTTTCTCGTGATGTCTTGATCGATCGCCGAGACAGTCAGGGAAATTTAGTGAGTCAAAGTGAAGTGCCAGCGTGTCATATTCTGGAATTCGTTGCTGAATATGTGCGTTCACAACGCATTTCCAACCTTGAAAATCAAACCGTTCAACAACTTTTGGGGACATAATGTTTCGTAACATCGCATTCAACGGCTTTTCTGCGTCGGCAGACTTTGTGGACGATAAGGAGAATTCACTGATTTGGCTCTTGCAGAATTGCCCCAACGCTGAGTACAGTATCAGTGACGACAAAATCACCATCGAATTCAACGAGCACATTGCTCACCAAAATGAGTTCTACCGTTTTTATCAATATGTGGGCACGCATGCGTATAAAATTTTGGATACCGGCCCAACCCCGATCGAATGGATTTATGAACCATCTCTTGATATAATGGGGAAGCATGGTGAACAGATCGTCATGGTGGCCAATGGACACAACGCATTGCCGATGGCTTCCGGTTACATGATTGCGTCCATTGTGGCGCATCGTCAAAAAACCAGTCATGTCACGGTTTTGGATAAAATGGGCATCGACTGGCTATGTACTCAACCCGTTGGAACCATTGTTTGGTCGCGGTTTAAGTCACGATCTGCACTTGATAATTTCGTGCATTTTGTTTCCAAAATCGATGACTTCCGAAACACCGAGGCATTATTGGCCATTTATGGGAAATATTATGAATAACCAGTAACTGCAAAATTCATGCAAATGACTCCCACCGTGTTCCAACACGATGAAGTACAGTTGACCCCATCGACACAAATTTTTAACCCCGCCGCTTGAGGCAAATCGAAAGGAACTTACACATATGGCAACCGCAACAACTCTTGAACTGAACGCGATCGAACTGACCGACACCCTTGAATGGGCGATGACCGCTCGCCAACCCGTGTGGATTTGGGGTGGCCCTGGCATTGGTAAGAGCCAAGTTGTGGCTCAAGTTGCGGCGCGTCATGATGCAGCGTTGATCGACATTCGTCTGGGCAGTCGCCAACCCGCTGAAGTACGTGGCATCCCGTTTTTCAACAAATTTACCAACACGATGGAGTGGTGCCGTAGCGACATCATTCCGACTAAGGAGTTTTGCTCCTTATATAAGCTGGTGATTTTGTTCCTCGACGAGTTGTCAAACGCAAATACGATGGTACAGCAAGCATGCTATCAGCTCATCAATGAACGTCGCTTGGGTGAATTTGAGCTGGCGGACAATGTGGTGATTATCGCAGCAGGCAACCGACAAACGGATAACGGTGGTAGTTTCAAGGTGTTGTCACCTTTGGCTAACCGTTTCCTGCACTTGCACATGCGGGTTGATGCGAATCTGTGGATCGATCACGCGATGGACAATGGCTTCCATCCGTCCGTCATCGGCTTCATTACCGCATTCAAAGCCGATTTGAATACACCTGACGTGTCCAAAGTTGGCCTTGCATTCCCAACTCCTCGCACCGTGGAACGAGTGTCGAAGATGCTGATGTTGGAAACAACTAACGGTTATGGTGTGAAATCCGCCCCATCCGAGAAAGTATTGGGAAATCTGGTGGCAGGATTGTGTGGCGACGGTTGGAGCGCGAAGTTTATGGCACATTACAAGCAGTCGTTTGGTTTGCCTGAACCGGAAAAGGTGTTGGACGGCACCATCACGACTTTCGCGCCCGATACTCCAGACGAAACATCGGTGCGATATGGGTTTGTGGTGTCTTTGGTGCAAGCGTTGTCCACAATTCACGAAAAGGGCGAGAACAAGGCGTTTTACGCTGCTGCGGACAAATTCTTTGAGTTCATCGTGAATAATTACGACACCAAGGCGGAGATCGCGGTGGTGGCTGGGCGAATGGTGCTGAAGCGATTCAAGAGTAACTTGAACCCCAAGTTGATCCCCGGTTTCACCAAGTTCACATCACGCTGGGGTAAGATGATCGCCCGCAGCATGGGCGCTGAGACCAAGTAACACAACTCATAGGGGCACGATTGTGCCCCTATTTTGGCCATTTTGGAGAACGTATGAAAAAACGAATTGACCTGGGAAACGGGGTGTTCATCGAGATTGATGACCCAGTATTTCTGAAACAACAAGAAACACTATCAGAAGCATCCCGTCTCGGTGCAATGAATCAGGAAGAAGACGCCAAAGCAATTGAGAAGTTGACCGATGCCAGAATTGGGCTGCTATTTCGTGGGATGTCGTTTTATGGGACGATGGCTCTCGATTTTGTGTTTGTCAACGGTGATACGTGGATCGAGACAATTGGTTGTGATTATCCACGGGTGTATTACAACAGCAAGTGGCTCAACACTTTAACTACTCAAGAAGTGATGTTCACTTTGGGGGCGCTCGTTATTTCCACTGTGCTCGAACATACTTCCGAAGATCGCATCAACGGGCGTGACACGTATATGTGGAACAATGCAAGTAACATTGTGATCTGCAATGAGTTGCAAAATCAGAACATCGGCACTGCACCAAAGTTGGCCCCGGTTGATCACCATTACGACAATCAACCAACTGAGGAAGTGTATGATCGGTTGATGGCAGAGAATCCAAATTATCAGCCACCGACTTATATCATGTCGATCCCATCTGATTTTTCGCAGGGTTCATTGTCGAGTGAGCACCGCAGTGAAATGCGACGTGGCATTCAACAAAAAATCATTCAAGCTGCTGCTTCTGCTAAAGCCGAAGGTGAACAAAACACCCGAATTCCTGGCGCAGTGAATGAATACGTGGATTCACTGTCTGATCCAGTGATGCCCTGGAAAGAACTGATCCCATCCGTGATGTCGTCACTTGCGGGGGCAGAATATTCGTATCTTGCACTGAATCGATCTACTCAGCATCTGGATGCGATTTTGCCGGGATTGGCCCCATCTGAAGAAATCGACGTTCACATTGCGATTGACACGTCTGGATCAATGTGGTCAGAATCTATTGCCCGTGATGTGCTCGGAGAAGTCAAGGGCATCACTGAGTTGTTCGATGGCTTCAAGTTGCATGTGTATTGTTTTGACACGTCTGTTCATAATGTCAAGGAATACACGTCATACGGTGCAGACAACATTGACGACTATGTTTTGGGTGGGGGTGGTGGAACAGATTTCATGGCGATTTGGGATTACTTGAAGGAAACCGATCAGATTCCAAAACATCTGATTGTGTTGACCGATATGTGTCCTGGCGGTGAATGGGGTGATCCAGAATACTGCCCCACAACGTGGATCGGGTACGGGACTACATCCATAAAGCCACCGTTTGGAACCTACGCATACTACGACGACCATGCGTAACACGGTGCGGTGAACAAATGGGGCATAATTGCCCCATTTTGCATAAAAATTTTGTGACCATATTTTCAGCATAACTACACGAATAAGGACTCTGAAAACTATGGCAAAATTTATTCGGCATATTGGCAAACATAATGACAAGCAAGTTGCGATTATTCGTCGCAAAATCCCAGGTGAAGAACACTTGTGCATGGTGATTTATCCGCAATACCTACAGAGGCATTTGCAGGATCAAATTTCTAAGGTGGTGGAATCAGATGTCGGGCAATTTAGTGACTCCCTTGATGATGCACTGTTTCGCACGTTGGAAGCAAATTCTGGGACACCTATTTTAGTCCTGTTGCACAAAGAATGTTTCATCAAAAAGGTTAAGGCTTCCGAGGTATTAGTTACCCCAGTCCAAGGTGCTCACATGCGTCTAGACGAGCTGAATCGCATGCTAGACGATATTGAACGTGGTGGTGAAGCTGCGAAAAAAATGCAAGCAGCATCTGAGCAGCTTGGTCTCCAGCATCCAGCCGATGTTCGTAAACGTATGCAGGAGATCGCAGACCCCGTACAGTTGCCCCTAGACGTGACCCCAGCATTGAGTGACGCTGATCTCGCCAGGATGACTTTGGAACAAGCTGATCGCATGGAAGCTGAGGCCAATATGTTACTCACTGAAGCAAAACGTATGCGAGAACAGTTTGAGCCAGCTCAAGACTCCGTAGTAGAAGTGCCCAAAAAGACCACCCGTCGAAAATCAAATGCTGTCGCCGGGTGATTTACTGCATTGGGCCAAGGTGGTAGATGGGATCGACACGAGTCACGTTCCCATTCAGTATATTAAAAAGCTAGTGGTCAAGAAGGTGGACGGTGGCCAAAAGACGATCAACGTGGAAAGACTGTTGAACCGAGGTTTGGATGCCGATGAACTTCAAGAAGTGATTGCGGATTTAATTGTGTCGCTCGGGGAATTGAAATCAATTCAGCCCCATTTTAACCTGGAATATATTGCCTCGGTGGCTGGCCCCGCCACAGACAAATTGCTTGGAAAACGATGAAACTCATATTGGCAGTTACCCCCGAAGGGGGCATTGGACTGCATGGTCAATTGCCGTGGACACATCTGGTCGGTGATTTGCCACGATTTAGACGACTCACGCTAGGTAACACTGTGGTAATGGGTAGAAAAACGTGGGAATCATTGCCAAGCAAGCCACTAAAAGACCGGATGAATCTAGTAGTGTCTTCAACCCCGATTAGTGGGGTAAAAACAATATCAGTTGACCAGATTCCCAATACTGCCATTATCATCGGTGGCGCTACTTTGGTGAAAACACTGTTACCACAAGTTTCTACCATATTTTTATCCACGACCCACATCTCATTTCCGTGTGACACTTTTATTGACATCGACTACATTCGTGAAAATTTTGTCGTAAAAGAGTCGCAATTCAATCAAGATCACATATACGAGGTTCTCGAACGATGCAGCAAGTAAAACAAATGGTCAAACACGTTCTTGCACATGGAGTTGACCGTGGTGATAGAACAGGCAACGGTACAAAATCGGTATTCGGGTATGAGTACCGAGTGAACTTGCAAGATGGTTTCCCAATTTGCACCACCAAATTCACCCCGTTCAAAACCGCGTTGATTGAACTATTTTGGTATCTTAGGGGAGATTCTAGTACCCAATTTCTTGAAGACAATGGCGTCAAGATTTGGAGACAATGGACTCGCCAAGATGGCACCATTGGTAGAGGTTACCCAGTTCAATTGCGGTACTGGAAAAACTATGACGGAACAACTACTGACCAAATTGCGAATCTGATCGACGGGTTAAAGAACAATCCAAGCTCAAGGCGTCACATCATCAATTACTGGAACGTGGCCGATTTGGGTGATATGGAGTTGCCACCTTGTCACTCATTTATTCAATTTTATGTGGCCGATGGGAAACTCAGTTGTAAACTGGTTATGCGCAGTAATGACGTTCCTCTGGGGCATCCATTTAACATGGTGTGTTATGCAGCGTTGACTCACATCTTGGCTAAGATTTGTGGATATGATGTCGGTGATTTGATTTACAGTGGTGGCGATGTTCACATCTACCATAACCAACTCGATGGCGTGAAGGAATGGCTCATCCGTGATCCCCTACCGTTGCCCAAACTCATTGTCCCAGACAATTTGACTTCCATTGAGCAACTGACTAACCTTGAAATTACATGGGATGATTTCAAGTTAGAAAACTATGTGTATCACCCGAAGATACAGTTTCCAATAGCAGTTTGAACAAAAAAGCGGCCTAGGCCGCTTTTTTCATTTGCACCAGTCACTTTTCTTTTCACCGTAGTATTCACGGGCTAGTCCAGCGGCAATAATCATGTCTCTTAACTGTTTCCCGTCCAGTACCAAATCTCCCAAAATTCTCCCGCCGTATTTGTCCCATTCCCTCACGATGATTTCACGTTTGTTGGCACGTGCAACCGCATTGGTGGTGTATTCCGTAGCACGTTTTCCTAGCGCAGCTTCTTTGTCACATTTTGCGCGAAACCCCTTTTCCGGCGTGTCAATTCCATATATTCGTAAACTCAAGTGATCCCCAAGTTCAGGTAACAAGGTTACTTTGAGTTGAACGGTGTCGCCATCGATAACTTTCACAACAGGCCAAGAATACGGGTTAGCGTGACTCAACGTGGCTAGCATCGTGAGAGCAAATGTGAGGATATGTTTTTTCATACGGGCAATTATAGCAGTAAAATGCGACCATGCTTTGCCAAAATCCAACCATCATGACCCGCACCGGGCCAATCAACTTTGTGCCACGCCATGAACAACAACTTCTAATAGACCATCTCCTCAATGTTGAAAATCCAGTTGTTGATTGCTATCGTATGATGGGTGCAACTACCGCTGTGGCATACGTTGCGGCAAAGTTTGCAAGTGAGAATCCGCACACTCGGGTGGCAATTCGCGATAGCAAACATGGCGGCGGCCAATATACTCGGGAGTTCCAGGGATTTCTAGAACCATTCTCCATTATCAGAATGACCACTGGCGTGACGCATTTGGGCAATGGGTCGCAGATTTATTATAACTACGGTATGAGCGGATTGAGTGGCGCTGGCGGCAACTTAACATTGACTATACTCGATTCAGTGAAAATAACTGAGCATCAATATAATATACTGCGCAGTCAAGGAAATGTGGCGATAGTCGGGTCAGCTCCGTGTAAATCAGATTTTGTAAACACATTGCCACCAACATTGACGATCGATGCTATTCAACATAAACCTATTACGCCAGACAAGTTGTTTGCGTTGATGCACTTTCTCGGGGAAAAGGCATTTGCTCGTGAATTTCTATGTTTGAGAAATGTAGATTAAATATCTCCATGAGATCACACGAGTTTTTGCCAGAATCCGAACAAGTTGCATTTGATGCTGCCGAAATATCGGGTATGAAATTTCGCCTACCTTTGACCCCATCATTTAAAGCATGGTTCGGAAACGGTAAAGTAAAACGTGTGGTTTACCATGCCACTACCGCACAGTTTAGCGAGTTTGATACCGATCGTTCAGACCTTGGAGCACATTTTGCTAGTACCCTCACCCAAGCCAACCGTATTGCTATGGCCAGGCACGCTGGGGCCAAAATAATCCCGTGTTTTATCAATTTGACCAACCCGTTACGACTCAACGATACGGGGACATTTCACGCGCAAGGTATAGCACTCCAATTGGAACGCAAGGGAATTATCCCCGAGGGTGAGGGGAAACGAATCACCAAAGAGGGCAAAACCGATTGGAAATTGACACGCAAATATGACTCCCTGTTGCGCAAAGCTATCATTGACGCGGGTTATGACGGCGTGGTATACAAAAATGAACATGAAGGTGTTGGCGACAGTTACATCGTTTTCTCCCCCAAACAGGTGAAATTTGCTGGACTATCTGAAGTATCTGATTCCAACGATTTTTTGAAGGAGTCATTGCAACAAGCGGTTGCCAGCGCATTACCAGCAACTTACACAATACCGGAGTTACAAAATCAAGACCCTTATCGTCAGTATCGTTTCATGATCGCAATGGCTGCATCAAAATCAAACGCCCATCGTGACTCAGAGAGTGATTTCAAAACTGAGCCATCGACGCCGTGGGGAGAAAATATGATCGTGGTGAGTTATGGGTACGATGTGGGGCCAGATATTGATGCCGCGTTAAAACAAATTGGGCTATCCGGTAAAAAACTAATCAGTACCGCAAAAAGTGAAGAACCTCGTGGAACCAATGTGAGAAGCATTGTGCCAAAACTATGAGCTTTGATCCTTGGAAACAGGCTGAAATCATGAAGCGATTTGCAGCAAACACACTCAAACCTGTAGAACTACCTGAAAAAGACACTTCACTCGATGACTTGAAACGGCTAGCTGGCACTAACAAAGTGACTACTTATGCTGTCCAACAAAATGATAAAGCTGAGTATCAGCGTAAACACAATATTAAACCAGGGACGCCAGCTTGGTTTAAGCTATGGTTTGCTCAACCGCATTTGACGGGTGAATCGCCCTATGAGTGACGCCAATTAAATACCCATAAGAGGTGTTTTTGTGTGGCAAAAAGAAAATCAACGGGTGAGCCGATTTATGTTAAACCAGCTCACCAAAAAACCGAATTTAAGAGTGACAAAGAATTTGAAGAATTCCTGAAATGCTGTGATCCAGACACTGGTTATCAGTATTTTCTAGACAATTTCTTTTACATACAGCACCCATCACGTGGCGTGGCATTGTATGAAGCGTTTGAATACCAGCGTGAGTTAGCCTATAACTACCACAATTACAAGCGCAGTATCAACATGATAACTCGCCAAGGTGGTAAAACTACCACTGCTGCTGGGTATCTATTGTGGTATGCAATGTTTGTACCGGATTCCACCATTTTGATTGCAGCACACAAATACGCGGGTGCCTTGGAAATCATGGTGCGTGTGAAGTTTGCGTATGAACAATGCCCCTGGCATCTTAAAGCAGGTGTGGTCAAATACAATGAAGGCAGTATTGTGTTTGACAACGGATCGAGAATTGTAGCGTCCACAACCACCAAAGAAACCGGGCGGGGGATGTCTATATCAGTGTTGTATTGCGACGAATTGGCATATGTAAGAACGTCAATCGCTGAAGCGTTCATGACATCGATTACCCCAACGTTGTCAACTGGTGGCAAGGCCATTATCACCTCAACGCCAAACACCGATGAAGACAAATTTGCGGACATTTGGTTCAAATCTCTGGACAACACCGATGAATATGGCAATAAAACTGAACTTGGATCAAACGGGTATAAACCGTTCAAGGTAACTTGGGACAAACATCCAGAACGTGATGCAGCATGGGAAAAACAATTCAGGGCAGAACTCGGGGATGGCCGATTTGAGCGAGAAATGAATTGTGAATTCGTGTCCGCAGATGAGACACTAATCAATTCTCTCAAAATTGCCAGTATTCATGGAATTGAGCCAATAGAGAAACAGGGACAGGTTAGGTGGTACAAAAAACCCCAGCGCGGCAAGCACTATGTTGTGGCACTCGATCCCAGCTTGGGGACAGGGGGGGATAATGCTGCGATCCAAGTGTTTGAGGCCGATACCACCACCCAAATCGCAGAATGGAAACACAACAAAACACCGATTCAAGATCAAATCGCCCTTGTGGCGGACATTTGTGAATACATTTTTGACTACACTCTACAAGAAGATAAAATTTACTATTCTGTCGAGAATAACACCTTGGGGGAAGCAGCGTTGGTGGCAATCGACGAATACGGTGAAGACAATATTGCAGGCACTTTTTTATCAGAAGTTGGTAAAAAGCGCAAAGGGTTTTTGACCTCCAACAAATCCAAAGTGACTGCATGCGCCAAATTGAAACAACTAGTAGAGCGTGGCACTATGATATTCCATTCCAAGCCACTCATCTCTGAAATCAAGAACTTCGTGGCAGTTGGTGGGACTTATAAGGCCAAACCCGGAACCAACGATGATCTGATTATGGCGGCCATTCTTGCACTCAGAATGATAATCCAGATTGGAGAGTACCATTTGGAAGTCGAGTCAAACTATCGCAACGTTTCCGATTATGTTATGCCCATGCCGTGCATCATGACTTCTACATATTGGCAAACAACTTAAATAATATATGACAAAAGTTTTTTCGAGACCGGATTCGAGATTTGTTGCTGAAACGGTGCAAATGACAGTTGAGATACCCGCTATTACCAAACTACTAAAATCGGCAATCACGCGGTCGGTGGTGTCCATCATGACAGAATTGGACGCTGATGACTTTGCCAACATGAATCCTAAAAGACTGCCAAGTGCGATTGCGACTTCTATGGTAACTCGTTCTGAAAACGGGTTGTCCCAGATTGAAACTCACTTCTGCACCAATTTGACTATATTACTGAGAACTTCTAAAAAATACAGTGATATATCTGAAGTTGTTATATCTGACATGGGTAGCGCAGAAGCGAGCTATAGTACATCTGCAAAAAGAATGACCATCAGTACCGATTCAATGACGTTCATTTCACGGGCACTGTATGCCGCAGTAGCAAATACCACTCGCGCAGTTATGACATCCACATCAGACGTCGATGACATCGTGGAACGGGTGGCTACCGATTTGATGATGGAAACGACGGTATGGACACAGTTAGTCAAATTTTCATCAGGTGATTTTGTCCCAAACCTTCATCACCTGGCCGTGCTTTTGGCGCACGAGTTAACTCATTACATCCACTTTACGCACAAAGGCAACACTAAAACTCATGCCTCGCATCTTGGTGCATCAGCAGGCACGGAATACAAGCGTATTAGAAAACTCTTGCGTGATATGCAGGAGTACATGACGACCGAACAATTTGCAAAACTACCATCAGGTGAACAGTCAACGTTTCGTGACGAGTTTCAGGAAATGCGCGAACGACATGATTTGCTGTATGCTTCGCTCGTCACCGAGGTTGGCGCGTTTTCGACGTCATATGCAGCCATAGTGGTTGACAAGTTGGGCTTAAACGGGATAAAAAACATTGATCAATTGCCATCGCCCGCCAAGGTGGCTGCGGAAATCCGGTCGATTATTGATACTAAAGTGACGCCGCGATTCTTTGTTTATCCTGATCCCAAAGCAGGCGCCGTGTTCAACCGTCTGGTGAGAGACATTTACAAACAGGTTTCGCATCATTATCAAACCGTGAAAACCAAATTGCAAAAGGCCGATGCTACCAAGCGTCGTAAATAATACATGACCAGAAATTCATCAAATACAAACAGAGAACTCTTTGACTTGTTACAGAGTCGAGGATATTCACCAAAAGTTTACGGGGTGGATGGCAAAGAAGTCCCGGTGCCAGAACAGGGTGAAGTATTTCAATTCCATTTCCACAAAGACGCCAAAGATTACGGCACAGTGACTGCATCGGTCGATGGTTTGCGCAATTTGATAGTGTATTATGGGGATGACGTTGCACATTCAGATAAGAGTAAAAGTGGTGATGAAACGTGGTATCAACTGCTAAGACGCCTCAAAGGTTTTGCAATATCTCACCAGCTTGGATTTGAATTGAGCAACATGGACAAAATGACCCATGACATGGCGAAGAGAAAACACCGTGAGCAAATGGTTGAATCATACTATTCGGCAGGTGATAAGAAATCTTGTTCAGATTCTGTCCCATCCGTGAAAATAGTAATTCATCATAGTAGAACTTTGGCGGAAACCGAGCAACGACACCGGGCCATAGATAAGATGTTTGTTGAGAATACGTCGGGTGAGCGATTTTTATTACCAACTAAATCCACAAAAGTGGCCAAAGCGTTTGCCAGACACGTGGCTGAAGGTGGTAACATCTACGACTCAGGTGGTGAACACATCACTCGTTTAGCCGAAGAGTTGCGCACTTTGAACAAATTTTGTAAGACTGTGAACGAATCGTCGTTGAGCGATGATGCAACAGATGTTGTCACGCACGCACGCGATTATCGCCAATTGTTGTCAGACTCTATTGCCAAATTGGCATCAAGGCGTGGATATGGTGAATATTTCAAATCCCAAGTGGAATTTACCGACCCCACAATGTCAGTCAAAATGGTCGCAAAGTTGTTTGAAACCGATGATGACCGTGTAACCAATGCGTTCCCAATCTTGCGGCGTTTTGGAAAAAAGACAACTGCACTTGAACAATGGGCCAACAAGGTAGTAAAGGAATCGTTGTATCCATCATCACCAATGGATGTTGACAAACTGGTGGCGCTGATGGACAATCCACTTGTGGTTGGCGCTGATGCGATGAACGCACTGTCTATGTTGACCGACATCATCGAAGACGATGAACTCACACAGAGTCTCAAAAACTTAGCAAAACGTTCCCCGACTTCAGATGCTCGTGCTACAATCACTTCATGGATTCAGCAACAAAGTGACCCACAACTCAAACGGGTTGCGACGTCGCTAACCAAAACAGAGGTTAAATAACTTCTGGGTATAAACTGGGAATTCGCTTGGTTTATACCGAAACTTCATACTGAATTCAGTATGAAGATACACCGATAGAAAACATATTTTCTATATCAAACTTTACATTAGGAAAAATACACAATGGCTACTATTCAAGAAATGCGTGCTCTGCGCGCTAAGATCAAAGAATCCCAAGAAAACGCTGGTAAAAAGGGTGATGCAAACCAGCTCTACAAACATTGGGACATTCCCACTAACAGCAGCGTGACACTACGGTTTCTGCCTGATGCCAATAAGGATAACCCCTGGTACTGGGCCGAGCGCCAAATGATTTCCATCAAGTTTGCTGGCATCAAGAATGATCCTTCTGTCGGTGAAGTCACCGTGAAAGTACCGTGCGTGGAAATGTACGGAATCTTTGGTCACAAAATGGACTGCCCGATCATGCCCGATTTGCGTGCATGGTTCAAATCCAAAGACCCTTCTCTGGTGGAACTTGGTCGTCAATATTGGCCAAAGAAAGATTTCATCTTGCAAGGTTTTGTGCGAGGTGACAATCCAGCCAAAGATGACCAACAGCCCGAGAACCCAATCCGTAGTTTCATGCTGTCCAAAAAGCTGGGTGGCAAGTTGATCGCCAATATTGACGACGAGGAAACTATTGCTTCACCGTCCGATTACGAGCAAGGTCTTGATTTTGTGATCAAGAAGGGCAAGTCCGGTGAATTTGCCAACTATGATGAATCTGGATTCAAGAAGCGTGAATCCGCATTGACCGCTGCCGAGCGTGAGGCTATTGAAAAATATGGGCTGAACGATTTGGAGAAGTTCTTGCCCAAGCGCCCGGATGCCGCTTGTCTGATTGCCATTCGTGAAATGTTCGATGTGAGCGTGGATGGTGGGTTGTACGATGTGGAACGGTGGGGCAATTTTTACAAGCCCTATGGAGTTGAGTTTAAACAAACCTCTGCCCCACAGCCCACCGCTCAGGCTGACGCCGACGATGAGGCAAAAACACCAGAATCTGGTGATGCTCCCTGGGAAAACACTGCCCAAACCCCGGTAGTGCCAGAAGTTAATAAGCCTGCTATGAAAAGTGACATCATGGATCGACTTGCAGCTATCCGCAATCGTGGCGCAACCCCTCGCTAAACACTGAGTAGCAAAATGGGAACATAATGTTCCCATTTTTTATGACATGGTTGAAATTAATTTGACTAGCATTTTTATGCTATCTTGGGAGAAATTTTGGTTAAACCGTTTGATGTAAGTAAACTTCGCAAGACTCTAACAAAATCAGTTGAAGGTTTGGGCGTTGGTTTTAATGACCCAAAAGATTGGATTTGTACTGGCAACTACGCTTTGAATTACCTGATTTCGGGAGATTTCAAGAAAGGCGTGCCACTAGGTAAAGTGTCCATGATCGCTGGCGAAAGTGGTGCGGGAAAGTCCTACATTTGTTCAGGCAATATTGTCCGAAACGCGCAAAAGGCCGGTATTTTTGTGGTGTTGATTGACACTGAAAACGCACTGGATGAATCTTGGTTACAAGACCTGGGTGTTGATACGAGTGAGGAAAAGTTGATGAAACTTTCTATGTCACAGATTGATGCCGTTGCTAAGACTATCACTGAATTTGTTGCCTTATACCGAGAAACCCCGGTTGAAGATCGCCAAAAGGTGTTGATCGTGATTGACAGTTTGGGGATGCTAATGACCCCAACTGATGTTAAACAGTTTGAAGACGGTGATTTAAAAGGTGACATGGGGCGTAAGCCAAAAGCGTTGGCAGCCTTGGTTCGCAACTGTGTTAACATGTTTGGTGAGTTGAATCTGGGGATGGTTTGCACAAATCACACCTATGCTTCACAAGACCCGTATAGCCCGGATGATAAAATCAGTGGTGGTCAGGGTGCAGTCTATGCTGCAAGCATTGTGATTGCGATGAAGAAATTAAAACTAAAAGAAGATACTGATGGCAATAAGACCACAGATGTTCTTGGCATTCGTGCAGGATGTAAGATCATGAAAACACGGTATGCCAAACCGTTTGAAGACATTGAAGTGCATATTCCATATGATACTGGCCTCAGTTTGTATTCGGGGATGTTCAGTTTGATGGAAAAGAACGGATTGTTGAGTAAAGAAGGCAATCGCTACGCATATACCACGTCATCGGGTGAAATTCTCAAGTATTTCCGAAAAGAGTGGAATAAAAATGAAAACAATGCGCTGGATACTGTGATTAACGATTTTCCTAGCAAAATTGCCAAAATGCCAGTATTGGAGCTTTCCGAGTAAAATTTTTTGGGCTATCTGCCCTTAACGTAGAGGAACAACATGGATATTGAAACTGTTACCCAGGTTTGGGAACTCATGCTGCCACATGTGCAGAGCACCGATGTGAAATACGCCGCTGATGACTTGCTGCAAGCATTGGTTGATAATGGGCATGAAATAACTGAAATCAAGGAATCATTTCGGGGTGATTCTGCCATGATGGGTGCAATTCGTGGTTACGACCAGACGTGTGATCCCGATGAATATGACGACGATGATTGGTGCGAAGACTAAATGTGGTATAACCGTGTGGTCAATGATTTCGCATGTTTACCGCAGTGTTTGCAATTTTATGAAAACGAGTTGCAAACCGCGTCATGCGAGACATCAGTCAAAGGCCGAATTGAACAGAATATTTCAATGATGCCTGGAACGACTGAACTGCGATTCAACCAACTTCAAGAAATTGAAGCCATCCTGAATTACATGAATATCCAACTTAGGAGCAAGCGTCGAACCATCTTTCGGAACTTTTTGGAAAACAATCAGCGAGCATTGACTCCTCAAGTTGCCGAAAAATACACCGACGGCGATCCAGACGTGATCGACTATGAGCTGAAAATCAACGAAGTTGCATTAATTCGCAACAAGTATCTAGGAATCATCAAAGCATTAGAAAGTAAATCGTATGCTTTGAACAATATCACCAGGCTGCGATGTGCAGGTTTGGAAGACGCTGGGCTTTAACTTGAAAGGACTTTTTATGAACGATTATCAACAACGAGTGCGCGATGAGCGAGATGCACTGCAAGTCAAAGTTGATGCACTTGGGACATTCGTGGGGGGGGCGGATTTACCAGAGTCTGCCTGAAATTGATCAGCAATTATTGTCGAAACAATTGGCCATCATGCGAGAGTACGTTGACACACTGAACACACGCATTGGGCGTTTTGCATGATGTTGAAGCCACCTTCGGGTGGCTTTTTTATTTCCGACCGTTTCACATGGGTTTTGACAATGTTGGGAATATTGTTGTACACTGCATTCACTGCACTGACGCAGACAACTTTTCAGGAATTAACATGAATATCGTCAACAACATGTCCGAGCTAGCAAAAATGGCAATGGTGACTCCTGGACTGACCGTCCGTGTTGATAGCGCCTCACAATCTGCGCAAATTCAACAAATCATGATTGCAAATGGCGCGACCTGGTGGAAGCGCGGCACTGAAATCTTAGACACCACGTTGCCATATATTGGTTGTGTGGGGATCGACGGTGTTGAGCTGGTCGAACCGGGCGATGATCGGATATATATGTATACACAAGGCGAGCAAGCTAGCGAATGGGGCAAACTTGATCTTACAGCACATGCCGTCCTCCACAATGACACAATCATGCTGAAAACAGAGCTTGACGCTGTGATGAGCATGGATTCCAAGGTTACAACGCCCATGCAAGTTCTCGTGTCCCTCACTACGGCGGCGATTGCCGACGACGCATATTACCCGATTCGCTTGGAAGTTGAATCCAAAACTGACGTCCAAGTTGGAACCCACGGCGAATTGATCGTGACGGGCAAAGCGTACACCAAAGTGTGGGCACCGGGGTCTTGGGCGACTTACACCATCAAGTCGTTGAAGGCTTGATGCAACGAATCTTGTTACCACCATGAGCAAAACTGCGACCTAGGTCGCAGTTTTGCGTTATACTTTGCGTCATGAATCCATCCACTACTGCATTGACCATGTTTGCCCCTGGCAAATTGCTGGACTGGTACTTGAAGATCATTGCTAATGCTAAAAACAGACCTTCTCCAGGAAAATGCGAGAGGCATCACATAATCCCCCGCTCAATGGGTGGAGACAACACCAAAGACAATTTGGTAGATTTGACCCCTCGTGAGCATTTTGTGTGTCATTACATCCTGACAAAAATCACGTCGGGTCAAGCTAGTTCCAAAATGGCGTGTGCATTTGTTCTACTACGTGGAGCCACAGGCACTGCAAAATTCTCTCGACAGTATGAGCGAGCACGGCTGTTAGTGGCCGAATCGACTTCTGCACGGTTCAAGGGCAAAGTGAAAATAATCGATGTGAACGGTGTAATTCAAAGTGTGCCCCAAGGTGAAGCAGAAGTTTTGGTGTCTACTGGCAATTACAGATATGCCTCTAAAACTAACCATCCCGATGAAATGGTGTGGTTCACAAATTACGACCAATCTTGTGTCAGAAAGTTTCCAAAGCGGCAAGCACCGTCTTTAACAGAATGGACACAGACTTTTGACCAACGTATTGCTACAAAACCCGCATATATGGTGAACGCAGATATGTGCAGAAAAACAACACAAGCAAAAGTGCAGGAATATGAACAAGACGGGTGGATTGAGGTAAAAGATCAAAGTGCCATTCGCCGAGCATTGAATCAAATAAGGAATACAAAATGCCATTAACCAATGCCGAATATTTTAAATTGCATGGGACTTTAACGCCTGAGCAAATTGAGGAATTGTTGTATATGGAGGAAGTAGTCACATCGATTGACTATGGTGAACACACAGATTTTTGTGTGGAATTGATGACTGTGGCCAAGGGTGAAGATCAATCCACCAAATTACGCAACGTAACATATATGTTAGAAGCGACAATCAAACGAATTTGTGAATCAAAAGTGGCGGACGATCTAACCGATATTGTCATATTGTTAGAGGAAATTACAAAAACGGTCGCCACCCAAACAGCTCGAACGGCCCAAATGGGAAGCAAATTGAATGAAACTTTTGACACCATTCACAACAGTTTTTAATCATCATGAACGAAATTTGTGAAGAACGGGTGGCCACACTTTTGCTGGGTGATTTTCAGCCAGGTGACTTGGTGAAAATATTGTCAAATGATGTATCAAAACGAAAAATATCACTCCCGAGGTTCACTGACAAAAGATCGCAAACCGAGATGGACGATTATCCACCAGGGACAATATGCGTGGTGATCGAAAAGTATGAGGATGGGATAGAGCCACCTTGGTGTGTTAGACGGCAAGACGATCTATGCTCAATACCCCGCATGATGCCAGTATGTTCTGAAGAATTGGTCTATTATTATGGGGAATAATATGGATGAAATTGTTTTGGCAAATTTGTTACGGGGCGACTTTCAGCCTGGTGATAAAGTGATCATCGTAAGCTCCCCGGTTCATCAGGATGAATTTTTGTACAATGTCGGTGATATTGGCACAGTGATAGGCGTTGTTAGCGATCGTGAGTCCACAAAATGGGCCAGAATATCATTTTCCAACCAACATACTAATCTTAACTCTGCCCCATTTAAAATGTGGATTCCATCTGCCCGCCTTGCATACCACTATGGAGATCAAGATGTCTGATCAAGATGAAATAATCAGCCTTCTACGGGGCTTTTGCGTTGGAGACAAAGTTAGAGTTACGTTGTACCCTATTAGGAATCAACGGGCAGATGCTGGATGGTCAGGCAACATCCTATGCGACTCCAATGATGCAGAACACGTTTATTGGATCATTGACATGATTGATACCACCGAGCCAGCATATAGAGTGTATTGGAATGGTGGAGATAGTTTGAACGATCGTGTATATGACTGGGTATTTTCTGATGAAATCGCTCACTACTATGGATGAAAGCTGTGCGATCATAGTGCCATTCTCTGCCATATATCCCTTGCTGCCCAACGCATTCCTACTTGGGATTACCAGATGCGTTAGTAGTGATGTTTATGTGGATATGTTGCCAACACTGTTGGAAAAGGTGGCGAATAGCCTTTCTTCCGTTTTGGGTTACCATTGTGAACTCACTGTGCCACAAAACGTGGAAAGATTTCTAGTCCGGTTTCCAGACATCCCAAGTATCACATGGCACACATTGACTCACACGATAATCAATTTTAATTCCGCTGAAGAACTCACCCACTTTCAACTAACATATTTGACATAGTTCCCCCAGTTTGTATACCAGTATTCTACCAGTATTCTGGTATACTCGCATCTTACCGCTTAAATACATCATCGGATGATATAATAGCGCTAACTCCTCACTACATGCCCAACTGCACCATACAAATACTAGATGAAGTAAATTGCCGTATTACAGGATTAGACCCACAAACTAAATCACTGTTGCAAAGACAATTTGAATATGAAATTCCTAGCGCCAGGTTTATGCCCAGCGTGAGACTTGGACGCTGGAACGGCAAAACAGCGTTTTTCAACGCTAACGGGACAACCTATATCAATTTGTTGTCTGAAATTATCCCAATTTTGGAGAAACGGAATTACCAACTTGAATTGGACGATTTGCGTGATTACTCACATGACATGCACTTTGATCCCATACGAGAAGATTCTTTTGCACACATTGTCTGGCCAGAGAAACACCCAGCGGCTGGCAAGCCCGTGATGCTCAGAGACTATCAAGTTACCGCCGTAAACGACTTTCTAACCAATCGCCAGTGCATTCAAGAACTGGCAACATCTGCTGGCAAAACCCTGATCACTGCGGCGGTGAGCCTCATGGTTCAACAATATGGCAGATCGATTGTCATAGTTCCAAACAAGAGTTTAGTAGAACAGACCGAGGCCGATTATATAAACCTTGGACTCGATGTCGGGGTTTACTACGGGGATAGAAAAGAGGCAAACCACACACACGTCATTTGCACCTGGCAGAGTATTGACATTATTATCAAGGGAACCGCGCTAGTTGATAATAGTGAGTTCCTAGACGGGGTAATATGTGTCATAGTGGATGAAACCCACAGCGCAAAGGCCAATAAACTCAGAAGCATGCTCTGTGGTTGTATGGCAAAGATACCCATCAGATTGGGGCTAACGGGGACGATTCCGCCGGAGAAAATAGATTACACATCTTTGATAACATCTATTGGCCCGGTCACAAACAAACTCACTGCAAAGCAACTACAAGATAAAAAGGTATTGTCCGATTGCCATGTAAAGATACTGCAATTACAAGACCAGCGAGAATTCGGCAATTACCAAGCCGAGTTGAAATTTTTGGTAGAAGATGTGTCCAGAATGGAGGTCATTGCTAAACAGATTTTGGACATAAAAAACAGTGGAAACACACTGGTGCTGGTGGATAGAATCGAAGCTGGCAAAATGTTACAAATCATGCTCTCATCGGAGACCAGCTTGTACAACAAGCCTGAAGTCACTTTTGTAAGTGGCAAGATGAAACAGGCAGATAGAAAAGACGAATATGAATCCATCGCCACCAGCAATAACCAGATTACGATAGCGACTTATGGGGTAGCAGCGGTTGGTATCAACGCCCCGAGAATTTTCAATGTGGTTTTGATTGAACCTGGCAAATCGTTCGTAAGAGTTATCCAGAGTATAGGCCGAGGAATACGTAGAACAGAAGACAAGAACTTTGTCCAAATTTACGATATCACCTCAAGTTGCAAATTTGCTAAACGCCACCTTACCAAACGTAAGGAATTTTACAAAAATGCTCAGTATCCGTTTGATATCGAGAAAGTGAATTATAAGTGAATATACTAACGATTGAAAATCAGACCATGTGTCTAGATTTTGTTCCGAATGATGTGGGCGACCTTAGATATGCAATTTTGGATAATAGTAACCCCAAAGATGTGGATTACTTTTTTTCACAGTTGATCCTATTGGAGACGTTCAAGGCGCCAGCTTTGGTGCTAAGAATTGGTACTCATGTGATCAAAATGCCCCTAAACTGGCAAATACTGATTGGAGACCCTGAAGTTGGAGACCTCGAAGCATTGCCTCTTACCAGCATCAATGATCGTGGTTTCAAGGCATTTGAGTTGAATCCATTATCCGGGTTTAGACCATCTTTTCCAGAAATTGAGGTACTCGACGTGTATCATGATGTAGACTGGTGCAGCCCAAAGTTGAAAAGTGGCCAATACCTGTGTGTGCCGATCGAGAATTCACATAAACCAAAATGTGTGTATTTTGTTCAAGACGTGTCACGCAACAGTGAAATAGTCGATTTTAGTCAGTGTTTTTAACACGGGGGTATTGTGGGGTACTGGAATCAAACATGCGCTATTTCACATTTGCCAATCATTCAGGGCCAATCTGTGGTCATTGTGGCGATGGTGCAAAACACATTTACCACCGATTTGTGTTACCCTGAGTCTCATTATATCCCCATAAAAACACCGTGTTATGGTGAATATGATGGTTACGGCGGGGTGGAAAATATCTGGGGGTCGGGTGCGGCATTGGTGCTAAATTACGCACGTGAAAACTTGGTTGAACAAAATGAGTCAATGGATTTTTCCATCTTATTTCAAATGGATCATGACAGAAAACTATTTGTGAATACCGAGATGGGTCGAGGTAGGTTACATTTTGCGCTTATTCATCAACAAGTTTGGGATCACATTGTTGAACATCATGAGTTCACTGTTGGTGAATATACTGTCGGGATTGCGCAACTAAGCAGTGCCTCTGGGTCGATTCGGCAACGTGATTCACGTGATCCTGTGGTAGACTATTTGAAATGCTTACTTCGCCAGTGGGAGACCAATGTGCTGGTCAGTATTGCGGATGCGATTGCCACAGCCGATGGCGATGAAGTGTTGAAGGAATGGGTGAAGTTTGTGGTGGTGAACTCTTTTATGGCAAACGTTCGCAATGCGTGGTTTCCTCAGATTGGTGTTGGAACTCAATATGAGAACGCCGCCCCGTATAATACGTTGATCGACGCCATGCGAGCGGGAATGATGGCAAACACGATGGAGGCACCTTGAACCCGATTCTTGCGGCCATTTTGATAGTATTGATATTACCAGCATCTTGCACGACGCATCATCTCATGGTAAGTGGCAATAAATCAACCTCTCACTCATTTGCCACCAAATCCCAAAGTTTAAGGTACGGCATGTGACCAAAACTGTTGAAGTTTATCCTCATCCATCGTGGGCACCACCGTGGTTTTATGATGACTTCATTTTGGATTCACCCGTTGATGTGCCCTTGGATCAAACAATAAAACTTTGCTATTCACTACACGAATGGGAAAAGCTGTTATTGGCTCAACAATACTTGATAGATTTGGGCTGCATTTCGTTATGGTCAAAGACTTTTATTCATTCCGATGAGAACATCATGGGGTGTTACGTGTTTATTGCGGATACGACCATGAGAACTGCGTTTGAACTACTATTCAGTTAACACGAGGAAACGATGTGGAACAAGATGAAATGATCGGTCTACTACGGGGGTTTTGCGTAGGGGACACGGTGACGGTGTGGCCAGGTGAAATGCGGGAATACCACGATATATCGTGGCGATACGCACTACCACTAACGGGTGTCTATTGGAGGATCGTTGATTGTGATGACAGTGAGCCACGATACCGGATTGAGCACAATACATTGCGTGAGTGGGTATTTTCCGATGAAATTACTCACTATTATGAAAACTGACCAAAAATCGACGATGATATTGCGTCGTCTGGCATTGTTTAAAATATTTGGCCCGCCAACATCGTTTACCACATACATGTCTGGGCTTGAGAACATGCGAACACACATCGACAAATTTTACCTAGATGCAGTGTCGATTAAATTGTCGGAATACGGCGGGAGCGTGGTTAAACATACAGTTGAGATAGAGCAATCTAGTGTGCCAGGGATAGTGGTGACCCCAGAGGGTGACCGCTATGTCATTAAACCAAAAATAACTGTGCGAATTATAGAATTGGTCTTACAGTTTGATTCGGATAATGGGCTATCATCATTTAGACAACAGTTTTCACTGTGAGGTGCATCATGGACGAACTTTCTTTGGCATCGTTACTACGTGGGTTTGAAGTTGGTGATGAAGTAATTTATCACTTCGATGCTTCCAGGAGAACAGATCGACGAGTATTTGGGATTCACGACGCTGAATTAGCCAGTAGTCTAGATGGACGGGGTTGCGTGGTGATTAGAATATACACGGAACCTCCCGGATCGGCGCCAATTCAGGTCAGATTTACGACTAGAACAATGTGGGCATTTGAAGATGAACTCACTCACTACTATGAGGAACAAAATGACTGAAACCGATTTAGCCAACCTGTTGTTATCCGATGTACAGTTCGAGATCGGAGACCGGATAAGGGTCAAAGCTGACCCAGATACAGTGGCAATGATGGCGATTGGCAAGAATGCAGACGATCAGTTTGATGGGAATGGATTAGTCGGAACGGTAGCTGCTATCGTAAGAGGCATGGAAATTCAGATCGTATTTGATTCCAAACTAACTTATCAGAAGTTGTGTTTATGGTATACACGCAACGATTTGGAATACTTTTTTGATCAAGGTGCATCATGAATGAAAATAAGTTAGCAAGTTTACTGATCGATGGCACACCATTTGACGAAGGTGATCCCATCATGTATGACTACTGTGGTGAAAAATATGCAGGAACCGTTGTCGAATCTGATGGGGAAAACGTGTCAATTATTTTGGACTCGCCAGCGTGGGCCGACATCGTGATTGTCACTCATATCAATTATTGTAAACACTATTTCCCGGAATGACACGCACGATTACTTTCACTGCGGATGAATTGCTAGATCGGTTTGAATTAATTCCGCGATTTTTTGTGGATGGAAATTCATTCCAATACGATTTGGCGCAAATACGTGGGTACATTGATAACACCATGCACGCATGTGTCTTTAGCGTTCCTTTCACGGTTAGTTGCATGCGGGTTGAAGTGTTTCAAGATTTAAGGGATGGCAACTGTTGTGTTTTTGTCCATGAACTTTCATTGGAATTCGCTACCGCTGCCGATCTAAATTTGTTCGTTAAATCTTCTACCCTATCATGAACCAAGATGAGTTGATCGGCATATTGAGGGGCTTTTGCGCTGGGGATGAAGTCGTATTTCATCTGGATTACTCACGGAGACTCGCATTTGAACCCGCCGTCGAATCTCGACAAATTATTAGACAACAACGCCTAAGACGGTTCGAGGGGCGCACGGGAACCATAACCGATGTCCTTGATGTGCCACCAGAGCACCCATACCCATCGATTGCATGTCGGACACAAGACATTGGCTGGTGGTGGGTATATCCACATGAAATTACTCACCATTTTGGAGATCAACGTGATTGAACACGATGAAATAATCGGCCTTCTACGGGGCTTTTGCGTGGGGGACAAAATTGTTGTACGTGAACCAAGCGTTCCGAAACTGAGAGAACCTGATTACCAACGTATATTCGATTGGCTAGTTCAGCAACCATATGTGGAATTGACAGACATCATGTATCCATGCCCACAATATGGTATTGGGGTCGTTTCAGTGGACTACACAGGTGAACAGTTTTGGCTTTGGGAAGACGAAATCGCCCATTACTATGAGGATCGAAATGACTGAACACGATGAAATAATCGGCCTTCTACGTGGGTTTGAAATTGGTGATAATGTCACATTGCATTCGGGGAAAATGCGAAAAACTGATAACGTAGTGGATGATGACCTCTTCAACCGGTTACGCATTAGACAACGTTTAGTTCATGCGCGAATTTTGGCAGTCGATTTGGAAGAACCGTGTTACAAAATCAACTTCAGCCCGAGTTCGCCCAATGTTTGGGTATATTCTGACGAAATTTCCCATTACTATGAGGATCAAAATGATTGAACATGATGAAGACGATGTGGCTCAAATGCTCCTTTCAGACGCGGAATTCGAGGTGGGAGACACGGTGAGAACCAATGCGGGCTTTGTCGGAAAAATAGTGCATAAAACATGGCTGGCAAATTACGTCATGGTTGGTGCCATCTGTTATATGTACTTTGATGAAGAACTTAAATTCCACTTTCCCGACAAAACGACTAATGAGTGACTTCAATTTATTCCCAGTATTGACCGCCATCGATTCAAAATCGTATGGATACCTGGCATCATTGCCCATAGAAGAACAACGTAAATTTGCCCCATACACTATGATGATCTGGCTTAGTTCAGTCACAGGCAATCAGGACACACAGGAGTATCAGGTTCGAGGATACAATCACATCAACGACTTGATGTTTAGTTCGACAATTGGTCGTCACCCGACCTTACAATGGCAGTTACTGTGTTCAGCCAGTTTGGGAACAATGTTGAAGCATCAGTGGATTCCACAGTTGTCAACAAAATACACCAAGTTTAGGGAAAAAATTAAACACAAAGATGCCAAAGAATATTTCAACAAAATTGGAGAAACGTCTGCCACACACATTGCTGACTACGTGACCACCCAAAATAAATGTCACTATTTGGCAAAAGTTTGCCCCAATATGAAATTGTCGGATTTATATGAACTCAGCACTTATGTCACGCAGGACGATATCACCGACCATCAAGCCTCCTCTGGCATGTAAGTTTGTCTGTCAATATTGCAAAAAAGAATTCCAACGAGAATCAGCCGCGAGTAGGCACACCTGCACCAAAAAACAACGGCATGAAAATAAAGCAACGAAGCCTTGTTTGATCGCGTTCGACGCATATTCAAAATACTTCAAGCAATCTTTTGGGAAAGTCACCACATATGAGCAATTTGCTGAATCAAAGTTGTTCAATGGATTTCTAAAATTTGGGGAATTTTGCACAAACACTTATGTCATCAATAGAACAAAATACCTAGATCATTTGTTCAAGGAAAATCTGAAACTAGATTTGTGGCACTTGGATTCAACCTACACGCAATTTTTAGTTACATTTTTACGCAATGAGAATCACGTGGATGCAGTGCAACGAAGTGTGGAAACATTGTGTGATTTGTGCGAAGAACATGACGTTGACATGACTGGAGTGTTTTTCCTACACGCGAGTGTGTTGTGTTCAGCCATCGTGTCTGGAAAATTGAGTCCCTGGTTGTTGTATAATTACAACGATGGCATTCGATTTTTAGATCAACTTGGGCAAGAACATGTGAAAATGGTGTACGATTACGTTGATCCCTCCAAGTGGGCGGTCATGTTTTCCAGACGTGCAGAAGACGTTGTGGAAGTCAAACAACTGATAGGAGAACTGCTGTGCTACCAGTGAACATCATTGATAAGCCCATCACCGAATACACAGCGCACTTTGCATGGTTGCCGATCAAGGTCGGAGACCACTTTCTGTGGCTACGTTGGTGCATGCGGCGCAAAATTGGGCGATACATTGTCAAAACCGTGACGTACAGTTCTGGAGACTTGACAGTCCATGAGTTTCTAACTTCTTACTACGAGTACACATCAGATGGAACAAGATGAAATAATCGGCCTTCTACGGGGATTTCAGGTTGGGGATAAAGTCACATTGCATTCGGGGAAAATGCGAAAGAAAAATGACGCTGGTGAGGATATCGTCTTCTTATATGTGCATATTAGAAATCAGAACGGGCTTGGGATGACCCCAGCGATAATTTTGGCCGTCGATGTGGACGAGCCGTGTCACAAAATCAGTCTTGGCACGAATTTGCCAACTGTATGGGCATATTCCGATGAACTCACTCACTACTATGAGGAACAAAATGATTGAAACCGATGTGGCCAACCTGTTGTTATCCGATGTGCCGTATGAAATTGGAGACCGAGTGATTGTCACCGCGTCCGATGATGAATTACGTGCATATGCAAAATCGGGGATGACGGGTGTGGTCATCGTTTGCGACTATGCGGATGATAGTTATTTGGTAGATGTTGATCCCGAGTTTTTTGGGTTCGTCGAGTCCTTGCACTGTGATGAACCCAATAGCAAGTTTAACCATTCATCGTGGTTCAGTGGGTCAGACCTTAATTTCCACTTTGAGAATTAGTATGGACGAACTTTCCTTGGCATCGTTACTTCGTGGGTTTGAAATTGGCGACAAAATTGTATTCAAAGTGAATCAATCGGATACTGCACAGCGTCGCGCATCATTGAACTCGTGGGCATTGTCCGAGTCAGAAATAGCCATGTCTGGTTCCAAGGGAAAAATAGTTCTAGTGGATTATGACCCAGTTAATTCACCAGCGTATCTGCTCGAAATCGAAACTTACCCGAACTATTTTGAAACAGTATGGGTTCACGATGATGAAATCGTCCACCAATATGAGGAACACAATAATTGAACATGATGAGTTAATCGGCCCACTACGGGGATTTCAGGTTGGGGATAAGGTTGTTGTACACGGGCCTGGAAACCTGAGACATCTGCAACAAAAACATAATCCGTATTTCAAAACTGGCAGAAAAGAATTTGAGTGGCTATGCAAACAACCATATGTTCGTTTGGTTGCGGTCTCATATCCCGCCCCGCAATATCGAGTTGATGTTCAGATTGCAAATTCTCTGGGTTTTTGGCTGTTTGAAGATGAGATTTCACACTATTATGCCGATTGAAGTTCAAGACTTGGTTGAGGTTTCAGAACGGATAGGGATGTCATCGGATGGAAACTTTGACTTCTCCAAGTTGAACCCGCTTATTGTCCCCAAACCTCAATGTGTATTGGTTTTACATGATGAACGCCCTGGGCAATACCCAGAACAAGCCATATGGCATCAAACAGTGGGTATACCATATCGATTTTCATCGGTAACTAGCTGGTTACCCACTAACGTGTTCTACGTGTATATCCCAGACCCTGACCTAAGAACGGCGTTTACACTATTGTTTACATGAAAACGATCAACTTTTATTCCACCACTTCGACTTACGGTGCATTTTCTAATTTTGTCAGGTATCCGATCAGATTGGATAACAAGTTGTGGCCAACTTCGGAGCATTATTATCAATCGCAAAAGTTCATCGACCCCACGTATCAAGAAAAAATAAGGAAAGCTGGTACTCCAAAACTCGCAGCGACTTATGGGCGCGATCCCGATGTTCAACTTAGAGAAGATTGGGAACAGGTCAAAAACGACGTTATATTAAAAGTGCTTCTTGCAAAATTCACGCAACATGAGAAGCTCAGGTTATTATTGATTTCGACCGGAGACAGTATATTGTGCGAGCACACCACCAATGACAAATACTGGGGTGACGGTGGAAACGGATCAGGTGCGAACATGTTGGGGAAACTGTTGATGCAAGTTAGAGACATTTTGACTGCACCATAAATACAACATGGCAACAATCGTTACAACCACTATTCAAGTAAAGTTTCAGAAACTGATTCACGACAACGATGACATCAATTTCGATGTGAGTGGTGATTTGATTGCAGATGTGCAAAACGTTGTCCAAGAACTTGTTCCAGATTTTGTGGTAGAAGTTGGGCGGCTGTAATGTCACAGATTCAAACTGTTCAATTGCTGGCACAAACTGTGGCATCCGCTGGGCCAACGGTTACCGGAATTGCCAAACCAGCGGCTGGATACACCTTTGCTGGCAAAGATAGACAAACCGTGTCGTACAGTGCCACCAATGCAGTTGGTTCACTCACAATTGAAGGCACCCTAGCGGATGCCCCGTCTGAAGCCGATTGGTGCCAAATTGACTCCATCACGTTGACGGGCACTGCGGCGTCTTATTTGAACGTCATTGGCAATTTCGTGTTGATACGGGCCAAATTGACCGGATTTACTGCCGGGACTATCAATTTTGTGAGTCTTAGTTACTAATATGCCAACCATCGCCATAATGCCAGGTAGATTTCACCCGTTTCACAAAGGGCATGCCCATGCTTTCTGGCAATTGGTGAACGAATTTGGTATCGAACATTCGTTTGTTGCAATCAGTTCAAAGCAAGAATTACCTGACAGTCCATTTTCCTCAAAAGATAGAATCAAAATGGCGGTGGCTGCTGGTATTCCACGCAAAAACATTTTGGTCGTGAAGAGACCTTATTCGGCAAAACAATATACGTCACTTTTCGCACATCCTGAATCCACCGTGTTGGTGTTTGGTATTTCAGAAAAAGATATGCGAGGTGATTCCCCACGATTTTCTTTTACTGACGAATCGTACATGCAACCCTGGGAGGGGTTTGGGGAAACGGTGTTGGAACATGCTTACGTCAAAACGTTGGAAGTGGGCAGATTCACGGTTGATGGGCACACAATCAAAGATGCCAGAATGGTGCGCAAATTGTATGCAAGGTCGCCAAACAAAATGACCATATTGCGTTCATTGTACGGAAAATATGCCCCCACTTTGAAACCAATTTTTGACACACAGTTGCAGCTAACAGAAGCAATCATCAGATTAAAACGCATGTTATAATTTGCTGATGACGCAAATCCAAGTTAATCTAGACTATCTTCGCACACTTCATTTACACATAGCCATGCCCTGTTATGGCGGAATGTTAACTGAGTCTGCATTCATGAGTTTCATTGAATGGGCCAATACCGCCAACGAGCTTGGTATTAAATGGACAATCGAAACTTTAACCAACGAATCGCTGATCAACCGTGCTAGGAACACGATGACTGCCAATTTCCTAGCCAATCCCGAAAGAACACACTTGGTCTTTATTGATGCTGACATTGGTTGGAAACCTTGGCATCTGCTGGCCATCATTGATAGAAACGTCGATGTGATTGGTGGTCTTTACCCGATGAAAACTTTGCCAATAAAATGGTGTGTCAACGGAATCGAAAATGGCCACGATTCTGGCGATGGATTGGTAGAAGTTTCAAAAATTGGCACTGGATTCATGGCCATTAAACGTGAAGTTTTTTTCAAGTTGAATTCACATCAATCAGTGCATTCTTACCAAAATGACATCGGCATGAATCCAGATTTGGATCAACACATGAAAACATATTTTGGGACAGATGTTCGTGGTGGGAGATTATTGTCAGAAGATTGGCAATTTTGTGACAATTTCAGGCAACTTGGGGGCAAAGTGTATGTCGATACTAGGGTCAGATTGAAGCACACGGGTTCGTTCACTTTTAGCGACGATGCACAACAAAAGTTGATTGAAAGTTTCGGGACAATGTTGACACCAAGTTTGCATGCAGAATAATTCAAGGGAGCATATGCTCCCTTTTTTGTTAAATATAACATGAAATTATCACAGATACACGAAGATGACTACAGGGGGCATCATACTGCACCTGGCCCAGAGGATAACTGTCCATTATACAATTTAACAGCGAACGACATTTATCCACGGGATGTATACACCAAGCCACGATGGTATAACCGCAGCCCTGAAGAAACCGCTGCATGGAATATTGCTGTCAAGGTTAGGAACAAGCCTGATGCAATTGTTACCATTTACCGTGCTGTCCCACCTGACCAGAATATAACCAAAATAAACAACGGAGATTGGGTCACAATTTCCAAAGACTATGCAGTGCAACATGGCGAATCAGTGTTGAAAGGTAAATTCAAGATATTGAGTCTGAAAACAAAAGCCAAAAACTTGTTCACTGAAGGCAATTCTCTCGCAGAGTGGGGATTTTACGAAGAACCTGCCCAAACATTGCGAGAATGGACTGATTCACCGTTTGATTATGAGATTTCGCATACGTCGCCGAAGCTGTATACTGGAAAATTCACCGACGATGCTGGAATACTGTACGTAGTATATTGTTCACTATATTCTCAGACGAGTTTTGCCGGAAAAGTTGCGTGTATGACTGTGGATTTTGAACGGTGGGTGAAAGGTAAGAACACTATCAAGCAAACCAATGACTCAAAACAGCCGATCAAAGTGTTTTCCACAGTTGCGAACATTGTGAAGGATGTTTGCGACAAAGTGGAAGGACTGGGGTTAGTGGAGTTTTCTGCTGATAAATCCGAACCAGGGCGAGTAACGCTGTATCGCAAAATTGCGAATATGTTGAGCAAACGTGTCCCAACCTTGTCGAAAATTGGGGAAATGGGCGATCACCGAGAGCACACGTTTATGGTATACAACCCTAGAAAACTGGCAGATCATTTCTGGGACGACGATTTGGACGAGACGGTGGCTGGCAACATAGCCACCAACGGGACACAACTATTCAAAAAGGGCATGCTTGCTCCTAGGATCAAAGAATCCGACGATCCTGAAGTCGCTGATGCAAAAAAATATGCTCGAAAACATTATGCAAGTGATTCCCCACAGGATGCGTTTGACAAGTACGTTATTCGGAGTTTGCATCACGCTGAGGAAGATGATAAAAAGCAAGATGCTGAAATACAAAGTTTAGCCAAAGATGTGGAAAAACTTATGAAAGAATTTGAACAATTCAAAAAGGACAACAAATGATGTTAATCGATCAGTTGAAAGCTGTATTGGGTAGTAGTTTCGTGTTACATACAAAATGCCTCAATTTTCACTGGAATGTGGAGTGTGATAATTTCCCACAATATCACGAGTTTTTCGGCAATATGGCCGAAGAAATATATGACAATGCGGTTGACAGAACTGCTGAGTTTATTCGGGTACTAGATTCTTACGCCCCAGGGTCGTTGACACGATTTATATCACTCTCTGTGGTGCCAGAGCAACCAAACATCCCAAAAGCGTCCATTATGATGACTGAACTCCTGGAAGATCACGCCGCGATCATCACATTGCTGAACGATGCGTTTACACTGGCAACGAACGAGAATCATCAAGGTGTTGCAAACTTTTTGGCAGAACGATTAGCTGCACATGGCAAGCATGTATGGCAACTTCGTAGTATTTTGAAAGCGCGGGCGTGAGGGCACACGAATTCGACGTGGTGGATTTCGTGAATTGGGCGATTAAACTGCTCAACATCAAGAACCCTGCGCCAAAAATCATTCTCACTCGAAATAACATCGGTGCAAAAACGGGGTCATTTTCAATCACTGACCGCATCATTCATGTGCAAATTGCTGGCAGATTGACCGCTGACGTTTACCGCACCATTTTCCACGAACTTGTTCACTACCGACAATCACATCTTGGGATGGTAACGGCATCAAAATCGTATCCGGGCAGTGCAATCGAAGCGCTGGCCGACATGATGGCCGGGAAATACGTCAAGCTCTACGGTAAGCTCCATCCTGAAATCTACCTTAGCTGACTGTTTTGGTCAGGATTGTGAGATTTTTCACATAATGATGTACACTACATTTCATCGACCTGACTGAAACCATCATGAACAAAAGTTTTCATCTCAAAGTGCGTAACGCGAAACTTGGCCCCGGTGGATGGCACTGTGCGTGCTGTTCTCCTGCCAAAAGCAACCGGGCAGCTTATGTTCGAGCTTGTCGCAAACGTATTGCCCGATTGTTGGATAAAATTGTCAACGATGAACTGAAATCTGAGGAGTAATCGTGGCTATCAAATCCCACGTCAACCCCAAGTGGAAAATTCCCCGGTGCTCCAGAAAATACCCCAAGTTTTCGCGCACTATGACGACCGCTGACTACATTGAGGAATTCACATCAATGAACAAAGGGGCGAATGGGATTCAAGCAACGGTGTTTTTATTGGGGGATTGTCACTGCAAAAACATGAAAAAGCGCCCAATTTTGTACGCAAATGAGGCGCTGGATTTTGAAGTCATTACTGAAACCATCGTCGAATAGTTGTAACAAAAATGCCCTCAAACGTTTACGCACTGTTGCACACAAGTGGGAAGTATGTGAAGATCGGTAAAGCCAACAACGTGCATACCAGAATTGCGTCCATTGGTTCGGATCATTTTGACCTCCCTGAGTCCTGGAGCATGAAACTGCCCACCGCCAAGGATGCCATGATGGTGGAATCGATTTTTCATGGGATGTTCAGAAGTAAACGCCACGATGGCAACGATGTTCCCCACGATGGCAAAACAGAGTGGTTTCACGCTGAGGTGTTGCCTGAACTATTGAATTTTGCCACCAGAGAAGCTACGTTGGTCGGTGGAACATTTGTCAAACTTGAAGGCAAAATTGCCAATCCAATGCGACCAACCGTGCCGAAAAAGGTTGCACCACCGTTTGAGCCAACTGTCCCGAACTTTGTTGCATTATGCGAACAACACAAGTTGGAGCCAATGTGCGCCATCGCGAGCGAAACTGATGTCATCGTCAGCTTTCATCCGCTAACTTGTTCTAAAACTGGTGTTAGCACGATGTTGCACGATGTTGTGAGTGCAGGGGCTTGGTGTCCGTCGAAATACTGTGGTCACAACACTTGCACTGCAACGTTCGATACAAATGACAACACTTTGTCGATTCATATCAGACTAGAATACAGTTCTGAACTTTTTGTAATAGAATTTCTGACATGGTGTCAGACACGTTGCCACACACTTTTCGGAGAATGCTATGAACCTTGAAGACATTGTTACTCATTTGGACATGAGTCACACAAATAGGGCATTCGTGCATGATATCGGTGATGTGATACAAGCAATTGGCATCACACCCAATCATTGCAAATTGCTGCGAGTAGAACTCGAACAAAAACTGAAGAAGTTTTGGGTGACCACACCAAAATTCAGAAATGGAACACATTATGGGATCGGTATGTATGTGTTTGAAGGCAATCCCGTGTTGATGGGGAATCGCACATCCCCAAACTCATGTGAGCATATAACAGTGTTAGACTGCGCAGTGTTAGACCGTCTGCGAAAGTATGTTCTAGAGCACATGGAACTGGAAGACGAAACGGCCTCCTGGTCAGAAGATGTTTCATCTGGCAATGATTTGCATCTAGACTATTCGCCCGTGGTCTCAGCAGCGGTAAAACGTATGAGCGATGGCAACAAACGGTTTATTGCGCTGCCTTGCCCCCACACGCATGCTGACATCATGGCCAAAGTGGAAGCATGGGGACTCCCAGCGCTTGTCGCTTACGAACATGGCTATGTGCTGGCGAATGGGAAATATGCAAGCCCATCTGTGGCAACAATATGTGCCAAGAAACACAATCAAACACTCAATCCCGCAACTTTTTTCAAGGAGTAAAATGTGAACATCGATCAAGTCGCAGCAGCCCTTACTTTTGTCCCAATCACCAAACGACCATTGGTGTACACGTTGGCGCAATCTGGTGCATACACGTACCGAATTGTGGCGACAGAAGAAGTCATCCACACCTTCACATCGGACGGCTTGGAGACCACCAATACAGCCAATGTCGGGGACTATATCTTCAGCGGACACAGTGGTGAACAGTATGTGTTGACGCCGCAGAAAGTGGCTAAAAATTACACTCCAACATCCGACACCACTATGATCCCAGAACAATCCCCGCGTTTGGTGGCCCAATATCATGGGCAGGAATTCAGTTTCATCGCATCTTTTGGCCAACCAATGCCCCTAAAAGACAGCGACTTTCTGGTCAAAGACGGCGATCAAGGTTATTATCGAATTGCCCGAAAAGAGTTCTTGCAAACTTACAACTGGCAGTAACATTTTTATCACCACTCAACGAAAGCCACTTATGCCTACTGATAACACTTCATTTGCCGCGATGTTTGAATCCTTGTTCAATGCCGTAGAAAAAACTCGTGAATTTCACAGCGCAGCATACGAAGGCGATAATCTCCAGTTGGCAAGATACCGGAAGAAAGACGCAATAGCAGAGTGAATGCCTACGTTGCCCAACAAGTCGCCATTCAACTGGCCCAACACATTACCCCAACAATCGGAGAATAATCATGGCATACATGGACATGGCACGTAAAACACACATTGCAAAACAGTTGTCTGACACATTGTTGCAAAAATGGGATGTATCGTATTCCCTGCGGATTGTTGATGCCAGTACGCTGGTGATGACTATCGTGGAATCTGAATGCCCGTTTATCGAAAATTTCCACGACGATCTGATGCACCCGTTTACCGCGTCGGCCATCAAACGATATGCTCAGGTCAACGTGAACAATAAATGGTATCGCAAACATTTTACTGGTGAATGCCTCGAAATGTTAGATGACATTCAATGGTGCTTGAATAATGGAAATGGTGATCCATCAACTGATAACGGATGGTTTGTTCAAATTGACATTGGCACGGCTGAAGTCCCGTATCGCCACAATAAGACTAAGGCGGTTAACGCTTGCCGCGATTTGATTGCCCAATTCAACATCCTACCCTGCGAGATTTGACATGTTGTACAAATTTATTGGTGTGTCATCAAAAGACGGCAACTTGAGCCTACGTGTCACTAATGACGTAGAAAATTCACATTGCCTGTTGATCAAAGGTGGGGCAGAATTTGCAAAATACTATGAGCTTCCAGAATACAGCACACGCCAAGCAGCAATCAAAATAGCCATCCAAGCGGGCGCCTTATCGGAATTTCACAACTTCTTAAAAACAAAGCTGGATAAACCAGAGGCTGTCCCATCACACGCCATTGTGGCCAACAGTGTGTATTACACGTTTTCCCCACAAGAGTGCCAAGCGGCGTTGATTCGGCGTGGCGAACAAGTTGTTGGTGATGTTGAGCTAACGGGCATCACCACGCCGTTACACGCTTTGTGTCTGTTGGATGCCCGTTTTCCAAACAACGTGGTGGTTCAAACTGAACTAAACAATGAGTTGCAACGTTGTATACACCGAAAAACCCAACGTGAGGAACAAATCGCAACCATCAAGCTCAAAGAAAAACTAGCACGCCTAAGTGCATCAGAAATTTTGGAATTGATGAAGTGAAAGAAAACGTCGTATTGTCTGGTGAAGTAATCGAGGTGATGCGTGATGCAAAATTCAGGATAAAATTACACAATAATTCCACCATTTTGGCGCACCTTGGTGGCAAACTGAGGAAGCACAATATCAAAATCTTGCTAGGGGATTTGGTGGATGTGGAGTTGTCCGTCTATGATTTAACCAAGGGTAGGATCATCAGACGTTCATGAAAAAAGCGGCCTAGGCCGCTTTTTTCAATTTGTGGAGTCAATTTTCGTCAACACCAATCTGCCACTTGCGTCAATGCCAAACGATATTTGGTCTTCATATTTCCAACCCACTTCACTGAGTAGTCCCTCTGGCAGGGGAATCAATAAATCCCCTGTTGTTTCGTCAGTTTGAACAATAACGTGATAGCTCTTAGAGTGAAGCATGTATTTCTTTCATGTAATCGTTGAATTTGGCAATTCTATCTGGCAATCCAACAAGTTTTGAGTTTATTGGATATGTGACTTGAGCAGTGTTCTTGAAGTTTGTAACTTTCGGTGCAACCCTGGTTTTCCAATACCACACCGATACTTCCGCCGCAACTTTTAGATCAGTCAATAATTCTGGGGTGGTTGTTAATGGAATCCCCAGTGCTTTCTCGGCCCGAGCATAATTATCTTTGCCCGTTACTTGTAAAAACCCACGTCCATTAAATTTAACTCCATCGCCTGGTTTAGTGTTTCCTAAGATTTTGGCTAATTTTGGGTTGTGATGAGGCTCATAACGGTTGAACCACTTTGTACCACCACGTTCCACCAAATCTTTGAATCCACCGGTTTCATGGGCGCATTGTGCCATGAATTGCGCTAGTTCAACCCCGTTGATGCCAGCCTGTATTGCGGTCTGCTTTAAGATGACTTCAGGCGTAGCACCCTTGGTATCAACCGTGTGTTTAGCGTGGCTCACAGCCTGTTTTGGAGGCTTGGTGACGCTAGTCTGGGACGGTGATAGAGCCAATGCAGCGGATGTGCCTATGCCCGCCAAAGTTGACTTCCATCCCTCTTCCAAATCTGTTATTTCATGTAGACGCATGTCATATTTACCTCTCTCTATAAATACCCTGGTATGGCAATTGATTTCAAAACAGTGATGGCAAAAATAAAGAGCACGTTGGAGTTATTCAACGTGCTCTACTATGCTTTTAAGTTGTTGGAACTGATTTCAATTGCTATGCTGTTGGCATTCCGGTTGATAGAACGGTTGTTGTCGCATGTGGTCTAAAGTGTCACTACCAGGGGGGAGAAATCCCTAGCGCCTAATGTGGCATAACCGCGTGGGTTGTTGATGATTCTCGTGTCACCGATGTGATAATCCACACAATTGTGCATGTGACCGTGATGCAGCAATTTGATTTGCGGGTTGTCTAAAATCAATTCTGACAAATCTGTCCAATATGCCGCGCCAACGTTTGAACACCGATATCGCTCACTTGCTGACACATTGCTAGGCGCATGATGAGTTAACAAGATACACTTGTCATGATCCATCTGTGTTTTTAACCATGTAACATTTTTACGGTAAATCGCGGAAGTCGCCCTTGGTGTCAGTTTTTGTCCATTGTGGTGAATTTGCTGATAATCAGCGATAGTCGCAACACAATCCACCTGCACTAGCGGCCCACGGGACTCGATATCCGACCACAACGTGGTTCCAACGATTTTGGTGTCTCCAAATACAACCGATGAATTGTCTAAGATGTGAAGATTTTGATAGGGCAATTTGTCTCGCAAGGTCTGGACTCCCGTGGACAAATCATCGCCGTAAAACTCGTGATTCCCAGGGACATAACACACTGCTTCAAACTGGTGGCAAACTGTGTCAAAAAAGTCTAGAAATCGTGCTCCAAGATCGGTGTTGAATCCACTAGCGACACATATATCCCCGGCAAGTAATAGCACATCGGCCCCTGCGTTTTTGATCGCATATGGAGCGAATTCAAGGTGCAAATCACTGTGTAGTTGAAATTTCATGATGCCCCTTTTAGTACAAATGCAATACATTCATCCTCACTGTCTCTGATGAGGTCGAAATGTTGTTCGCACACTCGCAGCCCGTGAATAAAATACTGTTTGGGAATACCAATCACCTTGAACTGGTCGGTCTGTTGCAAGTCATTCAACTCGATCGCCGAACCATTCCGGTTATGTAGCAACCCGTTGTTGTCAACGTGGAACTTATTCCTGGTTTTCAAATAGGTGACTGTTACTCCACCACACAGCCATCTACTGATGGTCATTGCTTAGTGTCCCTTAAATAAAGTTTTGGAGAAAAGTGTATGTCAATTTTGGGAATAAGTGAAGTGGCCGAATTGGCCAGCAAAACAATCGACAGGGTGTGGCCAGATAAGACCGAAGCTGAAAAACAACAGTTGGCAGCGATGGTTCAAATGGTGACTTCACAATTCGAGGTCAACAAGACTGAGGCCGCTAGTCCAGATCGTTTCGTATCAGGCTGGCGGCCATTTATTGGGTGGGTGTGTGGGGCAGCATGGGCATACACATTTTTACTCTACCCGTTGCTAACATGGGCCTGCGCGGCGTTTGCTCCACACATTGTGCCACCAATTCTAGGCAATAATCAAATGCTCAATGAGTTATTGATCGGAATGTTAGGACTAGGTGGGCTGCGCACGTTTGAAAAAATCAAGAAGGCCGATTGAGCTTATTTTTTACCAATTCTGCTGCCACTTTGCCATCATATCGACCAGCATAGTTTGCCTTCAAATACCCCATAATTTGCCCAGTGGTTCCAGATCGTGTCTCGATGATGCCAGTTAGCTCATGGGTGGTCAACGGTGCTGGCATGAATTTTCGGTAGATTTCACGTTCTTGCGCCAACGTGGTCAACAACGTGGGGTCACTCGTTTTAGACATTGTGAACTCCACGTTGTCAATGAACTTTTTGGTTAACCGAATGACCTCATCGTCACTGGTTTCTCGGTTATCGGCATTTTTGCCGATAACAATCGCTTCGCCCAACAATGTGGTCAAGGCCGAGGTGGCCAATTGGTTACGTTCAATGCGCGCAGCAACTTGTGCTGCCTTGATTTCAGTCATTAATGACATAGATTCCCCTTGTTAACTATAACGCATTACAAAAGCCGCATAACCAGCTTCGCTATCAAAAATTATACGATCATCACCCGCCCAGTTGATCCATCTAGCATCATATTGCAACAAATCTAATAGAATATACTCTCCGAATGTGATGTATCGCTGAGACGCCAATAAAGAACGGTCATCCCGTGAGTAGTCGTTACACGCCTGAAGTATCCAGGTGCGTGTGGTGTTGTTATCTGATATTCGGCAAACCATGTTCTACAGAAACCGTAAACAGAATGCAACATAACCCTGTTGGGTCAAGAAAGTCACATCGCCGACAACGCCAACACGGCAGGAAATGTCATTCACGATGTCGCACTGACGCAGGAACTCGTCGAATGTCGTATCTCGGCTATCACCTATGATTAGTTCATACCAATTGTCAAAAATCGGTGCTTCGATAGCAAACCATTCATCGGTGCCATATAACACTTTTTAAACATTGTTATGACCACCTTAAACAAAACGCTAAGTAGCCAGATTCGGCCATAAAAATGATTTCAAGCCCGTCCGTTCCGAATGCTTGTGCGGTCGCAGAGTATTGCTCCAAGTCCAACAAAAGCATTAGAACGAATTGCCTCCCGCGAAGCCGTTTCCGCAGGTGAAAGTTCATCCATTTTCCCATAGCGGTGTCATCATTGTTCAGCAGATATGAATAGATTAACTCACTTTTCCAATAATCGGCACTCATGACCACCTCATCATAAAAGCTGTGTGACCTGATTCAGATCTGAATACTATTCGATCGTACAAAGCGTGTCTTTCGAGCGATTCAATCAAATAAGCGTCATATTGCAGCAAATCATTGGAGGCATGGTGTTGAAACTCAGTAACGCCGACTGGCTTGAGATCGTTGGAAAAAATTATATGATCCATCCACGTATAAAGGCATGTCCACGTTCCAGGCCAAACATCATCCGCATCTTGTCCCATTTCTGTATAAATCATGGTGACCACCTTAGACAAAACGCGACATAACCAGCTTCACTGTTAAACTTTATGTAATCGAATCTTCCACCGCCCGTTGACGACCAGTTGAGTTCAGCGTCATATTGTCTCAAATTTTGTATCGCGTCTAACCGCCAAGCCCAATGCCAGCACCCAAATCTAATAGATTCGCCCACGTAATCAGTCCAATCTGTTGGAACATCTTGTTGGAAAACTTTTTTTTCATATGTCATGTCAAATGTCTAAGTAAAAATGCAGTATAACCTGGCTCGGTGTTGAATGTGATGGATTCAATGAGGTAATTTGAGGCCGCCTCCGTTCCAGGCACCGTTAAAACCATAGTAGCGTCATATTGAAGCAAATCTTCAGACAAAGCATTCACCACCTTCTGGAAACCAGAATCCCATCGATGATACGCACCAAATGGCAGTAAGTCTGGCGTGGAATTTCTAACAAATTTCATCCAGTTGTTAATATCGGCATCATCAGCTCGTGCCTGTTCAGTGTATACAATGTATGGAAATATCATATTACTTACCCGTAAGTTTACCCGTGAGTTAAAATAAACGCAGTAAACCCATCTTGGTTGTCAAACTGGATATACTCCCAAAACTCCCCATACCGCGTAGGAAGAATATGTCCACAATACTGTTGTAACACGGCGTTCGCATGTGCCAGCATTCTGGTCAGAACTTCATCAGTATCAGCTTCACACGCATCAAGCAACACGTCCAATTCATCGTCGGACAATATTGGAAACACTGGTATGTCAACATACACAGAAACGATTGTAGGGTCAATTCCCTGTTCATACCTGCTGAGTAAAATTGTCATTAACCGTTCCCCAACGGCCGTATATCATTGGCGACAATCGATTGGTGCATCCAGTGTTCGCCAGTTTGTACGTGACCTTTTCTCACATATTTGCAGACATGAGTGGGAAATTCGCTCATAGAAAATGAGTCAGCAACTCTGATGACAAACCCTTCACTCACGGTGAAATCCATCTTGGAAGCAATTTTGGCAACACGGGTGCTGGTCAGTATTCCTTCAAACAACACCGGGACAGGTTGGATGCCAAGTAAATCGAACCATTCTAAACTGTCATCCCAAGATAAACACAAATCTCCATCCCACACACCAAACCCATAAAAATAACTTTGCAGTTCATGGTAATGTATGGAATGCTTGGCATACAGATTTTCACCACAAATACGAATATTGACCGGAATATCATGTGCAATACTTGCGTGAAACCGTTTTAGCCAATTTCTGGATTCATGATGTTTGGAATCGATGCTCCTGGCATGGTAATGATCCCGGTATAGGCTAGAGTTTTCTCCATCCATCTTCTCAGTGATCACACATCGTTTCCCCAACATGTGCTCCATAGTGGAGATTACTTTGTCATCACTTTGCACACCAGGAGACAACGGGTGATGATACGTTCTTGGATATTTTACATACATATTAGAAAAACCTCACACAAAAGGCCACATAACCTGATTCGGTGTGAAAGTGGAGATCACCGAAAATTTGAATATCATCGATGTCTATGCTTTCACAATCATACAAGGGAAGCACTTTGCGCATTTCATCCCATGGGATGAAATGCGTATGTATCGTGTCAGACAAGGCGTTGAAACATGTTTCAACGCCTTGTAAACAGGTGGCGTCAATATGTCATTGTCCATGCCAAGAATCCTTCGTGTATTGCAAATGTAATGAAACAGTAATAAGTATCGTCATTATGTGCATGCACAGTTAAATCATAATTTTTAAAATGTTCACTAACACTGTTCTGCCATTTTGAATACTTTTCGTATCCATTGGCGTCCAATTCGTAATCACCATATCCATATACACGGCGATATGCACAGGTCAAGTCGGCCAATTCGCCGAGAAACCTTTCCGAATCCATGTAGATCACAGTGGCATCATCAGGCAGCACAACGTTCAGTTCTGAACGAATCCACTTATGCCTGAACACAAAGAATTTATCCACCATCACGACCACCTGAGTAAAAATGCAATATGATCTTCATCGGAGTTGAAATATACGTCACCAAGATAGCGCCTACCGTTTAACACAGTGTAGGCATCATAGTTTTCCAAATCTTGCCTGAAATATTCAACTAATTCGAGATCGGACACACCAGAACAAATGGGGAGTGTGGAACATACTGAGCTGAAATATCGCCCCACCACACTCAGTGTGTAATCATGATCCGGCATTTTCTCAACAATCATCGTATCCCCACCCCAATGTATTAATCAACATAGATTTCACCCTGATATTAGGCTGGCGCACAGCATGGGCATCAATGAACCCCATCATGACACCAACTTCAGCAACTGCACCTGACCCACACAGTCCTGCAACACAATGTACCACAACATCCACCTCATCGTTTAAAGCAGTTGTCAAAACGCTGGCGATTTGTTCAGCCTGTTCTAGAGTGAATCCGCCACGTTCATAATCATGATCCATAAACCGGAATTGATACACTTTTCCCCACCCGTGTCAAACACCGGCACAGGAAAGTTGGCTCCAATATCGGCAATTTGAATGAGAACACTGCCAGGGTTTTGCAAGTGTGCGCCAATCAAAATCGCACGTAACGACACGTTTTGTATAAACGGCATGGTATTAATTGTAAGTCATGGTGAAAGCAACATATCCAGCCATTGTGTTAAACCGGATTGCACTGGAGCGGTAACCAAGTGGGGCACTCACAACAGCATCAGTCCAGTGGCAAACCCATTGACCACCATCGGCATAAACTACTTCTGCGTCATATTTCAGCAAAATATAATCGAAATACACATGAAGGAGCGACATCGACATAGTTTCAACCGAATCATTTTCCCAATTCACTTGGGATAAAAAGTTATCAACACAATTCCCGTCATCCCACTCGACGATTTTGTACATCACCCGAACCTCATCATGAATGCAATATACCCGTCTTCGGTATCAAATTCGATGTTTTTCCAACCAATGACAACACCATCAAGATAGTGTAAGTTCATTTTAGCGGAATATTGTTCCAAATCGTTATTGCACCTTGTAGTCCAATCCAGTAGGCACTCGGCTGGTGGTTCTGCGATGGCAATGAAATCAAACCAACGATCCATAACTGCCCGTACCGAGGCACCCCATTCATAGGGATCACCATCTCCAAGGGTAGTGTAATCCATAAGGTTTACTCGGCCTCCCCAACTGATTCCAACCATTCTTGCACTGATCCATACAAGGCAATAAGTGCGATTAAGTCGGTGTCAAATACCAGAACCGATCCCCCATCAATGAAGTAAGGTGATTTGGCATGATTCCGTAGCCCCATAAGCAATTGCGATGTAGAAAACGAATTGCCATTGATAGCTTTCAATGTGCCTGGATTCCCGTATTCACGCATTGCTGCAAGGCCGATGGCGGACAACCTTAAACAATCACTTGAGGGAGAAGTGATCCAGAAATGACGGAAACAATGTTCATAAGACATGGGGTTAGCCATATGACTCATGATTTCTTGCGTGAATTTTTGTTTAAGTGACATGACAGTCCTTGTGATGGATGATGATTAGTCGCTAGCGCGACAGAAGACTTCAAATTCACTTCATGGCTTACGCCACTCATGAATTATCGTCTTCATTGGAAGTACCTGAAAAGTTTAGCATAAATCTTAGAACATAGACTCACACAATGAGAGTCACTGATGAACTACAGGACTGACTACCATGTGACACACATATTCTTAGGAAACATAGGTGAATAGATATACAAAATGTACATCAAAGGAAATGAACATAGCCACACAAGGTGGCTCACATTCTTGAGGTTTCCGTTTGGCGACCGTGGCGGAGAATTTACGGTGGAGGATTGTCTATGTCTCACCAACTATTACTAGAATTCTTGATCTCATCGCTGTTTGAATATCATACTCACCACCACGGCACCCGTATGACCAGCCTGCGCCCTCTATCACTATTACCATGACGCAGCAGACGCACAGTACCAATTGTTGTCATACTGTGCTCTTTAAGTCCAATTACTTGGATCAAACCGTTGCGACAAGTGAAACACCAAGCTCACGATGGGTGAGTGGGTTTAAGGCATCCTTCCAGCAGAAGGGTAGTCACTTGAAGTGCAGGGTGTCTGAATCCTGCTTCTACCGTCACATACACGTAGAGGACGGGTTGTAGGCCACCATTTCAACGTAAGGGCAGAGTTATTGCTAACGACGTTCTAAGACAACTGATAGACTGGATAAGAACGCTAAACATCAGGGTTCTCTCAATCATGGAGCTGATTAGAACATAGCTGACCATTTTTGTCAACAATGTGCTCAGACACTGTTTCCCACGTTTCTACATCGTGTTCGATCCACCAGGCAGTTCCATATTGGTTGTGATGATCTGGCAGCTTGTGAACGACGTTCCCCTCAATTTTGAGGGGAACGGTTCTACCCACTTTTCTAGCCCATTCTTGTGCAGCAAGATGCGAAGTAAACCCTCGCACGGGTGTGATAATTCGGCCACTAGATCGATACCGATCCAGCTTCTTTGGAGTGGTGGCATGGTAGAGAATCACGGTTGTGTCCTTTGGTGATGCAAACATAGCAACAGACTGACCGCCCACCTTGGTGATGCCCGAGTCAATCATGGGGACAAACTAAATATCAGTATGAAGCAAACTTTAACTGAACTAAAAATGTCCCCCGGCGTTTTTAACAAATTTCTAAATTCACCTTTGGCCACCGGCATACGCATGGGGTTTGAGGCGGAAGTGGTGTTTTCAGCGGGCAGTGAAGACTACGAATTTGAGCAAATGGAAATGGACGATCCTGGGGTGCCGCATACCATACGAGAAGTAATATCATTTTTCCAACAGTCGTACGACTTTTCTGGTGGAGATCGTCGTGAATTGTCGGAAAGAATGAATCATGATTATTATGCGTGGTTAGATTCGCTTGATGATACCGACGACGATCTCGCGGAACGAAGTGAATGTGAATCGTCTTGGTTGAGGGGCGAATTCCGTAGTATGTCTGAGATAGCAGAATGTTACGATTTAAATGAGTTTTGGCCGCACGATAGTGGGGATGCGGATGCTACGCATTTCACTGGCAAATTTGATCCACACTATGTCAAACACATGGCAGGACAATTTGCATTTCAAATGGCCATTCCATCTATTGTGTCATCGAATCACGGTGGCTCCAGACCCGATAACACATTTGTGTTTGAACCGGATTCGTCAATAACGCCTGAGAACCCTGGGGATTGCGCAGTGGAAATCGTGTCTCCACCGATGCCAATCAATGATGCGATTAAATTTGTTCCGAAGTTTTTCGATTGGCTGCATGATAATAATGCTTACACTAACAAATCGACTGGATTTCACGTTGGTGTCAGTTTGCCACACGTTGGTGGAAAAGTTGATTATTCCAAATTAGCAGTGTTCCTTGGTGATGAATATGTTTTGGAACAATTTGGTCGGTTACAAAATACCATGTGTGCCTCGGCGTTGAAATTCGTTACTAACCGACACGTCAGTGACGTTTCATCCTTTGCGAGGATTGTGGACAAACTGCGGGAAAGTTTACAAAACGGTGCTCGCCATATTATAGAAAGCAATTTGTCAAGATATACCTCGATCAATATGAAGCCAGATTACATAGAATTTAGAAGCGCTGGTGGAGATTATTTGAGTAAAGGCGTTGATCAGATTATTAACACCATGCTTCGATATGCTTATGCAATGTCTATTGCATCAAGGCCAGATTTTGCTAAAGAACTGTATGCCAAAAAATTATTCAAACTGTTCAGGCTACCTGATGATAATTTAGCGGCCATAGCTGAAATTTTATCGCAGCTCGTCCCGACTAGCTCATACCGCCCACCATTACTCAAGCGTCTACTAAAAGATATCAATCAATCCCGAGACAATTCAACAAACAATGGCAAATTTGAAGTGGTTGCCCCGAATGGGAAGCGTGTAATCATCGCTGCTAACACCGATTACGCCGCGAAACAAAAGGCCAAGTCGTATTCCCCAGATTTCAATTACCCGCCCTACATGGTGAAAGCCATTTTGCGCTCAGATGAGCCAGACGTTGATTTAACTGTGATTTAATATAATGAACCCAACATAAGAAAAAAGCGGCCTAGGCCGCTTTTTTCAGTATTGCTCACAGTGCGACTGAACTTCGGGTGGTGAAGCCGATTTTCTGCACATGTTTGCTAGCTCGCATGGGGGGATCGCTTTATTGACCCCGTTGAATCCATCCGTGTTATCAAAAAACAACTTCACCAGTCTGGTTTGTTCCGGGGACTCCAAATGTTTGAATTCAATTTTTTCATCAATTCGCCCAGGGCGCAAAAACGCTGGGTCTAAACTGTCCAGCACATTGGTGGTGAAAACGAACATGCGATTTTGTGGAGTCAACACACCGTCAAACGAGTTCAAGATTTCAGATAAGGTGATGGCCCCAAATTCTGAAACATCTTTGGTTGTAGGTGTATTATCCACCGGGTTTGGTGCATCTTTTAGCGAACCACGCTGACCAACCCCGACTCCGACGCAATCAACGTCTTCCACCAATATGACTGACCCCGGATTGGTCATCCACAGAGCCGACAACAGTTGTTCTTGACTGCCAAAATTCCCAAGGTTTACGATGTATAGTGATTGGTTGAGGTACTTAGCAAACGCCATTGCAGCAGACGTTTTCCCCGTCCCCCATTTCCCGTGAAATATGTAAGATCGACGATATGGAGTGCCTGTTTTTTCAAACTGGGATTTTGATACGATGAATTTATCTGCATCCGCCATCAAGTAGTCGATCACTCCTGGGGGCTGCACAATGGAATCAAATGTGCGGGTAATTTGTTCCCCAGCTTGTCTCCAACCCTTTTCTTGATATAAGTACACGTTGGCCAAACTGGTTTTCGGAATCATATCCTCAAGATCGCGCACAATTTTCAAGGCATTGTGTCTGGAAGTGGTCAATGCAGTGAGGGTCACTTCAACCAACGGCGCATTTCCTTGTAGTACAGTTTGTTGTTTATGATAAATGTACCATGTTTGTTCATATTTGAATAAAGTTTTCCCATACCCGGCAGAAATGTGTATTGTTGTGTCAGTGTTTTTTCGGTGATTGTTGTATGCAGTGGAGAATGCCCATGTATTCACTGAGGTTGATGCGTTCTCGATACATATGTTTTTGAAATGTTCAGTTACTTTAAGTTCAGATAACCGCTGCTGTAACAACCAATACGCTTCAGTGCGGTGGTCTAATTTGATACTGACAAATATGTAACTGGTCAGAAAATTCCAAATTGCGGATGGTACTTGTTTGAAATATACAATCAGAACCCCAAATAATGAAGTTATTAGCATCATCAACAATGGGTTCTTCAGTAATGCGTCTTTTGCCCACAATGGCAGCAAATCGTAATTCATCTTGGATCACTTTCTTGGTCGTAGTAATGAACCATGTCTTCAGCGTATACCCAACATGGGGAGCATTGTGATGTGCCAGTGATTACTATTCGATACGCCGGGCGTTCACCTGGATTATCATCAATCGCGTCAATGATCCACGTGCCAGCTATGGCTTTTACCATCCGCTGTGGGTCGAGCATATCCATGATCCAGCTCGTCTCGGATGCACTTATTGTTTGTGTAAGTTTTACCAAATCGCCCTCAGAAAACCCGCGCAAAAAACTCACGATAGCGTCATGTTCGTCCATTATTCCCCCATGATGTGGTTAACGTGGATAGCAATGTGCTTTTGAAATGAACGTAGGTAGATGGGCAACAGACGTTGCCAGCACCAGTTCCTCACCTTCGCCCTTATGATTCACCAACTGGGCAACCAAATCCCCTGCCTTGCAAAGTGGGGTGAAATTGTCCCAAAGTTCTTCTACAGCACTGTCCAGCGCCCATGCTGGCAAATGGGTGTGGGTCGAGCGAAGGTTTTGCTCAAGCTGGATCAAAACATTGTGATTAACTTCGTACACTTCGTTGGCATCACATTGACGAACTTCGGCAACCCAACGGCCTGCATACATTTTTTCTGCGGCATCAATTTTGGCTTCATTGGTGAACATTTGCTGTGCTCCGTGTTGAACAGTGAATGCAGTGTACGACATTCGTTATCAGGAACGCGAATTCCTGACCACAACGTGTGGGTATAACAAAAAAGCCGCTCTAGAGCGGCTTTTTTGTTAAGGTTGTTTGCCCCATGTTCCTGCGGAAACGACTACATCAATCGTTTCTTCAGTGCGCGACGCCAGCAGCTTCGCAATTTCATCTCGCAATGCTTTTGCGTCATTCATGGGCATCAACAATTCTCTGGCATTTTTATGTTCACTCTTCGCCACAATGTCTACAAACTTTTTAAACTGTGGGAGCAAGATGCGCCTCCCGTTCAGAACAAAATGGCCCCACAAATTGGTTACGCGAAAGCAATACGTGCCTAGGGTGTTCTTCTACGACCCACTCACCTCGTTTCTTAAACTTGTACCAACCAACAGCGTGAAGCGCCTTGCTGTTGTCAGATTTCTTGAACAACGTTAGTCCAAGTTTGACGTCATGTAACGTTTGAGGTTGAGGTGCAGGTGGGTCTTCAAACTTGAAGTTTAAATTGGTTAACGAATGATGAACAGTAGTTGACTTACCAATTGTTACTTCATAGTGCCCATTGATGAGATTAATCTGGCCTATTTTCTTGTCATCGAAAATAAGCCAAGTTTGTGGAGACAGTTTTTTAGCAATCATGCCCGCATTGTAACATCAATTTTGATGCCACCCTGGCACGTTTAGTCGAACCAATGTTCTTGCACAATCTGCGACCACGGGAATCGACTCATGGAGTAACCCAACGTTTCCCGCATACGCGGTGGGTGCATTGAGAGCAATTTTGGACATCCCGGCGACATTAATGTGGGAGCAATCACCGCCGTCCCCGATGACCCCATCCCATTCTCCAACATACGCTACCGCGCCAGGCACATTACTCGCCAAAATGATCCCTTCTGGTGCGATCAAGTCTGCGGTATTCCACCCATTCTTCCAATACCCGTTTTGCCCAACGTGTCCGCCACGGTGGCCGCCAAGCTGTTCAACCCAATACCCATCAATGTGCACACCGGGGCGGCGATGTGGGTTACCAGCTTTCACCTTACCTTGATCGATCATGAGATAGATGTCACCTGGCGCATCAACGTCCTCCAACATTGCGTCCACGGTGGGTTGCCAACGTTGCAGACAATGTGGCAATCCAGCTTTCTTGGAAAACTTTTTCTCATGTAAACCTTTTCCCCAGTGAACTCAGGGAATGGCACGTGTCCGCCAATTTGGAGCTTACTTTGATACGTTTTCGTTCCTTTAATGGTTTGTAATGGTAGTAAGTGCTGAATACTCTTGGATGAATACGTAACATTTTTCCATTGCACGGTTGATAAAAAATGTCATAACGGTGTTTTGACCGTCGAATGTAACATCCACCCCATATTTGTTCAGCAATTGTTGGGCAAAATGTTTACCACCGTTGAACTTGTTGTCGTCCAACGTAGCAACAAAATTGGTGCAGGCTGATTCCAACTGTTGTGGGACATGTGTGACACGTTTCCCAACAGTTTTCCCAACAATGTGCCCGGTTTGTGACACCTTGATTGTTACGGTGGACATACTAATTGCCTCTCAAACAAGCAGCATAAAATTGGTGGTCAGTTTCGACCGAACACCAACACTCGTCATGTACGCCACCAATTCCTTGGCTTTATCGATGTCATCAATTGTGATGCTGTCATATACAGAACTGTCATCGTTCAAAGTGGCGACCAAATTAGTGGTGCGGGTGGAGAGATCAAAAGTTGCAGTCATGTTTTTTCCAAAGTGGCTGAATCGATGAATGCAGTGTAACACCACCCATGCAAAAATTGATATTCCCACACATTTCACTCAACTTTAAGGTGACCCTTGTACGGTGAAGTCATCCACGTGACATATTCGTTTGGGCTTTCTTTCAAACGGTTGAGTTCAAATTTCCCGCAAAATTTGAGAAAGTGCCATCCAATCTGGGGTTTTGCGGTGACGTTCAATTCTGCGCGAATCGCGGCATCCACTGCTTCTTTGATCTCAACTGGCTGTGCGGTCAAATCGATGAGTCGAACATTGCGTTCATACTCGTCCAACACCCGTTTTTCAACATTGTTGTGATCTTTCCAGGTATTTTGCATAAACGCATTCCAGATATAACCTTTTCGAGTGATATCGGCATATGCTTCCATGATTCCCGCTTTGCTTTTTGATCCTTTGGTTCTCACCCCTGGATAGGCAGAAAACACGTTATCGGACTTATCACCTCGCACACACTTTTCAAACAAGATGAACTTAGGGTCATCCACCGTTTTTTGTAACCCGGTTTTATTATCTTTGATCGGCTTGTAGCGATCATCAAAGACTCCATTCACTGTGAATAATTCACCAGTTACTCCGTTATATCTCTTGATTTTATCGGTGAGTAATTGATCGTAATCAGTATCTGCACTGTTAATAATGATTTCATCATTTGGGTGAAGATAAACAAACCGTGCAATAACATCGTCTGCTTCAGCGTTGGGGCACTTGATGCAGCTCACGTTAGTCTTGGTAGTCAAGAATTCCACCAGTGAGTCATACGCCGCATAAAACATCGTGTCTTCTTCAACTTCTGCGGGAGTCCTGAGCGCACGCTGTTCAGCACGATTGGCTTTATACGCTGGATAAACAGCTTTTCGCCAACTATGGCCCTCTAATGCAAAAACTGCATGGTCAATTTTGAACATTTTTGCCACAGCGTTACTAGACATTAAAGTAGTTTGAAGCGCTAGTCCAGTTTTCTCCCACGCTGTATCACCACGTTTGGCAATGTGCTTGGCACGAGAAAAAATGTTCATCGTGTCATTCAAAAGGTATTTCAAGAATGTTCCGTGTAGTTTGGGTTGATATTGTTGGCAGTAGGTTGGCGACCACGATTTTTCGGATCGGCCAAATACTGTTCATATACTTCTTTGGCGCAATTTTGACTAACGGCCACATGCCATCGGTCGATCATGTCCGCATCGGTATCGGTTGGCTTGAATTGATACCCGGAACGAATTAGACGAACGATGAATAAATCATTCCAGATATAGGTGTATTCACCACTGGTAACATCTTGGTTGTCAGGCGTCAAGTCAACGATTTTCACATAATCTTCGCCACGAGCGGTAAATTCATCTCGCTCTTTCTCATATAGAGCAAGTATTTGCTCCCGAGTGGTTTTCTTGTTAAACAAACGTTTAACGGCTTGAAATATGCTCATTTAACTCCTTTTGATAAAAAATGTGGGAAACGGTGTGTGCAAGTTTGCCAAAAGTGGCAAACACCGCTGGGATGATGAGTAATTGAACCAGGGTGGGAATATCCGCCTCGGACAATAGCTCACATGAAATAATGATCGACAATGCGCAAAATAGTACATTGACCACTAACTCAAACACGAAAAGTTTTGTATGCAGCATAATACGCCAAAAGGACTAAAACAATGGTGGCTAAAACTTTGGAGCCAGTGACCCAAAAAAATAGGTGTGCTACTGGAACAACAAATATGGCCAACATGACAACAATTTGAATAAACACTCTCATAAACGTTACCTCGCATTTTTCAACAGTTTAACTGCATCGGGGCAATTTGTCACTTCAGTGCAAATTTGATCCCACCATGCCACCTCAATTGGCGCCACTTGCCCGAACCATTGGCCAGTTTTTCCTCCTCTGTTCTTGATAACCGAGACCATTTCCCCCATCTTTCTAACAGCGATATCAGAGTTTTGAATCGGGGCAATGTAGACATACTCGTTTGGCCTGGTGGTGTGTAATTTTACTACCACTAGGCTGCCATTGGTGGGTCTCACCATGAAATACCATGTAACCAAACTCACGTAACTCTTCCAACATGGTGCGCTAAAATATACGACGATAGCCCACTATAAAACTGACCAGTTTGCATGATACTGTCAGAATGAACCAAGATCGTGTCTCCACGGTATTCTAACCGATATGGGAAATTGTGGTGACCGGTTCCGTCTTTTGTCGTAAATGTTACCGAGTCAAAATGTGAGTTCAAACTGTTGCACAGTTCTTCCAAATCGGCATCAGTACAATGTCCAGCCATTTTGGCGTTAACCAATCGCGTACACGACGACGACACTAGAAATGCCCGTGCTTGTGTTTGGGGATATTCTGACAGAGTGATGAGATACATTGGATCACCTGGCTGATACCAGACCGACCGAATTGCTTTGGTGTGGCGAAGATCATCTCGCAACATTTGCGTTAAGTCGTAGATCATCTCACACCTCCATTGTTCCGCCAGTTTGATCCGATTTTAGCAATGTTGTCACATCGCTTTTGGAAAATACACCAGTCGCTCGTCGGTGATAACGACTTTTAATCACCAAAAACACCCCTTCGGAATCAAAGTGAATCACTTCATTGGATTTGTGCAATAAGTGGTTGAGTTCTTCTACAGTCGTGTTGGCATTTGGTGAAGATGGGGTTAATAACCGACGCACGCGAATTTCATTGCGTTCTGTATCAGGATGGCAAGGCATCAGGAAAGCGACATACTGGTGCATTTTGCGATCTCCAAGACAAGTGAATTGTATTCGTGAAATGGGCACACTGATGGGTCAGTGAGGGAAAACTCCTCAGATGTGGAAATGGTCAATCCTTCTGGGGAAACCAGGTTCGCCACCGTGTTTTCAGAAATTGGAGTCACGTACAAAAACGTTTCAACCAAATATTGATCCCCATCGCGCCATGCTCCCAAGCTGACCAACAACTCTTTTTCAATGTGAAACCCAATTTCTTCCCACGTTTCTCGCACAATGGCGCTAATGTTGGATTCACCTGGCTCTACTTTACCACCAGGCATTCCATATCCGCCATCTTTACGCGAAACCACCAAATAGTGATCCCCAACCGGAATCAAAATGCAAACAGCGTGTTTCATTATTTTGGGGCTTGCATCTTTGTATATGAAAAACCCACCGAGCGCCCACACTGATGCCAGCATGCCGGAATGCCAATCATGGTAAGCAATTGCGACCCACGTTAGCGCTATCGCCGCAATAACACATAGCCAAAACATTTCTGGCATACGGTCACACCATTCTTTGAAGACCTTTTTCATTCTGCAACCTCCTCTTGTGCATTATCACTAGCAAGTTGTGATTCAACGTTCGTTAACCATGCAGTCAATGCAGGCTCAACTTCATCCACATATTCTTGCTCAAGTTCTGCCAAATGGGCAAATAACATTGGTAAATCTCGTTTTTTGCATGTTTTCAGATCATGGTAATACCAAGAATTTTTTAGTAACGGGTGTTCTTTGCAGTATCTGAGTTCATCGTCGAACAGCGGCTTGGATGCCAGTGTGTAAACAAGCTGAGATAACGGCTGCCACCGTTGAACAAACTCTTTCGCACACTTGATGCGACCATTGAGGGCATGATATTGTTCCGTTGAGGTGATTTTGGTCATGATATTTACTTAGAGGTCAGTTTCACTACCAAACTTGCAGTAACCACACTTGCAGTAACTCATGAGCAACACCTGCCGCAATAATGGGAACCAATGGCAACAGCATCAAGGCACCCCCCCACGCCAACCATCGTTTCCTGGCGTCATTGTCAAAGAATTTGCATTCCAAGCACATAAACATCAGCATGGTTCCATAGTAAAGCATCCCGAAGACCCCCATAGTGACCACAATAGATACGCCAACGCCGTACACCCACGCATATACCACCTGAACCACGAGAAGATATTGTTCCACGATTTACTCCAAAATGATGCCATATTTTGGCAGATCGGCCTCGATCACGTGACCTGACAAGATTAATGAAACAATGGATTCCCATTGTTCCATACCTTCGGAGATATTATCAAACCCGATAATGTACTCGCGCTTATATGGCTGGATTTTATCCACCAGCAATTCCCGCAATCTGTAAAACTCGGTGCGGTGATTTGCCGATGCGACTCCCTCGTGAAATTGGTCAATTTTCGCTTGAATGGTGGCGACATCTTCCTTTAACCGTGGGATCAACTTGGAGAAACATTGTTGTAAATCGGTCTTTTTACTGGATTTGATGGAATTGATATACCAGCAGCGACCAAGTGTCGGGTCATCACGGAACATTTCGGCAATTTCTGACGTGGTAAACACCCTCTTACAGCAATCGCCATTTGCGGCCATAACCAACGCTTGTAGCCCACTCGATTGGCAAACCGACCAAAAATCGTCCATAGTAACGGGAGTTGAAAATGCTGGGCCGTATGAGAGCACCGTGTCGAAAGACGCGGCCAAATCCCCCCCATAGTTGTTCATCGCGTTGATGGCAGGCAGATGGGGAACATTGTACTTCATCGTGGCGCGACCGTGGAGGTCAGTATTGCGAGCACGAGTTGCCGTCACCATATCTGCAATTTCTGCCATTTTCTTGGGCAAACTGGAGTTCAGATATGAAACCATCTTGCTGGTGGTGCAGGTGGGACATACTCGTTCCAAATCAGACAAGTACCCGGCCTTCACCACGATGGACTTACTTTTGCCGCCACGAGTCGTTTCGACGGTGGTGTATTCAGATGGGATGCCAACATGAGCCATCATTTTGATGATGTTTTCTTTGGTGGTCAAGTTTGCTGCCATTTTGGGCGCATTGTTTTCAGCAATTTCCAAGCAATGTTTCAGAGCAGCTTCATGCTCTTTTTGCACGTGGCTTTTCAAAGTGTCGGGATTGTTGCCATACAGGTGCTTTAATTCTGAAACGCTGTGGATAACATGTTTGGCATTGGCTCCCAAGAGATCGCAGTCCAGCTTGACGGACGGCTTTTCCAGAGGGATAAATTGACTGAATCCCCCAGACATTGACGCAGCAGCGGCTTCACGTCGATTGATTTCAGTTTGCAACTTCACCATGCTGTCAAACATGTTGTGAAAATGCTTGTCGGTTTTGTAATCAAATGGGTTGTTCATGAGGTGCGCTCTCGTCGGTGGTGATCGGATGAAGAAAGTATACGTTAAAGTGCTGGAGAATGTGGAGAAGTTGACCCCACAGTGGGGTCATTTTGGCCAAAATGATGACGGAGATACCTGGAATATAACCATGTTCTCGGTTTGTTGGATAATCGGGTCGGGTTTTCGCCAACTGCCATTTTTGGAGTAATACACACGGATCGGCCCAGGGCGGCATTAAAGGTAACAACGTCCAACACAGTAACGATGTCGCCGCATGAAAAATTCAGCGTATTAATGCGCAGGCCGATTATTTCCGCAGTGTCTCCCACCTCGAATTCACCAATCAATAGCGATGCTAAATCCAGTTCGGGGTCGCTCATAATTTGGTCGCCAACCCAGTATGGTATTCAAAAACGTCTAGCAAATCGGTGCAATAAACGTCATCAATGATTGCCCGATCAACGACTGACATACCACGCACATACATGAATTTCACCGTGTACGTGTCAAGTGGGGTCAAGGTGATAGACACCCGGTTGATTTTGTTTGTCAAGGGAATAGCAAACTGTAAGAAGTCTTCTCCACCAACGAAGTGCTTGGCGCCAGTCATAGCGGAAAACTTGTGCCCGCCAAGTTGGCTGAAAATGGTATTGGCTACGGTTAAGTTGGACATTAAATCACTTCCTTGAAGTTTGCCAAAAAATCTTCAACTGTTCTTCCAAACAGTTTGCCATCACTGGACTGGTATTGAACCGCATTCATCCATTGGCCATCAAACTTGAACTGCATGAAGGCCACTGTGGTATAAACTGTTCCCAACTTGTGGGAATATTGCTTGCCAATGTGAACGGTCATTTTGGGAAAATTTCTGTATAAAAAGTTTCATCGCCGTGCTGCGACATCGTGTACACCTGCACATACCGGCTTTTCCATAGTGAATCAAAATCGCTACAATAGTAGCGTTCAAACTCACCAGACTCGGACTTGAACTCTACCTTGTAGTCTTCGGTGTGGAGAAAGCAATTAACCTTCCCAGGATGATCTCGTCGCGTGGTCACCGCGTAGTTTTCATAATGGTCAAAATCTTGGGTCTTCAAGTTCGCAAAACCGCATGAAAGACGCTTCATGGTGGGAATTCGTGCCATGATGTTGGCTGCACCGTACTCGACGATGGCCTTGGTGATGTTAGAAGTTAGATCGGTCATGTGTTGGACTCCTGAATGCGTTCTGAGCGCACTGTATCAGACAAGTTGGCATCACACCTTGTGCCCGAGCGTTTTTGTCAGACTTTCGTTGCTTGGTAGCGGAGACTCATCGGCACAAATCCGTGTTCTAAGTCAGTGTGCCAATATGGCAGACATGCTGGTTCACTCGGAATGGAGAAGTCTCCAGAATGGGCCAGCATGAACGCTATTTTACATTCATCCGATGCGAAATTGACCCTGAGATACGATGGGGTATTATACAGAGAATCTTCCACGGATTGAACGCCCCAATGTCGATACCAGTCAGTTGAGTCTTCATCCTCATACTCTCCACGTATTTGAAGGTAGTGCCCCACTCGAACATACACGCAATGGGTTGAATCAAATGTTGGTAACATGATGAGCCATCCTTTTTAACAATTTTGGGAACATGGCGGCGTCATCATAATATTTGTCATGAGTATGTAGCAACTCTGCAATACAAGATGTTTGCATGATAGTAACCATTTTAGTTACAGGGTGTTCAGACAAGAACATCAACGGGGTAACCCCACGAGCTGTCTGGTATTGAAACACTCGGAGTAAATCATACTCAGTTAATGGCAATGGAAACCGCGATTTTGCACGATGATAATCATCGTGTTTAAGAGTATTGACTGCAATTTGGTAGATCAGATTTGGATCAGAAGTCTTGGTCTCAGCTCCCACTCGCATCATCCGCTCTTGCACTCTAGAATCGTGATAACGATAATCCACACTATTCTCCCACCGCTTCAGGGACAACGGTGATCCCAATTTTGTTCGCCAATGCTTTTACTCCAGCGACCCAAGCTAAATGTGCGATGAACCGTATTTGAACATCGTGTTGCACATTGGGGTGAAAGTTGGTAGAAAACCATTCTTCAAAGTTCATATCAAAGTTCTCCGATATTGAGTCAGGTTGACGGTAAATTTGCACCACAGATTGCGCATGTAGTTTCTGTGCGATCAGTGGTGGAAGCGTCGTCATACCCCGATGCCTCGTAATAGGTGGAAATGTGTTCACGCACGGTCACGCAATGGGCACATTGCTGTTGCAACTTTTTCATCTTGTCGCGCAACACAGTGAGTCGTTTTTCCGCCTTTTCTATTTTGAGGGCAAGGTCTTCCACAGCTTTCACCGCAGTTTGTTCATCACTGTGGTGTTTGCGCAATGCAGACAATGCGTGTTTGAACTCGGTGGCAGCACGGTGGTTAAAATCGTCGTGGGTAATACTTACAGTCCAGCTACCACCTATCCAATGCCAACTGAATTCCCGGAATAAATCCAAATTTTGCTCGTGTCTGAACCACTCACGTTCATCGTCGCTGACTTGAAATGAATGGGTATAGCTCATGAACGCCCCTTCAAAATGCCATCAAGATAGTCGCGTAATTCTGTGATGGTTTGTTTTTGCATGAGCACCGTATCATAAACACCATTGGTGTTGATTCCGAATACGTATTTCAACGCCGCCCAAACCCGTGTATACCACGGTAGGTAATGATTGAGGTGTATATGTGCATACACTTCAGTGATTTCATCTTCTGCGTCGTGTTGAAAAAGGAGGTGGTGTTCTGGCATAGAACATTCGCACATGAAAACTTTGTAATTCGAGAAAACGGACATGGTAAGTTTCCTTTAAATCAGTGTTAATAACAATTTGGCGATCAGGGTTGTGCTTAGGATGGCCAGAAAGGGAGTATCACAGTGCTGGGAATGGAAACGCTCACGCTCAGGCCTAGGCGACGGGATAATTTCAGTCAAAATGGGCGACGTTGAACTAACGATGTGATCCACACTGACGCCCACGGTGCCATCATCATAGTCTACCATTTTGAAACACCCGTACAACTCGTATCCGTCAAGGCGCAAATCGTGCTTGGTGAATTCATCTGAATACGGCCATTCTGACAAGTTGAGTGGCTTGAATCCAGCCCATATTAGGGAAACGGGATACGAACCGGATCGATATTGAGCGGTGGGAATGGACAATAGTTTAATCATACATCAATGTAAATGCAATATACCCCTCAAGTGTGTTGAATTTGATGCGAGGGGCCAAGATAGAACAAATGGAAGCATCAAACTTGTGCAGTTCATGTTGATTCAGCCAAGCAATTGCACCAGAGATTTCACCAGGACATTCCATGTTTTTATAATACTTAAATTGCATGAACTTTTCCACGCACCTGTCGCCAGCCTCATTTAGGTGTGGAAACGCCATTTCAGCCATGTTGCAGCATCGCAGCAGTTAATTCATCATAATTCCAATTGCTGGCAACCACCATTCTCCCGAACATGTCTACCAAAGACCCCCCACCAATTAACTCCATTGTGCCACCAGCGTGAACGTCGGGTCTGGCTTCAATGTGCCCATGATACACGTAATATGTACCAAATCCTCGATCATCGGTGACACCGTGGACAACATAGGTGCCAACAATGTGATGTAACATTGTTGATAAGTGTTGTTTATGAGGCAAAAACGGTATCCAATCTCCCACCGAACCGCTTGAGATATGGCCATAGGAGCCAGGAACTGAGCGATACGTCAAGTTCATGATGCTGGCGACCATTGGCCAAATTTCTTCCATTGGGATGCGGTTGACAATATGCTCAATCATTTTTGATTCACCCTTTGAAAAAAGGTGGCATATGCCACCTTTTTTAGTTGTTACCGAGCAAATACTGCCGCGTCTTCTGTCCAAATGTCTCGAACATCCTTCCCAGACTGATAACGCTCATAATGGCGCCATGCCCGCGAAGAATCGCAGTACATTTCCTTTTCGTCGAAATAATGCCCATAATAAACACAGAATTCACGAAACGATTCCAGATCGTCGAAAATTTCAGCGACACGAGGGTTATTCTTGAATACAAATTTTGCCATATTATTTTCCTACAATTTCAATAAATTACGGTTGATCCGCTGTTGTTATCCATTACGACGATAATAACTTCACGGTTTGGGAATTTGGTTGCAACACTGTCATATATCAAATCCGATATCTCATGACAGTCGGTAGTATACACCACTTCGTCCCATTGTGCAGTTTTAATTGCTTGCAACATGTCATCAGATGCCTCCCAATCTGTATCTACCGCGACTTCCAATTTAACCTCAATCTTGAATATAGTTTGCTGGTATTGTGATGATGCCAGGCGTTTATCAAGCCGCACAGTGACGTATTTCTTGGCTGCGTTTTTCACTTTAGTCCGTTTCTCAGACAATGCAGTGTAAACTTGTTCATACATGGTGAATTTCCTTCCATTGGAGTTTTTGAAGTCTTCGCAATTCTGCGGTATATTCTTGTTTCAACTTACGCAAATAATCACTGTCAAATGTCAGTAAATTCAGGTTAAACAAATATTGGTTAATCTTGTCAATTCGCGTTTGGTACATCTTGGTTCCTACTTTGGTTTCACCGTTTTAACTGTTGGGATGACATATTGGTAACGCAGTAGTTCAGTTTCAATCGAGACTTCGCATGCCATGCTTTCTGAAAATTTGAGGGTTTTTTCTCCTGGTAAGTTGATGATAGCGATAAATTCCTTCAACGGCCATGTCATGGGTTTGCTCAAGTATCCAGAACAATTTGCCTCCATGATGAAATTGCCACTTTGAATTGACGGCTGTCCAATAAAAACTTTTAGACTTTGGCCCTCCATTTTGGTGGTAAAAGTGGTTGATTCAGAACTAGCAGCATATTGCTTCTTAAACCGCTCAACTGCTGATTTTTGTAAGACAAACTGTGTTTGCCAAACTGGCGGATGATACTGAGGCACATTGACCTGCATGTCCACCAAGTCCTTTGACATTAGCCGAAATTCATTGGTGAAATCCCCGCCTTGGTTACTAAACGTGATGGCAGACGGCAAGACAAGGTTGTTTTTACTTTCTCGCTTAACTTCTACCACAGCATCACTGGCATATTCAGAGAACCCAAGTAAGGTTTTCAATTTGGCCAAATTTGGCAAACCGTATACCCCACTCATGTCTGGTTTTGCGACTTTGAAAGAACCTTGGATCACAACGGTTCTCCCCTCAGTGTGAGCCACAATTTTGGTGGCATCTTCCGTTCCCACCACTTTGATCACGTTTATACCACCGAGCGGCATGGTGTGGCTCAAAATGTCTATCAAATGTTCGCGCATATTAGTAAAACAATGAATCAAAATTGGTATTAATGTTGGTGCTATTTTTTAGTTCCCATTGTAGCACCCCTAGCATGTTTTCTATTTTGTCGTCGATGAGAGTTGTCTCCATTAACCCATCGTCAAAAGGCAATTCCAAAAACCATTGTGGCAAATGTGGCTCGTCAGTTGGATACGCAATGCTGGTAAAACCATAATGATTTGGCAACAATTTGCATACCACAATTCGCATACCGTCAATCATTTTCATGCTCACATTGTCGTTATGGTGTTCCCGCAAGGTGTTCCAATTAATGGATGCTCTAACGTGTCCTGGCATGGTTGCCTTGCCGGTTGGACTATGCAACAAAATGTTGTGGTACATGGTCAGTTTGTTGACTGATTTTGGAGAACCTTTTTCGTGCGACGGTTTTTCAGAAAATGCCATCTTAAAATCTTTGATATGCTTGACGATGGTGTCCTTGTTGGGTTCTTTCAACACTAGCCGCAAAGTGGACTCAAGGAACGTTTGCACCGACTTTGGAGTGTCAGATCGTTTTAACTCCAACCCCATAGCCTTTAGCTTACCAGTTTTTCCACCGACATCAAGCCGTTTTCCATCCTTGTCATACAAGTTGATCGCATACCGTTTTTTCTTGATGAATAAACCACTGTCACCAACTATTTCCCGTTTTGCTTTAATAATGTTCCCAAGTCTGGTGGGACAGTGGAAAGCACGGTTCATAAAATCTGGGAAACTATTGTTGGTCTCTTCTCCCACCCAGTTATAAAACTCGATCACATCTCGTTTTTCCCAAGGTAGTTCACCTGTCTCGATCAAGTGCTTAAACTGTGGATATGCTGAAAAGAATGTGCTATCAGTATCGCCGTACAAAATGGCATCACCATCATGTCGATATTCCCCAGTAATCAAGAAATTGACTTGAGAACACTGGTGCTTAATCGTAGTTCTGCCCGATAGCGTCACCGATTGCCCCACTCTGACGTCATAATATCTGAAATGTGTATTCAAATACGCGCCATACAGTGAGTTTAACAAAATCTTACGAACGTGCTGTCGTTTATCCCAATATTCGGTAAATTCTGATAGTAACTTTTTATCCACTGTGATCTTGTTGTTAGAAACAATAAGACCAAACTCGTTGATAAACCGTTGTGCTTGCCCCGTGTCTCCATTTGATATCGCGTTAATGAGTTCTTGTACATCGATGGCTAGCTTATCGGCCTGGCCTGATGAACTTGTGACTTTTAATCCACAATCAATGCCCGTGGCCAAATCAGGGAGCAATGCAAGTTTTCGTTGCATATCCTGGCGACCAACATACCAGCCCGTGAGGAGGCCGGGAATCACACCGTCTTTTTCAGTGGTAAAAATCGTGCCATTGGCACTGAGAGTCCACTGATAACCACTTTCAAACACCAAGGCGTAGATGTCACTTGCACTTAACTCATATGAAGTCCCGTCTTGAAAATCTATCCACAACATGGTGGATTCACGGTTCATCACGGCAGTGTATTCCAAGCATGCAAACAACCCGTCCCATGCTTTTGCCACCATTTTAACTTCCGATGATATTCGGTATCCGAATTCATCAAATTGCATATCGTCTAGATCATATTCGTCGTCGGTGCTATAAACCCTTTTCTTCTTTTTGGGCGCCAATTCAGCGCAACGCTGTTTTATAAATGGCTCAGTCAGCGTTTGTCTAATTTGAGCAACCAGAGTCTCAGGACTCATGTTTAGCGCTCGTAGGAGCGATGGATACAGCGAGTTTAAGTCTACTCCACCGATATCACGGTGAAGACCGCGTTTTGGTGTTGCAACATACGCTCCTGCCGCCGTTTGTGCATTCTCATCCACCACCCTGGGTTTGTCTTGCACCACAAACCCACGGGCATGGGTTTCATTCAAAATGGCTTGCTCAATAAGGCCCACCGATCCCATCACAGTGGGCAAAGGTACGGCATTATCGTGAGCAATCACGTTGGCCAACTGTAGGAAATTCAGCTTTCGGTGAATCTTAAACAGTAGCATCACGTCTTGTTGGTTATAGTCTATGAACTTTTTAAAGTCATGGTGATATAACTTATGCAAAGAACCGTCATACGGAACCTTGTTTTCTCCGACCTCCATTTCCCCAATAAAGTCAAGTTTGTAACTATGGCGCGACTCGTAATTATATTTTTTGTATAACTGAAGATAATCCAGATGAACTCGACCGATTAGGTCGTAAGTGGTTTCTTCTTTGCCAAACCTCTCATAAGTTCGCGGCTTGGGTTCTTGGCCCCATAAACAAAACCGTTTAGTGGACTCTTTGCCCATGATGAGGGATACTCTGTTAACAGAATACGGAATATCGTATCCTTCAGAGTTCCACCCGGTTAAAACATCCGCGTTTGAGATAATCTCAAAGAATATCTCAAACATTTGCTTTTCATCGTCGCATAAAATTACATTGGAATATTGAGAGCAAATTTGCTCGGCAACTTGGTCGTCCATGTCAAAAGGTTTGACAACCAATGTGACTAACTGGTCAATCCAATCTGAGTAAACACCTATGGCGGTTACTGGGTTAAACGGATCATCTGTTGGGGCATACCCCCTTACTGGATCAAATGCAACTTCCAAGTCAAAGAAGCATGTGTGCAAAGTGGGCGAATCTTGTCCGAGATAATTCTCCGACAAACACCTGAAAACTACATTGATGTCACTTTCATACAACTTTTTCTTGGCAAAGAATTTCTTTTCTTTCTCAAATTCTTTGCGTCGATTGGTGTGAAATTTGGCAACCGATTCCCCATAAATGGTTCGATATTTGCCTTTTTTATCAGGATAGTAGAACAAATAGTTAGGCGGGTAATCCTGAAAAACACGATTACCCGCCTTATCACGTTCAACTACGAAAATCCTATCCTGATTTCTATCGTGGATAGCATCTACGTACAATTACAGAGTGTCCTTCCCCGTGGCATGCAAAATGGATTCAACCTGGCTAGCATCGTGCTTCAATTCGGCAATCTTGGCTTTATGTGCGGCAGCAATTGCTTTACTCAGATTTTTTGGCTTGATGCCAATTTCTTCACAGATCGCCTTGATCGAATCTTTCATCCCAGCTTTGAGAGTATCGATGTCAAACAGTGACTGCATACATTCGTCCATAATGCGAGTCAACTTGATTCGTTGGTCGCCAGAAATCATGATGTCTTGGAGTTCATTCTTTTCGCTCATATATCAAATTTTCCTTGTTTGTTTAATTAAAAAATCACCGTGACATTGTTTGGGCTTACAAAAACATACCAAGTCTTTGCCAACAATGTGCTTCAACAGTGTATCACGGTTGGGAAGATCGTTGAACCAATCTTCATACATGTCGCACACCATTTTTCTAGTACCGTGAACACCGATAACAAACGGGTTTCCATACGGGCTTCCACGGCCAACATAGACTGCATCGGATGGTGCAGTATTGTGACGTTTATTGTGAACTTTCGCCATCGCTGAACAACCTCTCGTATTCCGCTATAGCGGTGGCACTATGATTCAGCGGATGGTCGTCTGACCATTCCCCACAATCGGTGGTTTGAATCTGTGCAACCCTGGTGATAATATCGTCGTTCAGTTCTAGGAGATATCGGACTTCGGATTCTCCCAAGTTGTTATAATCCAACACGTAAAGAGTGACTTTGTGAACTTTCATCGAATTTTCTTCCCGCATTGTGCTGGATCGCATAATTTGAAACATTGAGAACGAACGTCACACAAACTTTGTCCAGACGGTGGTGCAGATCGTCGTCGCTCAGGCGGGTTTTCACGTTTTTGATCACGTTCATTGTGTGTGCTGTCAGGGTAACGCAGTGGGCGCACAGGATCACGACGCGGTGGGTCAGAATAGGCCTGAGCCTGGCTAGCCAAAATCATCCCCAGGATGAATAAAACGGGTTTCATTTTTGCCCTTCAAACTTGGCTTTTAATGTTTCGTAAAGGTTGCGTTCATATTCTTCTGTCCGTTGCTGTGCATCTTGGAAATACTGTTCCCTAACAAGTTGCTCATCAAGCGTTTCTTCACGGTAGACACATAGACGCCCATGTTCGGTAATGTGGGTGAATGCAAACTCTGTTAACGCTTTGGGCAATGCGTCAGCAAAATCAACCAACGTCATCAACTTGATCCCACCCGCATAGCAACGTTCGCCGTATTCTGGGGTTGCATCGACATAGCCAGTTTCGTCGTTCTCAGTAATATGTTCTGACGTCACGTTGTTCATTGCTGATGCCACAATCGAGCGCAATAGATCATACACATTGTCGTCACCGCTGAAATAGCGTTTCATAAAATTATTCCCAAATGACTGGATTGATATTGGTAAAACAGGTGCCCAAAACTTTCACGTATGCGAATTTCTGACCAGGATTGAGTTTGGCAAGTTCTTCGCACCGGGCTTTCGCACCTTTTTCGTCTGGATATTCACATGCAAATTCACTGGCGAAGTCGCTGCCATACCAGCCACCAGAGTCCGACAATCCAAATAATCGGTATTTTTCAGTAAGTGCTGGAATCAGTGGAGTGTTCAATTTAACTCCAAATTTAATCAACTGGTGAGACAATGTGGTGTCGGTGAATTCCACTGTCTTTTTGCCGAACCAATGCCCTTTGCCGGTGTCTTCTTGATCAAAAACATACACCCGAATGCCATTTTCGATCTTACCAATCTGAGTATGTGGTTTCTTAAACACACGCCCATCTTTGATAAAATAATTGCGCATGCCAGGATGGATGGTCTCCATTTCAAACACCCCAACGGGCGATTTGCGGGTTGCTTGTGCCATTTTGTCTTTCCACCGTTTGAAACCGGTGTCACCGTTGACAGCAGTCAACAACAATTTTTTGTCCCATTTATCCACGTGGTAGTTGGTTCGGATGGAGTATTGGTAGTTTGGTGATTGTGATTGTTTTCCCAATTCAACTAAACCACCACTAGCAGTAGACCAGATGGCAATACCATCCGTCCAATAATGGTCGCGTGCCCGAGAAAGACCTCCAGAACACTGGTTTAATTGATATAGATGCGATGTAGAAACGATTTTAGTCATGATGGTGATAATTCTGGTTAAATTTTGGTCAATTTTTGAGTAACGGTTTTTTCCACCATGTAATCAATGTTAGCGCAATGTTTGTGAATTTTGAATTGCAAACTCTCATCAAATGTGTCATACGTTGCACGTAACTTCTGGACGTGAGCTTGTACTTCGGTGAATGTCAAATTGGATAGATCGTGGTTGTCATCGTGCTCTCCATCATAGAATACGTCAATGATCCAGTCACACTTTTCAGATGCTGGTGGATCGGGAATCGCATCGTTGCCCCCATCGAGGAACTCATCAATCGATGAATCACCAAGGGTAAACGTGGGCTTAAGTTCAGACAGTCCCTTCATCAATTCTGCCCGATTTGCCAGACCTTTCAAAATATCATCCAACCGAACATTGATCCAGGTGTTGTGAAGATCATTGATCTTCACTCGATAAGTTCTGCATGACTTAACACTCGTTTGGGTCAATTTCGCCATCTTCGTTGAGGATTTGGCATTACTAAACACATTCCCATCGCTATCGCAAAAATATCTTTTGGGGAAAATCGGAGCATCAATGACTGATTCAAGTGGGATATCAAGTGGGATAAGATTGTTGGACATGGTGGGAAAAACTTTTTAGGCAATTTGAACGATAATAGTATATTGTTGTTTTGCGATCATAACTTGTTGAAATGCAACAACACTTACTTCACGATATTCGTCGGCGATCAGCTCCTTTGCGCGCTCTTCGATCAATTGCTGAACTTCACTGGTTGTGAGGTTGGGGTACTCCTCGGAGTCGAGTTCGTCGTCTGCACTCCACATCTTAATAACCCAGTTAAACCCCTGTTCTTTCACTTGTTCGCACGGTGAGGCAGCAAGTGCATCGCGTTTTTCAACGTGATTTCCACCGTGACGGGCATAAATGCGAGAACGCACCTCCGCTACGCTGATTGTCATGACTAGCGCCATAGTGCTAATGACACGATAGCATCCATTTACTGCCTTTAATGCTGAAGGGCGGGTGCGGGATTTTGCATTACTGTACACAATCGCTGTTTCCGGGTCATATAGATAACGACCAAGATGGAATGGAGCAGGCGATTCATACAGGCTTTCGAGCGGAAGGAGGTTATTGACGTTCTTCATGTTAATCCGTGTGTAAAAGGTGTTAAAAAGTGTTCAGAAAATTGGGGGGTCATTTTGGTTCACCACACTTGCATTTGCCGTAGTTTCCACATTGTTTCTTGGGTTCTGGGACAACTGGGACTTCAGATGGTTTTGGTTGTTCAGACATATTTTTCTTCAAAATTGAGATAACAATGAATCCATCTTTTCAGTAAAATTTGGATAAGGTGACTTGCATTGGACACAAACACAGTCTTCGTTCAAACAGTCGTATCCAGAGTGGAAGCAAATGGTTTCGTAATGTCGGATAAACATGGCATCCAACAGTAGTTCCACCCGTTGTTCTGGGGTGGGCTTGCCTTTTAACTTCTTACGGTTTGCATACAACTGGTCTAGCTGTAGTTTACACTGTTTCCAGTAGTCCTCCCCGTGAAATTCACGGGCAAAGAACTCGTTTCGATCACGTTTTTCAAGCGGTTTCATCAATTGGCTCCCATAATGGATGACAATACTAGATTACATTCAGACAACGACACAATGTTGGGGTCACTGAGCAAAATGGTTTTATAAGATTCGTTGAACAAATTGACTGAATATTCTTCAAAAATTTGAGCAATTTTTAACACAATGTATTCGGGCTTGTCTTGGAGGTATCTAAGATACTCTGGAGTTGGCAGATTCACCAAAAAGTGAATCAATTCGATTTCAGATTTTGTTAGCATATTGGATTTAACATTGGGGGGACAGAATATCCCCGACGTGGTGGTTAGTTGGCCAGTTTGAACTTGATCACATCGCCGAGTTCATCGTCGTCTTCCCAGTCAGTGTCAACAACGGTGTCTCTGTACTGTTCGTCATCGCGCAGCAGAGCGACTATCGTAGTGTTTTCTGTGATCGTGATTCCGTTGACCACCCATCCGATTGGCCCGTCCCTACTGGAGAAATCCCAGGTAACCCACCCAGATTCGTCTGGGACGTGGTCAGTGCCTTCGTGGCATTTCAACCGTTCTCCCAACGTGTGTAACTCACCGATATCATCAGTAGCGCATTCGATCGAGCCACAATGATAGCTGGTGGTCGAACCATTTGCAGTGGTGACGGTGATGATCTTGGTGATTGCACCTTTGCGAATACTGTTCGCAACGATGTAGAACACGGTGTCACCAATGTTTTTATCAACGTTTTCAGTCATGATGTGATCCTTTCTTCAGTTTATCATACAAAATCCAATCGTTCCCACCCAAATGAGTAGCACCGAGTTCACTTGGATGAACACACGGCAATATAACTGTCTTGTCGGTATCCAAATCGACGCCATGTGATACCACAAATTCTTGTCTTCCGGTTTTGTGGCCGCCTTTGCCATAAACATCAAACAGCCCGCAAATCAATAATACATCAGCCATTCCACGCCTTATAGCAAGAGTTGTCGTTATCGTCGCCACGGTCATCGAGAAACTTCACCAGGGCAGTGAAATATTCATCCTGACTTTCTCCAGAGTAGTCAATGCGAAATTCTGCTTCGGGCTGAACCCAGTGCAAAGCAGCAAGATGAAAAAAACGGTCACGCCACTTTTTCATAGCGTCAAGCTGTGCTACCAAAGTGGGATCAGATGTGGAATCCATGTTGCTCTCTCAGTGTGTTGAAGATGTCATCTTACCAGGCATTTTAGCTAATGCGCAACAAAAAAGCGGTTTTGTCGGACTCTGTTGCAAATCGAACCAACAATAAGCTCCGGTGACGGTGGCCGCACCATCGGTGACGTACATCGATCGCATTATAACAGTTGGCTATGAAATCAGAAAAAAGGGGATAATGCCCAGAAGTTTGATATTCATCTAGTAACTCACGGTATTCGTGGCTGTTGGTGTAAATTTCAACTTCCACAATAATCACCCATTGCTTCTCGTATCTTTGCAGCACGATCCGAGTCTGACCCTGCGTAAAACTCGTCTGTCAAATTTGGTTTAAATTTCTGCATAAATTCGCCCAACGCTTTTCCAGATAGTCCAGTCAGATTGCCTACAATTTTCCCGTTATACAACAGTTTTCTCGCATTGGTTGCGGCGAGTTCTTCCAAAGTGTTCTCATACTGTTGTTTAAAATCTGGAAAATGATCAAACCAATAGGTGAGCCAAGTTGGTTTGTCGGGGTGCTGAAACGTTGGAACCACGGTGGTTCGACAGTATTCCAAAAAGCTCATATACGTTTTGCGCTTTCTGTCCCGCGTCCGGTCTCTATAATTCCTAGTCTCTAGCAGATACAAAGATGGGGTAAAATATTTCCCACTTGACACAAACTGGAAAATGTCAGTCAATTCGTCGAACCCAGCATCGAACCGTGATGGATCAAAACCCAACAATCTCAGCGCATGCGAGTGATCCACCGTGAGGGGAAACGTTTTGATAATGTGATCATCACTTCTCAACACGTATTGCAGCCCAGCATGCCCGTGCCTGACCCCCATTTTGTGAGCCACTCTACCGACCAAATTACCGCAGTCGTTAAAAGAAAAATAGTGATACGCATAGTCGTAGATGGTTGGATCAACCAAGATCAAGTCAACCTGGATATACCCGATTTCTGTATGGTAAGCAAAACTGAGCACATCAGAGTTCCAGCTCCACTCTGGGCATTTAGTTTGGGACAACCATCGATTAATGTGGGATTTTAGGTTTGGAGATTTTGCTAGCAAGATGTCAACATCGCCAAAATCCAGTTTATTTGCGTAATACGGGATGATTTTAGCAACGCAGAGTTTTTCAAATTCTGGAAGCAAGGTGGTGCGAACCTTGTTCATCACAATGGGTGAAAACCGTACTGTCTCTGTTTTTAACGCATTGCCGCCCATAGTGACCTCTATTCTGGGAAATGATATACGAAACGGTTGGAGTAGTAATATGAAGAGTTGACGTCGGATTCTACCATTTTAATCAAAAGTAGTCCGCCGTGTAAATTGATCGCTTGTTTGATCGTGTACGCTTGCCCGAGTTTTAAGAAAGACGAATAGCTATCATCAACACACTCCACAATATCCCCAGGTTGAAAAGGAACGCCTTCTAGCAAAATTCTTGCTAACTCGTTTTCATTCATTGTGTTGTTCATGTTGCAGTATCAGGTCACGAACGTTAATAAGAACGCCAGATGGGTTTCTTGGCTGTCGAAACGAACTATGTAATTGTATTCAGAAATCCCCCCAGTATACTCAATAGATGCTCCCCAAAATCTGCGGAGATATGATTCCATCATCATTGGGGTTACGGTAGCTTGCTCTTTAAATTGTTGACACAATTTGCAATCGCAGTAATCACCAAAGCGTCCATAGTACACGTACTCTGAAACCGGGTCATCATTTGGGTTGTTTGTGTTTGTCATGGCGCTTAAATTTGGTTTTCACTGTTTCACGTTTTGGTTGAAATGGTAAATCCTTGTCAAACAACATTTTGTGCATTCTGGGCTTGGATGGCTTCTTTTTCTTGGATTTCATGGTCTTTGTTCATGTAATAGGCTATTAAGACCGTGTTCAGATAATGCGGGAGTTCGCTAAAGTCTCGTCCTCGGTTGAAAATGACCGGGCAATGTGACCAAGCCCGAGTGTCCAAGAACGTTTTGTACCATGAACGGTGTTGTGCATTTTGTGGGTCAAATTCAATCACTTTTCTCATCACTTTATTCCTTCATGATATGAATCTGATAATCTTCCAGATTGTCAAAACTGATGATCACAGTATCACCATTTTGGTTGGTTATTGTCTGCCGAAAGGTTGATAGTACCACGGTTATTGACTTCAGGTAGTTGTTTACTCTGCTACAATATCCGCCATCCCCACATAGTACAAGGTTTCGATTTTGGCATCAAATTCGTGAATATCAACTGTTACCCGATACATCACGTGTGTTCCACAATTTTTATACCAAAATCTAAGATAGCTTTGCTACATATTGGACACGGTTTGGCAGACGCCGGACTACCATCTTTGGCAAATCTTGAGACCACCATGCGATGAGGATTCCCCCCCATGCGCCGTAATTTCAAGATGGCATGAATTTCTGCATGCAAATATTGTTTATCATGTAGCCCAACCTTGACCGCGTATTGTTTTTGCATTGGGTGAGTTTTTTCGTAACTGTTACTAGCCGATGCCAAAACCCGCCCTCGTTTATTCAATATTGTGGCCGTAATACAATGTTTGGTCACAATGTTCTCAAGGTTGGTAGAAATGTTCTAAACAGGATTCATGAAACCATTGAATGCTCATATAGTCTTCTGGGTCTGGGACTAACACTTGCCACGTATCGATGAAAATGTCCAGTCGGACAAGTAGTTTCCCAGAGCCAATCACGTCATTGCCGTGCAAGTCTTTGTGCCAAGTAATCACCATGTCGCCTTTGGAAAACCCTCTCAGTAACCCGATTACCACATCTTGCTCATCCATGCTCATCTTTCGCTCCAGAAAACATTATGGGTGCCATAGTAGCACCCATTGTCGCAGACTGTCAAGCAATCATTGTAAACCCGCTGCTGACCTCAGTCTTTGCACCTCTTGACTGAACTTTTCATATTCTGGAATGGGCAATTGGCCTGACAAAATTCGCAGCTTATTTGTTTCCCGGTTCTTGCGTACACGATAAGCACGGGGACTCAACGGCATGAAGGCCACCATGTCATCCACTGTGACCGAACATTCGTCTTCTGCAATTTGGAGCGTAAAGTCTGAAATCGACATCCCGGACAAGGTTTTCAAATCTCCAACTAGTTGCACTATTTGGTCAGGTGACTTCAATCTTCGCGCAATTTCCACGAATACCAAATGTATGCCATCACTGACTTCACCATCGCTAACTTGTGCATCTAACACCCATTTATAACCACGTTCAAACCAACTGACCAAATCCATTGCGGGCTGCTTGCCTTTCACTTTGAACCCCAAAGTGATAATTTCATCGTCGTCGCCCATTTTGGCAGAATATTCATCTACCGATATTTTCGGTGAAAGCAGGCCTTGCATATCAAGGTAATCTAACCCCTCTGTGATTATCATTTAAAACCCTCCCATCATATTGGCTGTGCCATCATCTTCTTTAACTTGGGTCTCGTCGAGGTCATCAGCGTATGCTTCATCCAGATCACCCAAGTCTATGGTCTGATCTGCCAATTCAATCGATCCTTCACGAATATCGTCCATCAAGTCTTTTGGCATAATGATCTGCACCAGCCAAACATTGTGCTCTTTCATTTTTTGATACTTGGTGCCAGGTTCAAAGTCATCGTAATTAGTCACTTTTACCGGGACTTTTATCTTTGTTTTCTTGAATTGCACATTGCAGCCAATCGTGATTAAACGGTTGCCAGCACTGGGGTCAGGCATGAGTTTTTCAGGGTACATGAAAACACAGGATGTGGTGTATTTCTTAACCTTTGGGCCATCTACTAATTCACCATATTCCCAATTTTTGAATGCGTATAAGTCACTTTCATCCAACACTCGTTCAAAATCTAGCAGTGCAGCCATTGTCCCGTCACTCGTGTAGATTCCTTTTATATTATTGACGATATATTGATAATCAATTTGGTCAAAATATGGTTGCTTATTTTTGCTCATGTGGTTATTTAGGACTTGCCGTGCTATGATCGTATCCACTCATTAAATAAGTGAGTCAACCTTCAAGGAACCTCAATGACGAAACACCGTACCAGTGCTATTCTCCGGCAATCTACTGATACTCATATGTCCAGGTCTAAACGCGCAAATGCCGCGATTTCTGATAAAACCTTCTACTCAAAAGATGCGAAAATCGTTGAGCCAACAAAAACAAAATCCCGGCCCGTTAACCTCGTTCCCAAAACGATCAATCAAGAGCGGTACATTATGGCACTCCTCGATGCGGATATTGATGTTACCGTAGTGTTTGGGCCTGCTGGCACTGGCAAAACATACTTGGCACTCCTTGCCGCAATTAAGGCGCTCAAAGCAAATGAATGCAACCGCATTGTGCTTACTCGCCCAGCAGTTGCAGTTGAAGATGAAAAGCATGGGTTTTTGCCAGGTGATTTAAATTCCAAAATGGAACCTTGGACTCGACCCGCACTTGATGTTCTTCGGGAGTTTTTTTCTGGTGCAGAGTTGCAGACAATGTTAGACGATCAAGTGATTGAAATGTGCCCGTTGGGGTATATGCGCGGTAGAACTTTCAAAGACTCGTGGATCATCCTGGATGAAGCCCAGAATTCCACCCCAGAGCACTTATTGATGCTACTCACCCGTATTGGCACGGGCAGCAAAATCGTGATTAACGGTGATGTGGAACAAAGTGATCGAAAAAATGCACAAAACGGGTTACTAGATTTGCAACACCGTTTGCAACGATCGCCCATCGATGGGGTCACTTTGTGCGAATTTGGGCCAAAAGATGTTCAACGTCATCGCCTGATACCTGATTTCTTGAAGTTGTACAGTTAAACAAAAAAGCGGCCTAGGCCGCTTTTTTCATGGTGGGAAATAGTATCTAAATCGGCTAGCTCGAAAATGCCACATAATCATGTTCTCATCGCAATGTTCGTTCGTATCGCGGGGTTTGACCGCCACCAGTGGTGACCCTGGGTTGGATAATCCAACGCAATACAACTTGCCGTGTTTTAAGTCGCCATCTGTGTAACTCGCATCAACACACTCCACCATATCCCCAGGTTGGAATGGGACACCTTCTAGTAAAATTCTTGCCAACTCGTTTTCAGTCATGGGGTTGTTCATAAGCTAAACGGAGGGCGTTTCGCCCAAACCAAACTTTGTAAATTGGGTAGTCGGGTGGGACATCGTATTTCACGTGATATTTCAGGTGAAGCGACGATGACCACGATCCTGGGTTCGACTTCTTGTCGATCGTAGCCATCTCATTTGTTTGCTTGATTACCACCCGATCCCCAATTTGGAAGTCATAGTCTCCCAATAGTAGATCGGCTAAGGTCAGTTCGTCCATGTTGCCTTTCATAGTATTCCCAGTCGTATGTTAAATGACTATCTGAAATCCATACTTTGTGTTGACAATGCCAGTTTGGATCAAACAGGTCTAATATAACCACGTAACCATCCATATGACGTGATTTCACCGTCCCCGTGTCGTTAAGGCGATACAACGGAGCGTGTCCTACCGTAATTTTTACCTTATCGTTCGGCAGCAAAGTACCGATAAGCATGTTTGCGACATCTTGCTCATTCATGTTGTTTTCCATATTGTTCCCAATCGTAGACGAGATAAACGTGCGGAATCCACGGGTCGCGTAGTATATACCAGTCGCAATCATATTGATCTATCATGACCACACATCCATCCTTCCAAGTTTCAACCACCGTTCCGGGTTGATGAAACCGGAACATTCGCCTATTCTCAACGGTTACTCTGACCTTATCCCCTGGGCTGAAACATTGTGCCAGTGAGTAACAAAATTGCAACATTGTATTCATCCACGTTACTCTCCAAAATAATGCCTCAACATACCACGCTCAATAATGTACGTCCCAAATGGGAAACACACATCCACCAAACTGCTGTACACATACACCACTTTTCCTATTAACCCTATACCCAAAATACCTGAACGGGTGGTAATCACGTTGTCTCCAACGTCAAATTGACCGTCACATAGCATTACTGCCAGACTACATGGGCTAATACTCATATACGAATTTACTACTTTTCTGCCGCGTTGATGTTAAATGTGTGCCATTAATGGCGCCAGTGTTAAATTGATATTCGCCGTGACATATTAAATCCTACTAAGTTGAATAAGGGAGCTGGATAAGCAGATTTCGGGGATACCGACTCTAGCCA